TCGCAGCTTCTAAAGTTCCAGCTTTCAAAGCAGGTAAAGCTCTTAAAGACGCTGTCAACTAAAAAAAATTAAAAGAAGCCTTCTTGTGAGGTTTCTTTTTATGCTCTTTTATGATACAATGAAAGAAAAACATAGAAAGGCATAAAAACCAATGATACTCGCATGGCTCATTTATCTCTCTGGCATCACAGGATTTTCCCTCTTTCAAATTTATATCGCCATCAAACTCTTCAAATGGACCAAATCCATCATTGGTTTAACGGGTCTTCTTATTCTAGGACTTCTCTGTCTCTTCTATTTCAGCAAAGGAAGCCTCCTCTTTCATGACCCATCGACTTGGTTCCATACCTCACCTCTTCAACACATCTGGTCTCAAATCTCAGCCCTTTGGACCGATATTCTACCGTGGCTTATTGAACAAGTCAAAGAGGGCTGGAAGTATATTACACACTAAAGGAAAAACAAATTATATGATCAAAGTTTATTCAAAACACAACTGTCCACAATGTAAAATGCTCAAAAAGCAATTAGACGCTAACAACATTGAATACCAAGAAATCAATATTGACGAACAACCTGAATTCCGCGATTACTTAAAAGAACGTGGCTGGCAAGCAGCCCCTGTCGTTGAATCAGAAATCGCAGACTTCGCGGGCTTCAACCCAAAAGAAATTCGCGAACTCATCAAAGCCTATAAACAATAAGGATGACCTCCTTATTTTTTTTTGGCCCAAAATCACGCTAAACCGAGACACGCCAAGGTTTTTGTGTTATAATAAGACTAAGAAATACACAGAAAGGGTCGAGCTTTGAATAAAAAACTCTTAAAGCGAATCTATTTAGTCAGCGCAACAGGACTCGTTCTTGTAAGCGTCAGTACAACCGGATATTTCGCACACAACCTCTACCATCAATTCAACCATACAAAAAAATGGAAACGGATGTCGAAGACACCTTTTGCCGAATTAACACCAGAATTGCTCTCGGCTGACGATGACGTAAAAGACCTGATTCAACAATACAACCAAGAAGAAAGCGAACTATGGGATAAAACAAATCACACCTTTAAAACTCCCTCTAAAAAAGCCAGTGTCACCCACCTAAAAAAGCTCTATCAAAAGCTTCCGAAAAGCTATCAAGCAACCCTCACGCATTATCCTGAAATCATTGCTCTTTATGACATCTCTCAAACGCTTCAATCCTTTGAAAAAGAGGGTATTCCTGAGAAAAAATCCTTAAAAGACATTCAAGATTACCTGCGTTCAAGTTTTGATACCCTCTACCCTTACTTGATTGAAGATCATCATAAAACAGCCGAAAATCTGTATGCAGACTTGCAAAAATTAGCAGCCGACTCCAACCAATATGCTCTCGTCTTAGATACTATCAATAAAGACTATCACATTGATCAAAAACGGTTGAAGACAGATATGCTGAATGAACACGTTCAATATCTCAACGACACGATTGCTAAACTCCACTATAAATGGGCCTATGTTGAAAAAACAATCAAGCCCCTCATCCAACGAAGCAATGCTGCCATCAAATCAAACGAAACCGCTGCTGAAAAATACGCTAAATATTTGAAAGATCAAGAAGCGAAAGCCGATTTCGAACAATTCGAAAGCACCTACGTGTCCGAACAAAATCGGTTGAAAGCCCTCATCATCGACTTACCAGACTTCACCAATAAATCCTTTAACGACTTCTCTAATTGGGCCTCTCAAAACGACATGACCATTAAAGTCATTGAAAAAGATGATCCATCAAAGCCTTACGAGACCATTCTGGAACAAACACCCGCAAAGGGCAAATACGAAAAAATCGTAAAAGGATCCACCGTAACGGTCACTTTAAATAAAAAGAAAGTCGTTCAACCAACCCTTCCGTCGTCCTCTTCAGTAGAATACGATGAACCAACATCCTCAACGTCTTCTAATCAAGAAACACGGACGTCATCCTCTGACACCGAAACCAGCACGCGCATTCGACCGACAGCGCCGACCATTACACGACCAAACGTCCCCAATTAACAGGAAGCAGGTGAACTTTTGACAACACAATCAACAAACGTCTACCTAAAAAAAGGACTGAAATACTTGGGCCGTACTTTAAAATATGCAGCCCTCGGCCTTTTTGGAATCGGGCTCATCGCAACCCCCATCGTGACCTACAAAGTCAAAACCATTATCGATGACACTCCGGTCATTACAGAGAAAATGCTCCGAAGCGAAGCCACGTCCAATATGTATGACAAACAAGGCAACTTGATTTGGTCACAAACCGACATTCGTCGAAACTACATCAAATACGACCAATTACCAAAACTCTACACCGATTTACTTTTAAATACTGAAGACGACACCTTTTTCCAAGATCGAGGCATTTCTCCAAAAGGAACCATCAATGCTGTCGTGTCTATGGGCAAACGCGGTGGTTCCTCCATCGAGCAACAACTCATCAAAAATGTCGCCTTCTCGAGTGAATTAAAAGACCGAACGGTGACACGTAAAATTAAAGAGTTCTGGTTAGCCCTTCAGCTTGATACCAATTGGGATAAGAAACAGATCCTCGAATGGTACATCAACAAAATCAACATGGGCGAAGGTTCATACGGCGCTAACACAGTCGCCATCACCTATTACGGTCAATCTTTAGAAAAAATGACCGAACGAACACCCGAAAACATCGCCCGTCTCGCCTACATTGCAGGACTCGGCCAAGCACCGTCTGGCTATAACGCCTACGATCATCCTGACGCGGCCAATAAACGTAAAAATGTGGTGCTTCATACAGCTTACGCTAAAAACCTTCTAACTAAAAAAGAATACGAAGCCGCTAAGAAAGTGGACATCACACAAGGTCTAAAAGAGCGATACTGGCGCAATAAAGAAGTGCTCTCTCGCGTTTCCGAGCATAATGCCTACGTGACCTCTACCTTGGCTCAACTAAAAGAACTCGGCTACGACCTTGAGAAAACACCGATTCAGATTTACACCAATATGGATTCTAAAGAGGACGCCAAACTCCAAGCCATCGTCTCCGATCCAAAATACTACCGCAATGACGGTCAGCAGGTGGCTGTAACCATCACCAATCCACAAAACGGAGCCGTCATTGCTCAAGCGGGTTCTCGTAATCAAAAAACAGAAGATCCGTATAGTTACAATCGTGCGACCCAACGAACACGTTCCAGTGGTTCGACCATCAAGCCTTTTATCGATTATGCACCGGGGATTGAATATCTACAACTCGGATCGAACTACCAATTAGACTCAAGCCCCTATCTCTATCCCGGCACCAATATCATGGCTCAAAACTATGGCGGTTACAGCTATGGAATCGTCGATATGAAAAAAGCCCTGCGACTGTCTCTCAATACACCCGCTATCCGTATGCTCGACACCGTCACAGGTTCCAACATCACCAAAGCTTTCTTAAAAAACATCAATATGGACGTCAAGGAATCTTACGGTGGCGCGGACGCATTAGGGCTTAACTTATCAACTGCGGACTTCGCAGCAGGCTTCGGTGCTATTGCCAACGGCGGTACCTATCGTTCTCCCAATTATATTCATAAATTGGAATTCTCTGATGGCTCCGTTAAAGAAATCAAACCGAGCGAACATCAGGCCATGAAAGCATCAACCGCTTATGTCTTAGCCAAAATCCTTGAAGGGGTTCCTCAAGATGACGGTTCTGCTGCTTCTGCTAAAATTCCCGAATACAAAGGGTATCTGGTTAAAACAGGAACCGTAGCCTACGATGAAAGTGACGGCATCCCCCGTCCCGACATGTCGGCTAGTGACTCTTGGATGAGCGGCGCTACGAAAAATACAGCTGTCAGCGTTTGGACGGGTTACGACTCACCCAATGAACCAGACCATTGGATCGACGCTAATCAAACCACTCGCTCCGATATCTTCGTCACCATTATGAAAGCCTTTAACGACGAAAAAGACACGTCTGACTTCGCAAAACCAGAAACCGTCCAACAAATTGGTTCGGGTCTCAGCGCTGATTACATCCCACTCGATAAAACGTCCATCAAAACCATTCAATTCCCAGAACTCAATTATACAGACAACAATCTGGCCAACTTCAATATCACTTCTAAAACACAAGTCGTTGGTGACGCTGGCACCAACACGGTTCCATCTGACTACAAAGAAGGTTCTTGGAATAAAAACTTCAAAGATGACAAATTGAAACACTTCGAAATCTGGAAAACCAACAAAGCCTTTCCAACTATCAACGATTATCTTAACGATAAGATTTGGAATAATTAAAACCTAGCACTTGCTAGGTTTTTTTTTCTATCCCTCAAAATGCACTACCGTTTATCTCAAAATTATGCTATAATAAAAGTAATTTTAACAGCAAAAACAGAAAGGTTCATACTATGACAGAATTACACGTTGGCGGATTTAATTTACGAAACCGCTATAAATCTCTCTCTAAAGCCATTGAGAACGCACGCCAAGGAGATACCATTCTCCTACATACGTCTGTCCTAATCGACACCATCGATATTAATAAAAACATCATCATTGATGGAAACAACAACACCCTCATCATCACAAGCAATCATGCGGGTCTCAATTATACAACAAGACAAACCGTGCTCAAAAACATGAAGATTGAACAGAGCGCCTATAGCAATGCCATTGTTAACGAAACCGCTAATGCGCATGTCCAACTTGAAAATGTAGAATTCGTCTATTCATCAAAAATAGACCCTCGTGATATTTATCCGTCTATCTTTACGTCAGAAACAGCGACGGTTCAACTCTCAAATGTAATTGCCGAACACTTAGACTTTCAGGCAGACACCATCACCACCAAAAATTCAACCATCGGTTCTATCTTTAGCTGTCAAACCATTATGAGTGCCAATCAAATCACAGTTGAAAACAGTATGCTCAACAACACCTATTTAAAGGCCGAAAATACAATCCTTAATAAATTAGATACTTACGGTGAGCTTTACTTTGAATGTGACAGTTTAGACATCACCCTGCCCAACCTCTTGTTCTATACAGGTACACCAAAAGCCTTTAAGAAACAATTTAAAGATGAATCCTTTGTGAAAGATACGCTGGTCTTCATCAATATCTTCAACTGTAACAATGCCCATATCAAACACCCTCGAATTTCTTACAAAGAACCGCCTTACAAAGCGAGACCTTTCACGTTGACCAGTACCAATTTAACCTTAGAACATGCCCGGTCTAGCTTAAACTTACAAGATTCTATCGCAAAAGACTCTACGATTACCATTCTGTCCGGTCAATCAAATGATTGGTTGTCCGATAACTCAAAACTCATCTACACCAAAACAACCGGTCAAGGTCAATCATCTAGCTACCAACAATTGCAAGAAATGATCGGCTTAGACTCTGTCAAAGAACAAATTAGAAACTTCATGGCCGTTGCTTCCATGCAAGCAGAGCGCACAAGTCGTGGATTTAAGGCGGAATCGTCAGGCAACATCAATATGATCTTTGCGGGCGCACCCGGTACCGGTAAAACCAGTGTCGCCAAAATCATCGGCCAAATGCTCTATGATGAAAACATTCTACCAACCAATAAATTTAAAGTAACCACTCGGAAAGATTTCGTATCAAAATACGTGGGAGCCACCGCTGAACAAACCCATGACGTCTTCATGTCAGCCCTCGGCGGCGTTCTCTTCATCGATGAAGCCTATAGCCTTCTGCCAAACAGTGAAAACGACCACTCCCAAGAAGCCATTGACCAACTCGTTATGGACATTACCGAGCATCCTGGCGAAATCCTAGTCATTCTAGCGGGTTATACGAAAGACATGAAAGAACTCATTGAAAAAGGAAACCAAGGGTTAGCCTCTCGTTTCCCAAATTGGATTGAATTTCCAAGTTATACTTGTGATAATCTCCTTGATATGTTACTCTTACGTATCAATAAAGAAAATGTTTCACTCGATCAAGAAACGTGGGACTATCTCGAATCACGCTTTATCAACCTCTTTAACAAAACCAATCACAATGGCGCACTCGATGGTAATGGACGTTACATCGAAAACTTCCTAACCGAACTCCTCGCTATTCGCGACGTTCGCTTAGCTGAACTGAAAGCTCAAGGATATACGCTCGATAATGACGACCTCTTAACCCTCACCAAAGAAGATATCGATACCGTCATCAACAAACGACTCGTCTAAAGCCGCTAAAACGCCCTCTGTACAATTTTAAATACAAAACCATCTATTTATATTAGAAAGGATAAAAGCCTCACACAGCGGCTCATAGGTGCCTTAAATGACACATACGGAATCACCATCATTATCTGAGCTTTTACAACATACATCAAAAGCTCACATCGAAATAGCCAACTTCCAACAAGAATTCAAAGAAAAATTCGAACCTTACATTCCACGCGCGATTGAGAGTCATGCCTCTCTTGCGATTTTGAACTCTTACGAACTCTTTATCGAACCCCTCCATATTGAAGTTCGGAAGATCACGCACAATGTCTACAACATTAGTCTTCAACTTCATCACGAAATCAACACGAAAATCTACGTCCAACCCATCGCTGTCTTACAATACCAGCACGAACCACACAGTGATCGCTTCAAATACATCAAACAAAATCATAATCTCAGCGATCCATCGGTTCTGATCAGTCAACAATTTCCGTCCAGACAAGACTTTGAGCGTCATCTTGATGACCTCATTCGCAAATTCAAATAAGACCAAACGGTCTTATTTTTTTTCGTATAAAAAAGAAAACTCGCCTATAGCGAGTTTACAGAAAGGTACTTCAATATCTACTATTAGAATACCAAAAACGAATCCGTTTGTCAACTAATTTTTTTTCAAACGACTCACAGCTTGCTCTACATAGAAAATAATATCCACAATATCTTCTCGCGTCAAAGCAAACCATTCTAAATTCGTTTGTTTATGATGATACTTGCGATGCAAATGCGCTTCTAATTGTTCTGCCCGTTCACAACCAATCGTATACACCACATGAACCCCTGTTGGCGAAGCCGTTTGAAACTGCCCTATTCTTTTCTCAAGATTCGTGGTATAACCTATTTTCGTATACTGCGGAATATCCTTATGCTGAATTAAATACAATTGTTTCATGTCTTTATTATACTACAAATCCATCTTTTTCTCCAAAATATGATATAATAGACCTATCAAAAATAGATTGGAATTCATGATATGACCAAATATTTCGTCACTGTTTCTCAACCAGGGCCCCGTAAAATGTATTATATCGACAATACAACAAATAAGCGTCTCAAATTCGATTTCGGTGAAGGCAATGATGAACTCCGCACTCGTTTTCAGCAGTTAGCCCAAAACCTATACGACAAAGACCATCTCGTCATCACCGCACCCGAACGCCTCGTAACCGAACACTTTATCGTTATCGATGCGACCAAAATGCATGTCAAACGAAACTACTCTACTATTCTCTAGGAAGCAAGCACCATCATGACCTACGAAAAAAGAAACAAATTAAAATCCGCTATCCAAATAGATTTAGAAGACCGTTATCTGCTCCTTGACCAAACCAGCGGACAGGATATTTATGATCAAATTGAACGAACCCTGTTAAGCTACGTCAGCCAAAAACAATACGCCCATGTCTTAAAGACCAAACTAACGACTTTTAAAGTCACATCTGTCATTGACGATGGCGGACACTTCTACTTCACTTGTCAAATCAAACTGTCAGACCCTTATAACAGCTTTACTTTCACAATGACCCATACGATTTCTATGATTTACGTCGTAAACGCGGGTTCTGTCTTACACATTAAACATACATCTATTCAAGATTGATTACGAGCCATGCTCGTAATCGTTTTTTGTTTCACTACTTCTCATTAAAAGGACTCCATCATGTTTGAATTACAAATCGCACTCTTTCTCATTGCTATGTTTTTAACAATGTTTGTCGCAAGGTATCTTTTCATGTCCATTACCCATCCATCACCACACCCTATTATACCTCGACTCCTCGGAACTATAGCCTGTATTCTAACAGCAGTTGGATTAATCTATTACAGTGCATCCCTAAACCCATTAGAAACCATCACCAAAACAAACAACTATAACCTCGCAGACATTACCCTCATCAAGAAAAACGTAGGCGAATCCACACAAGTCGATATTTCGCGTTATAATTTGCTTGTAGCTTCCGGTGAACATCAAGAAATCACCAAGATGCAAGCTAACTTGAAAAACTCGGAAATCATCGTCAATAAAACCAACAAACGTTATTCGATTTCAGAAATTCGCGAGCGAGCCGATATTAAAGAACCAACCTTCGTTGTTGAACGAACCCTCGTAAAAGACAAAAAAACCAAAAAAGAAACAGAAATCAATGCCTCTTGCTACTTGTTGGTACCTCAAGAATCATCTGAAAAAATCATTCAGAAAGGTCAAAATGGGAATTAAAATGGAACTTTCACAATTATCGCTCCAATCACCCACCTTAAAAGAAGACTTAAAAGAAATTCTCCATGCGTCTCAATTGACAATTGAAACAAACGGAGTAAACTTCCTAAAATTAACAAATTATCACATTCGTTTTGTTCACAAAAACGAACCCTATCATTATGTTGTTTCAAGCGATGAACAGCTACATGACTACACTAAAACGACCATCCATTGTTTAGAAATTTTGTCAAAATTACAAGGTGCCCTCGCAAATAGTCCCTACCGGCTAAAACTAGATCACGAAAACTATATGGCCCACGGTAAACTATATTTCTTTGACCAAAATATCTTACAACAAGATTGGCGTTATATCGCAACCCATGATAACAAAACGTTAACCATTCAAATCATCAAACGCGAAAACACCTACTACACTGTCATCGCTTATCAAGAAACCAATCAACAATCAGCAACACATCACCAATACAATTTGTCAATTACAAATGAAATAAACATCAAAACCACTACTCTAGACAAGCTCTACCCACAAATCACAAACTACACCAACGAGCTAACTCAAGACTTAGAAGAAATCAAAAGAAGAGGAACCTATGACTAAAATCATTCTCGCCTTCCCTTGTATGGGAAAAACCCATTACGCCAAAAATCATCCTACAAAAGCACTTGACCTTGAAAGTTCCGATTATTTCTATGACCGCACGGGTTACGAACATCTGTCTTCAGAAGAATTTAAAGGAATTCCCGATCGCAAACCAAAAGAAAACGGGCTACAAAATTACATCAAAGCCATCGACCAAGCCACTCGCTCGAATCACTATGACTACATCTTCACGGCCCAAAACCCCGAAGTTGTTCGTGGCATTTTAACAAAAGGTCATTCTGTTATCATTGTAAAACCTTACAATACGGAAGAAACCAAGAGGATCTTGACAGAACGCGCTCGCGCACGTGGTAACAATGATACCTGGATCAAAAATGTTTTAAAATTCTTCACAATTGATCCTGAACATCTTTACTCTGAAGAAGAATTAGAAAAGATTTCCGTACTGAAAGTATCTGGAAAAGCTTACTTGACCGACATCATTCAACAAGAATTAATTTAAGTTTCACGTGAAACAACAATCAACTGACCACGAGCTTCTCTCGTGGTCGTTTTTTTCTTTATAAATCCTCGCTTCACATAAGGACCCAATCATGACTACAACCATAAACGATTTAATACAACAATACCCCAATCTCGTTTATTCCGAGTATCCCAAGCCAATCTTTCGTTATTATGACTCCGACAATAATCTTGTCTTTAGTATTCCAAATAATCACCCAAATATTACTCCTCAAATTCAAACAGCTATTGCGGTATATGATAATGTGAAAAACAAATACAATAACTTTCACTTTAATCATTACCTCATCGAACACAATAATGAAGAACACTTTATCACCATCACCGTAAATAAGAACGCCACTATCACAATTAATCTTAAAATAGAACAATTCTATGAAGGCTTTTCACAAAACCGTAACGATATCAACTTCCAAATTGAAGGCTATAACGACTACTTAGCCGATTTCGATCCAGCTCAACTGATTCGTATGACCTATCATACCACCGTAACCTTTTCCAATCCAAATAGCGCTTACAATATGATTCAAAAGCTCACCAACCAAATTCAACAGGATAAACTTTATAAACTACTATCGGAGACCTAATATGACCCTTTACGAAATCTACTATCACGACCAATGGCGAACAAACACTTCTTACGGCCGACAAGCCATTTTCACATCCCTCGAAGAAGTTGAAGACTATCTTCTCAAAAACCAGGATGAATGGTACGATGCCGCCCTTGATGCGCCCATTACAGACCTCATCGAACAAGTTCTCCAACAACACTTTCACCATGTCACCATCAAAACCATCACCGTTCGCGATGACGGAACCGTTGACTTTGAATAAAACCAAACACCACCCCATGACCAAATTAAAAGAACATATCGAAACCATTTTCGCGGTAGCGGATTGTCTCATCATCATCTTCATGCTACTTGCCATTGTTTACATTAGCATCCTCATCATTCAACAAACCTTCATGTTCTATCCATTTCACTAAAACAGAAAGAAAAACCATGTTCACCCATTTAACCAATCACCAAATTCAAAAACTCATTCAAACCTTCATTGATATTACCAATATAAACCCCAATGATCCGCAAACAAGCATCATGCTGACACATCTTGAACAAAACCTTCACAACTACATACTCAATCACGACCCCGCGGTTCGTCTCGAAGAAATCGACATCATCATCAACTACATCGAAGACAACTGCAATGCATACCTAATTAAAATTCCAAACACGGATCGTGAAGAAGCTATCCAAAATGGAAAAGACCCAGACACGCTATCAACCTTATACGGCTCACTTTATTTCACCTTAGAAAACCTCGTCAAAACCTTCTTCACAGATTAACAGAAAGGAAAGGAAAGAAAATTTTATGTCTCTCCTCATCACGCAACTTGACGAAAATCTCACTGTCCATGATTTATTAAATCAAAAAAATCAGCATCCAAGCCTCATTGCAGACCCGGATGCCTTCACAAACTTTCTCGCTGAACACGGATATGCACTCGATTTAACCTCAAAAGAAGCCCAAAAAGAAATCGCCTTCGTACAATTCTTAATCAAACGCTATGGCCCTAAAAATCTGTTTTGCGAAAAATATGATTGGTCTCCCTGTCAAATCCTCACACAAACCGACAAACAATACATTCAACAACAAACCCTCAAGAACAAATCATCCTTCAAATCAGAATTGTCTGAATGGACAACTCAAACGCTTCTCGATTGGCAACCCGATTACGATATCCTCAATGATTTTTATAACGAAAACGACGTTGATGAAGAAGATGATTTCTACATCGACCTTATTGAAGATTATGTCGATATCAGCTACAACTTAAAACAATTATTAGAATTATTCGGTATCTCACCAACAACCAAGAAAGCAAAATCGTCAACCCAACGACGTTTATTTCACACCATAGCAAAACCATCACGAACCATTCGATCACACCGACGTTACCATTAACTTAGAAAGGAAAACCATGCGTACCCTACTACTACTCCGTGGAGCTCCCGGCTCCGGCAAATCTACATGGATTCAAGAAAACAATCTAGAGCAATACACTTTAGAAGCAGATTCATTCCGTCAACTCATTGCAAACCCCGTTCTCACTGAAGCAGGAGATCAACGTATCACAATTGATAGTGACCGCCTTGCGTGGAAGTTACTGTTATATGCTCTTGAACTCCGCATGCGTCGCGGTGATTTTACAATTATTGACGCGACCCATAGTTCACGTTCCATGTTCCGTGCCTATAAAGAACTCATTGAAAAATACCGTTATTCTGTATTTTATAAAAACTTCGACTGTTCCCTTGAAGAACTACTTCATCGAAATGAAACGCGTCCAGAACATAAACGGATCCCGACCGACCACGTTCATCGTCGCCATGCCCTCATCGCAACCAATGACATTCCACCATCCGTCAAAGAAATCCACGACATCTCCGAAATCGACAATTATTACACTATGAATGTTGATCAATACAAGGATATTAAAGTAATCGGTGACGTTCAAGGTTGCTACACCGTCTTAATGGACGCCTTATCAGACTTCAATCCCGAAACACTTTACATTTTCGTGGGTGATCTTCTGGATCGTGGCATCGAAAACGATCAGGTCTTAAACTGGGCCCTAGAGCACGCTAAAGACCCGAACGTCATCTTCATCCGCGGCAATCATGACATCTATCTTGAAAATTGGGCCTTTGACTACATCGAACAAGATGGCAAACCCATCAAAACACCCCATACTTTCAAATACAAAACGCTTCCGCAACTGCTCGGTCAAAAAGATTACGACCACTACAAAGTAACCATCGAAACCTTGCTCGATACACGCTACTACGCCGTTAACGGTGTTCGAACCGATATCGTCGCCTTCCACGACGGTAAAAACCTGATCACTGAACCCCACAAAAGCTTCCGTGACGGACACCTCCACTTAATCGATCCAATTGGCCGTCGCTACGACACAAACTTTTCAACCTATACCGTTGACGAAGAACCCCTCAAAAAGAAAACACGTGAACTCATGCGTCGATTCCGCGATGCCGTCGCCCTTGAATTCCACGGTCAGAAATACTTCATCTGTCACGCTGGAATTTCCGCTCTTCCAAAAATGGCGACCATCCCAAGTTACCAACTCATCCAAGGCGTTGGCAACTATCAAACTCAAATTGACAGTGCCTGGGAAGAATCTTACCAAAACGGAAAAACGCAAGGGTTCATCCAAGTGCACGGTCACCGCAACACGGATTCAACTCAACATTCCATTTGTTTAGAAGACAACGTTGAATATGGCGGTAACTTATGCGTACTCCACATCACAGAAAACGGACACGAACTCAAGAAATACAAAAACACGGTCTTCCGTATTCCTGAAAAGGAAACCGACTCAAAAATGGCTCTAAAACCATGGATACCTGACACGAAAAATGCAACAACCAATAGCATGATCCGTAATAAATACATCCGTGTCAAACCACTCGTGAAAAATCTGTACAGTCTCAACTTTACAGAAAAAGCCTTCCGTAAAAGCATTTGGTCAACCGAAACCGTCACCGCTCGCGGACTCTTCGTTGATCAAACAAGCGGCGACATCAAAATTCGCAGCTACAACAAATTCTTCAACGCAGGCGAACAAACAGAAACTCAAATTTCAACACTCAAACGAAGCCTTGCCTTTCCAATTGTCGCTCATAAGAAATACAATGGCTTCTTAGGCATTGCCTCCGTCATTGACAATGAACTGGTTCTTGCGTCTAAGTCTATGATTGACGGGCCTTTCGTGAACTACTTCCATGAAATTTTCGAAACATTAACCACGTCAGAAAAAGAGCAACTAAAAGAATTGGCTATCAAGTACAACTGTTCCTTTACTTTTGAAGTGGAACATTTAGAAGACCGTCACATCATTGATTTTAAAGAAAATCAACTGACGATCTTAGACGCCCTTCCAAATCAATATGAACTAAACGGCGTTCATATCGACACAGCTTTTTCAAACAAGGTGCTCGACCAACTGACGATCACGTCACCCTTCTTCAAACGAAAAGAACGGGTTGCAAGCTTTGACGACATTCCAAGTCTCATGCGCTATGTTCATGAACATCGTTATGATCGGGACTCTGAAGGACTCGTCATCACCGACCAAAACGGCTTCATGTTTAAAATCAAATATGACTATTACAAAAAAGTCAAAGCCCTTCACGGTCTTAAAGAAGAAGCAGCTAAACAAATCCGCCTCAGTAACAATATCCCACTCAGCCGTGCACGAAATGTTTTGCAAGTAAACTTCTTGAATTGGTTAAAACACCAAGACTCAGAACGCATCTTAACGGGCCACATCATCGATCTCTTCCATGACTTCGAAAAAGAAAACGGCCCACAACTCATCAAGAATTAGAAAGGAAACCCATGGCCAATATCTCATCCGTCAGCGGAACCCTCACTCTCAAAGCGCCCTCTATCGAAGATCTCGCAAAACTAATCATTCTTCAAAACGAAACAACAGCTAACTGGCATTATAACACCCTTATCACCAGTTTAAAAATCCCTAAACCAGAAAAATTAAACGAATTCATTGAACAACTGAAAAAAGAACCAAGCTGTGACACCAATACACCCGAAATTACAGTTCAATTTGAAGCGGCGGGTCGTTGGTCTTACAACCAACAATCAAACGAATTCTTCAAAGACATCTTTGAAGAAACTCTTACCAACAGCTATCTCAATAAATTCGCAAATGATTTAAAACCACAAACGCTTGAGGCCAACCTCGAATATGTTGAAAACGAATCAGGCGTGGGCTTCATTTGTAAACGGAGCGTTTTCAGCTTTTGGGAAAATCAACAATGGGGCTTCGAAGAACTCTACGCTGAAAACTATGACTACACCGTTGAAAACATCTTAGACTTTGGAATAGCAGAAGAAGGTCACGTATTATCTCTCAACTATTTCAAAGAACATTTTGATGAAATGGTTGAAACGCTCACTGAAAATGAATTGACAGACGCCAATCCTAACAAATTAAAAGAACACAAAGAAGAAATCATTCAAGCCATCAAAAATGAATCACATCGAGACGCCGTCTTTTTAGATTACGGCGATGACACTCTCTTAGAAATGTTCGACTGCTATGATGCTCTTAAACCTTATATTCCAAAAATTTGGACCAACAACTAGAAAGGACACCTCATGGGACAACGTTTAGTCATCACCAACATGATTGACGGCAAACGCGTCAACAATATCTACTATCACTGGAGTGCGTACACAGATAGCACTATCGCAGAAATCAAAGATCTTGCAGCGGCTCTCTCAGAACACTTCAAACCAAGTAAAGACCCACACAAACGTAAAAAAGAGTTCAATAAAGCTTGTTTATATGCTGTATCAGGTGTCTCATCATATGATAAAGAATCACTAGATTTCGTTCATCAACATCTCGACCCAGATTATCAAAATAGTCATCCTGATCGAAATCTAGGCTTAATTGCCTTTACTGAAAACGAGATGAATAGAGGTGACGATCTCGCTGAAGGCCCAACAACCATTTACTGAGCTTTTCACGAAGATGGAAGCATTGATTTCGACAAAAGCACCTTCGATTTAATAGGCCTGGTTTTTAGAGACACGCCGGAAGACTACGAAGAATATTACGACACAAAAGTTGAAGACTTACCTCATGCGTCTATCGACTTAGATAACTTACCCGTAAACTCTTGCGGAAATCTATACAGTGACATCCCAGACATCTGGTACGACACAGGCAAAGAACTCGTTCTCCAAAAAATTCAATAAAATGGCACGGTCCTCGACCGCGCCGTTTTTCTTTTTAGATTTCACGAAAAAGAAAGGAGTGACCCCGTGATTTATAATCTAATCATATTCGTATTCAGCTTATTCGCCTTTTATTTTTATCACACAAAAGATAAAAAATATACAACCATTTATAAAAACATGATCATTCTAGCCATTATCTGCTTCATTCTCAATATGATCTTACCACCTAAACTACCATTTATCGTTTTTATTTGTGGAACCATTCTCTTACAAATCTATCATGAAACATTATAGAAAGGAAATTCAATATGTACAATCAACTACTCACCATCATATTAAGCAACAACCAAACCTATAAAGAACTAAATGACAAAATTTATAAAATCAAAGCATCTGATACAGAATCTGCCGCAGAATTAGTAACAGCCCAACAAACATACAATCAACACTTACACGACTACGCCACAGCCATCTCCGAATTTCTGTGGGAGCACAAACAAGAATTGCGGCCCTATGACTTGACAGCTCTTAATCTTATCCCCTACAATGTCTGGCGCAAAATGAAGGAAAAATCCAGCATTATCGTTGAAACCATCGAAAAATTATACCACAAAGAATAAAAGAATAAGGAAAACCCTATGACAGATTCTCGCATCGCCGCCTTTTTCGACATCGACGGCACCATCTTCCGCAATTCCCTGTTGATTTCTCACTTTAATAAGCTCATCCAATACGAAGTCTTCCCCCATGACTTAAAAGACAAAATCCAACCTTTTTATCGGGCGTGGAGCGACCGTGAGCTCGATTACGATGACTACATGGCTCACGTGGCAGAAACCTATACAGAGCACTTGCGCGAAAAATCAGTCGAAGACATTGACTTTGTCGCTAAACAAACCATTGAACTAGAGCATAAAAAACTCTATTGCTTCACCAAAGAACGCCTCAAATGGCATCGTGAACAAGGCCACTTGATTATCTTTATTTCAGGCTCCCCGCATTTTTTGGTATCGCGTCTAGCCAAGACCCTCAATTGCGACCTCTGGTTCGCAAGCACCTATTTGTCTGAAAACAACAAATACACCGGAGAGGTCATTCCCATGTGGGACTCGACTTCTAAACAAAAAGTGCTCACAGAATTACAAAAAACCTATCACATTGACATGAGCCAATCTTACGCTTATGGCGACACAACCGGAGACGTCACGCTCCTCACCAGTGTCGGCCATCCCACAGCCTTCAACCCCAATCAAAAACTAATCCATTCCCTAAAAGATCACAACGTAGCCATCGTCATCGAACGTAAAGACGTTATCTACCAAGGACTCACAACGAAAGTTTCACGTGAAACATAACAAACAAGAAAGGAAGAAAGAAAAATTCATGTCAAAAGAACAAAACATTGCGCGTATCTTCAAACAACTCGTCTACATTCTTGAAGAAAACGGCTTCACCCTCTACTACGACAAGCGCTTTCCAAACTTACAACCACAATTAGACGACGAGCACGACTATCTCTATCATCACTTCTTAGACGACCCTCACCATCCACTTGTCTACTTGTCCTTTAAAAATAACGAGTTCGATTGTCAAATAGACTACCGTGATACCTTCACGCATACGCTCCATTATTCCAAATACAAAGGAACCGCTCCGCGAAATCCTTATACGTCGCCTATAGAGACCTATATAAATCCCTATCAAGTCTATACGGAAAAATCCGCAAAAGAACTCGCAACAGCCATCTTTAAAGAACTAATGGACCGTCCAACACATCCATTAACCTCAAATGACGTGCTCTTAACCAAATACCGCACCTTCACCGCCTTAACCAAATAGAAAGGTCACCATGATTAAAAAATATCTTATCTCAATTAGTTTCATGACGGTGTTCATTGCTATTCCATTGCTAGCTATTAGCATCTTCTTAGGCGCATCCTTTACGATAGCAACTATTTCATACGTCATCATTATCTCCTTTCTTTTAAGTTTCATCTTAATGACAACCCACTATCTTAATACAATGCATCTAAAACAATAATAAAAGGTTGAATTTTTAATTGGAATGTGTTAGACTATTATAGTATTGAAAAGCGCTACCGCTTTTCGCTTTTATCTATGTTTATTCATATGACTCTCTTTACAGTTTTGACCGGGTCGATAGAAAAAGACGTTTCTATTGTGAAGAATGCGTTCTAGAATGAAACCGCTGAACGCCTAAACTGTAAATCGTCAGACTTACGTCTTTAAATCTGACTTTTGGTCTCGTAGTGTAGCGGTTACCACATCGCCCTGTCACGGCGAAGATCACGGGTTCGAATCCCGTCGGGACCGTCAAGCGAGCAATCGCTTGAATCGCATTGTTAGAATGCAACTCTCTCTCTTATTTCCTCTACGTCGCGTTCGCTCCTATTGCGCGACGATAGCTGAATGTCTGTCCGGTCACCTCCGAAAAACAAACAATCAACCACCCGCCAGCAATATGAGTCAAAAACAACAAAATTGTATTAAACGTATCGAATCTGTACTCCAAATTAAATTCAACGGGAAAACACTAACGGACGTATCCACATTCATCGGTCAATTCTTACCTGCGTCTCAAAACAAACGTTACTCCGACAATGAACTAGAACAAATATTTTACGACGGCTTAGACTTCACCGACCTCATGCAATAACTTCAAGAAAGGACGAATCCATGCGCCACATCCAAGTCCATTCAGCCGAAAGCGTCTGTCAAGTGCTTTGGCACAATCGTCCTTTCGGTAATAAACCCTATGTCCTCATTTCCATCACAGACGCTAAAAACTTAGAAGATATGCCTGTGCGTTTTCACGCAACAGGCAATTTAAAAGCGGTGCTCCACTTGCCTTTTATTGACATTCCTCCAAACAAAATCGATCCCACAAAAAGCATCCGTACCCAATTTGAGTTAGACAACTTTGCCTTTGATGATGATCGGATTGACCGATTGCTTGAATTTGTCCATAATGAATGCCTTCCAGAGCGCAACATTATCGTTCACTGTGAAGCTGGCCTCTCACGTTCTCAAGCCATCGCCGCCTTTTTAGAAGTCTATCTGGACGCTGACACGAGAACTCTTGAGTTTCGTCTTCACGACCACAATACCGAATTTTTCACGAGCATCTGGCACTATATTCTTAAAAACGACCTGCGTTTACATCCAGACGCTACCATTTTCGCTCAAGTCCAAGCGCCTATCCATCAGAAATTTATCAGTGACGACCTCTTCAGCGACAACATCCCTATGCCCGACTATATTGACCACCCCATTATTCATAAGGGCAAACGGATCGTCGGCCCCAAATACCCGTCTGAACAAATGCTTTGCCTGACCGATCGTATTCGATTACAAGAACACGGCTATCGCATCGACTAATTCAACCATTTCGAATCTCGAAATGGTTTTCTTTTTATAGGACTCTGAAACGCTCCTACGAGCCCCAGAATCCATTTTAAACGAGTCTTCGATAAATACGCCGTCCAAACCATAAACCATCAAAATAAACCTTCTACGAGCTTCTCAGACATATCATTAGAGACTAACTATTTTTCCATCTAAAAAAAGAACCTCAATCGAGGTTCTTTTTTTAGTATAACATGGTCAAGACCACTAACAAGATAAAGATGAGACTACCCATGATCCCTACAAAACGAACCACCCGTTTGACTTCTGGTCGATAATTTTCGAGACGCGTCCCAATCATCCGCATTTCCGCAAGAGGCAACTTAAATGAAGCCACCACCAAACTCAATGCGAGAAGCACGGTCAATCCTGCCAACAATCGATACACGACAGGTGTAAACGACCACAATCTTAGATGAAGAGCTGTCGTACCATGCATGGTGATAAATTGACTGAGTGTATCGCTCGAATACACAAGCAATCCTGCAAAGACAACACTGATTAGAATCACGGCGATATACAAAGCGTAAATCTTCTTGGTCATCTTCTGAAGCGGTGTCTTCACACCCATCTGTTTAAATAAAAATGAGAACATCTATCTACCTGCCTTCCTACTGCGCTTCATAGCGTAACTGATAACTACGCTCAACCATATCCGCTACCGTCGTGACAACGATAATCATAGCCGAACCCAGCATGGTCAACACTTGACTGTCCACTTGCAAGAGACGCAAGACCAGTAATGGTGCAAGAGCCAAAGCCACGAGAATCAAACCAGACACCAGACCCATCTTACGGAGCAACTGTCCAACAAAAGTGCTTGTTTCCGTCAAGGGCACACCATCGATGAACTGTCCACCACGTCCCAGTTGTTGCATAATATCGGTTGGCTTCACTTGGACCGTATTATAGAGCATAGAAGACCCTAAAATAAGTACCGCATAAACCACCATAGAACGATAAGAGGTCAAATTCGTCCAAATCAAAACTTCTTTAGACGCCAAGGCTGAAATCCACTGTCCAAAAAAGGCAGGGACTTGCAACAGAATACTTGCAAACAAAATAGGAAGCATCCCTGACGGATTTAATCGTAATGGCAAGTCATGCGCTTCCACTTTAGCAGTTCGCTGACTAAGCAAGGGCAATTTGACCACTAACGTATGTAGCACCGCAACTAAGATAGCCGACACTAAAAAGACAAGTGCCAAAATCGTCTTCGTTGTACCATTCAAAGATACAACATCAGAGATCGAACGCGACACACTGGCTAAGATACCTGCCGCAATCACCACGCTTTGACCGTTTCCAAGGCCATGTCGGGTCAAGACATCGGACAAGTAAGACAGGAAAAAGGTTCCCGCTAAAAGAACAAGTCCCAATGCGAGGACACGAACAGGTGTCAGCGGCCCGATAATACTAGTCGTTGTATCTGCTGTATAACGAATCTTCGATACTGACTGTAACATGGTCGCAATTTGGAAACCCCCAAAGACGAGCGCCATGGCCCGTGTCAGTTGCAATTGTTTCTTCCGACCCACCTTATCTTGCTCCTTCCAAGAAGAGAAAGGCGGCATCAACTGCAAGAACTGCATCAAAATCGATGCACTAATAAAGGGCGTCACTCCAAGTGCAAAATAGGTGAATAAGTTTGAATTAGAGCCGAGACCCAAAAGACTCCACGAATTATTTTGATTGAACCGTGCAATCAACCGTCCATCAAAACCAAATAGAGGCGTATACGTTCCTAACCGAAACACAAAGACCAATAACAAAGTTACCAGCAATGGTTTCAACACTGATTTCATTTTCATCATCACTTTTCTTTCTTTTTTAATCCTTCCTCAATCATTGACACAACCAATGACGTTAAACTAACCGTAGCATAATCAGGTGCCGTCTGATTTAACTCTTCTTGCAAGAGCAAGAGCCGACGTTTCAGATCACGAGGGATCCGAATCGTCAGCGATGCATCATGGAGAACCTTTTTCATCAACGTCCCCCTTTTTTATGCTTCCGTTTTGCCTTTTCCATTTTTCGACGAGACTTGCGATTAGGCGCCTCTTGCAAGGTCTTCACATCAGCCACACTTGATAAGAACACTTGTTCGAGTTCCTTCATATCATCCATCAAAGCGTTTCGTTCTACTTGCTCTTTCAGATAATCAATTGACTCGCTGTACTGTTTTTGCTTCTCTGCGCTCATGGCTTCAAAGTGTCTCAAAACAGCTTCTGTCGTGAATCTCTGATTTTGAATCAAATCGGTCAACTCAGACAAGGCCGTTTGCTTAAAGGTTGGCACGACTTCATCTCGCAACAATTGCGTATAACGATAGAAGATATCTTCACCGCTATATCCTAACATCGACACGCGCGTGCGATAGATATTCATATTTTCCAGCATTTGACGATAAGCCACATCAAAAGCATAGAGCACGGCTGATTTCAAGAACTCATGACGGTCATGTTCCGTTGCCCATGACGTATCACTATCGAATTGCGCCTTCAAAGCATCGATATCGCCCCATGATTTCGCTAAACGCCATGACCGAGCCATCGTACCCGCCAGTGCTTGATAGCGTGCTTGGTTAAGTTCATCGCTGACGCTCAAGAAAGCTTGCGCGAACCGAGCGGTTTGCGTTCGTGAACTAGAGTCAAGAGCTGACGCTTCCAATTGCATCTTGTAAATTTGATTTTGAAGCGGTTTTTGCAGACCACTCAAAAGAACGCCTTCCTCTTTCACAGCAAAATTCAACAATTTCGTACGCGTTTCCGTTAAGAACTGACGCATAAAATCATCTTCAAGAGAAATAAAGAACTGACTCACACCAGGATCTCCTTGACGACCGCTTCGACCACGCAACTGATTGTCAATACGAGGCGAACGGTTGTGGTCACAACCAATCACGACAAGACCACCTGACGCTTTCGCGAGTTCATCGAGTTTGATATCGACCCCGCGACCCGCCATATTGGTCGCAACCGTAATGGCATCATGCTCCCCACCGTGAGAGATAATCAAGGCCTCAGCTTCTGGGTTTAAGGCGTTGAGTACATTATGAGACAAACCATACTCACTCAACACATGACTAACCGCCTCACTATCCTCAATCGAAATCGTACCGATCAGGACAGGCTGATTGTTTTCGTGATACTGCTTCACAACCTTTGCAACCCCTTGCCATTTTGCTTCTTTCGTCGCAAACAAAAGATCTGCTTTATCATCTCGAATCACAGGCCGATAAGTTGGAACGCTCGTGATTTCGAGGCCGTACACTTGATAGAACTCATCTTCTTCTGGACGAGCCGTACCCGTCAGACCTGCCAAATGCTGAACTTTTTTAAACAATTCTTGATACGTAATCTGACGGTGCGTATTGGTTTCTTGACGAGCCTCTAAGCCATGCTTGACTTCAAGTGCTTCATGGAGACCTTCTGACAAACGACGACCTTCCAAAATCCGACCCGTTGATGCGTCCACCAATTCAATTTGATCTTCTCGCACTACATAATCGCGATTTTCTTCTTGCAAGAATCGTGCTTGTAAAGCATTATGCAGCAAATGGTGTTCTCGCACATAGTCTTTCTTAAACAAATCATCAATGCCGAATGCTTCTTGTGCTTTCACAACACCCGTTTCTGTCAACTGAACACTACGGAATTTTTCATCCACAGCTACATCTGTCACATCTAAAGATTTCACAATCGCATCTGCCTTTTTACGCAACTCTTTCGTTACGAGATCAGACTCACTACTAGACCCTGACAGAATGAGCGGTGTCCGTGCATCGTCAATCAAAACTAAGTCCGCTTCATCCACAATGACCGCATCGCGTTCTTTTTGGAGAATCAATTCTTTTGACAAGGCCAATTGGTCATGCAAATAATCAAAACCGAAGGTCTGGTGCGTCACATAACAAATCGGTTGCTCATAGGCTACACGCTTCTGATCAAAGTCATCCGTCGTCAAGACACTTCCAACTTCTAAAGCGAATTGCAAAGCCAAACGTCTCGCAAAGGAACGGTCACGATAAGCCAAATAATCATTGGTCGTCACCACAATCGCTTTACGACCCAAAAGAGCAAACACAACCGCACTCATCGCAGCAACCAAGGTTTTCCCTTCACCCGTCTTTTGCTCCACAATACGACCTTTAATCAAAGAATAAGCCGCATATAATTGAACCATACGTGGAACCAGACCATAGACACGTTCCGCAATCCCCGCTACACCAGCAAGCGTTCGTAGAATGACATCATTGGTCATTTCCTCATAAGCATACTTTTTATAAGCAAAACTTTGCTGAACTTCATCCCCGACCTCTCGCCCAAAATCATTTTGACCACTCGTCGCATAAGAAACAACCTCAGACCAATCGACTAAAGACCCCGGTGCATCTAAACGATCCCACGCCTTTTCAAATTGTTTGAAACTTAAATAATTGGTTTCTTTTACTAACAGAGACACTGCCGCCCCTCCTTTTATTCTTAATGTCCTTATTATACCACAAAACGTATTACATTGCAAGACAAAACCACTAAAAAAGAAACGGCGGCGAGTCCGTTTCTAATTTTTTTATTTGTGCGCTTTACGATAAACCGCAAAACCACCAAGACCGAGACCAATCAAAGCAAGACCAGCGAGAGTCACAGCTTTGTAATCAAGACCCATGACACCCGTCTTAGGTGTAGATTTCGTCTTAGGCGTTTCCTTCGGAGTCTCTTTTGGAGTTTCCTTCGGAGTTGGCACTTCAGGCGTTGTGAATGTCACTGTTTGACCTTCATCATTGATGTCTTCGTGCGTTGCAACCACGTCACCGTTCAAGGTTACTTTTTCAAAAGCAACTACGGAACGTCCTGCAAGAGCAGAAGCATCAAATGTAAAGGTTACATCGACAGAACCATTCGCTTCAGTTGGTGTGAATTTCGCAGTAGCTGTTACAGCAGGTTCGAATTCCTTACCTGTTGCTTTGTCCATGAGACGTCCCGTTACTTCGTATTCTTTACCAACTTCAAGATTCTTGTACGTCACAGTATCCACAAGCGTTACTTCCTTATCAGGAGCCGCAGTATGATCACCTGTAGCCTTGTTAATCAAGGTTGTACCGATTTCAGGTTTACGGTTCTTAAAGATGACTGTTTGGTCTTCATCGTTGATGTCTTCGTGAACCGCTACGTCTTTACCATCTTGAGAAACTTTCTCAAAGGCTACAACTTTCTTACCAGCCAATTGTGATGCGTCAAATGTGAAGGTCACATCCACCGTACCATTTGGCTCAGTTGGTTTAAAGGTTGTAGAACCCGTTACAGCTGGCTCCAACTCTTTACCAGTTTCTTTGTCCATCAAGCGACCAGACACAGTGTATTCTTTACCAACAATTAAGTTCGTATATTTCACTTTGTCCACAAGAGTTACTTGTTTAGCGGGTTCAACTTCTTTCGCACCGTTATTGTCCGTAAGAGTTGTTCCAATCTTAGGTTCTGGTGTTTTCACGACAACTGTTTGACCTTCATCGTTGATATCTTCGTGAGATACAACGTCCTTGCCATTTTGTGTTACTTTTTCAAAAGCAACCACACGTTTACCAGCAAGACGAGAAGCATCAAATGTAAAGGTTACATCAACCGTACCATTCGCTTCTTTTGGAGTGAACTTAGTAGAACCCGTAACCGCAGGGTCAAGTTCTTTACCAGTCTCTTTATCCATGAGGCGACCTGTTACTTCGTACTCTTTACCAACTTCAAGGTTCTTATATTGAACCTTATCCACAAGTGTTACTTGTGTTGGTTCAACCTCTTTCGCACCCTTGTCATCTGTCAAAGTAGTACCAAGACCTGGATTTGGATTTTTCACCTTAACCGTTTGGTCTTCATCATTGATATCTTCGTGAGTTACCACAACTTTACCATCTTGAGAAACCTTTTCGAAGGCTACGACACGTTTACCTGCGAGGCGTGAAGCGTCAAATGTGAACTTGATGTCTACAGAACCGTTTGGTTCTTTAGCAACAAACTTCGTAGAACCTGTGACCGCAGGGTCAAGCTCTTTACCAGTTTCTTTGTCCATCAAGTGACCTTGGACTTCATACTCTTTACCGACAATCAAGTTCGTATACTTGACCGTATCAATCAGTGTTACCTGTTTAGGCTCAACTTCTTTAGCACCTTGCTCATCTTTAAGAGTTGTCTTAGCAGTTGGGTTCGGTGTCTTAAAGGTTACAGTTTGACCGTCATCGTTGATATCCTCATGGGCTACAACGTCTTTACCTTCTTGAGAAACTTTCTCAAAGGCTACAACTTTCTTGCCAGCTAATTGAGACGCATCAAACGTGAAGGCGAGTTCCACAGTTCCGTCTTTCTCAGTTGGTGTGAACTTAGTAGACGCTGTAACAGCAGGCTCAAGTTCTTTACCCGTAGCCTTATCCATGAGACGTCCATTGAGCGTGTACTCTTTACCAACTGTTAAGTTAGTATATTTCACAACGTCAACGAGCGTCACTTGTTTAGGTTCAACTTCTTTAGCACCCTTATCATCTGTTAAAGTAGTTCCCAAACCTGGATTTGGAAATTTTACTTTAACGGTTTGGTCTTCATCATTGATATCTTCGTGGGTTACCACTACTTTACCATCTTGAGAGACTTTTTCAAAAGCGACAATCCGTTTACCAGCAAGACGTGACGCATCAAATGTAAACTTAATGTCTACAGAACCATTTGGTTCTTTTGCGACAAACTTAGTAGAACCGGTCACCGCTGGTTCGAGTTCCTTACCAGTTTCTTTATCCATCAGACGTCCAGAAACTTCGTACTCTTTACCGACAATTAAGTTCGTATACTTCACAGTATCGATCAAGGTGATTTGCTTCGGTTCAACTTCTTTAGCATTTTGATCGTCTTTAAGAGTTGTCTTAGCCGTTGGTTTAGGAGGGTTCTTAACGGTTACGGTTTGACCTTCATCGTTAATATCCTCATGGGCTACCACGTCCTTACCATCTTGAGAAACTTTCTCAAAGGCTACAATCTTCTTACCACCAAGTTTAGAAGCATCAAGTGTGAACTTGAGTTCAACAGTACCATTCGGACTTGTTGGTGTAAACTTAGTTGTAGCTGTTACCGCAGGTTCAAGCTCTTTATTCGTAGCTTTATCCATCAAGCGTCCGTTTACAGTGTATTCTTTACCAACTGTTAAGTTCGTATACTTTACAACGTCAACGAGCGTCACTTGAGCGGGTTCAACTTCTTTAGCTTTCTTATCGTCCGTCAAAGTAGTTCCAAGACCTGGTTTTTGCGGAGGATTTTTAACGGTTACGGTTTGACCTTCATCGTTAATGTCCTCGTGGGCTACAACGTCTTTACCATCAAGGCTAACCTTTTCAAAAGCAACGACTTTCTTACCAGCCAACTTAGAAGCATCAAATGTGAATGTCAAATCCACAGTGCCATCTGCCGTTGTTGGTGTGAATGTCTTCGTAGCAGTTACCGCAGGATCAAGTGCTTTATTCGTAGCCTTGTCCATCAAACGACCATTGATTGTGTATTCTTTACCGACTTTAAGGCCAGTATACTTCACAGTATCAACGAGCGTTACTTGTTTCGGCTCAACTTCTTTGGCACCCTTATCACCCGTCAAAGTAGTACCAAGACCCGGTGTTGGTTCAACTTCAGGCTTAATCGGTTCATCCGTTGAATAACGATCTGGAACCAAATAGGTATTGTCGCGCCAGTTTCGTGCTTCCAACTCGTTCTTATTCAAATTCAAGATATACAAGGCTGGATTCAACTGGTGACCAGCTGGCGCCTTAATTTCTTTCAAATAATAGAACGCTGGACGAATACCTTCGATACGACCAAAACCTTTATCCCCTGTTACAACAGAGTAAGCAGGTTTCGCACCTTCACGAAGAACATCTTGACCATTTGCACCGGCAACAACATCTGACGAGTTATAAAGTGCATATTCTGCACCTTTCACACTGTACTTACCATTACTTTTCGCAATGTCAAGTGCACCCATTGTTGAACGTTTATACAATTCGAGCGCTACCGTATTTGGTTGTTGAGACTGTTGTGGTTTCGTTGGCTTATCTTTTGGTGTAAAGCTTGCATGTGAGAACAATTGTTGGTTACCACCTGTTTCGAGGATATAACCATCATTATTATAAACAGCAGGCGCTTCACCATTTCCATCCATTTGTTGATAGAAGCTTGCTAGTTGCAAGGCAATACCATAATAAGAATATTGCTTACCATCAATTGTTGGACCGCCACCAAGCGTCAACGTCTTATTCCAATAATCAATCATCAGTTGTGATGACGCATTAAAATTCATTTCAATATCAACTTGTTTATTACTTGCATACGTCCAATAGAAGTTTTGTATCAAGAACAACCGTTGACCGCCGTCTAGCGTATGAATCGCATCGCGGAACTTACGCATCTTGTCACCAAGACCTGCCTGAGTGGCATTCGCAGTTGCAATTGTCTTGTCAATATCGCTATTTGAGCCATTAAACAAGAACCAATCCACAAAAGCTGCTGCGATTAAACGTTTCCCATCTACATGATAAGAACCCCCTGGTTTACGCAATGTAGCACCTTGACTCAATGGAATCGCATTCGTTACTTGAGCTCCACTGTCAATCAAAACATGTGGCTCCACACAGTACACGATTTCGCCATTTACCTTAATCGGTTGCATGTAATCCTGATAACCTTGTCCACCCGGACCTTGGTCACCATTGATGGAATAATTCATCAAATAATTCGGATCGGTACTGATTGTGACAGTTCCTTCACGAACACCCGCATGAACTACACCACTAGATGCAACTAACGCAGCGGTCGCACCTGCTACAGACGCTAAACCTGTTGCCATCTTCCGGACTGATGGACTTTTCATAAAATCTTTAAACACTAGTGTTATGTCCTTCTTTCTATATTGATAGAGAACAACCCTGTCCGAAAAGTGTTAGCGTGAATCTCCTTTCTCGCCGTGATATTCGCAGATTCACCCCAACCTTTTCAAGATTAAGTTATTCTGCACCCTCTATACTACCAAAATTACTTTTACCTGTCAAGATATTGCCTTAAAAAAAGACAGCTTAATGCTGTCTTGTTTCCCATAATAACTTAAAAGTCGCATAGAACCGTGCCGGCGTATGAACATCCTCGCAGGTCGATAAAACCAACAACTTCGAATCTTTTGCAGGCCCATCTGACAAGGTATACCGACTCGACTTCTTAATATGCTCCAACAGACCTGCAAACTCGTCCCCACTCACAGGCAACTCATAAATCGAATCAGACGTGTCCGTATCAGCAGCACTCCAATGCTCATAGGTTTCCACTCGACCATCAGAATAGTACACATAAGCGTACTTGTAATATTCCGCTACGGTTGCGTTATCATACCAATGATATAAATGCGTAAAATACACATCCCCGTACCAACCAAAAGAATTATGCCCAAAGAATAACAATTCTTGATTCGGTGAGGTCGTATCCACGATAGCCGGAGCAAACAGAGAGCCCAATTCTTGATACTGACCATACAGATTATGATTCAAATAGTAATATTCACCTACTGTACGTTCCTGTAAAATCGGATAGGACATAGACGTGCCCGGCACATAGAGCCAAGCAATCACATCTGGATTGACCGATTTTAAATAATCCCAATCCACTGTAAAGTCACGCTCAGGAATAAACCCTTTCTGAGCTTCTTGCGCGACTTCTTTATTGGTGTCTCCTTCGACGGTCGCTGCGGGACTTTCTTTTTTTACTTCCGTCGCCTTCTTTGCGACTTGTTTAATCTTTATACCCGTATCCGTATCTTCTTTATAAGTCTTATAAGTATAGCCCAATACACCAAGACCCCCTACGCAACACAAAACAAAAAATGCAATCACTAATTTTTTCATATTATTTCTTTCTAAATTCAATTTCTACTATTATATCATAAAACGAAAAAAGAAGCTCCTTCGAGCTTCTAATTGTTATAAATATAAGTCACAGCTCCCCACGAACCATCGCTCGGATTAAACCATCCACGATGATCCCCTAGCGACTGATCGCCCGCATAATTGGCTTCGACAACCTTCACATAACCCGTCGCAGGATCCACATGCGTCACATAGGCGACGTGACCATATCCGCCATCATCCCAAGACGCAATCGCGCCGACTTCGGGATTGCTACCGGTGCGGAAACCATCACGCGCAGCAGAACGCGCCCAATCCGCACCGTTACCCCACTGCGTACCAGCCCACGGTGCGACAGCCTTGACACCCCACGTGCATTGACCGTACGGATACGTGTTATCCGTGCCCTCATAATTCACGTGCTGAACCGCACTCGCCTCAGCCACTTCCGTCTGCGCTTGCGCTTGAGGCTCGACAACCGGTTCACTCGTAAGAGTTTCAACCACCAGTTCCGCTTTCGGCTCTTCGATCGAAGCCACGGTTTCGACTTGCGATTCAGTGATAGGTGCAAGGTCTTCTGATACCTGTTTTTCAACCGATTCCTCCTGCACATCTGTCTTAGGCTCAACCGGAGCAACTTCTTCAGCTTGAACCGTCGGCGTTTCTTCCTTAATAGGTTCTGCGACAGCTCGTTCTGACGCAATCGCTTGCGAATCTTCTTGCACTCTTGCCTGTTCCGAAATCGTATCCGACATACTTGCAGAATCTCTAACCGTAGACTCATCAACAGGCTTTTCAACTCTTTCTTGAGACGTTTCTTCTGTCACATTTTCTGAAAGAGACGCAACCGTTTCTTCAACAGAATCACTTGCAGGCAAAACAGCGTGTTCTGCAACACGTTTCACCAAAGCATCCTGCAAGACGGGTGCACCTTGATACGTTATTGCTTCTGCTGTTACAACAGGCTCTTCTGTTGACGCGACAGATATCTTCTCCGAACTCGGTTGAGTAACAGCATCCACAGACGCTGTAGTAGTCTTCGATGGAGCAGGTGTCGTCTTCGCTCGCGCAGACTCTGCCGCTACACTCGGCACTTGCTGAAATTCTTGCGCTACATTGGCTACTTTTAAAACTCCCAATGTTGATGCCGATAAAACGATACCCGTAATCACTGATTTTTTATTCAAAATAATTCTTCCTTTTCTAATCATTTTTATCTTCAATTAAGAACAATTCATTATACCAGAAATAAACCACCTCTATTTTTCAATTCCATGACAATTCGATAACAAAAAAAAGCAATTCATCTGAATTGCTTACATGGAACTCGCTTGATTGCTCATCATAGCTAAAATATCTTCAGCGTTCATCGTATCCGCGGTTGTCTTCGTTTCTTTTGCTTTCACTTTAGGCTTCTCTTCACTAGCCTTCATCAAGGCTTGTGGATCGAGCACGGGTTCTTCTGGAGCCGGTTTCTCAACCGAAACTTCTTTTACACTTTCTTTTTTAACGTCTACGGTTGGAGCGATCGGTTCATTTAAAACAACCCTATAACCACTATTCTCTAGCAACTGCATCATGGCCGCCTCATAAATGTCCATAGTCCCAAAACGCTGAATCAACATCTTAATGGCCATTTCCAACGACTTTGATTTGACATGTTGATTAGCCCACCATTCCGCAACTTGTGGATCCTTAGACGTAAATCGGGGTGCATATACTGTCATGTTTCTTCTTCCTTTTCATTAAAACTGCATCTATTATACAATAATTCCATGCAGGTTTCAAGTAAAAACTGCGTTTTTTAGTTGTTTTGTCTTACAAACTATGTTATAATAGAGCCATCTTCAAGATAGAAAGGAAAAATAAAATACAAAACTTTAAAAAGGATTTAGAAGATGACTAATATCACTTTAGTTTCAGAATCTAAACTATATCTAAAAGACAATACTCCTTTATATGATTATTTTGATGGTTATTCTAGGTTATTTAACTTCTTGGTTCGTAGATGTATTCATCATTTACGACACCAATTAAAAGGAGAATCTGAGTCTCGATATCGAACCAATTTGATGCGGGAGTTCAATATTACAAACCGCATGGCTAAAGCCGTTATACGAACAGCTAAGAAACAACTCAAATTGTTAACAGCATCAGCTCGATATCAATACAACAATTTGTATAAACGCAGACGTTCTTTATTTAAAAAGATAACAAAATTAAAAGCGAATCTGTCATCAAGTTCGGCTTCCTTAAAACAAAAAAAGTTAGCTAAACTGCGTTTGTTTTGGACTCAAATGAAACTCAATAAAACAAATCAACGGATTTCAAATGGTTCGAAACCCCATTTAACCTTTGGTACAAAGTATTTATTAAAGACAAACAAGCAAAAGTTTTTAGCTAAACGAGATAATCAAGTAATTTATATTGGCGATAAATATGAAACCTGTGGAAATCAACAGTTTCAAATTTGTTTTAATTCTAAATATAATCGATTTGAGTACAAGCTAAGACTAGATAACCAATGGGTATCGGGTTCTGATAAATACATTTATGGTTCGTTTGTCTTGAAAAACAAAGAAGCAAAAGTACATATCTTAAAAATCTTATCTGAAAAAAAATCCAACCCTCTAACCTATCGAATCATTAAACGAGATGACCATTTATATTTACAAATCATGTACCGCAAAGAAACCACCAATACTACAAGAAGTAACTATGGTGTTCTCGGCATTGATTTCAACAAAGGATTTATCTCTGTTTCGGAGATTGACTCTGCTGGCAAACTAACCTCATTAACTAGATATCATTATCTACACCATGGAAAAGCAACTAAAACGAAAACTTCTATGTTAGATTTAGTTTCGAAATTAGTTTCTCAAGCTATTCATGTTGGAAAAGACATTGTTATTGAAGATTTAGTTAGTTTAGATTCAAACAAAAAACAAGACAAAACAAAATCAAAGAACTACAATCGTATGATTAACAGTTTAAAATTTGGTTTATTCAAACGTTGCTTACTCAGCAAAGCAGCAAAAGAAGGCGTAGCCGTACATACGGTAAACCCTTATAACACAAGCAAAATAGCGAAGGCGAGTTATACAGATAGAATGAAATTAAATGTGCATGATGCAGCCTCTTATGTTATCGCAAGAAGATTTTATCAATACGACTAAATAAGGAATCCTTAATACAATCTGAAGACTAGATACGGAAAGATTGTGAAATTAAGGAATACAATTTAGTGTTTGAAAGAATCTTTATTGCTTTGAAATAAAGAAGATTTTCAAACTATTTAAATGGCTTACCGTACAGCTAGTTTAATTGAAATATTAAATGAAAGGAATAGAATAACTAGTTTTAGTTATTTCTTACGGACACTCATGGCTCACGAAAAAGAAATTAAACACATGATTGCTCAACTTCAAAAGAAACTAGATACTTACAATCAAGATCCAATAGAAAAACATTTTCTCTTCCTTGGGCTTGACGAAAACAACCCCGATCCTGACCAAGCAAATGGAACCCTCCATCTCTGTGGAGACATCGCCCTACTCTTTCATCAATTACTTGAATTCAGGACGTCTCTCCCTTATGACCTACGCGTCCACTTTATGAAGCACCTCTTAATTGAAGACGCGGCCATCCTAAAAGATGCCCAGAAAGAAATTAAAGCAAATAAATAAAAGGAAGTAACATAAAAATGAAAAAAACAACAAAAATCGCAACTTTACTCTTAACAGGTCTCGCTGTTACAACTCTAGCAGCCTGCCACTCCAATACAAAAACAACGAAAAAGATTGACACAACCGTCAAATCTCCTGAAATCAAACCCGCAAGACCAAAAGAACTACAAGACGCACCAGCAACAACTCTCACAACAGTGAATGGTGAAACCCTCACGCTCGACCAACTTAAGGGTCAAAAAGTTTACATGGAAGTCATCAACACAACCATGCCAAACTACACCGACCAATTAGAACAACTCGAATCTCTGGCAAACGACACGGCTCTCAACTTTAAAGTCATTGCACTAGCCCTTCCAAATCAATTCGGCGAACAATCACAAGAAGCCATTGCTGACTGGTTTAACCAACAACCACACCACAACTTCACGCTCTATTATGGAAGCGAAGACATCGCAAACGCCTACCATCTGACAAGCACACCTGCTGCTATCTACATCGATGCCGATGGAAAACTCAATCTCGTTGCACCAACAAAAACAACCCGTGCTTCTAACACCGAAATCATTAGCTACATGAACTCCCAAGTAAAATAAGCAATAGATGACGAACGTCCACGACGTTCGTCGTTTTTTACTATATATTTCCCTAGAAAGGACTTCCACATGACTTATTTAAAACCGCACGAGGTACAACACCCAGACCCTCGTCTGGATGAACTCATCAAAAGCATCCAGTACCTCATCCAAACACAACAATTGCAAATCACCAAAGCTGGTTTCGATGCACTTATGACCCAACTATTAACTGAAAGAGGTCTTTCATGAGCAATCTAGCCACTCGTATGCGACCCCAAAAACTAGAAGATATTATCGGGCAAGATCATTTAACCGCGCCTGACAAAATCCTCGGTCGAATGGTCGCGGCCAAACAACTCTCTTCGATTATTCTATACGGACCACCGGGCACAGGCAAAACGTCTATGGCGAGTGCTCTTTCAGGTAGCCTTGCAATTCCCTTTGAATATTTCAACGCATCGATTGATGATAAGAAAAAACTACAAACCATTGCTAAGAAAGCAGAAAAAGAAGGCCAACTCATCCTTCTTTTAGACGAAATTCATCGCTTAGACAAACCTAAACAGGATTTTCTATTACCCTACACGGAATCAGGTCAAATCATTCTTGTCGGAGCTACAACCGAAAACCCCTATATCTCTATCAACCCAGCCATTCGCAGTCGAGCAACCTTGCTTGAAATCAAGGCCGTTCAAGCACCAGACATCGTCAATCTTCTCAAAAGAGCCATGGAAACCGACCCAGTCTTACAAGAATATGAAATTACAGTCTCTGACGAAACTCTTCAGTTTCTTGCGACCAACGTAAATGGCGACGTCAGAAAAGCCCTAAACAGCTTTGAACTAGCCGTTTTATCAACACCCGCACCAGATAAGAAAGTCGCCCTTACGACCCCCATCTTTGAAGAAATCCTCCAACGAAAAGCTCTTCCTGGCGATAAAGACGGCGATGAGCACTACAATCTCTTGTCCGCCCTTCAAAAATCCATTCGTGGGAGCGACGTTAACGCGGCACTCCACTATCTGGGGCGACTCATTCTATCAGGTGACTTGATCGCCATCTGTCGCAGGCTTTCTATCATTGCCTTTGAAGATATCGGGCTTGCCAACCCTACAGCTGTGATTTTAACCAATCAAGCCATTCAAGTTTCACGTGAAACAGGTTTTCCTGAAGCTCGTATTCCCTTAGCCAATGCGGTTGTGGAACTCGCCCTTAGCCCTAAATCAAACAATGCCTACATGGCCATCGATAAGGCCCTCGCGGACATCAACAATCCGCAAATCGATCTAAGCATTCCCATGCACCTGAGAGATGCCCACTATAAAGGAGCTACCCAACTAGGCGTAAAAGGCTATCTCTACCCACATGACTATGACACCCACTATGTGCCACAGCAATATTTACCAGACAGTCTGAAAACGGTTCAGTATTTATCGGATCAGAATCTCTCGACCGAACACGAAAAAGAACTCGTTTCACGAGCTCTTTTGATTAGCAAACTAAACGGAGGACTTTCATGAGTTACACATTAACTTTTCCCGGTCAACCAAAAGAATTCGATGAAAATGCCAACAAACATCAAGTTTTAGCAACTATCTCTTTTACGCCGACGCGTGAATCTGAACAACGAATTATCATCACAAAAACATGACAAAAACAGAATACAAAGACTTCGTCCTCTTTTGGATCGACGTCCATCAACCAAAAAACCTCAAAGAATATATTTCTTGTCTGAAGAACTGTCCGTCAAAAGAAAGAATCGATGCGACAAAAATCCCCTTTTAAGACTGAACCCATAAACACATAGAAAAAAATCAAACTATGACACCAACTTAATCAAATCAACAACCCAGGAGAACCTTCCCAGTATGAGAACCTTAAAAGCACCATTGCTTTATATTATCGCCAACGTCCGCTACCAAATAGACGGAAAAACCCGCTTCTTTAACGACACCGTCTGTGCTAGTTGCAAAGAATCCATTTTACAAAAACAATACGAAAACGTTAAAGACAACATTGACGCCTATGTTGACCTTTGGGAAAGACGCTGTAACGCAGATATTGTCGAAAGCGTTGAGTTCCATAAAGCTCACGAAACAGGCGAAATCCTAGACAGAATCGAGTTTTAATATGTTATCCTTTACCGCTATCATCCAAGACCTCGAAAAAAAAGAAAGAAAAACTCGCACAAGAATTACTAGACAACATCAATGATGATACAGCCGAGAATTATTTCACCATCATCTTAACCGTCAATACAATCAATACTTTTTCCTATCATATCGGCCCCGAAGACGACAATTACCCAAACGCCTTCGGTTTTGCCGTCAACCTTGTCGGTTTTGATCGAAACAATCATTCCGAAATCAATCTCGACGAAACCCAAAAAGTAATCAACAAAGCCATCGCCCGAATCCAATCCCACATCAATCGCGGTCAAATCTATAACTACTAAAAAAAGCAACCAGTCGGTTGCTTTTTTTATAAAGAAAACTCATCCGAGCGTTCCAATCGTTCTAACTCATCCAAATGCTGTTCTTGCGATGCTTCAATCTCACGCAATCGTTCCTGCAAGGTTGGCTTCCGCATTACACCTGCATCAGACGGAACAGAAACCCGTTCTAAATCAACGCCAGGATGTTCTTCTTGCAGTGCTTCTTTAAAAGCGTCTACATCGACCATCTTCACCTGCGACATGCCCGCGAGTGGATGCGGCAACTCATCTGCTAAGGCGATGAATTCATTTACTTTTTTGGCAACGATTTCTTCTTCATCAAGCTCTTCTTCTTCAAGCAAACGATCGACTTGTAAAGACACCGCTTCTTGTTGTAAGACATCCTCTTCAGGTGGCACATAATCACCCCCACCTTCTTCCACAACAGGATTCATCTTCTCTTGAAGAGCCGCCATGCGCGCCCGTTCTTTTTCTAAATCAAAGGGTTTCTCAAAACCAGCCTGCCTTGCCGCATACCTTTGATCTTGCGTATAATCTTTCACAATCAGCAAGTCATCTTCTAACCCACTCCCAAATTCACGCCCAACGGGCTCTAGATCGCGCCAATGTTCTCGTGACGGAGATACTCGCCGATTCATCGTTTTCGTATAATCTACCATGCTACCACCTAATTCATTTTTTCTCTTATTATATCACAATCAAAAGTCTTCGTAAAGAACTTCTTCAAACGCTTCTGCGAGAGCCCATTGCAAACGAGTCTTCCTGCGATTTCCCGACTGTTGCGACAACTTGACATAGGTCCGTACGTCTCCGTATAAGACCACGTATTTCTTAGCACGTGTAATGGCCGTGTAGAGGGCGCTACGTCTAGCCCAATAATCAATCCCGCTACGAAGCGCGTACAAGACCAAAGGAAACTCCCCACCTTGCGACTTATGCGTTGTAATCGCGTAGGCCAACTCCAAAGGAAAATAAGGACGACCCCCTGTATCATTGCGTGGACGAATTTTTTCAATATCATAATCACGCCAAGCACCACTGCTCGAAACAAGCACAGCAATACGGATCAATCCACCGTGAACAATCTCTGTCACATAACCAATTTCACCATTGGTTAAGCCATTTTCTAAATTTACCGTCACCATAACTCGATCACCTTCATGCAACTGATAACCGCTGGCGTAAACCGATCGCGACGACAATTCCCCTTTTTCTAACCAATAATTTTGAATCCGTTCGTTTAAAGACTTAACAGAAGCTAATCCGGCTCGAACAGGCGATAAAATCTGAATGTCTTCTGGCTCGAAATACCCATTTGAGATGGCTTCATCATAATCCTTTACGATTTTTTCATCAATCCAATTAGACGGTACGTGTTGAAAAGCGGTCTCGCTCGTTGTTCCAATTTGAAAAGGAAACGTGCCACTATTCGTGAGTCGAGCCAACTCTGAAATCATCGAGCCCTTTCCTTGCCGATGAATCTGTGTCAATCGCAAAACGGGCACGGCTTCATTTTGCATCAAGTCGAACAAGACTTGACCGTGTCCGACCGGTTCTAACTGATCCACATCCCCGACACAAATCAAGCGTTTACTCGTCGGAACCGTCTTAAAGACATGATAGGCCAGACCCACATCCACCATCGAAAACTCATCCACAATCGTTAAATCGGCATCATAAGACTCCCCGTCTTCCTCTTCATAATCAAAAACGGTTTCGCCTGTCGCAAAAACAGGAATACCGAGCGCCTTATGAATGGTCTGAGCAGATAACCCAACCGCTTCTGTCATTCGAGAAGCCGCACGACCCGTTGGGGCCATCAATTGAACAGAAACCTCTTCTAAAATTTTCAAGACCCGAATAATCCCACGAATGGTCGTTGTCTTCCCCGTACCGGGACCCCCAGTTAAAATCAAAAATCGATGTTGTACCGCAAAGAAAATAGCCTCTTTTTGAGAATCATCGTATTGAATGCCAAACGCTTCTTCAGCCTGTCGAATCGCATCTAAAATAACACCCTCATCTAAATCCACTTCATTATCCAGTAAGCGACTCACCACATTATCGGCTACGACTTGCTCATAAATGGACTCCTGCCGAAACTGGACACTGTCTTCATGAAAAACGAGACCCGTCATCCGACGCATCACACTTTCCACTCGGTCTGCTGTCAAGACATCAGGATCATGCCCAACAACCATGTTCACAATCAATCGATAATCATCGACAATGGTTGACCCGTCACTCAAAAGCGTATTCATATCATAATAGACCAAGGCCTGTATTCGTTTAAAACTATCGAGTTTAAACCCAAGGGCATGAGCCACCTGATCCGCTTTCTTAAAATCAAAACCTTTTGAATAAACAGATTTCAATAAACGAATAAAATTATAAGGGTTTTTCTGGAAGTACACATATGCTTTTTCGTGACCGTCCATGGCTACAGAAATCGCATCAACGAGTTTCTTGTCACCGAATAAACGATAAACTAAGTCCTTTACTTCTTGATCAGATAATACTTGTTTCATGGAGAGAACCTTTCTGGAAGATAAGTCTATTATATCATAAATCCACAAGACATGCACGATTCCCGTGCAGTTTTAGCTATAAAATCTCAACTTCCACAAATTCGTCTCCAAGAGCCGAATCGTTTTTTACTATATTACTCTAGGAGATACCCATGTTAGAAAACTATATTCGAGAAACCCTCACGAAACTTCACAGAAGCCTTGACACAACTTCTTTTGAAGAATTACTAGAAAAAACAAAAACCATCCTCACAGAAAATCACAATCATATTACTTGCGGTGATAATATTTTCGCAAAACTCCTAGCGCTCAGCTACAACCATCCAAATGAACCCCTCGCCCTTTTCTTTAATCTCAATCCTGAACAATATCACTTTGTCACCATGGCACCGTCCGTGCACGACCTCTTGGACTTTCTCAATCAACATCCTCAGTTCAACAACCCCAATTACACGGTCGTGCGCGTGACCCCAAAAGACATCTTCGTCGAAGAAAACTTATATTAGAAAGTAAGACATATATGAAGCCAACCCTTAACATATTTCTCACCATCGCAAAACCACTTCTGCTCCAACATCATTTTCGCATCATCAACGAAGACACCGTCTTCGTAGCCAAACATGATGCGACCAATACAACCATTCAAATCAGTACATCATCCACAAAACCAGAGTACGTCAACATCATCTTCACAGGCCAATTCAATTACTACGCTTGTGTGCATAAAACAGACAATCACGATACCTTTAAACGTATTCTTCATCAATTCTCTTAAAAAGAAAGGCATCCTATGCAGACCTTTATTATTCTCCTTTTATTTATCGTTTCCTTCATCTTTACTTTGGCCTTTCTCGTGCACGTTTGTTGGCTCAGCGGTGCGACCACGCGCACTCTTCGTCAAATCAAAAAAGAAATGGACCACGAACTAGCAGCTCTCCCAACCATGCTTCAAGACGCCACAGAACGTTCCCAAGACCTCTTAGTCGGTGGGTTAACTCATATGACAGAACAATTAGACCACACCTATCACAGCGTCTATAGCCGCGAAAACGAGGACCTCATCAACGCCATCGATCGCTACACCGATACCACCACAAAAATCTTACGCGACGAACTAAACCTTCACCGCCGGCAAAAAGCAAAACGTCCGACCCATCATCGGACCTATCATAAACTACGCTAGGAGAGACTATGACCAATCGAATCATTGAACTACGCAATCGGACAGGTCTCTCCCAACAGGTCACAGCCCAAGCCATAGGGTTGTCCCCTCATAGTTATCGCGCCCTCGAAAACACTTTTCCAGAGGTCAACGTCAACGTCAAAACCCTTGCTAAAATTGCAGATTACTTCGGCGTATCTATGGATTACCTCTACGAAAGAGAAACCGAACCCTCAGCGCTAGTTGACCTGTCCAAAAACTGGCACGAGCAATTTCTCGCTCGTCTCGATCTAAGCAACAAGGACAAACGCACCGAGCCCATCGACTTATCAAAACTTTACAACCCCTATCCCTACAATCTCATCAAAGACATCTTCGGTCTCTACGAGATCCAAAACACAGCCATCGTTAGCGAGCAATTCTTTGCAAAATTAGAAGCAACCCTCCTTACGTTTTCGGAACGAGACCGTGCCCTTATCCATGACCGTTATATCTGCCATCAAAGCTATCATCAATTGCATAAAAGCTTTAACATTTCACGTGCACGTGTTCAACAAATCATCAAAGCTAGTCTCGAAGAATTGCATAAACGCCTCAGTCACTACATCTTCGATCCCGAAGAGAGAATCCAAGGCCTCATGAACCAAATCAACCAATACGAGACGCAACTGAAAAATCTTAAGCAGACCTACGCCCAACAATTGCTCAGTCCCATCACCGAGGAATACCGCCAACTCGGTCAAACCCTCGATAAACTACCTCTTGGAAACCGCGCCCATAACGCCCTGACAGCAGCAAATTGTAAAACACTCATGGACATACTGCTGCTCATTGACTCCAACGAAATCCATCACATCCGCAATCTGGGCGTCACCACCAAACGAGAAATCTACCAAATCTTGTTCGATCAAAACATCATCCAACAAACCGTCGATCTTCACAGACCTACGATCAGTAAACATGTCCGCAACGCCGTCATGGAAAAAGTAAAACACCTCAAAAATTTCTCGGTGCTCATCACAAAGACAGAAACTCTCGTTAGTTCAACTGAGCAAATCGAAGCCGAAGTTAAAAACAGAAAACTTGAAACCCTACCCTACACCAATCCATCCATTCCTCATCGAGCACTTCAATTATTAACAGAAGATGCCATTCTCATCCATTATCACTTTTAAAGAAGAAAGGTTATACCTATGACCCTAAACATCACTCAAGAAATCACACAGGCTATCGACCAAGGCCATATTACCCCCTCTGACTTAGCAAGCCACCTCAAAATCACAGAAGAAAAATTGATGGAGTCTCTTGCAACCAATCACTTCTCAGCCAATCAACGAGCCAGCATGCACGTCTATCTCAAAATGCATCGCAGTAAAAATGCCCCAACAGAAAACAAATACGATATCAATCAAGAAAGCATCAAAATCGTTCGCACCGATACCAAATACAAGGCCTACAAGAATCGCTTTAATGACTACTTAGACGGACTACTGTCTTATGACAGACTCAGCCTCAAAGACATCATCACCATCACCTATCTAGTGCCCAACACACGACCATCATTTTGGCTAGCCAGCTCGATCGACTTAAACGCCATCATGCAAGAGCTCGATCAAAATCCGCAAATCTACATCGACGGCTTCAAAACAGCCTATAACGGTTACTTAACCCTTTATCCCAATCACGCACCTCGCAGAGTACCCCTAACGACTCTAAACCGAAAAGAAACGCTCAAATCCTTACATGATCGTTTAGGGATCATCAATGTAGATTTAATCAATCAATTCACAACCATCACCCCATCGTCCATCAATCTAGGCAACCGACTCATCAACACATCCGATCAAAAAATCAGCATCAACGCCCACTTGGCCCATGCTCTCCATACCTTTTGTCATCCAGAAACACCTTTTGCCTTTCCGTTTCTAGACTGGCTCAAGATGCCTCTTGACCGACAATGGATCAATTTGGCTGTCTTTCCTACAACAAGAGGAATCAACAGTGCCACTTATAAAGATGCACAAACCACCACCATTAAGACATTCTTTAAAGAACTCCTCACCTATCAAATTCCTCTCAAAAATGCATTGAGTAAAATCGTAACCGACCACGAAAAAGAAATCGTCAATCTCTTTCTGACGCAAGCCATCAAGCAAGCCCTTCGTGAAAAAGTACCGCTACCAAATCTACTCGGTACCACCTTCACGACCCTTCTTCCAGCTGACTATCAACAAGCACCTGTCAAAGAAGAAAAACCAAAAACAATCACGGCTGCACAACGGGTAGAACAAGTTCTTTATCCGACAAAAGAACCCGTAAAAACATTCAACTACCCAACAAAAGAATCAACTACTGAGACAAAACCGGTCAAACCAACAGAACAAGAACCCCAAACCCAGCCTGTCTTCATTTCAAAAGATATCAAACCAGCCATTCACACCAACCCATCTTTTGTAAAACCAACAACGAATACGAAGTCAGGCAAAGACCGTCTAGCTTCCATTTCGACCTACCTTGAAGAAGCACTTGACCGACATGAAGATATCCGTATTTCTTATAATAAGGAAACCAAACATACCATTATCCAAATCGCCATCCCTGATTAACTGAAAAGAAAGGAATCCAACATGTCCTACAATCAATACGACATCGTCTTGGTGAAAGGAACCACTTTAGATAGTGGTTCTTTTAATCACCAACCCTGGTCCGCCATCATCAACGGACAAGAACAACTGACCGAGCACTTCTTATGGATCAACCCCGAAAACCCCTCACTCCGACAAATCGAAAAAGACCAGCCCATTGTCTTCGTCGTACCCATCCATAAAATCGAAAACGGTCTCTACTGGTCAGACGCTCATCAAGAGACACAACCGTACCTGACCTTTACCGACAAGGACATCTTGCGAAAAGCCCCACTCAATCAATTCTTAAAAAAACCTACACCTATTCCTCAAGAAACCAGCAAAGAGCCGTCGCCTGCAACGAAAAACTCAAACGAACCCATCAATTACGTTGGTTCGGATGAGGTAGGTAATGGTAGTTACTTCGGCGGAATCGTCACAGCCGCCGTATACATCAAAGATCAAGCAGACGTGGATTTTCTTTTAAACTTAGGCGTCAGAGATTCAAAGAAACTCTCTGACAAAAAGATTAAAGAAATGGCTCCACAGATTAAAGATTACTTGACTTATAGTATCAGTGAAGTTGTCCCCGAACAATACAACCAAGCCATCGCGAGCAAACTCCACATTAAAGAAATCATGGCCATCCTCCACAACGATGCCCTCTCAAAATTGGACGTGACACCAGACTTTGTCATGATCGACCAATTTGCTCCGTTAAAGACTTATCGTTCTTATTTGTCAAATAAGACCATCGCTTACGATGACATTCTACAAGTCGAAACCAAAGCCGACGGGAAATATCTTGCGGTTGCCGCTGCATCCATCATTGCGCGTGACGCTTTCCTGACACAGATTGAGACTATGAGCGACTATCTAAAAATGCCTCTCAAACAAGGCGTGACCGCCAAAACCAAAGAACAAATTGCGCAACTCCTTAAAATGAAAATTGACTTAACCTACTACGGCAAACTCGATTTCAAGACAACAGAGGAAGTTCGTGCGTCTTTGGCAAAATCCGCCCCTCAAAAATGACGCGCAAAGCGCTTATGGGTGACATATCCACATTATAAACTTTAACACTATCAAAATGAATCGAAAACAAATAGAATCCATCCATTTCTATTCCAAATAATCATCGACAAATCAGACAAAAAAGAAATAGATTTCGAGAAAAAGAAATAGAATTTTAACAAAAAGAGATAGCTTTTTAGACAAAAGAAATAGAATATATCTTAAAATGAATATATTTTTAATATTATTTATTATTAAAATATATAAATAAACCTTGATATATCAACGTTTAGTAGGTCATAAGCGTTCCGCATGTATCCACTATACCATCTTTTTAACGAAAAACTTCATTGCAATTTCTTAAACATAACAAATATTATATTTTATTTTTATAAAAATATAATTTATATTATATTTAAGATAGCTTCTTTTAAAAACTTTATAAAAAAAGAGATAGAATAAAAATATGAATATTTATAAAAAGATTCATTTTTGAAAGCCCAAGCCCTGCTTAACTTTCACATAAAAATCTACACATATATCTATGAAAAATTCTATCACTTTCTCTCCAAAAACAATTATTCCTATATTTCAAAAAAGAATAGTCCAAAACTAGCCTATAATAAACATACCGCTAATTCATATAATATTTTAACGAACCGCTTAAAAACTATGAAGCACATCTAAAACCCAAACCAAACGTTTTCGCTTGACAAGCGCGACAACTTGGCGTATAATGAAATTATCTCAACAGAAAGGACATTTCAACATGTCAAAAAAGGAAAAGAATAAAAAAGATCAACGCATCCCCATCATCGTATCGGAAGAACTCAAAGAAAAATTAACAATTGAAGCAGACAAACAAGGCATCCCTTTGAGTGTTCTTGGCCGCACACTTTTCATTCAATGGTATAAAGAACAAACCAAAGAAAAATAAGGAGGACACTTATGTCTTCGATTCATTTAAATACCGATTTTCTTAATAAATGTGCGTCTGAATACGACAACGAATTAAACCCTTATATCTTTGACTCCATCGATTTTTTACGATCAGAATATCAAGACCCTATTTCGATCTCTTCTGAAGACGACCTCGTTCAAATCTTCACGACACTTGCCAACCGGTTACGTCGCATTCACATTTTAAGCGAAGCCCTTCGCGTCAATAAAGAACCCGATTACACACGAGGCCGTAATTTTCGATTTGACCTAGACGAAATTGCCCTAATTATTCATGCTTTCATCCCCATCGTTCAACTGTCTATGACAGAAAGAACAAAAAAATTTCAACTAGCAATTTATCAACCCATCGGACCCTATGAAGGCACTTATCAATTCGACACAAGTCTCATTGAAAAACTCATCCACATCTTCAACCCCAACACAACAAAGCAGCAATTAGACACTTGCTTACGTCTCATCACAATGAAAGCAAGACGTACACATGAAAGCAAAAACATTCATTTAATCCCTGTCGGAAATGGACTCTACAACCGTCAAACGCACGAATTAGAAGACTTCACGCCCAACTTTGTAACAACGACCAAGATTGCGACCAACTACAATCCTGATGCCCGTCTCGTCACGATCCACAATGACGAAGACGGAACAGACTGGAACGTAGAAGATTGGTTAAAAGATCTCGCAGGAAGATTATCGAATCGCTTCGATCCTGATATTCATACCCTATTCTGGCAAATTATTGCAGGAGCTATTAACCCGAACCAAATTAACGCTAAAGCCATCTTCTTCTATTCTGCTGTCGGAAACAACGGAAAAGGAACCTATGGTCAACTCCTCAAAAACCTTGTTGGCCCCGATAATTATTCATCACTTCCAATCCAAGCATTCAAACACGAATATATGAAAGAACAACTCTTAAATAAAACCCTCAACATTGCCGATGAAAATCCAGTTGATATTTATTTAGACAGTGTTCAAGACTTCAAAGCAGTCATTACAGGTGACGATATCCTTATTAACCGTAAGTTCGAAAAACCCATTGCCGTACAAATTAAAGCCATCAACATTCAAATGTTAAACGGTCTTCCAAAAACAAGAGATAAGTCAGACTCCTTCTATCGACGACTCATCATCGTTCCATTCACCTATTCTTTTACCAATAACGGTGAACGAGCGTACATTAAGCACGATTACATCTATCGTGCAGAAGTCTTAGAATACGTCTTAAAAAAAGCACTAGAAATGCCCGTTTTCTCAGAATTCGTAACACCGGTCGCGTCTATCGAAGCTCTTGATGAATACAAAGAAGACAACAACTCAGCCATTGAATTTTGGAATGAATTTGAAAAACAATTCGCATGGACCCTCCTTCCACCAAGATTTTTATACCAACTATACGTAACCTGGTATGAACATGAACATGGCGGTGATAAACGTAGTTGCTTCTCAAAAAAGACTTTTCTCTACCACCTAGAAAATTACCTCGCCAACAATCCAAACTGGAACTTTAAAGCCACGCGCAAAACCTGTCCAAGTCCTTTATACGTAGGATCTCATATGAACTCTGATGAACCCCTTATCAGCCAATATAATCTAACCGAATATATGGATAACTCTTATAGGGGGACTGACGAAAAACTGCGCCGTGCCTTTAAAAGACCTATTACATCCCGAGGCATTATTAAACTCTAAAAGGAACTCATTATGCAAGAACCCAACCGTCAAGTCTTCTTCCGTAAAAAGGGATTATTTCATAAACAAAAATACATCACCCTTGACCTCGATGAATACACTCTTCGATATCGAGACGACACTTACTTCTTCGGCAGTCTTTATCGAGAACTCGACCGTATCATCTTCCATCAATCGTCTCTACAGATTGAATTCGTAAAAGACAACAGTCACAAGACCGAAATTAGAAACGGTCAAGAAATCCACTATGCCAATCGCATCTATCGACTCGACTGTCTGACTCTCTGTGGCGATCCATGGGAGCACTATAAGGCCATCGAAGCCCACCTCCTTGAATTCGCAACACCACACACCCTTATTCTCTACGAACCAATCTAAATGACCACAAGCCCCGCTCGTGGTCGTTTTTTTTATCATATATTCCTGAAAGGACAATTCTATGAATACTCCTGCTTTTCTAAAAAACTTACTTGCAACAATTGATAAACCCATTCATCAGGCCTACAACGTAACCGAAAATCAGTACAAACTGTATACACCAGAAACTTTAACCTACACCAATTATCAACTGGAAAAACTATTATAATAAAAGGAATCATCCATGCTCAACATTATTCTACACCAATCTTCATTTGACTGGGATAAACTAGCCTATCTCGCATTGTTCGGCGTACTACCCTTCTTTCTTGGCTCACTTGGTATTTACTTCGGCTGCCTTTTAGATGAACATCAAAAACGGAAACAAAATAAAAAAATCGAAACAAATAGTTTATTTTTTCTCGCTTTATCAACCATACTAGGTATTTCAGGTTTTTATCTGTGGTTTTCCATCAACGAACAACAAAAAATCCTACAACCCCTTACCGAACACAAAACATCTATAAATCAGTATTACGACTTCAAAAAAGACGGCAAAACCATTACGGCCATCAAAAAAGAAAAAACCAACAACCTCTTCGTATCAAAACTCACCGTCACCATCATCGACGAAGACAAACAATCATACCAAATCCAATACGAAAACGAATACGGCCGTATCTCAAAAACAGACGTCAAATAGCCAGAAAGGAAACCCCATGCCTCTATACGCCCACATTAAAACTGATCACGTCGATAGTTGGTTCCGTCTACTGACCGTAGATCAACTAGAAGACCCCGACCAAGCCCTCGAAACAGAGACCTATCTCGATGACATAGCCGATATGCATCGTACCGCCCTCACCCAACGACTCTATAACACGCCTGAATTACTCAGCAGTATGTTGACCAAAGACGAACATCCTCAAACCACTCTCAAGAAAAAAGGTGTTCTCTACGTCAATCGTGTCGGGGGTTACTATCCAGATCCCACAGACGACGAAATCGTTGAAATCAAAAAATTCCCACAACGTCCTCTTGAAAAAGACACGGGCTTCACCGGCTGGTTAGACGCTAACGGCAACTTTTACGAATCCATTTACGGCACTCATAATCAAATTGCCTTTAATCATGACATTACCACTGATGAAAACGCCATTTACTTGGCCTGTACAACGTCACCCATCCTCAATCAAAAAACAGACACTATCACACTCGGTATCGGGCAACCCACCAAGCAACAAAAAGAATGGCTCATCGCCTACATGAACCAACTGTCACAGCAACAACAAACAATCGCCAAAAAGTGGCTCTAACTAGAAAGGATTTTCTATGCAAAATATTATTCTACACGAATCCCTAACCGGAGATTGGGTCTTATTTTTAGGAATAGCTATCATGTTCAGCTTAATAACCATTGGTAGCTTACTAGTTACAATTTCTATCGTCCGTAACTTTCTCAACCGCTACGCTCCACTCGGAGCTCTAATTGGATCCCTTCTCACCACACTGTTTCTTGGTACAATTGTATCTGGCTCTATCTATTTCGCAACCAGGCAATACAAAACAGAATATAACATCACACATACGCCAATCAATCACTATTACGATTTCACAAAAGAAGGCCAACTCATTACAGCTACTCGTAAATCATCCGCTCCTAACAACTTAAAAACCAAATTAAACGCCAAAATCATTTCAGAAGATAAGACATCTTATCAAGTTGAATACCAAAATCAATATGACTCTATTCCAAAATCCTATCTAAAATAAAAAGGAATCCTCATGTATCACATCCTTTTCAAACAATCTTATATTGGCCTAGCCTATTTTTCAAGTATTCTTTTAAGTCTCTTATTCGGCTACATCACCTATCAACTCATCGTAGAAAGCCCAACCATCCTCAAAGAATCAAATCGTAAGTATCGAAGTTTCTTCATTCTATTTTGTATCATAACCGCTTTTACGTCACTAACCGTGACTAACATCAAATCCTTTCTCGATACAAACCAAACCGAAATAAATTTAAAAGAAAACATCACAACATACTATCAACCCATCAAAGATGAAGTCCTCCTCCATCTCAAACGGAAGAAATCAGCACCGACTTATCTGACTGAACAAGTAACCGTCAAAATCATTTCTGAAAACAACACATCGTATCAAGTGCAATACAAAGATACTTTTGACCGTATCCCCAAGAAATAAGAGGAAAAACACTCATGACAAACACCTACCAGCTTGCCATCTACAGCTACATTGACGGCCCCCTTTTACTCGAAACCAACCTAACCCTTGAAGAAGTTCTTACACGAAGTCTCACCGCCATTCAAGAACACGATCCATACCTCATTGAATCTATGGCGAAGACCCTCAAACTACCCACTGGTCCAACAACTCATCTCCTTGTCTTCAATGCCTTACTTGACAAAATGCAACAGCCCAATTATAGCTTTCGCAGCCCTCATGTAAAACTGTACTTCAAAGAAAATCCATCTACAAATGACTGGCATCTTCACATTGTCAGTTTCCATCATCGAGACCGTGAGAATGAACTGACCATCTTCACTAAAAAACTCAATTAAAGGAAAACTTCATGTCTATCATTCAAGAATTATCGCAAAAACTTAGAAGTCAATCAATAAACCCCAAGATAAATTAATACCTACGGGGTTCTTTCGTATATTGATTCTTGACGTATTCGAACGCTGTTTCTCTTGAAACAACACCTACTGTTGACATAAAAAAACTAGGGTTCCAAAGATGGCCTTTATAGAGTTTTTCTTTGTCATCTGGATGAAGTTTGAACCACTCACGAGCAGCAGCACCTTTAAAACTCTTCACGATACTCGAAGGTGCAAATTTCGGTGGAAATGAAACGACTAAATGAACATAGTCGGGCATAATTTCGACCCATTCAATAACTGAACCATTCTTCTCTGCAAAACTTTCCAAAAGCTGTTTCAACTCATTTTGTTTTTCCTCAGTATCAAAAATAAATTTACGATACTTAGTAACAAATACTAAATCGAAATGGAAATCATAAACGCAAGTTCTAGTTTCGATCATATTTGAACTCCTTTGATTACTTATTTTGAGAGTTATCTCTTGACATTAGTGTAACATATATGATATAATATTGTCAAGAATAAAAAAGGAGTAACATTATGCGAGCAAAAACGCCTAGTTTTGTGGTTTCAGTTAAAATCAAGTTATCTGCGTCTATTGAGAACCATTTAGAGAAAAGTTTTAACGTTGCAAACAGTGCTTATAATGAAGCACTAAGCTTTGGACTCAAGCATTTTAAAGCTCTCAAACAAAACTCCGATTATCAAGAACTCTTAGAAAAAAGACAACAAACACTTTCTGAAATAGCTGGTTTGAAAAAAGTCAAACAAAAAACCATAGAATTAAACCAACAAGTTAAACTCTATAATAAGGCTCTTTTCGAACTACAAAAAGCCTATAGTTTGACAGAATTCGGTTTGTCTGCTCATTTATGTAAACAGAGACGAAAAGAAAATTCTTCTTACCGACATCTAAGTTCTGGAGAACTTCAAGTCATTGCGTTCCAAGCCTATAAAACTCTTGAAAAAGTTCTTTTCTATAAAATTAAACCTCATAAAATACGTTTTCGAAGCAAATATGACTTGAGTGCTAATTATCGAAATCGTGTGAATACAGAAGCCACTCGATTAGTAAAATCTGATAAGAAAGGAATGGCTTATCGACTCTATATCCACAAGAAGTCAACCTTTGTAGATATCCCCGTAAAAGCTTTTAATACCTATCAACAACTAAGTATCTTGCGTAGTGAGAAAATCAAATATGTCCAAATTGTTCGTAAAACTATTCGAGGAAAAAAGGTTTATTATATACAAATTGTTTGCCAAGGATTTCCACCATCAAAAGTAACTAAAGGTGAAAATGTAGTTGGAATCGACCCTGGAATTTCAACCGTTGCTTATGCATCGAATTCTGAGGTCACACTCATAGATCTAGTTCCAAAGAATATCAATCAAAAAGAAAAACTTTTGAAAAGACTCGACCAAAGAATTGAACATAGTCGTCGAGTTAATAATCCTGAATGTTATAAGGGAAATGGAACCATTAAGAAAAAGGCTCGATTCAAACATTCATCAAAGCGACAAGTTCGCTTACGCAATCAACGACTTAAAGCCTATCGTTCTTTATTTGAAGAGCGTCAGAAACTACAAGGACAATTAGTAAATCAAATCGTATCTCAAGCTCGTCTTATCAAAATAGAAGACCTATCTGTAAAAGGACTTCAAAAACGCAGTCGTGACATCCGTATCAATTCAACTAGGGATTGACTTTGAAGTGATTTCACCGAAAGATACGAAACCCAGTCAATATAACCATATCACTCAAACATTTGAGAAAAAATCACTATCCACTCGTATGTATGACCTGTCGAAAAAATACACAGGCGTACAACGCGACCTGTATTCAGCCTTTCTCATTGGACATATTGAAAACAATCACTACAACCAAGAACAATTAGAACAAGATTTCCCTATATTCTATAAATTAATGAAGGACTTTCTTCAGCAAACCCCAAAAACTAAGCGTTTAGCTTGGTATCTTAAATAAAAAATAGTCAAGGAAAAGACATTAAAACCCGTGAGACTGACGCTCCTTCGTCAATGCACAAGACAAATTTTTTTCTTTCTACTTTGTATAAAAAGATTTTGATACGGATGATGCATGTTTCAATATGCGTCTTCCTTCTTGTGAAACTTCCAATGCTCAGACACATACCGAGATCAAGTTCTTACTTGAAGCAGGTCATTGTCTTTCGACAGTCGCCTTTAGTTCATTTTTGAATTAAAGACGTGAACTGAGCACGTTTACCATGAGGTAAACGGGAATCCCATGATTGAAGTCATGGGAAAACGTCAAGAACTCGTGCTCGATCAATATACCGGCTCGGCTAATATCGGCATCGCTTGCCTTGAAATAGGACGAAATGCCCTGCTTCTTGAAAAAGATCCCGATATCTATGAATTGGCACGTAAAAACTTGTTAGTACACTCCAAAATTGCCTGATGGCGACAGTTTCGCCATCACTTTTTACTAGGCATGTCAGCACAACATGTAACGGTTGTATACCCGACTCCTGTATTACAACCAATTGCGACTATAAGATCTAGGCAGTAATGCTTAGGTCTTTTTTTACCGAAGACAAGCCTTGCTCGTCTTCGTTTTTTACTATATATTAACGATTAGCAAGCAAGAAAGGACCTCTATGCCTAAACACAAATCCATTAAAGCCCTCCTCAAAAAGCTCACAGAATACTCTATCTACAGTGCCGAACAACTGATTTCAACCGAACATCATCTAGAACGCGAAATTCTGTCCAAACTCAAACAACACTCAACCAAGCAAGATCTCTACCTCGAAATCTTGAACGTCTCAAAAGAATTGAATATTCTCGCAACAGCTTCCGTCCTGCAAGATACACATACCAAGCTCGCGACCTCCATCAAAGTCGAAAGTCTTCAGCGTCAACTAAAAAGTCTCGCAAATCAACTCTAATACGCGTCAATTTCCTCAACATATGGTATAATAGAATTATCACATACAAGGAATAAGTATCATGACGCGTCTAAAAACAATGATAAAGAGCGCCCTCGTTCTCGCCCTCTTCACCCCTTCCCTCGTCCTCGCACAAGTCTTCCCGAACAGCCAACCCTTGCCAACATCACCGCAAGTCACCCTCAGTGATGAAAACACTATCGGAGAATTTGAAGTGCAACATCCTCGAACCGTCAATATGACACAGGCGGACTTTAACGCGCCCGGTAACTCAGCAGCGGTTCTCGTGCGTGCGCGTGTCGGACTCCACTACTCCTTCGGCTCCGGCATGTTCATCTCACCCAATGTTTTCGTGACCGCCGCTCACGTCTTCAATAATGATGACGGCACGCCTCTGCCCGCTGATGCGTACGCCTACACGCAAGGTTCTAACAGTGCCTATCAAACAGGCACCTTCGAACCCAATGGTATCAGTTACGCCTTTACAGGTGCCAACATGCACTATTACAACAAAGCCGCCTACAAACCGTCTACCCCAACAGACCTCGTAGCGGTCGTTGTTAAAACACCCATGCAGTTGACCTATCCAGGCGCTGAATTCAATGAACTAGCCAGCACAACAGCCAACCTCTCACAAGTGCGAACACTGGGCTATCCGGCAAATGCCGACGGAACCAATCTCGTATTAGGAGCTCTCTACCAATCCATCGGAAACATTACAGCTCCACCGAGTCTCGCCGATATCGGCATGGGAATGAGTGATGGCGATTCCATTGAAGGAGTTTCAGGCGGAGGCGTCTTAAATAACTCCAATCAAGTCGTCGGCATCCATACAAACGCCTTCCTCTTTGATACGGGCAACAAGCCCGGCTTCATTAAATTCAGTCCCGAACAACGTCAATGGCTCAACAACTTAGTCGAAGCCAACAAAGTAACTGGTTGGAAAGAATACAATGGCGACCATTATTACTTCGATCAAAAGGGACACCTCCTTAAAAATCAAACCAAGACGCTAGACGGTGAAAAATATAGCTTCGACGCAACAGGAAAAGCAACCGCCCTCAACCAAACACGAACCGTACCTGCACCCAGCAGCACAACCCCAGCAAGCTCGACCTCAACGTCAAGCTCCAGCAGCACTAGTTCGACGTCTGCGCCTTCTACCACAGAAAAAACAAAGACAGACACCACAACATCTTCTAGTCAATACCCTAGTAAGTTTGTCAAACCGCGCGTCAAAACAGACCAGCAAGCGGTAACCGCCACCAAATCAAAAACCAGCAAAACAACGAAAAATTACATGATTCCCATTGTGAGTGTCTTAGTTGCTTGTTTCACCTTGGGTTTTGGCGGTTCCATCTATCTATCTAGAAAATAAAGAAAGGCTCTCATGAACCCCATTTTTAAAGATTACTATGATAAGCTAAATAAAACCAATCAAAAACATTTCGAAAAAGTTCTCAGCTTCTATCCTGAATTAAAACCACGGTACTATCCAAAAGTCTTGCAAAAAATCGACCAACTCAAATGCGCCGACTCCACCAAAGAAGTCCTACACGCGCATAACGATCATATTTACGAAGCCTTCTTCACCAAGATGGACTTCCTAAAAGAAGCCAAAGGCTTTACAATCGGGGACGTCGTCTATCAAGATGACTCCAAAAACAAGATCAAAATCCTCGAATTCTTCGAAAAAGACAGTTATATCCACGTCGTAACCAACCAAGACCCTATGTTCGAAGGATACCCCTTTATCGAAATGCTCTCAAAAGAACCACGACCTGAAACACCAGCTGTTTTCAAAAATCGTAAACAAGAATCCTTTATCAACAGTCTGACCATTTCTGAAATCACCTCATCTATCCGTTCCTTCTTACGCGAATACAGCCGTGATACCTATGACTTTAATCCCTTCTACCAGCGTGACCTTGTTTGGACAATGGAACAAAAGCAAGCCTTCATCAAAGCCCTTCTCTTAGAAGAAACAGACGTCCGACCAACTTTCTTAGACAATATGTATCAAGCTTCTATCAAAAAGCGTGAATACGAAATCCTCGATGGCAAACAACGTCTCAGTGCCATCTTATCCTATGTTCATAACGAATTCTCTGTCGAAGACTACTTCTATAAAGATCTAAGCAAAGCCGACGTTTATGCCTTCATGCGAACACCCATGGTTTACAAACTCATCAAATACTATGGGCCAAACGGTCAAGAAGAACTGTCCGACCAACACAAAATCGAACTCTTCTTACAAGCCAACGAATACGGTCAACGTGTCTCAGACGAGCATCTAAGAAAAATCAAAGAAACATACCTCAAATAGAAAGCACCTATGGACTCAATCACAAAAACAAAAGAACGTCTCATTGAAGACGTCATGCAGGGTTTAGCTCAAAAGCAAGCCATCTTTAACAATTATCAGCGAAGACCTCGTATCCCGAGCACCAATTCCATTCAGACGGTCACACGTTTTATTGGAAAACGGCTTCAACTCGACGAAGATACACTCATCTTCAAAGGCGAAAATCGCTACGAGCCTGAAAACTGGTCTCTTGACACACAATATAAGAAAATCATCGATTATTGTGTTCAGAAAAATATTGTTTACTAATCAATCGGGCCCTCGGCCCGATTCGTTTTAGTCGATACGAATTCAATGAAAGGAGTTATTATGGAACTGATTCTTGTTAAAACTATTCTATCCGGCATAGTCCTCGCCTTATTAGTTTATCTCATCAAAACCTGCAAAATACAAATTAAACTACTAAACAACATCTACCAAATCTTTTTCATTAAAGAAATGTTTTATGTCTTCTACGGCTTCCTTTTCGCAAAAGTCTTTCTAATCTTTTTACGCTTTTTCGCGACTCTTATCCTCATGATCACAATTTCAACCGAAAGTTCAAGCATCCTTTCTGTTCCCACTTATCAGATCTTGACTAGTCTCACCACGATCAAGCCAAAAACACATGTCACACAAACCAGCGACTACAAAGAAATCTATCAACAAACGTCAACCGTGAATTTCAAAATCACCAGTCCACGACCAAATGCATTAGGTCATCCCTTTTTCACCAACACACTCCTTGAAACAAAGGGCAACAAAGTAAATATTCAGGAAATAGAACGTTATCTTAAAACTCAATCCACATGGAACCAACAAACCCTCTTTGCCCAACTAATCGCAACCGCCAACGGTCAAACCCTTCAAGAAAACAGCATCCTTCAAGAGCCAATCTATCATTATGCGTCAGACGACCTAAAGAAGCGACCGTCTAACCAATTGCGGTACTCAATTAAATCCGTCGAAGTCGCAAACGGAACCTACACGCAAACGATTGACTCTATTACAAAAACAACCAATGTCAAACTGGTTCGTTTAACCTTCACCGTTAGTCTGGCAGCTGGCGTCGAACAGCAAGAAGAACTGAAAACTATTCTTAATTAGAAAGGACGCACCATGCCTTTTCCTAAAAAAATCATCATTCCCTTTATCATTCATCTACTGAGTCACTTGGTACGATCGCTACAGATTTTCGTGGTCAGCTTTCTCGTTATTCTTGGCGTCAGTACCACTATGGCTCATGCCGAAGCCATTCCTGAGAAAGCCCCGGCAAATGGCGTCTACGACCCCCATCATTACCTCGATGACGCAACGATCAAGCAAATCGAATCGCTCAATGAAGAATATGCCAAGACCAAACTTCGACCTCAAATTGGCGTCGCAATCATCGATCACCTAGATAGTGGTCTAGAAGAAACGGCCAATAAGACCGCTCGCAACTGGAAAATCGGCTATCAAGACACCAAGATGGGTGTTCTTACCCTTATCGCCATCAAAGACCGAAAAATCCGCACCGAAGTTTCAAGCCCACTCGGCGTCTATCTCACAGATCAAAAAGCTTATGAATTAAACGAAACCATCAAAAGCGACTTCCGTAACGGAGCCTACAGCAAAGGCGTCTTGAAATACCTGGTCGAACTGAATACCCAATTACAACCCGTCCTAACAAAATCCGAAAAAGAACTAAAAGATGAAGCGCCTAAAGAAAACCCAGCTATCCTCATTTTAATTTTCGGAGCGATAGGTGTTTTAACAACCATCCTCATCGCTATAGCCGAAACTATGGGATTCAAACTCGACCCCTATGGCACAATTGGTCATAGTTCTTCCTCATCATCTGGCAATCACAATAACTATTACAGCGGTACATCTAGCCATTCCTCAAGTAGTTCCTCTGATAGTTGGAGCGGAGGCGGCTTCGATGGCGGTGGTTCATCGGGCGGCTGGTAACGCAAACAACAAAAAAAAGAAAGGAGCTCACTTATGTGTCTCACCGATCAAAAAACACTGGACATCTGGCCACAGAAAACCTTCAAAGAATCACTCAAGATTTACGATGAGTGGAATCATGAACAAAACAGCTTACTCCAAACAGAAGCTATCTATCGCAATCAGGTATCCCACCTCGTTGAAGTCCTCAATAACAAATTCCATACCACTCATCCTGAACAAACCATCCACTTCCACTACCACGATGAGCGTCATCTCTTTCATTACCGTCTGACCATCAAATTCGATGAAAAGAATCGAAAAACCATCCAATTCGCCATCTATGACGCTAAAAATCAACCAAGGCCCCTCTTCACGGTCAACCATCGCGTTAACCTCCACCATGAAGGCATCACAGCTCTCATCGACCTCAAACACACCTTTGTAGAGCTTGACAGCTGGACCATCATTGGCTTCATCGACACCTTCATCCGCTCAACGAAAACCTATTTAGAAACGGACTAATTATGCGACTAGATCTATCAGCTACCTCTCAAAAGAAAATCGGCTATATACCCTATGCCATTTGCATTGAATTCACAGACAATGAACAAAACCATCACAAATTAAGCATGGATCTTCGTGGCACTACCGACTGCAATTCATCATCACTAAACACCATAACAAAAGGCCAACTCATTCCATGGCTGCATATTCAAAACAAGCGAGCATCCGGCCTTAGTGAATTATCCGAAAACGAATTCGAACCCTATATTCAACTATTCAATAAACACCTAAAAACAGCAACAAAGATAAAAATTATTATCCACGCAGTCGATGATGAGTTTGAAGTGGACTCTTATGATGACATTCTCACTGACATGTCCGGTTCATATGAATACATTGACGAAGAAAACAACCATCAAGAAATCCCATTTACATTCGAATACAAAATTGTTTAGAAGGGAATATACTTATGGCGACATCATAGTTTACTTACGCAGGCTCCTTTGATGATATCACAACGGGCTACCTCCTCATTCCCGAATACGCTCAAAAATGAGCAGGAACCGACAAACTCACTATTATTGAAAATGGTGAATTTGCTGATTTTGCTATCAAAGAAGCACCAAACCCAACTACAAACTATCTCGACGGTTACATCCTCATTGGAATCTTTGAACAATTATACAAAGGCGAAAACGTACCTATTTCGCTCAACGATTGCTTCCACGAAAAATGGAATCCATCAGATTATAACCAATTATTAAATCAACTATTCTCAAACGGATTGTCTACAGAAGCCTATCACAAAAAAACACCATACAGTCTCAAAATCACAGACAATCCAAACCTCACCTACGAAACCTGTCCCCACTATTCTCCATGTGGACAATTCTATGACGATGAACAAAAACTCAATCATCAAAAATATTGGAACGATTACTTTAAAGAAAACAATTAAGAATGGACTAAAATGACCTACGCAGATAACATCTTCAAAGAAAACATCCAAAACATCCTCGAAAACGGTGTCTTCTCCGAGCAAGCACGACCCAAATACCAAGACGGCACTACTGCTCATTCCAAATACGTGACAGGTGCCTTCGCCGTCTATGATTTAGCAAAAGGCCAATTCCCGATCACGACCCTCCGCAAAATCCCCATCAAATCCGCGATCGGCGAACTCCTTTGGATCTACCAAGACCAATCCAACGATCTGGCTCTCTTGCGTGACAAATATAAAGTAAACTATTGGGATGCATGGGATGTCGGTGATGGCACGATTGGCAATCGATACGGCGAAGTCGTCCGTCGGCATCACATCATCGACAAACTCCTCAAACAACTCACTGACAATCCATGGAACCGTCGCAACGTGATTTCACTGTGGGACTACGCCGCCTTTGACGAAACAGATGGACTCTTGCCTTGTGCGTACAACATCATGTTCGACGTGAGAAAAATCGATAGCGACATCTACTTAGACGCCACTCTCACCCAGCGCTCCAACGACATGTTAGTCGCTCATCACATCAACGCCATGCAATACGTAGCACTCCAACTCATGATTGCCAAACACTTCGGCTGGAAAATCGGTAAATTCTTCTACTTCATCAATAACTTGCACATCTATGACAATCAATTCAAGCAAGCCCACGAACTCCTAAAGCGAGAATCGAAAAATTGTCAACCCCAATTGATCTTAGACGTTCCTGACGGTACGAACTTTTATGATATTCGTGTCGAAGATTTCAAACTCATCGATTACGATTACGTGGAACCCCAACTAAGATTCGATCTAGCCATTTAAAAAAGCAACCACAAAAGTAGTTGCTTTTAAAAAACATTTTTGAGTCGAACACTAAAGACCAGCTTATGCTGCGTCAAGTTAATCATAACGACCTGTACCTCTGACGGAATGACCGAGCCATTCTCATAGAAACATTCAACCCCATACTTGAAATGATCGTCTTTATGAGAATTGATTACATAATCCGCCAATCGTTCAAAATCATCCAAGGAGTATTGCACGAAGCCATACCGTTTTAGAGCTGAACCGTAAACAGTCGGATAAACCAACTTCAAACCATTCCTCGCACGATCCACTTGTTCCTTCAACTGTTTGACACGCGCTTGATTAGAATCAACCGTCCCCCTTACAGGAGGTGCGTAACCGACGTCATACTTGGCACCCATGTTGAGATGGGCCGTTCCCATAAAGAGCAAATGATCGACATCCCCGTCGCTCAAGCAATAACGAAAAGGAATCAAGTGCGTTGCATGCCAGAGATTATAGGTCGTTCCTTGTACGACCACCTTGTTATTCCATGTCTGCTTGCGACCGGGAATAAAGACCTTCTGACGCATCTTGGCATCCCGCGTCACAATCTTCCGTTTAATCAAGTCTTTATTGCGCTGCAAGATGGACTTGGTAATAAAAACGAAAGCACCCACGACTCGTTTGCCTTTCTGTCCAGACTCTAAATCACTAACCACAATATCAGCGATCCGAGGTACACCGTGTTCATGCGTATCCATCAACAACTGATGGAAGATTTTTCTGTGGCCGACCCGATGCACGTATAAGTCATTCTTGTTCTTGGCACGTACCCGCCAACGAGAACGACTGAACCATTGATAGGCAAAAATGCCGAGAAGACTGAGCACTCCAACTAGTAAAAAGACACGCATCAGCCCACCACCTCGTAATCATAAAGCCCTGTCAAGAAATCACTAAAGGTATACGTAATCACTTGCGGGTGCGTCGAATTGAACTGACCCGACATATCCGTCCGCTCCATGACGAGACAAGACAAAGTAATATCCGTCACGAGACCTTCAGCGACGCGTAAAAATTGCGGGGTGCCTTGATTGGAGCGCTGTCGTGTTACGCGAATGACGCTCCCCTCTAACAAATGGAGTTCTTTTACAATACTCGACGTATAGCGAGCATTGGCTAATAAAGTTCTTTCGTTCATGTTATCCTAGCATCTTTCTAAATCTTGATGCCGCTATTATACCACAAATACTTCAATATTTCAAATAGAAAAAGGAGATGCCCTATGTCAAACGCAAACAACCATCTGAAACATCAATTAGAAGACATTCACAACGCCATCTATTCCCAACAAGAATTAAAAAACCATCTGAATCAATACATCATCACAAAAACATCCCTAACCCTCAACTACGGCAATCACCCAGATAGCGCAAAAGGTCTCGTTTTCAACTTCAACTACATCAACAACAATACTTTCAGTTTCAAAAATATAGATTTTCCAGAAACAACCAAACACCTACCCTTCTACATTAACGCTATTAAAGAAGATATGTTCTTACAAACAGTCCTCAACGCAACAAACAACTGGATATCTAACTATTACCAACTGAACCAAATCCATTCCGGTCAAACCGCTATGAAAGACCTCATCGATTTTATCGTAACCGATAAACTCAAATACAACATTGCTTCTATCCTAATCGATTTAACCAAGCATCACAAAATCGCCCGCGTCGAATACCACAAAGAACAATACTTCTTCATCGATGACCACAACCAACTAATCGGACAAATCCATCTAATACTTACAACCATGTTTGAACGGGAAAACCACAAACAAGAAGAAGACAAACCCTTGATCAAAGAACAAGTCCAAAAATTCATCGATGCCGTCTACGCAACCGACCCAAAAGCCATCGACAACTATCTTAACGACTGGTCTTTTCACCCAAATTGTGCTATAATGTATTGAAACTACTCTTAGAAAGGACGTCTACATATATAAATATGTAGCAACACACTCATGTCAAAAATTCGTGGATTTGAATTGCTCTCAAACGAAACCAACACCCAACTCTTGCCTAAACGCGAAACCGCACACGCCGCAGGCTACGACCTCAAAGCTCGTCATAATGTCGTGATTGAACCCGGGCAAATTGCTCTTGTAGAAACCGGTGTCAAGGCCTATATGCAACCTGATGAAGTGCTCTACCTCTATGATCGCTCATCTAACCCCCGCAAAAAAGGCATCGTGCTCATCAACTCTGTGGGAGTCATCGACCATGACTACTACAACAATGAAAGCAACGAGGGACACATTATGGCCCAATTCAAAAACATTTCAGATAAGCCCGTTCGTATCGAACAAAACGACCGTATCGTACAAGCTGTCTTTGCCAAGTACCTCATCACCGACGATGACGAAGCATCTGGTACACGCACAGGCGGTTTCGGCTCAACAGACCAGTAGAGAAAAGCAAACATTCGTTTGCTTTTTTGCTACAATTCACTAGAAAGGACGTATCCTATGAAAACAAAAAACATTCTCCGCTTCCTCATCAGCGGACTCATCCTTCTCGTACCGCTTTTCTTTCTCTACATCACACCTAATCAAAAAACCACAAGCGAAACCCATCCCGACTACTACCAAGTCGTCGGCGCGTCCACGCTCGATCCCACAACCTTTAACGATCACTCCAACTATGCCTACAGCGACAAAGATGATCTCGGTCGGACCGGTCAAGCAAGAGCCACCATTACTTACGAAGACGTGCTCAAATCAAAAGGTGTTCGTGGACAATTCAAAGAAGGCGACAACCCCAGCGGCTGGCCCAAAAAAACCCTCAAAAACAAAGAAGTACCTATCCATACAAGCACAGGCACGACCCGTGGTTGGTTCTACAACCGTAGCCACCTCATTGCCGACCAACTAGGCGGCCCTGCAACCAGCTACAACGCCATTACAGGCACCCGCACCCAAAACGTTGGCAATACCAAACACACAGGCGGTATGCAGTACATCGAACGCAAATGTGCCCACTACTTAGAAAAGCATCCCTCTGTCAAACTCTACTACCAAGTAACCCCCAAGTACCAAGATAGTGAACTCATTCCGCGAACTGTCGAAGTCGAAGCTCTTACCAGTGATGGCGTCATCAACGAAAAAGTCATCACCTATAATGAAATGACCGGCTACACCATTGACTACAAAACAGGAGCCTTTAAATGAAACAACAACTGATCTTCATCGATAATCCATCCAAAGACTCAATTGCAAAACACATTCTCAAGTATCCGCGTATCAAACAAAGAGCTCGTCGAAAATCCATTCTAAATAAAATCATTCAATTCTTCGATGAAACCGACGAACCCTTCAACGAAATCGAAATTGAAGACGACAAAAACAAGCTCACCATCACTCTCGTTAACCATAAAGACAACCCTAAACTCACCATCGAAAAGGAGGAAAATCTATGACAGACAATACCCAAGACGCCTTCATGGAGCGCCTCAAAACCATTCTCAAATCCTGTCTCCATCACGAAGAAATTGTCAAAATTTACCAAGCCAAAACAACCAATTCCATCTACGCCCTCTTAAAAGACGGCCACAACTACAAAACCGTCCGACTCAGCGACCACGATAGTCACCAACGAAATACAGTTGACAGTCTCGATGCGGATGCGTCAGACAATGCCTTAAAAGCTTCGTTTTTAGAAACACTCTACAGAACCGACAACTGGCATTATTTAACACCACAATCTTACCGCTACTTGCGTCTCATCCACTTGCTCATCCCTAATAACTACGCAACCTTTCGATCCCGCAATAAAAATGGCGTCGTCTTCCATATTGTCGATCGTCACGAAATCGAAATCATGGAAAACAACCCTCGCTACTTCCTAAACAAGGTCGCTGTAAACCAACTCAGAAGACTTACAAATGCTTCGATTATCACAACAACAGGCAAATACAACAATGAATTAGCCATCACCCAGTCAGGCTACGCCATCTTAGACGAAAAAGCCAATGATCCCCACTTCCAAAAAGAATGGGCCAGGTTCCAAAAACGACTCAATCTCAATGATATTTCAGATAATTCTTGGCTCATCTCCCACAAAGATTACAAAAAATGATACAATAGAACTATCAAATTAGAAAGGCAATTCCTATGCAAATTATTAAACGTAACGGTTCTCGCGTCGATTTCGACCCAACAAAAATCTATCAAGCTGTCCTTAAAGCAGCCAGCTCCGTCTTTCCCATCACAGACGACCTTCGCGAACAACTCGCAACCCTCACTAAAAAGGTCGTCCTCGATCTAGAAGACCTCAACCTACCTGAAATCACGATCAGCATGGTGCAATCCCAAGTTGAACAGCGTCTCTTGTCTGCGGGCTACACGCAAATTGCAGAACATTATATTTCCTATCGTCTTCAAAGAGACCTAGACCGCTATGGTTATGGCGACCACTTGGCTGTCCATCTCCACTTTGAACGCCTCAAATAGCATTTAAGGAAATCCCATGGAAAAAATCATTGACAAAGAACTCAAGCATCTCTTTCCCATCTTCATGCCCGAGCACGAAGAAGCGGTGCAATCAGCCATTCAGCAAATCAAAAAAGAACCCCTAACCTATATCATTCCCTTGAACGGTCTAAATGCAAAACAACGAGCCGAAACCGCCGTTCGTCAAATTGAATTAGACGAAGGCCATCAAAGCTATATCTTACAACCTCATTTGGCCTTAAAATATGATGATTATGAAACAAAAATCATCAACCCCGTCAAAGAAATCATCCGAACATCTAAAACCAAACCCCTCTTCATTATCGAGGCCGATTACACCAACCATCTGGTCATTATGCCCATGGTCATTGTTCTCGCAGAAGAACTCGTTCAATTAGATAGTCAAGTTATCGTTCCCGTCACACAAGACGAACTAAACCTCATGGCCGATTACGTAAGCGCCCTCTTCAAAAGAATGGAGCCAAAAGAATGAAAGCAAAAACAATGATCGCAGCCATCCATAACGGTCTTCTCAAGCAAGACCTAAAAGGCTACAAGCCAAAGATCACAAATCATGATCTCACCAAAAAAGCTCAACAAGCCTATCGAGACCTCGCAAAGAAATAAGGAGCCAACCATGGAAAGACTCGATTTTACCATTTCCGATCAAATCGTCCTCTCATTTGAAATTGACCACGAACAGAAAACCGCTCGTCTTCTTCCATCCACTGACCCCCTTGCGACTCACGTCATTCTCACCTCCGAAGAAAAAACTTACCAAGGCATTGAGCGACGTCTCAATGAAATGCAGCAAACAAAAAAGACGCTAAAGGCCCAGCTAAAAGATATTCAAGCAAAAGGCTTCCACGCGCCCATGCAACACAACTTGCGCGTCAACAATAGTTCTTCTTCTATTAAAGCTACGATTGATGCACCCGTCATCACCCTTCCGTCTGACTTTGGCAATACCACCATCAACGGACTCCAACACAAGGACAATCTCCAAATTGATGGCGTCCCCCACTTCGTCAAACTCGATAGTCTATCGCCCGCCGTTAACGGCACCTGGAAGAGTGACTTCAACGCCCAATACAGCTCTGTCTCAGAAGCGCTTACGTCTATTCTGGCTAAAAACATCAAAAACGGCGATGCTTTAAACAATGTGCTTTACGAATGGCGTGAATTTGAACTGAATGGCCAAAAAGTAACCGGAACTATTTCTAAGAACTTCTTGCAAGCGCACGAGGAAGAGCACGTGCTCGCAGTTGACCGAAAGATCGACCCCCACACCCATCTGTCCGTCAAGGACTATGAAGAAAACATGTACGATGCCCCAACCGATACACGAATTCAAAATCTGACCAAGGCCTTCTCAGACATCAAGGCTGATCCAGCGGACATCCATCAGTTTCTCATTCAACAAGCAGCTTTTGATATGCTAGTCGGCAACCAAGACCGACTTAACAACCCGTCTAACTTTGTCTTTGCCTACAACGTCAAAAAGCAAACCTCCCGTATGGTCAACCTCGATTACGGTCGAACTCTGCCCTTAATTTGGACAGAAACGACCGAAAACAACTATTCGGTTGAAGAATTCTTACAAGAAGACCTCATCGATTTCGCGGACAGTTTGAATAGTGCGGACAACTCCATTTTAAGTGGTCTCTCTAAAAAAGAAGCTCTCTCTTTCTTAAACGAACATGGCTTCAAGCAATTTGAACTCGACATGTCGGGTGTATCGAAAGATTTAGACGACTTAGAAGCTCGCATTAAGGCATCAAGCGCTCCTTATAAAAAATTCGCGACCTGTAAGATCGCCGCCTTTAAAGAAATGCTTCAAAGTGATTTTTCTAAGAACTTCTATAAAGAAGTCACGCCTGAGAAGACACCTGTACGATCCTTTGACGTTCTTCTTGGCCGTCTTCCCGCCCAAGAAAGCACCGACAGCAGCAACTATCTGTCACCAGCCAGTCAGCAAGAAGACAATAACAACATCCGCCCCCTCGTTATTCTGTCAGAAAAAAATGACATGTACATTGCCGCACAGGCTCGCAGCACAGAATGTCAAAGTGCCGTACCAAGGCATGCCTTACAAGAATCTCTACAAGCTGGTTTCATCGAAGATACATCGCTCACGACCAATCTAGAACAACTCTTCTACATTGAAAAAGAAGCGGTTGATTTCATGACCCCATTAGGGCGCATTACAAAAACCGACCAAGAAGCCTTCTTAAAAGCGTTCTTGAAAGAAAATCAATTACAACAAAACAAACAAGCGTCAACGAAAACCAAACAGAAAAACTTAGAAATGGAATTCTAATGGCCCATAAAAAACGTCAAAATGTCTTCTTGCGCGTGCGTCTCTTATCAGGCAAAGAAGTCGTCTATCAAGTGCCTAATGACTTACGATACGCTACTCTGCAATGCTATTATAAAGGCGAACTCAAACACTTACTCCAAAACGCCCTCATCAACGTCCCGACAACACCCTACACAAAAGACGGCAAAGTGACTCTCCACGTCGGCCAAGTCGTAAGTATCTTCGTCCAACGCCGCAGTCAAAAACGACGCACTCGTGGTCAATTCTTGACAGAAGAGACTTGGAAGAGGCCTCTCGACTGGGAACAGATTAAGTTTCTCCTCCACGACCACTCCTTTCTCAACAAATGCCGAGTCTTCATTGATCTCTATCGTTGGAAATGGCGTGCACGCATGGATCCAAACGATAACAATTAAACCCCTCTAAAACGCTCTCTATGGCGTTTAAATAATCGACCCTAAATTACCCCGCCTGCTCTCTTAAACGCGCACTATGGACGCGCTATACCCCTTAAAATAGAAAGGAGCTATTATGGCTCAAAACGACATTCAAAAAATCAAATCTTTCGAAGAAACTATCGATAACGCAATCGAAATCCTAACCCAACTAAAAACAAAAAAAGATCAAAACCCCGCCTTCGTATTGAACACGGTACACGATCAAAAAGACGACCCAAGTAAAATTGACCTAGAAGGAACGTCCTTCGGAACCGCTCCCGAAATTCTGACAGCCTTAGATGGCTTCTTCGAAAATCATATCGATTTACTGATCGTTCTCATGGTTCGATTTGAAAACGAAATTACATCCTACAGGAAGAAGAACTCTTAATGGAGTTCTTCTTTTTTTCCGAACAATAAGCCTTGAATTCGATTAAAATTAACGAAAACGTTCGGAAATTACTAGAATTATGAAACAAACCAAAAATAATCCTTTTTTTATCGTTTTCGAAGGAATCCGTTCAACAGTCAATAAATCAGTAATGTCAACGCTAAACAATAAAATTCCCTTTTCAACCAATCAAACGAAGGGGTGCGACAAGGATAAAAAAAGAAATTGGTACGTCCTTGACAGGCAAGGATTGTTCGTGTTTCATACGTGCAAAAAACCTTTAATCCTTAATTTTAGAATCAATTTCTTATCTCTACGCAATATAAAACATAACACATATTATATTTTATATTACTCCTTATGACAATATTAAATAAAATAAGGAATTAAGGAAATAAAAAAAAATAAAACCACTAATACCAATACTTTGTGTCAAATATTTGTTTCCTTTAACAGTTCCTTTTTTGTCAAAAAGATTACCTTTTAACAACAATAATCAATCTAAAAATTCAAAAATACCGCTATATCAACACGTTCCCCGTCTATATGTTTCCCTTCCTGTAATAAAACAAAAAAAAGGAAATCATCTTGACTTCACAATCGGTCTATGCCACTACAAGAAAAACTCTAAATAGAATTATTCTTCTTTTCCGAACGATAAATCTTAATTTTGATGAAAATTGAACGAAACGTTCGGTTTTTATGAAACCGAAAAATTATCTACTTTTTTTATGACGCAAAAATAAAATAAATAAAAACAACACAACCCATTGTCACAACAACAAATATTTCTCATTTATAATTTTTTAACACATCAAAAGTAAAATGAAAAAATTATCAAAGCGACATCTGAAAATACGCGATATAACAAGTTTGTTCGGATTTTAACTATAAAAAATTTATTTAATTACTTCATTTTCGACGCAAATTCTTTTATATGTTTTATATTTATCATACAATATGTTATATTTTATATTTATTACATATACAAGTTTAATAAATATAAGTAAAATAAGTAAACGAATATACAAAACCCAACCACATCAACGATTTTGCGTCTTAAAATGATTACTTTTTTGATTACTTTTTCAAAAACGCCCGATTACTTTTCCGACTGTCACTTATACCGAGAACCACTCAAAACCCTATTACATCAATACTTTTCAAAATATCTATTCCAATTATATATTGTTTCTTCGTTATTCTTAAAAAAAAGAATAATCATCATATCCTTGACACGACCTTGTCACTATGTTACAATAATTATAAGCAAAAAAAGCCATTCAGTCTCATCGACTGAATGGCTTAGAGCTGACACGCAAACCGCAAACGCATGTCTATTAAATTTCAATTTATATATAGTATAACACAATGCAACATGCGTGTCAATTCTTTTTGCTCACATTCACTATAAAAAAAACAAAAGGACATTCATACCATGTTGACAATTCAACCAAAAGATACAAAACATATGACAATCACAGATCCTCGTGCAATCAGAGCTCTTAATTTCATTCAACAAAAAAGCCCTGTGACGTTGCATACAATTGACGATATGCATCAAGAAGTAAAGAATATCGTTACAGAATATTATTCTGAAGTTTATGCTCAAGCCCTTATTGAAAACAAGGGCAACGAACCAAAAAATGTCAAAATCGCAATCGGCGAATACGCTATTCTTTTAAACCACGTCTTACCTTTAGCTATCATCACACCTCAATCAAAATCAAAAACGCCAGCCGTTCTCACAGAACCTATAGTCTATATGTATGATTTTGATGAAAATTCCCCCACATACGGACTTTATATTCAAAACTATCAATTACTCATCAAAACGATTTACTACTCTTGTCCTCTAGAAACACCACATACTCAACAACAAATTTATCGAATCATGACACACTCGATCCCCTGTGTCCACGAAACATCTGATGTCAATCGTATTCCTGTCAAAAACGGCATCTACAACAAAGAAACCAAAGAATTAGAACCTTTTTCACCAAATTATTATTATCTAGCAAAAATTCAAACAGACTACAATCCACAAGCTGTCAGCCCAACCATCACCATGCCAGACGGATTAGATTGGTCCTTTGACTCATGGTTAGACGAACTTGTCGATTATAATCCTATTCGATTGGAACAAATGTGGCAAATCATCACGGCGGCTTTAAACCCTGGTCGCTTTTACAACAAATGTGTCATCTTCTATTCTCAAGATGGCAATAACGGAAAAGGCACTCTCGGCCAAGTTCTAAAAAACATTATCGGCGAAAGTCTTTATTCAAGTGTCAACATCAAAAACTTTGGCGTCCGCTTTAGAACCCAACAATTACTTGGTAAAATTCTCAACATCGCCGATGAAAACCCTGTAGGAGCCTATATCGACGCAACCGATGAATTCAAAGCAGCCATCACAGGCGACGACATTCAAATCGAAGCAAAAGGGAAAGACGCCTATCCCATGCAAGTTCGCATCTTAAACATTCAAATGCTAAATGGACCTTTACTAACAAAAGATAAATCCAATTCGATTTACCGTCGATTACTGATTATCCCATTCACTCACACCTTCACAGGTATTGAAAGACCCTATATTAAACGTGACTACATGGATCGAACAGAAGTAAAAGAATATATTCTGAAAAAAGCCCTTGAAGCACCCGTCGTCACCGAATTCATTACAACAACAGACAATGAGACAGCCCTACATCATACTAAGATTGAAAATAATACCGTTTATGAATTCCTCGATGAAATGCTGCCGTGTTTCAAATGGGACGTTCTCCCAACAAAATTCCTCTACGAACTCTATAAAGCATGGATGACAAAATATAACCAATACGGTAAGGCTGTTAAAAAATCAACCTTTATCGAATACGCCATCAATTTCTTCAAACAAACAAATGAATGGGATATTCGAACAAGTCAACAAGATCTCATTAAAGTTAACGGTCGTATGGACGCGGACGAGCCACTCATCACAGAATACAACTTGACTGATTACTTCGACCCCGATTATAAAGGTACTGGTCGTAAACTCAAACGTGCTTTCCCGCGTCCGAAAGCTACACGCGGTTTCGTTAAAATCAAATAAAAAAAAGAAGCACTTCACAGTGCTTCTTTTACGTCATCTTCAAAGTACGTCTCAATCACCACCACATCATGCTGTTGGCGAGAACCGGTCACGCGCCACAAGAGCTGTCGGTAATCATTATACTCACCGCTCGTTGGGAGAACAGGGTCTAGTACCAAGATCGCATGAAAACGCGACTGTAGTCCATCGACCCCCACACCCATAACCTGCTGTGTCGCAACCATTACCGCTTGTCCTTGGTCATCCCGACGCTCGCCACTCCAAAAAGCAATCTGTGGGTTGCGTTCCTTAATAATCTCCGCAATCTGCACCGATTTCGTCACAATTAAGAGACCTCCCGGTGCTTCAGCAATTAACTTATCCACATACAACAAAGTAGGTGTATCCGCGTTCACAGCAGAAAGCTTAGGAAAATCTGTCTCCACTCCTGTCTGACGAAGATAGCGCATAAAGGATGCCCGTCCAAAACTCTGTCGGGCCATCACGGATTGACCATTGACACGAACCAAATTATATTTCTTAAAGTCACGAATCAACTTAGGATTAGCTTCGTCTAAGACCACTCGATGAAAGCGCAAATCATGACCGTTGTTCTCTACCGCGTTTTCAATGGCTTCAATTTCTTCATAGCTCATGAAATTGGCCAGTTGGGCGATATAGCTGTCATAATCTCGAAAGTCATGCCACTTGAGTCCGCTGGCTGTCCAAGGGTCTGCCACCATGACGCCCCAGTAAGACTGCCACTCCCACTTCTTAGAAGGATAGGCTTGACCGAACACGGTCTGTTCCAAACCAAAGAAATTCGTTCCCTTGCGCCTGATCGGTGTTGCAGATAGACCAATCGTAAACAAGCGCTTGACCTTCTTATAAGCGTCTAAATTCGCGTCGGAACACATATCTTGCCATTCATCGATAATGAAAAGATCAACGGAGAAACGCTCTCCTTTTTTTAATCGATTCTTTAAAGTCTTGTCCGTAATACAGATGACTTCTTTAAAATCATAGGTCGCAAGAGCTTCTTTCCAACCCGACAAAATCGACAACTTCTTATTCACAATCAAAATCGACTGAGCCTGTCTCGCCTTTGCAATTTCAAGCGAACAAAGGGTCTTACCGCGACCCCCCGCTGCTTCTAAAAAAATTCCTGGCGCATTGGTCAAGCTCCGTGCAACGGCTTGTTCTTGCCATTTTCTTAGTTTAATCATCATTACCTTCTTCTTGCATGATATCTTCGATCGGACGTTGAACCATAATACCTTTAAAGTCAACCCATGCCCGATAAGCCATGTCAATTACAAAAGCTTTAGACGAAACCTCAACCCCAACAAAGTCTACCCGATCTACGATATAATCATGAATCGCATCGAGATCCATTAACGAAAGTCGGGCTAATTCCGTAATCGGTTGATCCTGCAAGAGCCCTCGTAGAATGGCATAACCCATATACAAGTCAAACGAACCAACTAACAAGTCCTTCATTAAATATTCTTGTCGCAAAAACCGTAGATAAGTCAACCAATTACGAAGCGTAACCGGCACCGTACGAATATCAAAAGGTCTCATATACGAAAAATCGACCAAATCCATATTCATGGCCACATACTTGTCGGTCCCCGGAAACAAGGTCTTCTTAAACTTCACAAGAACTCCGTCTACGACCTCATAGCGACGCTGGTCATGATAACTGAACATAGGCGCTAATCGTTGAAAGTCCTTCAAGGTCACACCGCTACCTGAAAAGACAACCGTATCGTCTACATCATCACAAAAAACAAATCGAATGTCGAGCATAGACGCTAGACTAAAGACCGTTAAATCTACTTGTGACACAGCCAATTCAGCGAGACTCATAAAGAAATAATAAGGATGCCCATCCGGTTCATGTCGTTTACGATAATCCATTAACAATTCCGCATTCAACACTTCTTCAGCTGTTGAACCGATGCCTAACTGCTGTCTTAAAATCTCAAAAACTTGAGGCGGTACCAATAAATTCCCATTCAAATGGAAAAAGTCTTCATCCACATCCACCGTCGATAAAGTACGCACCATCGTTAAGGGCATATTCTCCACATTCGATTGCCCGTAAGCATAATTTTTCAGTGTACCATATTTAATATTCGTCTTGGCAGCCAATTCCTTCAAATCCGAATTTCGTAAAAAATGCATTAACGCATCGGGCGTCATGACTTGCATTTGATCCATTTCAATCACCTTCTTTCTCTTGATACTTCTATTCTACCACCTATTATTCTTAATGTCAAGAAAAACTTTTTCTTAAATTAAAGAATGCATTTACAGATCAATAAATATATGCTATACTAAAGAAAAAACAGGCGGTAATTCTCATGACAAAAATGACTAAAACTAAACAAAAGTGGCTATCTCATCTTACACATAAACAACCCCAAACAAATCAAACAACCATGATGACCAAAATAAATCAATCATGACATCTCAAAAACAAATCGCTTCTAAAAATCGAGACATAACCATCCATCATAATATTACGATTAAACAACCTTATCAACTTGGATTCCAATTCACCGTGGGTGTTATGATGGCAATCATTCTTCCAGCTATTATCCTTTTACTACTTCGTGGTTGGTTCTCAACTCAACAAGACCATACTATCCCCTATCAAACACCCTATCATGAATCAATTCAACAATCGAATACAACTGAATAATGAATATTTTCATCGATGATAACGAGCCCCGCTCGTTATCGTTTTTACCTATAAATTTTCAATAACAAGAAAGGCAAACCCTATGCTAAATAAATTAAAAGAAATCAAAATCGCCCTCATGAAACAACGCCACGATATCAAGGAACGTCTAAACAATCCAAGCGTAACCCCAAAGCAAACAGACACGAAGTTAAAACATGAGTTAACATTACAAATCAACGGGATTAACACCGTTTTGACGGGTATCAAGGCTTTATTACCAAGTCCAAACTAAAAGAATCACATACAAGTATGACCGCTATCATGGCCAAACAAATCAACCGAGAAATCGAAGCACTAAAAAACCCATTAACATTGACCTAATGGGTTTTTCTCTATAAATAGAAAGTAAGAACGCCCAAATGATTACCAAAAAACAACTCGAAACCTTCAACCAACACTTTAAAATCATCGAAACAACCAATGATGTTAGCACTCATCAAGCCTCTCTCGACCTCAATGATCTAGAAAACTATAAAGACCGCCCATGTGATTTCCTCCTAGAAACCGATTGGGTTCACCAATCATCAGACATCTTCGATTCCGATGGTTACAGCATTCAAGATAAAAAAGGTGAACAACTCAAGGAAATCTACGACCTCGATGACATCGTTGACTTCATCGAGAACGACATGCAAAATTATCTGACAGGAGATAACGAATGAGCTACTCGTACAAAACTCTACCCCAACTCATTGAATTACTCAATCAACACTTCCAGCAAATCGAACCCTATCAATTTGAATACCATATGCTGAACGACGACGTAATTCAATACCTCATCAAAGACAAAAAAACCGACCAAATCCTTGACCAATCAGAACGCAGCATTTACGCACCAGAACCTCGCTTTAAGAAACTCAATCAGACGTTAGACGATGAGCACTATGTTAACCAAGTCAAAGACCAACTCTTCAACTTCAGACGAGACGATATCGGACTTCCATCTAAAAAGGGAAACGACATCGTTCTCGGTCAAGAGGTCATGATTACCGATCCCTGCTACGATGAAGACACTTGGTGCAATGGCATACTCACAAACGTCCGCCCAGGCACTTGGCACACCAAGGCCAACTACTGCAACATCGAATTCTGGGGCGACCGTTGTGCGAACATCATCGCCTGGCATGAAACCGTTGACGAACCAACTAACTGGGAATTGACGGATATCGACGTTGGCGTAGACTCAGGCCAAGCCGGCATCATCGACCTCGCCCACTTCCGTCAAATAAAAGCGACCCACGAACAAAAAGAAAAATGGTATGATTCTATCCAAACCTACCAATATGGACGCAAACCCATCACTCCTGAAAATCAACTCTTACTTAAAAAACTACAAAAACTCTATCAAAATATAGAGGAATACTACCCTCAATTCGATACCGAAATAACTGACAAAGAAAAAGCAGAAAAATTTGCCAACTATTTGGAACGTCGTCGTGAACTCGATAACGCCCTACTCGGTACAACACTCGACCAGCAAAGTTTTATAGACCACATGCAACAAACCTGTACCGAAGAAATCTGGACTGATAATCATTCTGTTATTACATCTTCTGGTTTCGGTGACGGCTCTTACAACTGTCTCATCGCCAAAGACAAAGAAACCGATCAAATCATCGGCATCAAAATCGATTACTTCTACGATTCTGACGCAGCAGACGAATAACCCCATGCGATAAACGTCCAAGACGTTTATCGTTTTTTTCTGTATGAACATCGAAAAGAAAGGAAGAACGTAACCATGCCTCGCTATATTCTCCATGTCGGTCATCTGACAGACCCACGATTAACAAACAATCCAAACCTCCGTTATCATAACGAACCCCTCATTAAAACAGATGACAATGATGTGCATATCTTGATGGCGCCTAATCTAAAAGCGCGTAAGGTCTATTACGAAAATATCAAACGCTACACTAACGAACCCATTGTCGCGATTTTCTATCCACAAACCTTGTCAGACTTCCTTAAAACAGCTTCTGAAAATCCTCTTGAACAATTCCGTCGCTTGCAACCACCTGTCCAAACCATTGACTGCGATGCCATCCAATTAGCTGACGATTCCGTATCACTTTACGAGGCAATTATAAAAGATCGTGACCAAAACCCGAATCTAGAAAACCACGACAATCCCCGCCATAAAGAAACCATTCATGAACATACTGAAAAAGTAATCTCAGCATTAACAAAATTAAAGTGGTACCATCAAGAACCATCAAATGAACAAATGCATAAAAACGACACCCTGCTCTACACCGTCGCTTTTTATCATGATCTAGGCAAATACTGGACCAAAAGCTTTAACCAAGAAAAAGGTCACGCTCAATTCATCGGTCACGAAAACGTCTCTGCTTGCATCTTCTTGACGGATTTTTTACTGTATCCTCATAAACGCATCATTCTCGATACCTTCACCCTCACTGAAGAGGAGAATAAATTATCTTCACCCTTTAATTCGCCCACTCCCTTTAACTCGTATCGTGAACTCATCACTAAAGAAATCACCCAAGTTATTCTCAATCACATGTTCATCAAAACCGACGGTTACACACCCAAAAACATTCAAAAACGGGGCCTGTCAGAACATGAACAATGGGCTCTCGAAATCTTCAACCAAGCCGACACCCAAGGTCGCGAACTATAATTAGAAAGTAAGAAAGAAAAAGCCATGTACACATTACTCGCCCAAATCAACAAACATGAACAAGAAAAAGCTCAAATTGCAGAGCTTACCAAAACCATTCAAGATTACATCAACGACAAAGCTGTTTTAAATATTCTACTCAATGCCCTACGATTGAACTTTACCGGTAAAACATGCTATCAAACACATGAAATCACCATCCAACCACTATCATCTAGCAAATTTTCAAATCCCAACTATTTTTCATTCACCATCAAAACAGAAAACGAAGATATCCTTTTCCAAACCTTTTTCGAACGTGATAATCACACAGATCAAGAATTCACGGTCAAAATCGAAACCTATAACATGAACGCCCTGAAAAAACCAGTCATCGACTACCTTAACGACGTTATCGGTCTAACAGAGACAACCAATTAGAAAGTAAGTAAACCATGCCATCACTCGCACAAGAACTCAAACGCTACAAAGACTCCATTCCCTACCGTGAACAACTCGAATCACAATTCGAAAGCTACATCAACATTTCTACCGTTCACAACATGATCACAAGCCTTCCCATGTATAAACTATACATGGAACCAATTGAAATCAACGTATATCCTCTAAAAGCATCACTCAGTTACATCCATCCCAATAACTACAATCATCCCATTAAAATGGATCGTTTCCGTTTTTCAATCGACCACATGAATCCAAACGCAAACGTCACCCACACAGCCTTAACCTCTATTTTTGGTCTCAACCGCGCCGATAATGGATCTGATGGCGAAACCATCTTATTAGCATCCATCGAAAAATTCAATCCTGAGTATCTCACACAAGATCCCTTGGCCGTCCTCCAGCAACTGATCGGGTACGATCCCAAATCCCGCTACAAATTAACCCGTACAGCTCAAACACCAAGTCATTTTAAACGGAAACAATAACCATGCATCCTAAAATTTACCGTCCAATTAACCATAATCAAAAAGATAGCGTCATTGTTTACGTCGAGCCTATACCTGAAACAGACAACATTCTCTACCAATATGTCGGTACAGACTCCGCCTACGCGGCTTACTGGTCAAATAACTGGCGTAAAACACACGGTTATCCGCTAAAACGTAAACGTCTTAACCAATTTCAAATCTACGTGAAACCTGTTAAGGCTAGCGATATCTAATCATTAGAAAGAAACTCACATGGCATCTTACATCTATTTATCTGATATTCACAGTAACTTCGAAGCTCTCAAACACCTCGATCAGCTACCCGAAATGAACGACCCTTCGTGTGAGTTTCGTTTCGGTGGGGATTATATCGACGGTTTCAACTTAGAAAAAGACGCTGTAATTCATACCCTGCGCTACATCAAAAATCTCTGCGATCAAGGCAAAGCAAAAGCCATTCGAGGCAATCACGATCAATTTATCATTGACGCCGCTTATAAACCGTTTTCTATGAACTGGTGGGCCATGAACGGCCGCAAAGCGACTCTTGAAAACCTCAACATTCCCTTTCGTTCTGAAAGTGACCTACGTGAACAATTGCTACACTTCTATAAAGATGAAATCGATTGGCTAAATAGCTTGCCCTACTACCTAGAAGACCATCAAAATATCATCGTTCACGCGGGTTTTGATCTAGACCTCGCCCTCAAAAACCAAGACCCACACGAAATGCTCTGGGTTAGAAGTCCTTACATCAATACGCAAGCACTCTTTCAAACCATTTGTCTTCATCCCGACTTTCACGGCAAAACCCTTATCTCAGGACATACGCCAACGAGTCTCATCCACGCCACCGAAAATGAAAACCAATCTTGCCCGATCTTAACAGACCGTATCACCGACAAAAACGGCAACACAGTCACTCGATACTTCATCGACGGCGGGTCTAAATCCGGCTCGAAGAAAGGCACCATCAACTTGCTCAAACTCGATGAAACAAACAAGGAACTTTGGCGCGCCTATCTCGACGCTGATGGCGTTCACTATATTGATTAGAAAGAAAAACCCCATGACTAACATCAAAAACATCCCCGACAGCCACGACTTATCTGGTCGATACGGCACCTATCCACAAATGAAAGACCCAGCCTTTATAACCAGCATGGAAAAACTCGCAAAGGAAGTAGAAAAAAAATATGGACCTTTTGGACACAGCTATCCCACTAAAACTAAAAGAACGTCTTACTGCATTTAAAACCTACCAACCTCTCTTCGACTATCATGAACCACCATCTATCGAAACCATCCATCAACAAAACGAAGACATCAAACAACAACTGACAACCAAGTGGGCCGACCTCTTCACACCTGAACAACGGGCACTCATCCGAAAAGGTCTCTATCAAGACCTAAACGTCGCCCAATACGCAAACCCTACTTATAGCATCCACATGATGCGCGTGATTCATCATCATTTAGAATGTCATAAAAATCTCGAAGCCTACCAAAAATTCTCCAATCTAAAAGGAGTATTCAAATCAAAAGAAGCACTCATTTGAGTGCTTCTTTTGAGGCATAAATCCGATCACCAATTTCGTTCACGATTTCTTCTACATCATTTCGCATGGCATAAAACAAAGCGAGACGAGCCGCTGCTCGAACGTCCTGATGATGACTCTTCTCAAAAGTCCACAAACCACACGCTTTTAAAACAGGATCCGGCACATCAGTCCCGTAACCCATATTGGCTTGCTCCACAATATCGGGCAAGACACTCTTGATGGCCTCAACCGTTTGTACGACCGTATTGTCCCGACCCTTGTCACCATGCCGAACAATAAACTTCTCAACAATGGCAACATCAAATTCTAACTGAGAGCCCGTTTCCTGCCACCATGTTAGAAAATTCGTGACACCATACGGGACAACCCAGTACGAAATCAGTCGCGTGTTTTCAAGAAGGACAATGCCCGTGGTAGATGTTACTTGCTTATTACTAGATGGATCAATCGATAATATTTTCATGATTCTAGTATACCACAATCAGTCTGTTTTCTCAAATTATATCCACAACTCAATCGCAACCAGACAGTCATCGTTACAGGTCTCTAAAACGCCCTCTACGCCTTTTTAAGACTTCGTGGTAGATTTCTACTACGAACCTCGTAAACGAGCTTAGAGGTACTCTAAATCGACGCTCAGCACTATTCTCATAAAAGAAACTATAAAAAAAGAAAGAAGGACATGACCCTATGGAGAATCATCAAAGCCAAACCTATCAGAAACGCATGAACCAAACCGCCTCATCCAAATTCGACGTCCTCGCACCCCATCTCAAAAAAGACGTCATGGTGCTCGACTTCGGTTCAGGCTTCTCGCCCGACTTCATCGAACAAGTCAAAGCAACAGGAGCACTCTATACCGCTTACGATATCAGCCCCATCGTTCAACAAAAGCTGCAAAACCATCAGATTGATTTTCTGACAGAAGAAGACTTGCAAACAACAAAGAACTACTTCGATATCATCTATTTATCGAGCGTCTTTCACGAACTCATGAGCTATTTGTCACGCGTCGAACGCACCCGCGTCTTCACGCTAATCGACCAAGCATTGAAACCCGATGGACTCCTTCTGATTCGTGATTGGGGTCATGCATCGGCATCAAACAAAGAACAAGTCTTCACGGTTGCGTCAGACAGCGTCAACCAAGAAGTCGATACCTGGATCGACCAACTCGTCAAAAATGCTATCATCAAACAACCAGCCAGAGCCTACGACTCAAATGATATCCGCGTATCTCCTTATAGCTACATGGCTAAATCCAAAGACATCTATGAAATCATGCTACATGCAGTCTGGGGGCTTGACTCGTTAGAACGTGAAGCCAAAGAAACCTATGCCGTGCGACGAGATTTGATCGATAAATGGATTTGTCAGCCTCTTAACTATCGCATTCAAAAGGTCAAAAAAGAAACAGACCAGAGCTATTTACCTCATCTACAAAAATACTTTGACATTCAAAGTATTCCTTGGCCGACAAAAATCATTTACGAACTTCGCAAACGAACCGCTTAAACCTCTATCGAAGAGCACCCAAGGCCCTCTTCGTTTTTGATTTCGACCTCATTTTAAAGATCTTTAGACTATTACGATAGACGTCGGTTATGCATTACCTAGAAATAATGGTCTCTTCTATTCAACTCAACCGACGTCTGTCCTAGTAGTCTAACAGAAAGGAATCCTATGTACGCAGCACAACCTAAAAACTACGCCCTCTTCATCATGGGCGCAGGCGGAACAGGCTCATGGCTATGCGCCTTTTTGAACAAATTAGGACTCTACAACAACATCATCGTCATGGACGGCGATACCGTAGAACCCAAAAACACCCTCCGCCAAAACTTCAAACCAAAAGATATCAACCTAGACAAAGCCCAAGTTGTCGGAAACGACAACGAAATGAGCTACGTCCACGGCTACATCAAAGACACAGGCATCTTCCATCAAATCATGGAAGAATTCTCAGACGGAACCATCCCCATGCTGGTAGGCTGTCTCGACAACAATGCCAGCCGAAAGATTGCCCACGACTTCGTCCAAGAAGTCGATGACGTGGTCTGGATCGACGGAGGTAATGCCGAACGACACGGTCAAGCCTACGTCTGCATCAAAGAAAAGGGACAAATCGTGGGCGAATTCGACTCACCCATCACCATTGAACCCGCCTTCCAGAACTTCGAAGGAGATGAACGGCGCCCCGATCAAATCTCCTGTGCGGAACAATCAGAATCAGCACCCCAGAACGTCACAGCCAATGTGACCAGTGCAACTCTGCTCTTTAACATCATCAACATTTTTCTCTCAGGCGGACTCGTTCTGTCCAACAAGATTATCTTCGATACCCGAACCCTCAGCATCATGCCCTTCGTAGAGGAAGAATAAAATATGGAAGATACACCGCTCAACAACCGAGAAGCCGACCGTCGCGCCTTCTTCGAAGACCCCGCCTATCGACAAGCTTCTACCGTTTTCGAAGCCAACCCAGAAAGATACCATGACAATCCGTATAAAATGCAAACCGAAAGTTCTTTCTTGGCTCTTTATCTATCAAACGGACAAAGATCTGAAATCACGGACGCCCTCATCGAAAAAGAACTCAATAATCAGGAAATCAACTGGTTTACTATTTTCGACTACCTCGAAAAACAAGTTAAAACAAAAACATGGCTTACCGAAGAAAGCGCCCAACTCTACAATCGACTCATGCCCTATCAAACACGACTCAATAGTCGCTTACTTAACTACTAATCTTTTGACCGTTATGTCGTTAAACTGACAGAAATAAAAAAGACATATTTAAAGAAAGGGTGCAAGCACAAACCACTTGCACAAGGTAATGCATCATGGCATTGAATTTGACATCTGTCAAAAAGATCCATATCATCGGTCGTCCCGCGATCAACGTCCCAGAAAACGTAACAGCAGAAGCAACGCTCCAATCAATGGGCGCAAATCTGTCAGATTACGAAGCAAAAATCGAAGGAACAACTTTGGTCTTGTCAGCTCCAGCGGGTTCTAAAGGAGTGCTCGAAGCACGCGACGTAAACGGACGCCTCTTGCCAATCGGAGGCAAAAGCTTCCCAACCAACCACGACATCGAAACCCTGGCATCTCTCGAACCATTCAAGGACGATAACTTCTTCGAAACCCTCGAAGACCCTGCGAAGCTCCAAGAGTACCATGACTACTTGACAGCACACGCGCAAGACATCGTGGACGCAAAAATCCAAGAACAAAAAGACAAACAAAAGACGGACGCTGAAAAAGCCATCGACGACTTGGAAGAACTCTTGCCTCAAGCCAAAGTCTACGCGGCTAAAGTCGACAATCCAGCTCAACCATTCTTGCTGGACACGGTCACAAGCGCGATCGAACGTCTCACAGCCAACATTGCACTAGCAGAAGCTCAAGAAGTAGCTGCTGTCAAAGAAGCGCAAGAAAAAGAAGCGCACGAAGCCATCGTGGAAGGTGTTCGCGAAATGAACGCTCCCGAAGACTAATCAAACGTGGTGATTCATCGAATCACCTCGTTGTGCTCATGGCGAAACTGGCAGACGCGCAAGACTTAGACTCTTGTGTCCATATGGACGTCTCGGTTCAAATCCGAGTGAGCACATTTACTAAAATAATAAAGGAATAGACGATATCATGACCAATTTCTCTAACACGGCCTACCACGGTTCATCAAAAACCATCAAAATGGACAAAACCTTCGATTTCGGACCCTTCTTCGCAAAAACCTTCCAAGCGTCCGATCAACTCGTCACAACCGCAACCACCCAAGACGACACCATCCATCAAGGTCAACTCCGTACCAGCATCCAAGCAGGCAACGGTACCTTCGACATGGTCACCTCTTACTACGGCTTCTCTCTGAAAAACGAAACATCTGGATACGGCCTCGGGCCAACCTATCCGTCCCTCGCATCCGGCTGCTTCATCACCGAAAACCCGGCCCCTAAACTGCCACGAAAAGCCCTTGAAACGGTTATCGAATGGTACCGCCGCATCACCGAGAAAAACGGTGAAGAAGCCCAAGTTGTCTTCTACTGGAATCAATACAAAAAGAAATCCATCACCGATAAAGACGGTGTTGAACATATCCTCAAAGACATTCCTGGCGTTCACATCTGGCAAGAAGACCTCTTCAGCTACACGCCGCTCCAATACAACCACGGTACCTTGACAGAGGTCGCTCCAAGTGACACCTGGTACGAAATCTTCAACAACAACTTCGGTATGTACGTGGAGACCCACTCCCACAACAAGATGGACGCTTTCGCATCGGGTACCGATGAAGCCAATTCCGCTAATGACGGCTTCCAACTCGTCTTTGGAAAACTCGACACAGAACATCCTGTCATGTACTCGTGGATGACCATGAGCCGTGTCATGCGTCTCGGCATGAAAGAAGAGGAACTAGCCAAAATCATGGAAGTCAACCCATCCAGTCACTATGACCAAAGTCTCGAAAAAGTCCTCTACGACGTGAACGACCTCGTTTTCGATGACAGCCTCTTTGACGCATGGGACAAACAAATCCTCGTACGTCCTGTTTATAAAGCAGCCGCTACAAAGGCTTCCAGTTACGGTTACGTAGACTACACAGGGTACTGGCCCAACACGAAAGCAAGAAGCTCGTGGGCACCTAAGAAGACAAGGACGACGCAGTATGCTGAAATGCCGCAAGAGAAAAAAGAAGAATTCCTCTATGAAACCTTCATGGAGGGTCTCGAAAGCCATCCCCATCATAGTGCCCTCTTCGAACAAAATCCAGTGGTCACTTACCAACAACTCGTTCCACTCATGGTGGACGCTTTTATGAAAGGCTATCTCTTGCGAGATGATAAGCCACTGCTTCTATCTGAATACAACAAAGGGCGCATCGCACCAAGTGTTCGCGAAACAGCGGATGCCATCCTAGAAACATTCATCGAAGACAATACAGCAGAATAATTGACCATGAGTCAAGGTCAACAGACCTTGGCTCTTTTTATTAGATTTGAAAGGAACACTCATGTTTGACAAAATCATTGCGCGGGTCACCCTCGAAAAACCAATCGAAGCACCCGCAACCCCAAAACAAGAAGAACCACAACCGCGACCAACCATAGAAGGACCTAATCACATTGCTTGGCGCAACAACCGACAAGAATTCATCAACGCCCACTTTAACGGTCAAAACCCAACAGGCGACCGTCTGGCCATTCTAAACGCCAGCATCGGCCAAGAACCACCCTACGAAAGCTAAAAGGAGACCCTATGTCCATCTTTCACAATAACGTACGACGATACATCAAAAGCGTCCCATCCGTAAAACGCCCCGTCAACACCAATCTTGAACAACCCCTCATCATCAGCAACTTCACCAAGCAAATGACTACGGAAACTTACGATTTTCTCCAACTGTATTACCACGGCGGCGGTATTTACACAGCCGTCACCTACACCCACAATAAAGGAGCTTTCAAAATCACACACGGTTCCATCGTCCACCAATTACTCGACTATCCCGGTGGCATCAAGAAACTAAAAATTGTTGAGAACCCCATCACAAAAGAACCACTGGCCCTCAACCTCTACATCAAAACCATCGGCACCTTCGTCGTCAACGATGATGCCGACTTAAAAGCACAACTCACAGAAAAAGGCGTCTCTGCCGCTCAATTTGAAGACAAAACCTTTCAATTGATCGACGCCCGTCACGGAACCGAAGAACACGACGTCGGCCGCTGGTTCTCGCCAACTAGTCAATTTATCGAATTTCTGTTAGAACCAAATGGAGACTTCATCAAAACGCAATTGGAAGCCTTCAACAAATATCCTAACATTCCAAAAGATTCCGACCGTCTCGTCCACCAAATCCTCAACCGCTTCCTACCCAAACTCCAAAACAACCTCTTCTACGAAACCATCCAACCCTGCATCCAACAAAAATAGTAAGAAAGCAAATAAGAACCTCTATGTTTTACGAAAACCAACACATTCACAATGCGGACTCACCTCGGCAACAATTCACACCCGCATGGCTCAGCGGCAAAAGCCTACGAGCCCAAAACCAACACATCACGCAATTGACCGATATTGAAAACATCGACCACCTAGAAATCGAAGAAGATATCGCTCAAGGCTTCATCGCAATAGACCATCACAGCAATTATCTCACGTGGACTTACAAGGTCCCCCCAGGCGTCTACCCCATTTACGGTTTTTTAGAGGGGTCGATTGACGTCCCTCTGCCTGAGCTCTACATCACTGGACGCTATCGATTATCTCGGAATCGAACGGGCGCTTATTCCATCTCCGTCGTAAATATTTACGTTGGAAGCCATTATCTTCAATTCCTTCCTTTGTCCAACCTATATAGTTACAATCAACACCCCTACGATTTGAGAGGTGATCGTGATTACCCAACACCAGATTACAGCCATCACGAACAAATCTACTACACCTATTTCTGTGAGGGATCCGTCTTACGAGACGTTGTTAAAAACGCAACCAGCATCCCAGAAATCCTGAATAAAACGGCCAATTACCTCTTGCCCTTTATGATGAATCATGGAAATACAGACCTGACCTTGTATCAAAATACACTAATCGAAAATCGAACAACAGCTTATAATATTTCCAATCAAATCGCCATCTACAAAGATACATCTAGTGAACGTCAGAAAAAAGCGGACCAATTCGAATACTACTGGGTTTTTCTGAATTATCTTCTTTCAAGAGAAACCCCAGAAAATATCTATCAAAAACTTAAAGAATGTCGTTCAGCTAAAAATATCTTCACGGTATTCAATATCCAAAAACAAGACATCCATCAGCATCGCAACGCTTATATCAAAGAAAACCCACTCCTTTTACGTAATCCTTAATAGCAGAAAGGACACTTATGACCTTAACAGAAAAAGAATTGCTCCATGAAATTCAAACCGAAACCCTCTTGAATTTCATCGACTACAATCAACCAACAACGCCCTCCATGGTTCCTAGAAGTAGCGCCCAACAAAGCTACGATGAAAAACTCATCCCCTTCCTTATCGAAAAAACGCATTTGACCGACATCGTCAACACACCACTGACTTCTTTCGAGGGCACCTTCACCGTTCCATCGCCGTCTTACCATTGCGCTGAAATCTACGAAAACATGTTCCTCACTAAAGAAGTCTCCTTCGGTGAAGTCATTCTGCCCCACCAAGCCGAACTCCTAAACGGCAATTTCATCATGAATGTCGAACAATACCAAAATGAGAAACTAGAACGTCTCCTACCACAACTTCTTGAATCTTACCCCTTACGCTTCATTCAACAACTCAGTCAACATCCCTCTTATAAAAATTCACCCCTTGAAGAAGCTGTAGAGACTTATCTCCAAACCTACTACCTTCAACCCTTGTTAGAGAGCGTACCCGACGCTAAAGTCAGCTACCAAATCACAAACATCGTTGCATTCACCATCGATCTATCCGCTGTCGAAAACAAAAACATCCTCAAACAAGCGATTCCCCAAGGAAACTTTGTCGATTACAGCATTACCATTATTTAAAGGAGGTCTCATGTTACAAGAACTACAAAACTTTACCGAAACCCAACTGGCACCTACTGTAACGCACCATCAGCAAGCCATCACGATCGCGGAACTGCCCATGCTCTTCTCCCAAAAACTCATCTTACTAAAACTGGATGAAAGCTCACCATTGTGGGACGCCGCAGCCTTTCCAGACCAATATGAACCCGTGTCTTACGATCCGGAAACCAAAACGGTCACGCATTATCTCTTAAAATCGGGTGATGACGACGGCTCGACTTCTATCACGAGTTACTTGCTGGAATATTTACAGACCGGCCAAGTATCCCCTCGTGACGCAAGCGGTGGGTCCAACGTACACAACATTCCCATTCCCGCCTTCCCCATTGTCGAATACGCGGGCGAATTCGTTCCCTGTGTTCGTCTCAAAAACAATAAGAAAGCTCTCGTACTCGCAAACGGAACGCTGATCGAAGGCGTGACGCTAACAGAATAGACGAGGACGACCTATGTTTTACCAATCACAAACGATTCACTATGCCGACTCCCCGCGACAACTCAACACATTAGCATGGCTCACGAACAAAAGCCTCCGGACGCAAAATACGCATCTATCTAACACCGCAAAAGACCTACAAACAATCGATTTACAAGAGCACTACGACCAAATCGCACAAGGTTTCATCTATCTAGGCCAATATAAATATGATTCAGACAAGTACCTCCACTTCACCTATAAATTACCAGCGGGTATCTACACGCAATATGGTTTTAACGGGGGTTCTATCAATATTCCGTTACCCGAAATCATTATCTCTGGAAAATTAAAATTGCGCTACACAAACGACGGCATCAAAACCTCTACCATACGACTCAGAATTGGCTCACCCTATCTCCACTTCTTGCCTATCACCAATATGCACTTCTACGAAATGCATCAAGATTTACCATCTTGGATCATCAAAGAAGCAAATGGCCAAGAAATCCATTATTATAAACTATGCGACAATAACGTCCTCGACCAACAATTAGGCACCAATCCAACAGTAATCGACCTCATCAACAAAATAGATCTCATGATTCAACCCTTTCTATTTCTACATGGCAATAGCGATCTCGACCTTTGTGATCGAAGATACCCAGAAAATGAATTATCCGCATGGTCTATCATATGTGAGATTAACAATTCAAGTCATTACACCAACTTCCGTCTTTATTGGTGCTTCTTGAATCTAGCCTCTCAAACCCATACGCCTGAAGAAATCTATGAAAACATGCTCGCTGCCTCATCCGTATCCAATTTATTCCAACGATTGAATCTAACAGAAAAAGAAATTATTGATTTCCGTAATCAATATCAATCGGACAGCAATCCAAACAGACTCTATTAACCAGCCAGAAAGAACTTCGTCGAGTTCTTTTTTTTGTTTTTGGAATACGCGCCATGCGCTTATCACTCATTCACCTTAAACAATGAGTCAAACGATTCCAATTTGAATCAGACAATCAAAAGTAAGCTTCGTTGGTGTTGACGCCTATCGACCGACGCGACGAAGTCTTGTTGTCTGTTTATTCAGACAGGAAACAAAAGTGGTGCACATGCACCGTTTTAGAAAAAAGTGGTGCATCAAACGGTGCACTCTAAAACGCTTTTAAATCAAGGTTTATCTCATTTTTATCTTCTTCTCTGCACCACTTTAAAAAAAAGTGGTGCAGGTGATAAACCCTTGTATATCAACGGTTTTACTTAAAATGCACCATTTTTTATTATAAATTATAAAATAAAAAAATCAAAATATCAAAATATAACATATATTATATTCTAAAAGCGTCTTTCCTAAAGAGTTTTTAATTTTCGAAAAAAAGGCAAAAAGTGGTGCATTTCGATAATTTTTACGTCGAAAACGTTGATATGACGCACTTTTCACATGCACCACTTTCTGCACCATTTTTTATTTTTTTAGTTTCCAAAAGTGGTGCATGTAGTAACAGCTTCGCTGTCACTCTTAGAGCGTCAAACGTTTACCCGTTTTTAGACACTCTGTCTAAATGCACCACTTCTGCACCACTTTTGCTTGGATTTTTCTCATAATTAACTTAACGCTTTTTCTTGACAATTTTATAAAAACATTGTATAATGTTTTTATAAATCATTTATGTCACGAAAGGACTCATACTTATGACTCATCCTCTACGAAATCTCAAAGGCGACTATTCTTTCATCCGCTTACGTATTGAAACAGCTATGAAAGACGAACTTGAAATTCTGTCTCAACCAGACGGCCGTTCGGTTACCTATCTTATCAACGAAGCTATCGCTGAATACTTAGAGCATAACTCCGACTACCAACGTCATTAAGAGGTGTCTTATGGTAACAATCGTTCCCAATAAATATCTGTTGGAACGCGTCATGGCTTGGTACGATCGCGAACTCGATCCTGTCATCTTCGACTTTTTCGACTACATGCTGACAATGAAGATGGATCCCTTTGACGTAGAGAGCCTTGACGAACTACTAGAAGTCATCATCCATCTGAAAAATGAACTGATTCGCGTCCATATCACCAATGCCAATCTACGCGCTGGTCGTGTCACACAGACACTCAATGCATCCAAATTTCAATTCCGACAAAATGAAATTGCCCTTATTATTCATACCTACTTCCCCCTCGTCCGATTAAAATTAACCAGAGACGCAAAAGTCAGCCAATTAGCTCTCTTCCACTACTTCGGAAACTATGCAGGAACCTATCAATTCGAAACAGACCTCTTAGACGACATCATCTATATCCTACAACCCAATGTTTCTGTCTCCAACCTCAAATCGTATCGCCAAGCCATAGCCGCCCTTGCGCCCCACAAAACCGAAGACAAACAAAGAGACCTTGTGGTCGTCGGCAACGGCATCTACAACCGTCAAACCCAAACTCTAGAACCCTTTGATCCAAACTACATCACGACCACAAAGATTGCGACCAACTACAATCCAGATGCGCGTCTCGTCACCATCCATAACGATGAAGACGGCAGCGATTGGAATGTCGATGACTGGCTGAAAGACCTTGCCGGTCAAATCTGTCAGAACTTTGATCAAGACACTTATCAATTATTCTGGCAAATCATTGCCGCCACGATCAACCCTGACCAAGTCAATGCCAAGGCCATCTTCTTCTATTCCCCTGTCGGAAACAACGGGAAAGGGACCTACGGGCAATTACTTAAAAATTTAGTCGGTCTCGATAACTATTCATCTCTACCCATTCCTGCTTTTAAACATGAATTTTTGAAAGAAAAATTGCTCGGTAAAACGCTGAATATTGCGGATGAGAACCCTGTCGATATCTACGTCGATGACGTTCAAGATTTCAAGGCCATGATCACAGGCGATGATATTCTGATTAACCGAAAATACGACAAACCGCTCGCCGCACAAATCAAAGCCATTAACATTCAAATGCTCAATGGCTTGCCAAAAACGAGAGATAAGTCCGACTCTTTCTATCGACGGCTCATCATCGTTCCTTTTATTTATTCCTTCACGAATAACGGGGAGAAAGCCTATATTAAAAAAGACTATGTCCATCGCCCTGAAGTATTGGAATACGTCTTAAAAAAAGCTCTTGAAATGCCGTCTTTCTCAGACTTCGTAACACCCCAACGATCACTCGATGCTCTTGAAGAATATAAGGAAGACAATAACACAGCCGTTCAATTCTGGAATGAATTTAAACCACGCTTCCAATGGGATTTCTTACCACCAAATTTTCTGTACGATCTCTATACAGCTTGGCTCAAAGAAGAATACAATGGTGACCATCACGCAGGGTTTTCTAAAAAAGCATTTCTACATCATTTAGAAAATCATTTGAGACAAAATCCTCAATGGAACTTTAAGGCCACTCGGTCAACAAGTCCTAACCCTATATCAATCGGGAAAATGATGGACGCAGACGAACCCTTAATCACCGAATACAATTTAGATCGTTTCCAAGATCCAAATTATAAAGGGCAAGACCCACTTCTTAAACGAGCCTTTCCTCGCATCAGCCGGGGCCGAGGCATCATTCGAGTCACTCCTTGAAGCACGCTAAACCGTGCTTCGTTTTTTTATCTATATTTCGAGAAAGAAAGAAAAAAAAGAAAACCATGACCAACTACCAACATGAACTAGAAAAAAGCGCAGCCCTTCGCATTGAATATCTGTCACAAAAACCCTATCGTGATATTCAAAAAATCTTCTCAAAAGTTGACATTCAAGGATTAACCTGTAAATCATTTATTTTCAGCTACATCCTTAGCACCAATAATAAACCTTATAAAAAACCCTTCTATTACGGGCGTCCGCAATTTGAACAAACAAAAGTACTTCTTAAAGAACATCTGTTAGACGAAGACATCTGCCTCCAAAACATTCTAGATTACTTAAAAGCTGAACTAAAACATCTTCAATCAGACGATCTGCGTCAAGACGCCTTATATGCACTTGATATCATTGAATCGATCACACCGCAACTAGTATGGTACTAAAAAAGAAAGACAACTACATATGGACGATTACATCACTTACGACATCGCTCTCGAAACACTCCATCCTACACGTCTTCTTGAATTACTTAATAGCTTTCGGTTAGAACTTCTCATAAAATATAAAGAACTAACAGATATCTATTACGACTTTGAAAATGACGTACTTTTCCAATATAGCACGAATATTCATGGTCAGTCTCACAAAAAAGCCTTTCATTATATTAGTCTAAACGACCCAACTGAACAAACCACACCCATTCTAGCTGAAATCATTTATGACTTACTAGATGATTATGACGTGTTTAAAAAAGACGTGCTTTGCGCCCTCAACATCGAACATATTCAAACCGAAGGACCACAATATCTGTACGGTCTATATAACAACCACAATCAAGCTCTTCGTGATGCAAATCAACTATACCTAGATGGTTTCTACTCAAAAATCACCATCACACAGCCCAACCAGCCCATCTTCAAATATTGAAAGGACAGAATCTATGCCTTACCGTCTACCTCAAGATATCAAAGACTATATTGATAGACATCATCCAAACTGTTATCTTTTCGCGAAACCTGAACATTGGCGAAAACACTACAAAACACACATGAAAAAATATCGAAAACACGGCTTCTATTCAGCTACCACATGGGGTCTTACTTATGCCGTCAAACTCTATGTCGAAGCAGCTATCGCATTAGATACACCCGATCTTCGTGACTCTCAAAATGAGGAAATTCTGCCAAAACTTAAAAAATTCTTATCAGAAGATACCGAACCCTCACTAGAAATCAATCATTATCTATCAAATGAAATACTAGGCTCCCTCGATAATCTTCTCTCACCTAAACGATTAGCCGATCTAAAACAATTCATACACTTGGGTCTTACATGGTTTAAAAAACAGGCCTGTATTGATTTAACCTATCATACCTACCAAGACCTAACTCAAGAATTTTGGCTGGATTGGCTCTTAGAACGTACATCTATAAAAACAAACAAAGATGACCTTCTATGGAATGTTTGGTCACAAATTCATCATATGTTCTGGTGGTAAACCACTCATAAAAACGCACAACTACCCTGGTACTAACTATGACTACAAATAACATCATCGACTACTGTAACGAAAGAAGTCTCATCCGCGAACGGTACTTTACACCCGATACAGAAAATTCTTACCTTAACTCCAGACTCATTCAAACCTACCCCGATATCGCAACAATCAAGGATATCGGAAAACTCAACGAATCCTGTTTCGTCTACGCTATACTATGCCCTGACCGCCCATATACCAGTCATATCAACTATCAACGTGGACTAACAGCCTGTTTCAAAGCCTTAATAACAAAGCCTGAAAATCAAAAGAAATTAATCTTATTATACGACTACATCACTGAAGTCTATCAACTCACGATTAATCATTCTATGCCCACCTATATTCACAAAAATGTCACAACCGTCTACAATCTCATCAAAGATTATCGACAAACTCAAATCAAACAATTACTTTGGTATTAATCATGACAAATATCAATCATTCACAAATTGCAGCTATTCATAAAAGTTTATCCTTTCGTAAATATCTAGAAGAGCGTCACAATTTACGTCTCAAATATTTTCACGATCCGAGGTATCAAACCATTTATAAAAGTCGAGCTCTACGGAGCCTGTCTCATTTGGAGCATCAAAAATGCAGCAATTATCAATTCATCTATTCTTTAATCTATCCACACCTAACACTTGATGACATACCATCCCTTAGTAAAAAAGCCATCAAAAGTCTAATACAAGAACTAACACAACATCCTCAAAAATACCAACATATCAATTGGGATAACTTCTACACTTACCTAGAAGAATGCCTACAAATCATTCGGCATCCTTTTCTCTACAATGAAACCTACACAATCTATTCGTATTTCAAACCGATTCGTGAAAATCTCATACAAAATTACGCAAATCATCAACTAATCTGGTATTAAAAAAAACGTTCAACGCCAAGCGTTGAACACTTTTTTCTGTATAACTCTTAATAGAAAAAATAAACAATCATGTCAAATCAATTACCGTTCATCATTACAATACATTTATTTATGACTTCAATGATATGTATGTTTCTGGCATCACTACTTTATTTGCACATCCTACTTTACTAGAAAGAACTCCTGCTCTCATGGACAAACTTATCTACCACCTAACAGCACCAGCCTCAACACAACTATTCATCATCGTTACTCTCACCGTCCTAGCCTTGTTAGCCGCTACCGTTAGCGCCTATGCTAACATCAAAAATCAAATTCTCAAAAAAGTCCTCTTTTACTTCAGCGCTGTTTTCCTCGTGATCGGCATCGGTTACGGTCTTCATGCAAAAACCAATCAACAACACGTCATCGACCATTGGAAAAACCATAGTAAACTGGTCTATCACGATCATCAACTGATTTTCACGTCGAAAAATCCTTACTTGAAATCACAAAAACTAAAAGTTCTTGCGACCTACGATGACAAATACATCATCCGATACCAAAATGAATTATATGAGGTAAATCAACATGACATCTCAAACTGAACGAATCCCCTTTAAAATTCATCCTCAAAATATCATCAAGATACTCCTTGAACAATATTTCTGTGTCGAATTGTATCAATTTAATATAAAAGAATTTGAAAAAGAATACAAAACACTAAACTACCGCGTACCAAAACCCCTCATTTACGCGATCAATTCTTTTATTCAGAATCTAACAGAAGAACAAGTTGATAAGATCACCAAGCAAGTAACGTTTGCTACAGATATCACCGTCGATAAAACCTTTATCCGACAATTCTTTGACACCATGATCACCCATCCTGAATTTGAACGACACTGTCTGGAACACATCGAAGAAAATCTCGAACGAGAATCCATTTTCGACTACGCGGTCTTCGACAAAACGACTAAACAACTCTATCAAGTGCCCGGTCTTGGCGAACACAGCCAGACCATCAAAAACATCCTCCGTCGTCACCCAGAACTCGACACGCTGGACAAACAAAACGACTTCATTATGCAAGACCTCGTCTTACTCGGCAACTTCTACGGAGGCCCTAGTGCCTACACTGTCCATTGCCATCAACCGCCTAAGTATTCGCTAGATGGATATTACGAGCGACTCTACCGCTTTAATCCTGTCGCGACCATCCAAAAAATAGTAGCCGACATCAACGCAAAAGAGACGCTCCGTCCAGAAGACAAGATCTACAACTACGTCATTATCGACAACCATCATGAAGACTGGTCAGATAACGACTACGCCCTCTTCAAAAATTCAAGAGAAGAAGACTTTATCCGTGACCTCGTCACTTACAACTTGCTAGAAGCCATCCCTGATAACTTGATCGAAAAATATCACAATCTCCTTGAACTCTTCCCTAGTCGAGATGCTGACAATCACTATGAACTGAACTTCTTAGACATACGCCAATTTCCGATCATCTTCAATACCGATCAATCCTATCCAACCGCTAAGACTTTAGCACTAACGGATATCGTCTAAAATCAGCATTTATAAAGAACTTATGCTATAATAGTATCTATGAAAGACCCCAATATGAGTAATAGTCCACCGCTAAAAACCCTTATCCACACGCTATGGAAACCCAACTATGAACGGCAAGGTATTCAACCCGAATTCAAACCTTGCTATACAGCCTACATCGGCGTCGAGGATCAAAACGACTACAACAACATCCTCGCCACCCTCGTCGATAAAGCCAAACAAGACACGACCCACACCCTCGTCTTTGACAACGCCATCCCATTTGAACCCGACTTTGAGTTCATGGGCGCCATCAAAAACGAATTACAATACATGGACGTAACCCACTTCAAAGCAGATGATATCGTCATGTTCCCCGAACCCACCAATCAAGTCTTCCTACAAGCACTGCAAGACGTTGTCTTACACGCTCTTCAAAACGAGACTTTTTCAAATGATTCGGTTCGAAACAACTTTATCACCAAGCTTCTCCTCCACGTCTATCATCATGTACGACCGCTTAAACAAGCAGCCGTCGAAAACACCAACAAGTGTATTTACTACGGAAAAATCGAACGACATGATGCTTATTTCTTGCTCTTACTCTCTAAAATGGGCTGGGACGTGCTTTATCTCAATCCCTTAAAAGCACCTGATGAAGTAACCCTCATTCAAATGGAACTTCATCAAAATCATCAAATCCTCCCCCTTGAAACCTTAGCCAAACGAGCCAGTGAAGGCACAGTTTATCAACAGTTTAACTCCATGACCCTCGGCTTCGAGCAAGAAATGGAGCAAGAATTGTTCACGGACTCGGGACTCTTCCGTCCATGGCAGTTTAGAAAAGGCACGACCAAGAATCTCTTCTTCAATTCCACCTTGATTGACTTAGAAAACAACTGGAACGAAGAAGCCCGTATGCGTCAAGGCTTTGCGGTTCATCAAAAAACAGTCAGCGTTCCCAATTTCTTCTACGAAATTGAAGGCGAATATCATGACACTAATCAATACAAAGCCCTCGTCCAAAAAACCGTTAATGCCAAACAAGTCTATCTCTCAAAAGGACACATTCAAGATTTCTTAGACGTAACCATTGATGCCAATCAGCTTCTCCAGTTGACATTCTGTCAACTCAATGATGGCAGTTTCGATCCTGAACAAATCAAAACACTTCCTTTCTACAAATATAGTCCTTTTAACGATGATACCGAAAACTTCATCCTTAACAAAATCAACGAAACCTTAAAGGACCCACAGCTATACATTCAACCGCCCACAAACAAAACTGACCAATTAGAATTCGTAGGAGCTTGTTTGCAACTCAACAAGCAAATCTTACGCCTAATTGACTCCTTTGACTTTCCCTTTGCCATTCCCAAAATCATTATTTTCTTAGATAAAGAAGACTCGCTCAATCCTCAAGTGGCTTATATTCTAGGCTTCCTGCACAAAATTGGATTTGACATTCTTGTCTATTCTCCAGCCGGTATGTCTGATTTATCCAGTATACTTGCAAGGGAGCGGTTTAACCAACAACGATTAGAAACCATCAATTATGAGCGAACCTACGAGTCTCTGCAAGGGTTCACACACAAAGGTGGTTTCTTCTCAAAATTATTCGGCGTATAGCTAAAAAAAGAAAGGAACTAAATCCAATGGTTCAAAATGAAATTCAACCCATGACCGTTGATGAAAGCCTCATCAACAACAGTAACGAGATCCTAGCGGATCCTGAGGTCTATAAAAAACACCTGCGAGCCCTACCTGAAGTCCAGGCCATGACCGCTGAAATTGACATCACAGACGTCAACTCAGTTGCTACCTTCGGACAGAAATCCGCAGAAGAAATCTCCGCTATTTCTGACAAAATTTTCGCTGTCGTCAAGGTTCCAACCAACAAAGACGCTGCGGAGATGATGGTCAAACTCGCAAAGATCATGAATAAGTTCGACATCAAAGAACTAGAAAAAATACAAAGCGAGCCTCAAAAACAAGGTCTCATTCAAAAACTCAAACAGAAAATAACGGATGAGTTAGAAGCCCTGATCTCAAAATACGACAACCTCGGTCGCGAAGTCGATGGCGTAGCTCAGCTTCTCAAAAGCTACGAAAATCAGACCAAACAAGACAACGTGACTCTTACCGAGATGTGTATGGCCAACCACCGCTACTACGATCTCTTAGAAAAATACATCGTGGCCGCAGAACTGGGCATCGAAGAAATCGCCAAACAACGCGACATCGTTGCAGATCGCACAGACCTCTCAGACGACCAAAAGAACATGGCCCTCTCACAACTCGACATGATGAGCCAAATGTTAGGTCAAAGGCAATACGACCTCTTACAAGCCGAAACCGTTGCTCGCATGACCGTTCCTATGCTGCAAAACATGCAATTGACCAACGTTAACCTCATCCGTCAAATCAATAATGCCTTCGTCGTAGGGCTACCGACCTTCAAGCAGAACTTAGCTCAAGCTATTCTCCTCAAACGACAAGCCATTGTCGGAAACGCAACCGCTCAATTCCAAGAAGCCGTTGCCAAACAAGCTCTGCAAAATACACAATATGCGGCAGCTCAAGGTAAAGTCATTGCTGAGAACGCCATGAAAGGAACCTTCCAAATGGGAGATCTACGTACCATGTTTGAGACCATCAAGAATGGTAACAAGGCCGTACAAGACATCATGGAACGTCAAGCAGCTGAAAACAAAGAGAACGCTAAAGAATTGGAACGCATAAAAGCAGACATCCAAGCAGGCGCTCTCAATACCATGCCAACACCAAACTAGAAAGGAACAGTTATGACTGACTTAAAAGAAAACACTCAAGAATTTCTCAATGCTAGTCAAAAACTAGGTAAATCGCTCTTCTCAGAAGGGCAGAAACTCTTTGACAAACACGTCAAACCAAAAGTTGACGACGTAACGGATCAAATCAAACGCCGTCAAACTCTTGATAAACTCAACAAAGAAAAAACACCTGTTGAACAAGACAAATCCAAACGAAAATATCATCGAGGTAATTAGTGCATGAACTTTGATAACTTAGTCTCACCCGCTCCCGTACAGGGACCCCTCAATCTATCTAAAGGTGGCGTCTTAGACCTCACCAAAGTCGCACCCGCCCTCACGCGCGTCCTAGTCGGTTGTGGCTGGGACGTTGCTAAAAATGGGCCAACAGCCGATCTTGACGCATCCTCTATCTTAGTACCGAAAAACGCGCCCATTACAGCGAACAACATTAACCAACACATTGTTTACTACAATAACCTGGAGGTAAAAGGTGTTCATTCACTCGGCGACAACCGTACAGGCGCTGGCGACGGTGACGATGAACAAATCCTCGTAGACTTGAACCAAGTCAATCCAAGCATCGACAAGATTGTCTTTACTGTCACCATCTTCGACGCCCAAGCCAAACGCCAATCCTTCGGGATGATTGAAGAAGCTTATATTCGCATCGTCAATCAAGAAACCGATGAAGAAATCTGTCGCTACCAACTCAATCGTGATTACGCAACCGACACCGCTATCGAATTCGGTGCTCTTAAACGTACCGACCACGGTTGGGCCTTTGAAGCCATCGGTAAAGGCTTTATCGGCGATTTAAACACCATTCTCGCACAATACATGTAGAAAGGACACCCCAATGTCACTATTTGGAAATCTCTTCGGGGGTAACAACAATGCCCCATCAAACCCAGCGCCAAGTGCAACACCTACACCCGCTACAGCTGAACGAGAAGTCGTTCTTGACCTCTCTAAAAAGGGCCCACTTAACCTTGAAAAACGTGAATTCGTCAACTTGACAAAATCAGGCGTATCACTCAGTCACATTCGTGCCGCGGCTGGTTGGGATATGGCTTCTTTCGGCAGTATCGACCTCGACCTCTGCGCCTATCTCTTCTCAAACGGACACTTGGAACAAACCGTCTACTACGGAGCAAAACGTGGCCAAGGTATCTATCTTGACGGTGATAACTTGACAGGTGAAGGGGATGGCGACGACGAAAACATCCGCATCAACTTCGAACAATTGCCACGTCATATTGACCGTATCGTCATCGCAGTCGTGATCTATTCCATGGGCAAGGTCTTCAGTGGCGTGAAAAATGCATACGTTCGCCTCGTTGACGAAAGCCAAGGCCAACAAGAACTCGTCCGCTACAACTTGTCCGCTGACGGTGGTAAAAACACAGCCGTTGTCGCTGCTGAATTGCAAAAAGTCAATCATGAGTGGCGCTTCGTAGCCGTCGGCGACTACAGCAAAAACTCGATCAAATCTCTCGGAAAATCCCTTTAATTAGCAAGCAAGAAAGTAAATAGGTAACATCAAATGGCTATCAACTTTGACAACTTAAATCCATCTGCCCCACAACCAACCGAAGCTACACCTACAGCGGGTGTAACGCTCAATCTTGAAAAGAACATGGTTCTCGACCTCTCCAAAGCCGCACCCGACATCAGAAACGCCACTCTCGGCGCAGGCTGGGACGTAAGCCAAATGGGTTCTGACGCTGACCTTGACATCTTCTCCATCTTGTTAGATGAAAACGGTAAAATCAGCGCTGTCGGAGACGTCATCTTCTACAACAATCGTAGCCTAAACGGCCTTACCCTATCAGGCGACAACCGTACAGGCGCTGGTGAAGGCGATGACGAACAAATCTTCATTGATTTAGGTAGCGTGCCCGATCGCATCAAGCGTATCGTAACAGGTGTCAGCATTTTCGATGCTGTTGCTCGCCGCCAAACCTTTGGTATGATCGACAATGCTTATATCCGTCTGGTCAACAAGGACACTGATCAAGAATTGGCTCGCTTTAACTTGAACGGCGATTACTCAACCGACACAACGGTTATCTTCGCGGAACTGGTTCGCTCAGGAAACGATTGGGCCTTCCACACCATCGGTGAAGGAAAACAAGCAGACTTAAACACCATCATCGGACTCTACCAATAATCAACCCCAGACAGGTTGGACGTCCAACCTGTCTTTTTCTATAAAAAATAGTATAAGGAAATACATAGTGAAATATCAAGGACTAACCACAGAAGAAGTCAACCGCTCCTTTACGGAACACGGTAATAATGCGCTGTCTTCTAAAGAAACAGAAACCTTTTGGGACATCTTAAAAGGTGCGTTTGACGACCCATGGATAAAAGTTCTCTTATTTGGACTCATCCTTAAAGTCATCATTAACGTCGTCGGCACCATCAATCCAAAACTCGGTCACATAGACTGGTTTGAAGTCATCTCTCTGATTGTTGCCATTGCCCTTTCAACAGGGGTCGCCGCATTCTCAGAGTGGAAAAACGAAGAAGCCTTTAACTCGCTTCAAGAAGAAGCCTCTAAGATCACCGTCAAAGTTTACCGTAACGGACACTTGCAAGAACTGAGCATTGACGATATCGTCATCGGCGACCTCGTACAACTCCGCGCAGGTGACCAGATCCCAGCCGACGGTGTCATCCTAGACGGCAACCTCAAAGTCAACCAAGCATCCCTCAACGGTGAATCAGAAGACGCCCGTAAAATTGAACTAGGCAACCATCCAGAACCAACGAGTGACGACACCTTCAATGAATTCTTGCTTCTGCGCGGTTCTTACGTCACAGAAGGTGAAGCCATTATGCGTGTCACCACCATCGGTGATAACACCATGTTAGGCTCTATCAATACCGCTATTCAAGAAGACGGTAAAGAGTCTCCATCCAAAGAAAAACTAGCCAAACTCGCTAGTCAAATCGGTGTCATGGGCTCAACCGGTGCCGCAGCCTATCTCATCATCAATATCGTACTCGTCTTCGGCTTCAACAACACCATTGCGAAACCCGACAACTGGTTTTTCTTCTTCGTGCAACTAGTCATGTACGCGGTTACCATCATCATCATGGCCGTACCAGAAGGTCTCCCTATGATGCTTGCCATGGTTGCCAGCATGAACTCTCGTCGCTTGCTCGCTGAAAATATCCTGGTGCGCAAACCAGCGTCAACAGAAACCGCAGGATACATCAATATCCTCTTCTCCGATAAAACCGGTACCATCACAGAAGGTACACTGAAACTCGTTGACGTGCTCCTTGCAAATGGACTCACGTACACAACAGGTGATACCGCAGGTATTCCTTTCACAAATGCACCTGACCGTCTCAAAGCTGAACTCAAGGCCGGTCTCGGACTCAACAACGATGCGGTTATCTCTGACGGAGTTGCCATCGACTCCAACCAAACCGACCGCGCCCTCATGACCTTCCTCACATTCGAACAAATCACCCACTGGTTCATTCGCTACCACAACAAAGAAAGCATCCCTGATTTCATCTTCAAATTCCTCGAAGCAAACAACCTCACATACTCTATTATCGACGAACACTAAAAATAAGACGCATAAACATATTCCACCGAAGTAGGGCCAAGCCCTACTTCACTTTTTATTATGAACAGCACAAAACGGTTCCTTCATGCTAATCTTTGGGAAAAAATTACCGTTCGCTATTAGACTCTAAACAACGGTTTAGAGTCTTTTTTTTATCTCGAAAGGATCTACTATGTCACATATTACTGCTAAATATCTAAAAAAAATCCTCGCAACAAGCGCCAACACTTATGAACACACCATGCACGTCCTCCGTCACGGAATCCTCATCGACCCCATCATCAAAATCAACAAAGATACCGCAGACGCTCTCATTGAACTCTACGGTATCGACCTCAATAATGCCAACGCGACCTTCTACCAAACCTTTGAAGAACGGGAGCAATTATCTTGGGATAAAGTCCTTCTTGACCGACTCGTGCACTATGCCACCACATACGGTGGTCTCGCGCCTTTCCTTGGAGGCGTTTATATTCCAAATTCTCAAGAGCAACTCACGCAAGAGTTCGCTCAAACCATGACCAAAATTGAAGTGGTCTCTCCCGCAGAAATGAAAGAAGCCCTTCAAATTTTCGTCAATCAACCTCTTGCCCTTCCATCAGAAGATATTCAAGAACTCGCGCAACTTGTTCATGATTATGATCTTGAAACCAACACCGTTCAAAACAAGGAGTTACTCATTCAACTAGCACTCAATTATGACATTCTGCCAGAAAATCCACAATTGTTCTTACGCGTTCTTCTGGCAAAAGCACTCAACACCACAGAACTCATCAACAATCGACGCACCCGTAATCGACTGGACAACGCTCTAAGCGATAACTTCAAAGCCTATGCCATTCGAGAACTCGTCAAAAAGTATCTCAAAACTTACGGCGCACAAGCTCTTGCCGACCACTACCGTCCTTACAAAAAGCTCTGGCTCATTATCCGCAAAGCAGGTCTCCAAAAAGAAATCAACTACATCAAACGTCTATCTGACAAGGAGCGTGTTTCACATGAAACATTCACCATTTTCGAAAAAGCACAAAACCTAAGTGCACTAAACAACTATCAGCTCATCAAACTCTACAACTATGTGACAGAGCAAAGCATTCTGCCTGAAACCTACGTGCAACTCTACCGTATTCGGGATAGTCGCGTCTTCGTAACCGATAAAACACGTAAAAACAAAGACAATATCCAAACCATCCAAAATGAAATCGTAACCGAATTGCAAAACCGCTTCCGCAATAAAGACCTCAAGTTCTACCAACCCGATCCCATCATCAACATCAAACTACCAACCTCCGCTAAATCCTTCCTCGGAAACTATCCTCTGTACACCACTATCCAAACAGAAAACCAATACCAGGTTGGTATCTACTGGAATGTCAACTGCGACCTTGACTTACACGGTCACCACGTCAATGGCAATCACTGCGGCTTCTACACTGAAAACATCGAAGGCTGTACCCATACCGGCGACATGACCTGTCTCAACAGCAATGGTCTCGCCGCTGAAGCCATCAAATCGAAAAACGTTGCAGGTATCACCTACAGCGTCAACCGTTTCAACGCACCGACATCTACAACCTGTAGCATCTACCTCGCACGTGTCTTTGAAGGCAATCCCACAAAAGTCCTCGAAAACGGGCATCTCCTCTTCCACACAAAAATGCAGCTCATTCAAAAAGAAATGCAATTTGCAACCAGTATCGACCACGGGCTTATCTTAACCAACCTCGCTCTCGGCGGTCGCGTACCAAACCATCTTCAATCTGAAAAAATTGTCGAAGCCATCGCCCGTAAAGCAACAACCGCTCTCAACCTTAAAACTTTCGCCAAACTCGTCGGCGCAAGCTTCGTCGATACCCCAGAAGAAGCCACTCACAACTTCTCACAAGAAGCTATTTCTGTCAACACCTTCACCGACTTACTCATATAGAAAGATTCCTATGATCCAACTCAACCACCATCCCGTAGAATTCGTCACCTTCCCCAACAAGGAACATCGTTTAGACCTACCCACAGAACATCTTGCAGATCACAATACCGTCCTCTGGCAATTTGAATCTGACGCTTCAATTTTTGAATTGCTCTTGTTCGATCGCGCCATGACTCAACTCGATCAAAGCTATGACCTCACCATCAGCTACATGCCCTATTCCCGTATGGACCGCGTGCAAGAGAAGAACACTGCTTTTTCCTTAGAACTTCTTTGTGACCTCTTTAGCATCCAACTAGATGGTCTCAACAAACTCTTCGTTTTAGACCCACACTCACCCATCACACTTAAATTGCTTCATGAGTTTGGTGTCACGGCCCAAGAAGTCAACTATTCTCTGGCTAAAACCGTCATCGACTACACCCAAGTAGACCTCAACAATGCATGGGTTGTCTTTCCCGACAAGGGGGCCGCTGGGCGATACAAGGCTGAAGATTACCCCAATGTCATCATCTGTGACAAAACACGGGACTTTGCAACGGGCAAAATCACAGGTATGACCGCACACGTCCACACCATGACCACAGAACCCGACGAAAACGCACCCATCCTTATCATTGACGATTTGTGTTCGTACGGCGGCACCTTCATCCGTGCTGTTGACACGGTCAAGAAACTAGAACCAGTTCGTTCCAATAAAGCCTGGCTCATCGTCACTCACGCAGAAGAAGCTCTTGAAAAAGGTGCTGTTCTAGAAACCTTCGACAAAGTCTTCTGCACCGATTCCATTGCCACACCAGCAAACCATAAAATCATCAACGAAGACGCTTTCGACCCGACACATCAAGTCTACGTCAAACCTGTTGCGAATATCTTGAAAGAACTATGAAACCTACAACAGCAAAATCATCATCAAAAACCAATAGTATTAGTCTCAAAAAACTAACCGCAACTCTCCATCGTTTCACTCAACCGCTCATTTAGTAAAGGAATGTTATGCCAACACCCATCTATCTTTCAACTGACTTCTACAAACTCTCTCACCGCGAACAATACCCTGTAGGCACCAGTGTCGTCTACTCCACCCTCACACCGCGCTCCAACAAGTATGCGCCATGGAGTGACGAAATCGTCTTCTTCGGCCTCCAATACTTCATCAAAGAATACTTGATCAAACGCTTCAACCAAGACTTCTTTGAACAACCCATCAAAGACATCACTAAGCTCTACACCAATTTCGTCAAAAACACACTTGGAAAAGAACACGTTGACGTCAGCCACTTAGAAGCCCTACATGAACTCGGCTATCTACCTCTCAAAATCAAAGCGCTACCAGAAGGCACTCTTGCACCCATGCGTTGCCCGGTCATGACCATCGAAAATACGCATCCTGACTTCTTCTGGTTGACCAACTTCATCGAAACCATCTTATCGACCACCATCTGGCAACCCATCACGTCCGCTACTCTTGCCTATCAATACCGCCGCGTCCTAGACAATTATGCTCTTACAACAACGGGCGCAACAGATGGCGTGGACTTCCAAGGTCACGATTTCTCCATGCGAGGCATGTCGTCCGAACAATCAGCGTTAGCTTCGGGCATAGGCCACTTGACCTCTTTCAAAGGGTCAGATACCATCCCCGCTATCTTTGCAGCCCATGAATACTATCACGCGCCGCTTGATGCTTCTACAGCGTCCTCCATCTCAGCAACCGAACACTCTGTCATGTGTTCCTATGGTCAAACAGACGAATTTGAACTCTTCAAACACCTTTTGACCGATATCTATCCGACAGGACTCTTCTCTGTCGTTTCAGACACATGGGACTTCTGGAAAGTCGTAACAGAATATCTTCCCGCTTTAAAAGAAGACATCATCAACCGTGACGGCAAACTCGTCATCCGCCCTGACAGTGGTGATCCAGTAGACATTGTTACAGGCACTTGTACGAAGGGCACAACGCCTGAAGAAAAAGGACTCATTGAATGTCTCTGGGATACCTTTGGCGGAACGGTCAACGAACAAGGTTACAAGGTTCTAGATCCTCACATTGGCGCCATCTATGGCGATTCCATCAACCTAGAACGCGCGACAAAAATCGCAAAACGTCTTGAGGCAAAAGGCTTCGCAAGCACTAACATCGTCTTCGGTATCGGTTCCTTCTCTTACCAATATCACACCCGTGACACTTTCGGTTTTGCCGTTAAAGCAACTGCTGCAACAGTTAACGGTGAAGAACGCATGCTCTTTAAAGATCCTAAAACAGATGATGGCACCAAACGTTCCCAACGCGGTCGCATCGTAGTCTCACCGAAAACACCAAACTTTAACCACCTTCTTTGGAGAGACGGTTTGACAGAAAAAGAACAAGCACAACTGGAACAAGACGGCTGGAATGCTCTCCAAACAGTGTATGAAAACGGTCAACTCCTCGTTGACGATTCTCTTGAAACTATCCGCAAACGTCTTAGGGCAGAGCGCGCAGACTAATCCGCTCACTCGAAAGCCTACCCACGTAGGCTTTCGTTTTTTTATCTAAAAAGGAAAATCTATGCTTACAATCTATACAGGCCATCACTTAATCAACCAAAAAACTACGCATAACTTATTCGTCGGCGATTTAATGGACGACGATGCTGTTTACGACATCACTTGCGATTTCTTGGTCGAAAACAGTGTATTACAAGACCTATCCATCCGCACCAACAATCAAATCGTTATCGAAACAGCTATCACCACCTTATTTGAACAAGGAAAACATCACAACCTCCAAATTATCTTCATTGATAAAGACCGCACTCAAACCGTCATGACACTCGACGATCGCGGCAACTTGACCAATTATACACCAAACTTTCAGGTTATGATCAAAAATCTACTATTCCGTAGACTCAAACAGGCCCTGAAAAACAAATAGAAAGAATCGCTATGACCAACCACTACTCTATTTATCATCCTAAAAAAGACGCTTATCTCGCAAATTGTATTTCTTACAATCAACATGAACTCAAGCCTCTTCTTACAAAACAAACCCGCATCGTCTCTATTTCAAAAGACCTATATGAATTCATTCAAAAAGAATCAGAAACAGGCGCTAATTGGATTGACAGAACAAACTATCATCCAGAACCAATAAAACTATCCTTTGCTAATCTCACATTTGATCCTGAAAAACTAGCAAGACGCGATAAAACATGGAAAGAATTACAGGAAGAAATTCCTGAATTCAAAAATAGACCTAACGATGACGCTTTACGCTTCCAACCTTGGACGCCCATTTCAAAAGAAAAACACACCCATTTCGAATGGGATGATACTGATCGTCCCTGGTATTCAAAACCAAACGAAACCATCACCAATCATATCCTTGAAGAAGACGATCCAAATTTAGACTTCACCGGCATCTACCTCACGCACCTTAACGGAAATCACGACATTGATAGCTTAACCAATCATCATGAAATTCGTGGGCACGCCTCAAAAAATCAACTTTACATGAGCGGCGTATCCGATAATGCCACTCAAATTATTCACCATATTGAACGTTGCCTAAATGACTACCAATACGGCCATTCAAATACATACACCTACTTCCGTGAAGGCAAAGAGTTAGCCGAATACATTGAAGAATTTAAAGATCAACCCCTTGAATTTGTCATCCTCATGACGCCCATCGTCAATCACCACGACCCTAAAAACTGGGGCGGATGGCGTTGGCACAAGTGGGGTGAATATATCGGTCAATTCAAACCACAATGTGAATACCTCGACCACGAAGAAAACATCGATTTCGTCTTCGTTTGGAATCTTGTACCTGTACTTAAAACTCAAAAGAAAGAATAATTATGGAATTTTTACCCAGCATCTGGCTCGTACTTAAAGACGAAGAAATCGATAACAAACATGGCAAAACTTAAACAAAACTCATCAAACCACCGTTTACGAGATAAACAAAAACGGTCACGTCAAAGAAATCAAATTACCAAATAAATAAACAAGGAGTCCAATTATGACAACAATCCCCGCCTACAAATTCTCAGCAACTGACATGGAAGAGCATTTCGCAAACAAGCCCATTATCCAATTAAAAATGAGTCCTCTTCATCGCCCTACATATTTATTAGAAGACCTTGTTGACGTCCAATCTGACCATTGGCTTGTCATGATCCTCGACCGAAATTTTGAATCCTATAACCATCACATTTCCATAACAAAAATAGACGACGACTATATCCTCTATGACTTGCGTTACACAGAACTCATGAATCTAACTCCAAATCGTGACAAAGATAAATTAACAAAACATGTCTTCAAAAGTAGTCAAGAAGCTCAAGATTACATCGTCAAAATCATCAAAAAAGATCAACCAAAACATACATGGCGTTATTACTTTGACATTATTGAACCATTCAACCCAAAAGAGTCAAAGGAAAAGGACCAATAACCATGACAACTAATTACTCATCCATCGACGAAGCACGTGAAAAACACCGTAATCTTCGCAAACACGAATATGAGCTCATCCACGTTAACAACAAACCTGTCATCTTCTGCGGAACCTGTCTCCCCTATGAAGACTTAATTTGGCCGCACTTGTCTGACTTATTCGAAGAGCTATTCCAAACCTTTCCCGACATACAAACCATCAATCAACAGATTAACAGCGTAGACTTATCTTCAGAGGTGCGTGACCTCATCCTTAATCACCTCAAAAATGAATACAATATTGACTTTCAAAATCAATCTCACGAATATTAGAAAGGACCTCCAACATGGCTTGGCGATTACATGATCTTATCCATTTCCACTTAACCGCTATTCAAACGTCCAATCTACAAACCGACCCCTTAAAAATAGTCGATCAATTATTGGACGAAGACGAACGGATCGATTGCTGGATAACCTTCAGCCCACAATTTGAAGAAATTTATGACACCTTCAACCGTATCATTCAAAAAAATCTTCGACACATCACAACCGTCAAACAAGTCAGAGAATTCGTAGAAACCTGTTTCAACCAATATTACGAAAAATCCAATCTATCTCTAGACTTAGATGAAATGTTAGCTCAAGTTCATGACCCGCATTTAAACGATGACATGATCGTCATCATTGAATTTGAAGATTAAACCATTACCCAAACCACAGAAAGACGAAACATGAAAAATCCACTTATTACAGCTGAAAAAGAAAAATCTAATCGTTTACGAACAACACCTGACATTTCAGGATTAGCTATTAGTATTCTTGTTCTATTCACCGTCGTTTTGTTCATCCTCGCAATCGTCGGTATCCAATTCATCAATCAAGAATCAACCATGCCCGAACTAGTTTACTACATCGGATTTGGGTTAAGCGGAATCTTTGGACTGACCTTCTTCAAGATTGCTAAAAAACAAGCCTATCAATACCGTCTATGCAAATACATGACAACCAAACGCTACCGTAAAGCCTATGAACCTTACGTAAGCATCATTCAAACCAATGCCATTCTAACACCGATCACCGTAACCATGGCCGCTTTTATCATCATTCTACTTCAATTAGGCAAACATATGTTACCCGCGTACATCATGACATGGGCCTTCACCATGTTCTATATTGGAGCCGGTCATCTAAGTGGCGCGCAAATATTCAAACAAGAAACACTCGACCCTGAATGTCTTCCCCAAACACAAGAAACACTTGAAAAACGAAACTCCATCGTCGAACAGCTAAAGCTTGTATTTGAATACCAACAAATCAAACAACCCCCTTATGAAATCCTCCAAAACGACATGCGTGACGTTCTTCTATATGCCAACTACATGGTTGATTTCGTCCCCTATACTTTCTGGAAAAATCTGTACGTCAAACCCGAAACAAGCCCATCCTTCATCAAAAGTCAACTATGGGGCATTCTCTCAGATTATAAATACAATCCTGAAGAATGGCTTTATTTCGAAAAATACAAAAAACAAGCCGATCGCTTCAATGCGACCAACTTCGAAATCTTCTCTTTTGAAACTATCTTCTACGAAAACTCTTTATCAAATGATTAGAAAGGTTCACTTATGACAACCTATCCCGTACAATTATATTATGCAAGACGACCATTTGTTAACGATCCTGAAATTATCACACACAATGAATTAATGCATCTAGCTCGTAAACATTCATCGTATGAAATCGACTCCATCGAAAGCGCAATGATAAGCCTCAAAAGCAATCATGTTTATGCATCCATCGAAACCATCACCCTCGCTCTCACCAACGAAGACTTCATCGGAACCCTCAAACCAGACGGCACCATCTCAGGTTCCCTCAACGTCAAACCCTTCGACGCCGTCATTCCAGAAGACAGCTACATTCTCGAAAACTTCACGTCTTTTTCAGACACCGATCGAAAAAATATCGCAGTGTTCTTGAATAATATGAGAGAAAGTCTACCCGACAGAAAAAACGAAAAAACAACAGCTCAAACAGCCTATCATGATCTTCAAGCAAGAATCATTGAAGACTTCACGCGTACAAGCTTCCTCGTCGAAAGTAAAGGCGAAGCTCAAGAACAAATCGCCTATATGATTCACCCCAACGTCGTCAATCAAACAGCCTTCAATAAAATTCTCCACGAAACACTCGAAAATCTGTCCATAGCCGAATTCCTGTCAGACGACGATGAAATCTTCTACGAAATTGTAGAGCGATTCACTCATAACCTCCTCAATTAGAAAGGCCCACTATGCCCAAATACTATAAAGGTGGAGAAAACCAAGCCACCATAAACCACTTGCTCGCAGGCGAAACCGTTATCGTCACAGGCAAGGGCAACTCTATGAACAATCCACTTATTACCAGTATGAATCAGTACCGATGTGGTTCTTTATTGTGCTGATTTTTAACGTATTCTATTACCGTCTCTTTCGAAACGACTCCAACTGTTGACATGAAAAAGCTAGGATTCCAAAGATGGCCCTTGTAAAGTTTTTCCTTATCTTCTGGATGAAGCTTAAACCACTCACGAGCAGCTGCACCTTTGAAACTTTTTACAATACTTGAAGGTGCAAATTTAGGTGGAAATGAGATGACCAAATATACATGATCTGCCATAATTTCAACAGCTTCAATTGTAGCACCGTTTCTTTCAGTAAAAGACTCTAAAAGCATTTTCAACTCGTTTTGTTTCTGCTCCGTATCAAAAATCGGTTTTCGATATTTGGTCACGAAGACCAAATGAAAATGGAAATCATAAACACAGGTTCTAGTTTCAATCATAATTGAACTCCTTTAATCACTTATTTTAAGAGTTGTCTCTTGACTATATTGTAACATATATGATATAATATTGTCAAGAATAAGAAAGGGGTGACCTCAGGAGAGCAAAAACACCAAGTTTCGTAGTCTCAGTAAAACTCAAACTATCTGAATCAATTGAAAATCATTTAGAAAAAAGCTTTCGTATTGCAAACAGTGCTTACAACGAAGCTCTGAATTTTGGACTCAAACGTTTTGAGGCTCTTAAACGAAACCCCGATTATCAAGAACTATTAGAAGCACAACGTCTTGCTAAGGCTGAAATTAACAAGTTAAAAAAAGTTAAGAAAACGGCGAAAGATTTAGTTCAGCAAGTTAAATGCTATGACAAAGCTCTTTTTGAATTACGAAAAGCGTATAACTTAACCGAATTCGGCTTGTCTACTCATCTTAGCCAACAACGGCGAAAAACCAGTTCATCTTATCAACAATTCAACGCCGGTGAAATCCAAATAATTGCTGGTCAAGCCTATAAGACTTTAGAAAAAGTTCTCTTCTATCAAGTCAAACCGCACAAAGTGCGTTTTAGAAGTAAGTTCAATTTAAATATTAGTTTCCGTAATCGTGTCAACACGACAGGAACTCGACTCGAACGATCCGATAAAACAGGTATTGCTTATCGACTCTATATCCACAAAAAATCAACCTTTGTAGATATTCCCGCTAAAGCCTTTAATCATTATCAACAACTAAGCCTTTTACGGTGTGAGAAAATCAAATATGTCCAAATCGTTCGAAAAACCATTCGCGCAAAAAAGGTTTATTACCTACAAATTGTCTGTCAGGGATTCCCACCTGCAAAGGTAACCAAAGGTGAAAGCGTAGTTGGAATCGACCCTGGTATTTCTACAGTGGCCTTTGCATCACCAAACGAAGTTGCTTTGATTGATTTGGTACCAAAAAATATTAGTCCGAAAGAAAAACTCCTAAAACAACTCGACCAAAAAATTGAGCGTAGTCTCCGAATCAATAACCCTGAATGTTATAATATGAATAAAACCATTAAGAAAGGTGCTCAATTTAAACGCCCATCAAATCGACAAATTCGCTTACGCAATCGACGACTGAAAGCCTATCAATCTTTATCTGAAGAGCGAAAAAAACTTCAAGGACAACTAATCAATCGAATAGTATCTCAAGCATCTGTTATCAAGATGGAAGACTTAAATGTCAAAAGACTTCAAAAACGAAGTCGAGACATTCGTATCAATCCAAAAACGAATCGACCTTTTAGTAAAAAACGTTTTGGAAAAGCTATTTTTAGAGCGGCCCCAAGTAGTTTCAGAACAACTCTCGAAACACGTGCTCATCAACTAGGAATTGACTTTGAGGCGATTTCACCGAAAGAAACGAAACCCAGTCAATATAACCATATTACTCAAACATTTGAGAAAAAATCTCTTTCGACTCGCGTGTATGACTTATCTGATGAATACCCAGACGTACAACGTGACCTCTATTCCGCTTTTCTCATCGGACATATTGAAAAAGGATCCTACAATCAAGAACAACTTGAACAGGATTTCCCCGTATTCTATAAATTAATGAAGGACTTCCACCAACAAACTCCAAAAACTAAGCGTTTAGCTTGGTATCTAACCTAAACAATCATTGTCTAGGAAAAGACGTTAACACCCGTGGGACTGACGCTCCTTCGTTAACGCACAAGACAAAACTTCTTCGTTCGATTTAGTATAAAGAAATTTTGAAACGGATGATACATGTCTCGACATGCGTCTACCTTCTTATGAAACTTCCAATGCTCAGACACATACCGAGATTAGGTTTTTACTTTTAGCAGGTCATTACTTTTAGCAGTCGCCTTTGACTCATCTTTGAATCAAAAACGAGAACTGAACGCGTTTACCACATGGTAAACGGGAATCCTGGGGTTTCAACCCCGGGAAGACGTCAACGTAGAACCGGTTACGGAAGACACGGTCATTAAAAAACGGGACATCGTGCTTTGTAAAGTTCGTGGGAATATCTATCTCCATCTGGTTACGGCCATCTCAAATAAAAACTATAAAATTTCCAATAATCATGGCCATGATAATAGCTGGACCACAAAAATTTACGGTAAATTCGTCCGCAAAGCCACGACAGAAGACTTAACCTAAAACGATAAAGGAAACATCACCGATAAGAAAATTCTCGAAAATCTCTTACACGAAAAACACTAGTCATTCAGAAAGATCTCCATTTACATGAAATTCCTAATTTATCTCATCTACCACCCCTACATCATCTACTTCACGTTTAACCCACCAACAGAACGATACCCTGATCTTCACGAAGCCACATTACTTGCAATGATTACAACTATCCTTGAAGCCGGTCTTCTATGGTTCCTTACAATATGGTTTGACAACCAATACAAATTCTCAGCAAAAAATAAGTTCATGGAACGTATTTATGAAATAGGTGGAACCATCAGCTTTTTATCCGTTATGGCCTCGTTCTTATTACCATTATTCCACGGAGGCGTCGTTAACGCAAGTGATCAAACAACCAACAACTATCAACCAGAGCCAGCTTATACACTTTATAATCTCAACGCTAAATTTACAACCAAAACTTCAGAAGAAAAAATCATCTACAAAAACAGTCTCGATGCCTCTCTTCAATTTATCAACCCGCACAAAAAAGCAGCCGATGAAAAAGTCACCGTTAAAGACACCCTAACCGCCGATCAACTCAACACCCTCAAATGCGCAAGCAAACTCAAACTCCAAAAAGACAACACCCATGTTGACGCAGACGTAACCGTAACCCTCAAATTCTCAAAAAACCTCAAAAAAGAAGAAGACAATCAAACCTACCATATCGATAAAATCACTCTTCAAAACGAAACCACCACAACAACCTGGTTCAACCGCACCTTCAAGTCAACAGAGAAAATCGTCACGGTCTACGCCACGCCCATCGTTTCAAAAGAAGATAATAAGACTCAAAAAGAACTCGAAAAACTAATCAAATAAAGAGGAAACTATGTCCAACCGCTATAACATCACCCTTAAAAACACAAAAACAAGGGCCGCTCACTACCACCAACTCTTCGGTAACAACGACTACTTCCCTACTTTTGAAAAATACCTCGTCTCTATCGGAGCCGTCGTCGGTCAAGACTTCATCACGGACGTCACCATTCCAGACCTAACCGCTTTCATCCAAGCCATCGATGAAACCGTCTGGCACGACATCATCTCAAAAGAGCCCATCACAGAAAGTCAAATAGCCCATTCATTCCCCCACAAAAAGATGCACTCACCTTATCTGGATTTTACGTCACAGTTGATTATGTACAACCCAATAATCAAAACCCCCATCGTTGTCGCGCCCATCTACCAAATTGCCTCTATCGTTGCGAGCCAAGCTTACTTCTTCAGTTCTTACAACTTCATCAACTGGCTCAAACAACATAAAGCCCTTAAAACAGACAAAATCCAATTCGTCAAACATAACTACGTAGACAAAAAATCCCAGTCAGAAAACCCAAACGATATAGGCGAACCCATCATCATCGGAGAACTCAAACCACAATTCGAATTGACTATTTCATGGGGATAACCCTATCCCCTTTTTTTCTATTCTCGACCTAAAAATAAGGACAAACTATGCCCAATCAAATATTAACCGGTAACGAAAAAATCGACAAGTATCTCAGACAAAATATTAAAGCACATAGCAATGTAGAATTCGACCTGTTTCTCAACTATGTCATCCAAAATGGCTCCCAAAAAGACATCCAAATTGTCTTTGAAAACTATTTCGGAATAGACCACCTCACCCATCACAACGATGCCTCTATTCGTCGAATCACGGCTAAACAAGGCTACGGTCTAGATATCCTTATCAATGATAACGACCCCCACACTCGAGCAATGGTCGCGCAAAAAAATTATGGTCTAAATATTCTCATCAACGACCCATCATGGATCGTACGCCGAGCTGTTGCCAAACAAGGATACGGCTTAGAAACCTTAATCCATGACAAAGACGCACCCGTCCGACTAATAGCACGTAACCAACTACACTTAACCTAAATCTATAAAGGAACCCACCATGACGCAATTATTCATTAACATTATTTGTCATCCCTACTTACTTTACTTCCACTTATTCCCGCCCACAGAACCGTATCCAAGCCTATGGCTACCCCTCACCTTCACGGTCATCGTCTATATTCTTGAAATCTTCATCGTCGCTTCCCTTGGTGACTATTTAGACCGTCGCAAAACAACCGCTTCTGAAATCATCCTTACCTCCGTAGCAATGCTTGCATTCATCTTAGCCATTACAACACTCATTCACATAAGCAACGCTTTATTCATTCCAAAAGACAACCAGCCCATCTATCAATTGAATGCAACATTTAGCACCAAACTCGGGGCCCAAAAAACCATCTACAAGCACAATCTCAATCCCGATATTCAATTCTTCAAAACAAAAGACTGGCCACGTACGTCTGAAAAAAAGAAAGAGCAGAGCTATCAAACCTCTGCCACAGAAAAACTCTCTCAAACACAACTCGACCTCATCAAAAACGCAGATATCATCCGTCTCCAAAAAGACAAAGCTGAAGCGCAACAAGACGTCAAAATTAAGATCAAATATAACAAAAAACCAAATAAAGACCTGAACGCAAACCAAATCACCTATCATTTGGACAAAATCACGATCCGCGATCAAATCACTACAAGGACTTGGTACAAATCAACAGATCATAAAACCACTAAACTGATTACGGTTTACGTTTCAGACATGACAGACCTCAAAGACGTTCAAACTCAAAACCAATTAAAAGAACTACTTGAATAGGATTTACCATGCAACAACGACTCAAACAATTCGTCCTCATAACCCTCACATTTCTCGGCCTCTTCACCTTGACAGCCTGTTCTGAAAATGCTATTGTGGATAAACCAGAAAACTCAGCCGTTTACGACCAAGCCAAGGTTCTCTCAACCGAAACCATCCAAACGATTGACAAGCTCAACGAAGAATCCGACCATACAGACAAGAAACTCAAAATCAGCGTCTACATCGTAAACGATCTACATGGCGATGATCTAGAAGAAACCACACTCGCCATCGCACGTAAATGGAAAATCGGCGACAAGGACACCAACAATGGCGTCCTCCTCTTCTTAGCCATCAAGGATAAAGAATCACGGCTAGAAGTCTCAGACAACCTCACCACTCGCCTCACCGATAACCAAGCCAAAGCCATCTTGGAAAACATGAAGCCAAAACTGCGCAACAAAGACTATGACGGTGCCGTCTTAGACGCCGTCAAGAGTATCGTTGACGTCAACAATGGCAAAACCATTCAAACCAAAACCGATTGGGGCTTCTACCTCACCATAGCAGCCGTCATTGTCATCTTGATTATCATCACCATCGCCACCGGCGCCAATTCTGACAGCTCAAGCGGCTTCTGGTCATCAGGCTCCTCAAGCGGAGGCGGCTTCGATGGCGGTGGATTCTCCGGTGGCGGGGCCTCTAGCGGTTGGTAATTACAGAAAGGAAATAAAACATGAACAAAAAAACTTCACTCATCGGCATCATTCTCGGTGCTCTCATCATTGCAGCTCTCTTCATCGGAGGTTCGTACAACAGCCTCGTTGGTAGTCAGACCAAAGTCGAACAAGCCCAATCTAAAATCGACACCACTCTCCAACGACGCTACGACCTCATTCCAAACGTTGTCAACAGCGTCAAAGGTTATATGAAACACGAAAGCGACATCTTCGAACACATCGCAGACGCGCGTGCCAAAATCGGATCAAACACGACCAGTCAAGCCGAAAAAGAAAAAGCTCAAGGCGAACTCGACTCTGCGATTTCACGATTACTGCTCATCCAAGAAAACTATCCACAATTGAAAGCAGACACTCAAGTACAATCCTTGATCACAGAATTGGAAGGTACTGAAAACCGCATCTTCGTAGCTCGCAATGACTACAACCAAGCCGCAACCGATTACAACAACAAAGTGCGTCGCTTCCCGTCTAATATCATGGCCAAGCTCTTCGGCTTTGAACCAGCAAAACTCGTTGAAGCCGACCAAAAAGCAAAAACAACCGTACCATCTGTCAACCTCAACAACTAGGACTTTTCCTAGTTGTTTTCTTTTAAGCGGACCTCGTCCGCACCCTATCGTCTAGGGCCTACGGTCTAGGGCCTACGCCCTACGCCCGACAAGCATAAATCAAATAGACAGTGCGATCAAAAACAAAAGCAAAAACAATTAAAATCATACAGTCTAGAAAAACGCCCATGGCGCTTTTCGCTTTTTATCGAAAAATCTTATAAGGACTCATTATGGCAAAAACCTATACTGGAAACGAAGCCCTGGACAAATACCTCCGTCGAAGAATCAGCCCTCAGTACCAAATCAACGACCACGGACCCTATCACGATAAATATTTCTTAGAATACCTTCAAGAAGTCGGCTCTAACGAAGACATCCAATATGTCATGGAGCAATACTTCAGTGAAGACCGTCTCAAAAGAGTAATCAACCCAACAGTCATCCGGCAAATCATTAACCTAGGCTACTGCCTTGACCACTTCAATAAGCATCACCACACCGATATTCGCTTACTCGTTCTTAAACAAGGATACCGTCCAGAAAGCTTCTTACATGACCATTCGCACATCATCCAAAAAGAACTCATTAAACAAGGTTGCGGGTTAAATCTCTTCATGCACCACTCCTATTACCGTATCCGGCAAATCGTAGCACAGCAAAAACATCGATTAGATATCCTTGAAACAGACCCCGACAACGACGTCTTCCGTGAAGTTCTTAAACAAAGTGACCATCCAGAACACTTCAAAAATAACCCCCGCTACATTAGTCGAAAATACTTAGCCGAAAATGGCTATTTCCCCGAACACTTTAAGAAAGATAAAAGCGAAATCATTCGCGGCATCATTGCAAAACACGAACTCTACCTAAACGAATTCGTCCACGACCAATCTCCCTACGTACGTGCTTTTGTCGCCCTACAAGGCCATGAACTTGATCTCCTCATTCATGACCCCAGTTACCTTGTCCGCATTGAAGTCGCGCACAAAGGCTATCGTCCAGATATTCTCATTCATGACAACGAAAAACTCATTCGCATCGAGGCACAAAAGCATTTCAAAAAAGCACAAGCCATTGACACACTTTACTAGCCAGAAAGAAGACAAACCCATGCAAAAACTAATCACACATAAAAACAAACAATTCCTGCTCACCATTCAAGACCTAAGTTTAGACGATCACATCAAACCATTCATGAAAAAATACTTCGAACAAGAAGAATCCTTTTTCAACCGAAAACAATCAAAAACAGGAACACATCTGAGCCTATCTTACTAAAAAAAAGAACCATCACTAGAAAGGAACCCCATGGCTAAAATCTATACCGGCAACGAGGCCATCGACAAATACCTCCGCCGTAATATCAGCCCTAACTACAAAATCAACGATTACGGCGAATATTGGCAACATTATTTCCTCAGTTATCTTCTAAAAATCGGTTCAAAAGAAGATATTCAATATGTCATGGAAGAATACTTCGGCGAAGAACGCTTACTAAAATGCAAAGGCACCAATAACATCATCGCCGTCATCAGACTAGGCTATTGCTTAGACTACTTCAGTCGCAATGACAGTTATCTTATTCGCGCTGAAGTTGCAAAACAAGGATACAAGCCCAACCTCTTCGCTCACGACCAAAGCGTTGACGTACGTATCGAAGTCGCTAAAAAAGGACTCGCCTCAAATATTCTGATACATGATCGCTCAAGCGCCGTTCGACAAACCATCGCTGAAAAAGGCCTCCACCTCGATTATCTGGCAACCGATCCTGACCCATACGTACGCCTAAACGTTATTGACCAAGGCTATAAGCCTGAACTCTTTAAAGACGACCCAAGCTCCATGGTTCGACACTTCCTCGCTCAAAAAGGATTCTTCCTCGAACACTACGTCACCGACGAAATGCCCCAAATCCGTGAAATTGTAGCCAAAAACGGTATCGGACTCGATACCCTGATCCATGACAAAAACGACGGCATTCGATTGCGAGTTGCTGAACAAGGATACCGACCAGAAGTGCTCATCTATGATACCAATTCTTCCGTTCGTAACGAAGCAAAGAAACACTTTAAGAAAGCACAATCGACTGAACTATTTTACTAGCCAGAAAGGAGAAGTAATATGCCAAAAACCTATACGGGCAATGAAGACATCGATAAATATCTTCGCCGAAACATCAGCCCGAATTATCAAATTAGCGACGATACCGCATATCGTAACGAATACTTTTTAAAATACATTCGAGACGTCGGCTCAAAAGAAGATATTGAGTATGTTATGACCCAATACTTCAACGAAGAACGCCTTCAAAAAGTGAGAAACAAAACCATTATCGAAACCATCATCCATCTAGGCTACTGTCTCGATTTCTTCAGCAAACATCCCAACCCAGAAATTCGCCTAATCGTCCTTCAAAAAGGATATCGACCAGAAGCCTTCCTCCGAGATAATGATTATCGCATCGTCAGAGAACTGGCTAAAAAAGGCTGCGGATTAAATATTCTTATGCATATCCCTCACTACGTCATCAGAGACACCGTCGCAAAACACGGTCATCGACTCGACATCCTCGCAAACGATCCTGACGACGCCATACGCTTAACCGTCGTTAAACAAGGATATAAACCAGAACTCTTCAAAAACGATTCTTATTATCGTATTCGAGAATATTTAGCTCAAAACGGCTTCTTCCTCGAACACTTCAAAAAAGATTCCGATACCGAAGTTCGCGCTATGGTCGCAAAACAAGGAGTCTACCTTAACGAATTCATCCACGACGCATCTAACACCATACGTCTGAGCGTCGCAGAGCAAAGATACGGTCTAAACATCCTCATAAATGACCTCTATCGCCCTATTCGACTAGCAATCGCAAGACAAGGCTATAGACCTGACATTCTCATCCACGATGAAAAACCATCCATTCGCGCAGAAGCCCAAAGACATTTCAAAAAAGCACAATCCATTGACACACTCTATTAGAAAGGAGTAATATGCCTAAAATTTACACAGGCAACGAGGATATTGACAAATATCTGCGTCGGAATATTAGCCCCAACTATATTATCGATGACAATAAACAATATCGCAAGCAATGCTTCTTAAAATATCTTCAAGAAGTCGGTTCAAAAGAAGACATCAAATACGTCATGGAAGATTATTTCGGAGAAAAACGTCTTAAAAAAACCAAAAGTCTCCATGCTATTTACGCCATCATTGAATTAGGATACTGTCTAAATCATTTTAGTAAAATCCAAAACATAAGCATCCGCGCTAAAGTCACAAAACAAGGACATAACCTCAATCTGGCCATCCACGACCAAAACTTAAAAGTTCGACTTACAGTTGCCGGACAAGGACACGCCCCACACATTCTCATACACGACCACTCTATCGCTGTTCGACAAGTTGTTGCTAGAACAGGTCATGAACTTGACTTTCTCGCAAACGATCCTAATGAACACGTTCGATTTGAAGTTCTCCTGCAAAGCTATCAACCAGAACACTTTAAAAATGACCCATCCGTAAAAATTCGCTATTATCTAGCCAAAAAAGGACTCTTCCTCGAAGACTACGTATACGACCCACACCCACAAATTCGCGAAATCGTAGCTGAAAACGGTGTTGGTCTTGAACACCTCATCCATGATAAATACAATACCGTTCGTCTAAAAGTAGCAGAGCAAGGCTACAAACCCGAAATACTCATCCACGATGAAAATTCATGGATCCGCAAAGTAGCTCAAGAACAACTCAAAACAATACAATCCATTGACACATTGTACTAACTAAAAAGGAAAACAAACATGTCCGAACACAGCTATCAAACAGTCCTCGCGATCGAAGAATTTTGGCTACCGGCCCAACACTTCCAAATCGACGAAGACTCAACCGTCATCACCGTAAACGGCCAAAATTACGTCCGCATCAACGATACACCTGACCGATACAGTTTCGCGACCAATCGGGTCTACTACGATTCCGAATGGTACGACGACTTTTTACTCAAACTAAAACCTTGTGAAAAACTTCACAAGTAAAAAGGCACGTCCCATGACCCCGAAAAAACTCGTCATCAGCTTTGACATAAGCAGCCTCACCATTACCAGTCCACAACTAGCAAAATCCTTCTTCCACGCTTTCCGTGACGAAATCAACCAGCCCGTTCCCAATTTGGAAATCTTCCGAACAGTTTCTGCTGAAAAATTGCTAACTTGGCTTGAATTTCAATTCCTGAACAATCGCTATTGGACGGAAGACGAATCGTATTGGTTGCGTCAACTTCACCTCTACACGTGGAATAATCACTTGCTAGGTTTGTCTGACCCGCACTTTCGCATTATCACCAACGACATCACAGGCGTTACAACCGTCCGATCTAAATAGCGGACTACGTCCACACCCCTTTTAAACGGGACTTCGTCCCGAACCCCGCCTGCCACCCAACTGAAGAGTGCGACCCAATTTATTTCTGCGAAAAAAAAATAAAAGTGCTTGGAAAAAAAAGCTATCGGAATCGGACGATTTTACTTCTGTTTAGATGCTACTGAGAGCGCCATTCGCGCTCTCACTTATTTTTATAGAATAAACTGAAAGGAAAACGCTCTATGACTCACATTTTCACTGCAACAGAACTCGCAGGCCATACTCAAAAAGCTCTCGGGCAAGACGATCCCACTATTCTTCAAAACGTCGTTTACTTGGCCGAAAAACTCTATCAAAATTCAAAAGAAGACCTGAAAAATCTCTCTGATCAACCCTGGCCCGACCGTCTGACCGACGCGCACTTCAAAGTACACAACTACGGCGTCTACGACGAAAGCATCAAAGCCAACCTCGACAATCTCCCTCAAGACTTTCCACTCACAACCATCACATTCAGGCAAACAATCATCATCAATCAACTACTCAACAGCTTGTACGAGCAAGTTTATAAACGCCCTGTTTTTGATATCGTCGATTACGTGTTGAATCTCGATGAATGGACTAAGACTAATCAAACAAACACCAAAGATCTCATTACATCAACTATTGGAAAATCGACGACTATTGTCTAATATTCAATAAAAAAGTACAATCTGACGAATTACAAACATTCATCGAACGAATCCTTAACAAATTTTCATAGAACAAACCTAAAAAGGAAACACCCATGTCTCAAACACTCCTCCTCATTGAAACACACTATACAACCCGTTTTTCAAACACACAAGATTCAGAAGAACAAGTCATCGACAACGACACACCCTCATTTGCAGCTTATTGCGACCAATTACCAAAATTACTAGAACAATTCAACCGCGCAACAAACTTTCAAGAAGAAATTAAAAAGATCAAACCACAACTCGGAAAAAATAATTTCGCACAAATCATCTTCAAAGAAGCCCTAATCCAGTATCATATCACCCTTGTTCCTCCTAAATTCAACTAGAAAAAAACCGTTAATATGTTAACATTCGACCAACTTCAATCCGCAATCTTGACCAAGCCTGATAAAGACAACCTGTCAGACGGCTACCATACCTACAACGAACTCTACGACCACCGCCGTATCCTCTTCTCCATCATCTGTGCCGAACATTTCGACAAAGCCTGGAAATCGAAACTCCACGCAGACGGCACCATGTTCGAAGACATGTTCATCGTGGGCATTAACACGCCAGACGGACAATTCACTTACCATTACTTCCTCGACAACTGGGACGAATTCCCTGTCAAGGAGCTAGATCGTGCACCCGAATACGATGGTCATACACCAGCGGATATCATCCGTCTAAGAAGCCTTATAAAATAACCCCTCTAAAATGCTCTCTACGCTCGTTTACGTCACACCCTATGATTTAAACACAACACAATCTAAACGCGCGTGAGGGACGCGAGAGACACCTTAAAATTGATTTTAGACAGAAATCGTCCCCAGACAAAAAGGAAGACGCCAAAACCCATCTCTTGAAGAACGCCCTCGCGTTCTTCACTTTTTTGAGTAAAAATAAAGAAGGAATCTCACCATGAACATCACAACCATGAATCACCGTGTCCTTAAACTAAGAAAGAAATCCTCATGACTAAATTCAAAACAGCACTCATTCTTTTGATATCGATTTTATTTCTAACGGCTTGTTCATCCAATGATACCACTCATCTAGTCGAACCACAATCAAACACAAAGCAAACATCATCAAATGATTCATCAAATGATTCACTTGATGAAAAAATCAATCATAAACAAAAATATATCGTCATCAAGAAAACAAACAAAGGCCTCCTATCTAGAAACGACCCACAAGCTCTTATCGAAGAACAAAGCAATTTCATGGACTCCAAAGGCTACGAACTAAAACAACAAAACATCACGTTCGACCGTTACGGCGGTTTTGAAAACATCGTCCTCACATTCGAATACAAGGGACAATAACTCGCCCCCAAAAAAAAATACTTAAAAAAAAGAAAGAAAATTGGTAATTAACATGTCCCTTAAAAACATCACCCAACAAATCAATTACGAAAAAGTAAGACTCAGCAAAACAAACGAATTCAATGACTGTTTCAAAAACTTTAACATGAGCACCTTTATCGAGCCTAACTACAACAATCTCATTCTATGTACCACAAGCACAGGAAAACCAATTATTAAAGTGTCTGACAACGCAATCAATGACACTCAATACATTCTTAACAAAATAACAAAATTAGAACCACTGTTCGAATCAATCAAAAATTTCGTTAATCATATTTCCCACGGTACTATTTATTTAAAATACAATGAATTTACATTTATTTACAAAAACACAATTCTAGTTAATATTAAATATATAGACAAAAAAACACTAAAAATTGAATCAAATTTCAAAATTGAAAAAGGAGCTATTCATCTTCAATTAGGTAAAGGTAAATTGATAGTTAATGCCAATTTCAACGCAAACGAAGAGATTACATATCGTATTGAAGAACAAATCACACCAAAAGAACTCAATATGACCATTCTTGACGAAATGAAAGAAGAAACAATCAATATTTTCCAAAAAAATCTAAATATTAATATCGACGATTACCCTCAATCAAAGCACACGTTCTTTTAAGAAAACAAAAATATAATAATACATCCACCATTATCCCTTCATATCTTATATTTATTGATTATAGCAATATCCTGTACACCGATATCCGAAAACCTAAAAACACGTTAGATATTTCCCTACACCAATCTGAGAAGAACGCAAATGCGTTCTTCTTTTTTTTCTAGCTAACAGAATTTGTGAAAGTTTTCACAAACACATCCCGAAAACAATCGCAACCGACGCTCATCGATTGCGAGGACGTGTTGACGACACCTCTGCCAGACAGGCGCAGGGCGCTTCTCGTGTCTTTTTCAGACAGGTCTGAAGGTTGTTGTGACCAGCTTTAAACCAAAGTTTTCGAAAACATATTTACAGGCGACACCTCTGACTTTTAAAGAGGTGCCAAAAGGAGTGCCACCTAAAACTCAAGTCTAACGAGGCTTTCGCTTTATTTTTTAATAACATGGCACCACTTTGAAATAAAAAAGGTGCCACCGTCAAATCTAACCATACCAAAGGTTTTCAGTCAAATGGCACCTCTTTTTTTAATTTTAATAAAAATAATTAAAAAATTAAAATGGAAAAACAACTATAACATTTTATATATTATTTAATATCACATAATATAACATTTATTATATTTATATCCCGTATTATTAATAATAAGTTTATCTCAAAAAAGGGGTGCCAAAATGATTATTTTTTAACGCAAACCCTTGAAACACAAGCGTTTAACCCCGGCACCTCTAATTTTTAAAGGGGTGCCGCCTTTTCACTAAAAGATAAATAAACCCAGACACACTAAGGATTTAATTATGGCACCCTTTCTAGTGCCACTGGCACCACTCTATTATAAAAGAGGTGTCAACCCCAACCCCCTCCAACATTAAAAATTTTAGTTGACAAAATAAAACCAATGTTGTATAATATACTTACAAATAAAGAACAAAGGAATTATAACATGGTTCATCCACTTAGAAATCTCGACGGCGAATTCATCTTCGCCCGCGTCCGACTCGAAAAAGCAATGAAAGAAAAATTCGACGAACTAGCTAAAGCTGACGCTCGCACAACAACTTACTTCTACAACGAGGCTTTCGCAGAATATCTCGAAAAACACAGCGACTACAAAAGACACTGAGGTTGCCTATGGTTACTATTACACCAAACAAAGACTTTCTTCTGAATATGCAGGATCAATATGATCAAAAGGTTGAAAAAGACCTTTTTGACTTTTTCGATTTCATGCTATCAGACGAAATTCAACCGATCACGGTCACCTCTCAAAAAGAACTAACCAAACATATTGCAAAGATACGGACTAACTTATTGCACGTCCATAACACCAACCGTGCGCTACGTCGCGGTCAAGTGCCTAACGACGACGACCTTGATAAATATAAATTCACGCCGATTGAGATTGTCTGTCTGATCTTAACCTATCTACCTGTCGTCCGACTCAAATTAACAACAGACCTCAACACCAACGATCTAGCTGTCTTCCACTACTTCGGACCATATGCAGGCACCTATCAATTTGACACGTCCTACTTTAACAAATTAATATTTATCATATCTCCTAATATCTCAAACAATCTCTTCAAATCGTGTCATTCGATTTTATCTAACTTTGCAGAATATCACGTCGAACAAAGGCAAAAAGACCTCGTGGTCGTCGGCATCGGACTCTACAACCGTCAAACCCAAACCTTAGAACCCTTTGATCCGAAATACGTCACAACCACCAAGATCGCAACCAACTACAATCCTGACGCAAAGCTCGCCGTCCTCCAAAACCCAGACGGGTCAACATGGGATATTGAATCGTGGCTCAAAGACCTGTCAGGCAATCTGTCCAATAGCTATGACCCCGCCACTTACGAATTATTCTGGCAAATCATAGCCGCGACCGTCAATCCCGATCAAGTCAATGCCAAAGCCATCTTCTTCTACTCGGCTGTCGGAAATAACGGTAAAGGAACTTACGGACAGTTACTCAAAAACCTAGTCGGTAAGAATAACTATTCATCACTTCCCATTCCAGCTTTTAAACACGAATTCATGAAAGAAAAACTCATCGGGAAAACGCTTAACATCGCAGATGAAAATCCTGTTGACATTTACGTCGATGACGTGCAAGATTTTAAGGCTATGATTACGGGTGATGACATTATGATTAACCGAAAACATAAAGAGCCCCTCATCGTACAGGTCAAAGCTATCAACATCCAAATGCTCAACGGTCTGCCGAAAACGAGAGATAAATCAGACTCTTTCTATCGACGGTTGATTATTGTTCCCTTTACATATTCTTTCACGAATAACGGGGAAAAACCATACATTAAACACGATTATATGCACCGTCCTGAAGTTTTAGAATACGTCTTGAAAAAAGCTCTCGAAATGCCATCTTTTTCAGAATTTGTCGTACCGGATCGTTCTAAAATTGCTCTGGAACAATACAAGGAGGACAATAACTCTGTCGTAGAATTCTGGAATGAATTTGAAGACCAATTCGTCTGGAGTTTTCTTCCATTGAACTTTCTGTATCCGCTTTATGTCGCATGGTTCACAGAAGAACACGCAGGTGAAAAAAAACAATTGTTTCTCTAAAAAGACTTTTATAAATCACCTCCAAAACCATCTTGACAGTCATCCTAATTGGGACTTTAAAGCAACACGTCCAACCAGTCCGAATCCAATCCGTATCGGTAACCGTATGGACGCAGATGAACCGCTCATCACCCGATACAATCTCACAGAATTCATGGATCCAGCTTATAAGGGAACTGATCCCGCACTTAAACGAAACTTCACACGACTGGAACGGGGTCGTGGCATCATCCGCGTATAAGCTTCTAAAACGCTCTCTAAGGCGTTTTTCTTTTGTCCCTCACATTTCCCCTCGCGGACGGATTCTCGTCCACTGAGCGCCTGTTAGACGCCTCTATGAGCGTGCTACGCGCACCATATTCTAAAGAGCGGACTACGTCCGCGCCCCTCAACGATGGGGCTGCGCCCCGAACCCGACTGCTACACAACTGAAAAGTGCGTCTCAATTAATTAGTCTTATAAAAAAGATGAGCGATGATAAGAAAGAATTTCTTCTAGGAAAGACGTCAAGAAACCCCTCTAAAACGCTCTCTACACTCGTTTAAAGATTAACCTATGATTTATACTCCATTACCCCTAAAAGCTTATAGAGAGGATTCTGAGACGTCTGACAGATAATATAGACAAAAGTCGTTCTATTCATGCTCTCAACAACATCCGCCAACAATGCTTATGAAAGCTTTCACAAATAAAACATAACAATTATCGTTTCAAAAATCATCATTACAGTAAAAACCGAACAAAATTCATCAAACGTCATTATTAAAAACATAAACGTTCGGATTTTACGAAATTACCCTAATTTAACCAAAAATTTCCCAAAACAAAAGAGAAAATTTTAAAAACAGAGAACCAACATAAAACCAATTATATCAATACTTTTCGAAAGACAAACGAAATGAATACATTAAAAAGGGTAAAAAGGGAATTACAAATCTCCCGATTAGTGACGCCGCAAAAGGGCGACAGTGCTGAAATGTTCGTGAATAGCTTAAAGAATTTTCTCTTAAACCCTTTTTTTTCGATTTAACTTCTTATATATAAAATTAAATATATATAAAATGTTATATTCTTTTATTTCTACATATACGAATTAAAATAATAAGGGAAAAAGGGAATATAAAAGCAGAATCACTACAGCCACAACACCTGTCGGAATTTCGTGTTTTCTCTTTTTTGAAACGCAAAAAAATAATCAACTTTAAATTACAATCAAAAAAGCCCAACACGACAACGATCACACCCCCTTTCTGTCACTTTACCCTTTTTCTCTTAACAATACAAGAAAAAAAGGAAAACACCCTTCTTTTTCACTTTTTTGAAATTGACTTTTATCAGATAATCTGTTATAGTAAAAGTACGCAAAAAAAAGACGACATCTTGCCGGATGTCGTCTTAGGCGCAAACTATTATTAACTCTTCCATAAGAATACCATAAATCATAGTTTGTGTCAACCTTTTTGCGTACATTATTTTCAAGATTGGAGCAAACTATGTTTACGACTCAATTATTCAATACAAGCACTATGACAAAAACAAATATGTCTATTATCAACGCAAGTGATTTCATCGCCGCACGTACAAACGTTCAACTCAACACATTCGCAGAAATGCGGAACCATGTTCGTGATATCACAACTGAATACTACCAAGAATGCTTCACCCGAGCACTCATCGAAAACAATGGACGTGAACCCAAAAACGTCAGAGTCTCAATTGGTGAATACGCCCTCTTGCTACTCAACATTCTACCCCTTGCTATCATCACACCCGCGTCCAAATACGGAGAACCTGCCAACTTAAAAGAGCCTAACGTCTACATCTACGATTTCGACGAAAGCTCATCCACATACGGTCTCTACGTACCCGCTCATAAATTACTCATCGACATTATTTATAAGGCCGCACCCTACGAAGACGTCTACTTCCATCGACGAATCTACAAAACGATGCTTCAAACCATCCCAGAAGTCCGCGAAACCTTAGACGTCAACCGTATCTTTGTCAAAAACGGAATCTACAACAAAGAAACCAACCAATTAGAAGAATTCTCAAAAGACGAATACCGTCTAGCGAAAATCCAAACGAATTACAACCCGCAAGCTGTCAGCCCAACCATCACCATGCCTGATGGTCTTGACTGGACATTTGATAACTGGCTTGACGAACTCGTCGACCATGATCCCGATCGATTAACACAAATATGGCAAGTCATCACCGCGGCACTCAATCCTGGCCGTGTCTACAGCAAATGCGTCATCTTCTATTCACGTCAAGGAAACAACGGAAAAGGCACGCTCGGGCAAGTTCTTAAAAATATTATTGGCGAAGGGCTTTATTCGTCCATCAACATCAAAAACTTCGGCGTCCGTTTCAGAACACAACAACTTCTAGGGAAAATCCTCAACATCGCAGACGAAAACCCAGTCGGAGCCTATATCGACGCTACGGATGAATTCAAAGCAGCCATCACAGGCGACGACATCCAAATCGAAGCTAAAGGTAAAGATGCTTATCCCATGCAGGTACGTATGCTCAACATTCAGATGATGAACGGCACCTTACTTACAAAAGATAAGTCTGACTCCATCTATCGTCGATTACTGATCGTACCATTTACACATACCTTCACCGGTCATGAGCGCCCTTACATCAAACACGACTACATGAATCGAACGGACGTTAAAGAATACATTCTAAAACGTGCTCTTGAAGCTCCAATCGTAACCGAATTTATCATTACAAACGAAAACAACGACGCTCTCTATCAAACAAAACTTGAAAATAACAGCGTTATCGAATTCTTGGACGAGTTCCTACCACAATTCACATGGGATGTTCTCCCATCAAAATTCCTTTACGAGCTCTACAAGGCGTGGATGGCAACAGACAATCTGAACGGAAAACCCGTCAAGAAATCCATCTTCACCGAATACGCCAACGATTTCTTCGAACAATTACCTGATTGGAAAGTCCGCTTAACGCAAACAGATAAAATCGTAGTCGGCACTCGTATGGACGCGGACGAACCTCTCATCACTGAATACAACCTAACCCGTTATATAGACCCAACTTACAAGGGAAACGATCCAAAAGCGCAACGAGCCTTTCAGCGTCCAAAAATGGTCCGCGGCTTCGTCAAACAAAACTAAGCGGACTACGTCCGTACCTCTCACGAACGGGACTTCGTCCCGAACCCACTGCTACACAACTGAAGAGTGCATCCCAACTGATCTCTGCATCGAAACCTCTGGCGCTTTCACCTTATCATCTCTTCTGGACAGATATCTGTCCGTTCCGCTATGCAACCCTCACTATAACGGGCGCGCGCCCGTACCCATCAAGAGGGCATACGCCCTAAACCCCCTTACCATCAACCGAAAAAGTGCGTCCCAATTGATTGCTGCGGTTCACAAAATGAGCGTTTCCTCTTGACAGGCGTGACAAATCATGATATACTAATTTTGTCCTAAAAACCTCATTATAGTTAGTTCTCCAGTTAACATAGAATAATAGACAGGCATAAAAAAATGGAAGATGCTATTCGACATCTTCTGCGGCATGGGACACCGCTTCCTTTCTTAAATAAAAGTGGGCAATCGCTCACTTTTTTTGTATTTTTATCTTGACAAGCTTCTCGTAATGTGATATACTTATATTGTTCTCAAAAGAGAACGAATACCTCATGTAGTCGGGCAGTGAATACAGTGGTCAAGGGATGGATGATAGCGAAGAGAACCTCATGCGAGGTTCTTTTCTGTTGCCTCGGCATCGATCTCCCGACAGAAACCCCGTCCATAGGTCGCCACCTATGCACTCTTTACCATAGAACTTATAGGAGGTACACTCATGAGAATCACTGACTTAGCCGTCGGTCAATCTGCGAAAACGCAATACTTCACGCCGGGTCGTGACTGCGACATCACCCGCACAGGACTCACTACCTTTTTCGTGACAGGTGTCCGTAAAGTCCGCAGTATCGTACAAGGCCAAGGACTCATCGACCAAGCCTTCGCAGAGACTTTTACGCTGTCAGCCCAAGAAATAGAAGAACTACAAACCATCCATCCAAGTCCGAGCAATCAGATAAGTCCTACCGATTTGCCGTTCTAATGGAAACTGTCAAGATTTGCTATCAGAAAGGAAAATAGACTATGTATCAATACAGTGTCATTACCAATGACGGTCAAGCTACGATTGTAGCGGAAAACTTGCGCAAGGCGTGGGAATTAGCTACGGCCACCTACACTGACGTAAAAGAAATTCAATTCATTTTTAAGCATGCTCAATAACGAGGCCTCGTTGTTGAGTTTTTTTATCTGCATATCAAACAATAACTCGCAGACGCATTCGCTGTCCCACTTGAATGGCGATCATCTGCGATGATCGTTGTGATAGAGCTTTTGCGAATGGTCTCTTTGCTCGTAAGAAGTCTACTTGCACGATACGCCCCTTCCTTCCTTCCTTTGTAACTTACGTATCTCACATGAGTTCCTCTTTCTCTCTCTCTCTCTTGCAATACTTGCACGATACGCCTACGCGTATCCAATTTTATCTCTAGAATCTATCTAAAAAAAGGAGAAACACACTATGAAGATACTCATTCAGCCCAAGCAGCATTATCAAGCGAAAATGTCGCCGGATGAATTGCAAGCTCATCTCAACATGAAGCGCGCAGGGGCTTCTTGCACGAAAAATGGAAAACGTTATACACGACATGCAAAACACAAAGGAGGTCGTTATGAGTAATCAACTAAAAACCTATCAAGATTGGTACCAACCAAATCACGTCGTACGTGATGACATAAAATTCATGCATCAAAACACGTACAATCAATACAATAGGTTACCCGATAAAATCATCAACACAAATACCTACTTCTGGGATAACGGCTTCTCAAAACGCTACGGTCGATATTCAAAAATCACAGAAGCAGGGCCCCTCGAAACCCCTATCACAGAAAAACCAAAACTCAACCGTGCCCTTCGCATGACAGACTTCCTGTACGACGATGTGAACAAGAAAGACTTGCGTCTCATCCGCGATCGCTTCAAGAAAGGACCTATCAATCTCAAAGGCTACGTGTTCATCAAAAAAGACTACACGCATACACGCCATCGCTATACTTACGTCATCATCACATGGGTCTTGGACGATCACTACGTTATCGGCAATGTCCACGACTTCATCGATGCTCTCAAACAAAAACTCATCTAAAAATGAAAGGAACCATTCATCATGCGTACGATCAACACAACCCTATCAAACAAAGAACAAGAAATGCTCGAATGGCTTCTCCTCGTAGGAGGACTGAAGCTAAATGAACTACAAACCGAAAGACCTACTGATCTCGAACTCAATGAAAAACGAGTCACATTCAACGAACTTAGTGGTAAATTACTATAGAACTAACAAAAGGAGAAAACCTATGCTGAACACCATCTTCGTACTACTCTACGCGACATCCATCTTTACGATGACAGCCCTCGCCCTGTCAAGTGCCATTGTCAGAGACTACAAAAACGAAGCCTACGCCAAACAGCTGTCTAAATACACTCAAGTGAACACACTCATCAATCTTGGCCTCACCGTCATCCTCATCCTCATAAATTACTAAGGAGTACCACCATGAAATTCTATGCCATCAAACCAGATACCATCGTCACAAGTTGGGCCGAGTGCGAAGCCCTCGTCAAAGGCATCTCAGGCGCTACTTATAAGAGCTTCAAAACAGAATCGGACGCACGCGCGTGGTTGAAGAACGACACCGTCCCAACCAAAAAGAGCCACCTCAACCCCATTCCTTACGAAAACACTAAATACGGCATCGTGGGCAAAATCATCCCCGTAGACGATAGCCAAGATCCTTTAAGCATCCCGGCCGTCGCCTCTCCCCGCGTCTCCGTGGACGGGAGCTTCCATCCCGAAACTTCTGTATACGGCAGCGGTGTCGCTTTCTTCAACCAAGACGGCACGGTCACAGAAACTTACCGTATTGCTGGATCTAAACCTGAATACGCTTCGTCCCGCAATGTCGCGGGCGAAGTTGTGGCCTTCGCGCACGCTCTAAACGAAGCAACCAACAAAGGTCTCACCCAACTCACGATCATCTGTGACTATCAGGGACTCTTCCGCTGGACAGCGCCTGAATCAGTCACCATCTGCGACGAGAAATGTTGGGGCAACAAAGGCAAGACCCCTATCGCCCGCCTCCATGACCGTGCCCTGGCTTATGCTGCGGCACACGGATTGAAGACTCTTGATTTTATCTGGGTGCGAGGTCACAAAGGCTTTTCTTGTAATGAAATTGTAGACAAACTCGCAAAAGAAGCTTGCGGGGTGCTCTAAGACACGCCTGCGCGTGTCCACTCATGACTGCAAAAAAATAGAAAAGAGGTTCCACTATGGAAATCACTATCGCAATTAATCCGTCTACAGGCAAGTTCCATACACCTGAAGGCTTCACGTCAGACGCTGTCGCTACCCAATGGCGCATCGATTTAGCCAACTATCTCAAAGAACACTCCGTGACGATAGATCAACCCATCAAGGTCAACAAAGCAGAAATTGAGAAAAATTGGGAGCAAGGTCTCATCACCAACTATCAAGAAAACTACTACTTCCCGTCAACCTTATGCGATGAACCTGTCCTCACGCATCTCACGATCGTTGAAATCGACACGCTAGAGCCATGGATCATCACAGAATATGACGGTGCCGAAGTTGTTGAAACTCTCCCTGACTACCGTCAAGTCGATGAATTCAACTACCACGAAATCGTCTAACTCAATCAAACCGTTCTCTACACGAGAATGGTTTTTCTATTTGCCGTCGCAAATACACTTTTATATATGTATAAAAAGTGTTTAAAAAGGAGAAAAACTATGAACCCAACACCAGAATTTGAAGTCTTACGCGACGTATTAAAGACGACGTCAACCTATTACGAAGAGTTCCCCGGTTATGACTTCCATCAAATCGAATTCAAAAAAGGTTACAACTTCCTGCATACAGACGTCCTATTGACCTATCAAGGGGATATTCAAGAAATCCTGCAAACAAAAGACGCCCTCGGCGCACTATACAAACAACTAGGCGTTGTCCACATCCCCCTACCACACAAATTCTACATGGAAATCTACGTCGAAAAAGAGGTTCAGCCCTACAAAAATGGAAAATGGCTCGATAAGCAACATATTATCGACAAAGTCATCGTAGAAGCGACAGGCTATGACGCAAGCAAACAAGTTTTTGTCATGCGGGAGGTCGAACGCATCAGCCTCAACCTCACGACCAAGTCCCTGTACACCCAAAAGAAAAAGGAGGATAAATGGTTACCTGTCCGCGTCAATGAAGCCATGGGTCTTCGAACCCTCAACATCGCACCCCTACAAGGTTACGCACTAACCAATATCCGACCCATGAAGCGTCTCCATCCAGAGCTCAATCAAGAGCCACTCGTTCAATTCATGATGAAACTCGGCTACTACGCCGTATCCGACTACGTCAAAGAAGTCGAACAAGCGATGAACGATAATCCAGAATGGCTCTACGGCGACGCCCCTATCAACCACGTCAATTTGACCTGGACAGAGCTCATGCAAGCATCCTCTATGAAGGAAATCAAGAGCACTCGTTGGGCACGCATCCATGCCTTCGCCGTCAATAAAGGCAAGTTCAATGTCTTCCAGTTGACGGCTATTAAGAATCTCCGCCCACGGATTACGCTGGAATTCACACAGCGTATCTTCCAAATGCTGCGCAATAAAGAAATCCAGTATTCAACAGACCCTACGACCTTTCTTTCCATGATTTGTCACAAAGGCATCGGCATCGAAGAACATATGAGAGATACCCTCGCAGATATCCTCAAATTGTCCAAAGATATGAAAGTGCGTCTCGACTTCTCAAAGAAAGCAACGGCTCGTTCCATCCATCACAAGCACGATGAGTTGACCGCTGCCTTCAATAACAATAAATTGCGTCAGCGATACAAAGACAACGACCCTCTGACCATCCATCCTAAATTTGAAACCTTGGTCAAGGCTCTCGACAAGCATCCGGATATGGAATGTATCCGTTACGCCAATGAGCTTCTTGATGAGGGTAAAACCATGCACCACTGTGTCGGAACCTACATCCAGCAAGTCAATAACGGCTATTGCATTATCGCGAAAGGCCACATCAATCATCAGCGTGTCACGATTGAGTTCAATCAGCATTTTGACGGGTTCTACTATCCACATCAAGTGCAAATGAAGTTCAATCAAAAACCGTTAGATGAAACCTATCAAGTGGTCTTTGACTTTTTGGATACGCTCAATCCAGAACCTGTCGAGTATGACAAGTACATGTCTCGCTACCATGCTCGGGAGCGACAAGAGCGCGTTCATCTCATGACACTCGAACCCATACACTACGAAGAAGTCTTCTTTGCACCGCTAGTGTGTGCGCGTGACGAGCGTACACCCTTCTAACTCACGCATCTCGCGTGAGTTTTTCGTTTACGGTCAAACCTTCGTTTGACCATTCATGACTATAAAAAAATATTTAAGGAGAATTCTCATGACACACCTATATATAAAAGGAAGACTTTGTGATATAGTTCTCACGCACGAAGACAAAATAGAAGCCGCAAAAAGTTTATCTGTCAATATTCTTGAACAAATCATCTTCAAAAAACGAATAGAGGCCGCAAACAACTTACCGACTGAAATTCTTCAAGAAATAATCACTCAAAAGAAAAAGGAGAATAACAAATGATTACCTATCGTTACGAAAAGACCGTCCTCGGTTGGAACTGGCACGTCTGCGTAGACGGAGAAATACTCTTCTACCCACATGCTTCATCTAAGAATCTTCGCGGACTCATGGCCTTCGTCCATTTCTATGAAGCAGGTATCTGGTACTATCTCGACGATGATCGTAACAATTACAGTCTCGTCTATCATATCACAGAAGGTTCACGCGAAGCCGAAAATTATCTTCGTGAAAATTGCGAAGAGTGGGGCGTTAACGCAGGCTGCTAATTAGAAAGGAAAATCATCATGAACTTTAAAGAAACCATGGAATCTATCACCAACATCTTCGAGTTCGACCCAAACGCATTCGAATTCAAAGAACTCGAAAAATATCTCGAAGCTCTCATGACAAACAACACGAAGAAAGCTGGTGAATTGCGTATGTTCTTATACTATTTCACCAATGAAAGTGCTATCATGCGTCACTTTGTAGATCTCTACTTCAAAAGCCTTCCCATCCTCAAAAAAGGTGAAGACGTGATCTACATCATTGATAATTCAGGAGACATTCGCGCGTATGAAACAATTGAAAGTCTCGCAACTTATCTACACCGCTATCACATAATCGTGTCCGATCCAGAAGTCTTCATGCTACGCTTCCGCGTTATCAAACCGATCCCGCTCATCAAATAAGCACTCTTTTGAGTGCTTATTTTTTACTGGCTGGCTGACAGAAAATCCAATCAAACCATAACGAACCGACGCATTCACCGCTAGGCTTATATGGCGATAACATCCGTCATCGCTGTTAGGAGCGGTTTGCGAATGGTCGTATGTTCGTTAAAAGTGGACACCTAAGACTTGTCTTCACAAGTCCGCTCTTTTCTAAATACATTTCATTTTTAAGGAGAAATCATTATGGACAGAAAACAACTAGCTCAATTAGTAGCAGACAAGGTCAAAGCGCTTCCCGGTGCCGTTCCTTTCAAGAATCACACCTTTCCAATTGATATCGCAGCCACAAAGCGTATGTTTCCTTCTGCGTCCACTATCATCCCGAGCCCTGCGCTCATCACCGTTTTCGAAAAAGGAAACGACTATCACTCAGCTTGTCGCTTGCTTCAGACGCAAGAAATCGACTTGCCCGCACAAGACCGCGTCCCATTCGCCATCTACGAAATCAGTTCCTACATCATCCAAAAACATGTTCTTCAACTGACAAGCTTCAAAATAGACGATCGACCCGTCTTCGATGGCGTCCTCCTCAAAAGTATTGTCTGGGACTTACAAGATAACGTCGTCACAGAAATTCGTGCCAATAAAAAGAACCTTCCTATGCGCGTCCATCAACCCTGGGATCATCGTCAAGGCTCAAAATTCGTCAATTTAGAGCCGCAAGAACTCCGTGACGAACCTATCATCGCAGCCATGATCGAAGCACAATTCTACGCTGTTTCTGATTTCTTAACCGAATATGAAAGCGCTTACGAAAAGAATGGCGATGATTCTCTGCACATTTCCTTGTCTTGGACAGAGCTTCTAGCAGCCAAATCGATCAAGGAAATCAAAGAGACCAAGTGGAAGAAAATTCAGCAATTGACGGTCAATAAAGGCAAAATGAATATTTTCCAACTAAATGCTCTCAAGAATATGCGTCCTTATATCACTTGGGAGCAGACCGATCGTTTCATCCAAGCGCTGCGCGAAGGTGCACCCTATACAACAAACGCCGAAAAATGTATCGTATTATTGCTTGAACATCTGTCACCCGATACGCCCAATACACACCTCATCAACGATACAATCGACATGCTACATCAGATGAGAAAGCGTCTCGACATCAAGCATCCCTCCGCAGACGCCATCTACCGCTTGCACAATCACGTCACTACGGAGCACCAAGCCGCGATGGACCGTAAAACCTACAGAGGCGAGAAAAATATCCTGACCATCCATGAGAAATTCGCACCGCTCATGAAAGCCCTCGATGAAGACGCTCGCTTTACCGTCTTGACCAAGGCCCTTGCACTCCTTAAAGAAGGTAGGGATATGAACCACTGCGTCGCGTCTTACGTGAGTCGCGTCAATGGCGGTCAGTGCATCATCGCACAAGGACGTCTCAATGACGAACGGGTCACCATTGAATTTCGACAAGACCATGCTTCAGATTGCTTCTATCCAGAGCAAATCCAACTGAAGCACAACCAGCGTCCGTCTCAGAAAACCTACGATGACGTCCATACCTTCCTTGACAGTATCAACCCAGAAAAACTGGATTATAGCCAATTCGGTTGGGATTACCATGCCTAGCACTCATCCTCATTAGAGGGTGAGTTCTTTTTTTAGTACATCCGTCCATTCGCGCTCGACCTTCGGTTCGAAGACCTCGCGCGATCCCAATGGACCGTCCTTCCGAGCGATTCTTACGCCGAGAGCGACACTTCACCGTCCCCGCCAACTGAAAAAAAATCCCATCGGCCTCATTCTTCGGCGCGATGAGCTAACAGAAAACACTGCGGGGAGGTTCGGTCTTCATCGGAGCAGAATCTCTCTCCAAGAACATTCGTCAACGGTCTGCTTGGTAAAATACTGGACAGCTTCTCCCCGTGGTCTTCCCCCTCTTCACGCGCTCGCATTTTGACCTTGTTCTAAGTTGTCTCATTCTTCGACGAACTTAAAACTCCCAAGTTTCCAACGGAAACTTGTCCGTATGCTCGCGAGCGGTTCAGGACGGTCTCGTCCACGCGTCATCTGTCCAGCCATCGACCAATGAGACGCAGGCCATGCCTGCGAAAGACCGGTCGCAAGCTCCCTCTCGCTACGGTCTCTTGACCGTTGCTCACCCCAGACTATCTGTAACCAAGACCCTGCGTTCGCTCTCCGGTCACGTTCCTCTCACCGTCCCCGCCTTCTGTTCACATCTCATCGACCTCGTCCCTCGGCGCGATGAGCAAAGAGAGAAAACTGCGGGGAGGTTCGGTCACTTGTTCCTTGCGAGCTTCTCTTGCGACTTCTCGTAACAATGAACGCATCCGCCGTCCCTGAGCACATCGCAACAGCTACTCGCTGTCGCTGCTCGGGTCGGTTTTGCGGATGGTTCTTTATCAACCAATTCGTCAATCTATCAAACAAACTCGTCCATACGGACTCGTAGACCCGCAAAAACAGTGTTTTCGCTCTCGTTCGTCGCAGAAGCACGCTTCTGCACCTCACTCGGAAGTACCCACGTCCTCTTGCGCGTTTCTCTTCGCCAAACGCACGGCGTTCCCGTGCTCTTCAGACGCACACGTCTTCCTTGTATTGCGACACGGTTACGACCCGTGTCCCTTGCCCCCTAAGCGCCTCAGACGCATTCGCCGTCCTACTCGTATGGCGATCGTCTACGACTATCGCTGTCAGGAGCATTTGCGAATGGTCTTTTCCTTCTCTTAGGGCTCATCTTCGTCCAAACCCCTAACCCAGAACACGTCCCCCACAACCCTCCCAAGTCCACTGTTACGGGGAAGCGCACGTGGTCGCACAGACAGCCTCTCACCGTCCCCGCCAACTGAGCCAACCTCTCATCGACCTCCTCCCTCGGCGCGATGAGCAAACAGAAAACCTGCGGGGAGGTTCACGGGGGCTAACGCCAAACTCGCGACTCCTCGGAAGCCATTCCGCCAGTGGAATGTTCCCGACACGCTCGTCCCCCTCCTCTTTCAAGTACCCGCCCCGTACAACCTGTATCATTTACATAAATATCTATGCAAAAAGCTCACACAGGGGCCTTAACTGAATGTGCACTAAATACGTGCATGGGTCATGCACATTTATATGCCATCTACAATCGAATTCTGACGGTTGATAGAGACGGTCATGTTAGTGTCGTGTCAGATTGCCTCGCTTACGTGCATCGTGCATGAGGCGTGCAGGTATCATGCTGGACTGCATCTGTCACATGCATCTCGTGAAGACATCGTTGCAGTATCCTCGATACCGAGTTTTAGGGGGAGTCGTCACTCCCCCGCTTATTTCTATGTAAAATTAAAAATGTTAAGTCTCATCGTCTGATGTGCAAGAAAGGAAAACAATATCATGACTAAGAAAGCATTCAAAGACCTCACCGAAGCTGGTAAGAAAAAACGTCTCAACGCAATCCGTAAAGAACAAGCGGAAAAGAACTTGCGTCCAGAACTCTTGCAAGTCGTAACCTTCAAACATAGAGGGCAAGTGCTCCCGCCTAAAGTTACTGAAGTACCTGACGAAAACGGCAATTTGCTGGGTCACAACATCACCTTCCGTGTAAGACGTTGCGATTACAGCTACGTTCTCATCGACGGAGTCAAGACAATGGTTCCGTACAAAGAAATTCCTGAAGGTGCACAAACTTTGCCTTTCAAAGAAAGCAAAGTCTATGGCAACGCATACGCGTTCGCCAAAGCTGGCACAAACCTCAAGGACTTCTACGCGTCAGTAAAACCAGGCGTATACTACAATGCCTTGGTGCGCACAGACCGTGTACCTGTCAATGACAAGGGCGACGAGCAAGTTCAAGACGTATTCCTCTACAACATGTTCTTCGCTAAGGGTCTCAACAAGACGAATCCTTACGCACAAAAAGAAGACGCTCCTGTCGATGACATCGCAGAAGACGTTGTAAACGAAGCGCCAATGGATGATGCCAATCTAGCAAGTCTCGTCCTCACCGACGAAGACCTTCCGTTCTAATCTCTCCGACAATCTCGCCCTTGCGAGGTTGTCTTTTTTTTCTAAAAGCGACGACTCGCTTTTCGTTCTTGTCTATGTCTTTATTAGCTTAACGGAAAAGCACCCTCATCGGTAGAGTTCAGATTGGTCTCTGATTGACACTTCGACCTAGTGGCTATCGAATTAAATTCACAGACGCGAGGGAAGTCGCGGGTTCGAATCCCGTGTAAAGACATCGTATGGCGCTAACCCATGCCACTGGTTACCAACCCCAGTATAAAAAGGGTCTGGATTACCCAGCGGTCAGCAACTAGACCTCCCCGAAAGCCAAGGGGGATAAACCAAAAAAGCCGTAAACAAGTCGCGCTGCAAACGTAGAACGCAGTAAACGTCTGAAGACTGTATAACAAATCTACAGAGCACTCAGACAGGATCCTGTAGGGCGGGCACGATCCATAGACGCACACGCGCGCACTCGTGCGTCGAACAGGTCCACGACGATGAGACACATCGCACGTGATGAGACGGACTTAGTCCTGCGACCTGGTAGAATAAAATGCTCATAAAAACACATCGAACCGTTCGTCGTTAGCTGGGACGGTTCTTATCTAGATCTCCTTTCTCCGACACTGTCACCTGACCGTTGTCGGATTTTTATTTCCAAACATACTTGTACAAAACCTGGCATGGACGCTGAACGCCATGCCGTTTTTTTCTTCGTGTCCTCTTACAGGACGCTAGGACTATAATTGCCAGACGTGCACCCAAAAATCTTTTACTAAGACACGCACGTCTGGCCTGTCAACCATACTTCTGACGAGTAGCGCATCACTCGTCTGAGCTGGGTTGGCAGAAACTCCGACAGGAAACCTGAATATCTCCTTAAAACAAAACATTTTTTAGGTACTGAAGTTCCGAGGTCCAGCCTCGTGATCGTTTTCCTTTCAAAAGATCAGCTTTTTTCGCCTGTCGGAGCTTCTGCGAGCCAATGCTCAATCAGAACCTTCTATCATTTTCCTCTTCATCGATTCCTCGATGGAGAGGTTTTTTTTCGCTCTCGATACAGCCAAAACCTTAAAAATAGACATCGTGTCGAGTGCTGCTGCCATGAGTTCTCTGACAAATTCTTGCCAGAATCTCGTAACCGAATCAACGAGGTTGATTAGGACAGTTACTGACCCTATCTTCATAGGGTCACTCTTTTCTATGTAAATTGAAAATTTACAGGCTGCTGCATCGAGCCTACGCTCGATCAAGTTTTATTATGTAAAAAAAATAAGAAAGGTTCTACACAAGAAAGTAGAATTAAGGTAATTAACATGAACAACGTAACTCTTCTAGGCCGTTTGACTAAAGACGTAGTCGTAACTAAAACAGCAACTCAAAAATCCGTAGCTAACATCACAATCGCGGTGAATCGTGATTACAAGGACAGCAACGGCGAACGCGGCGTAGACTTCATCAACGTAACCGTATGGGGTGTAAACGCAGAAAATCTTGCAAAATTCACCGTCAAAGGTTCACAAATCGCGGTTGTGGGTCAATTGCGTTCTCGCAGCTACGACAAGGATGGACAAACACACTATGTGACTGAAGTTCAAGCAGATTCCTTCACATTGGTTGAAACGCAAGCGCAAACTGAAGCTCGCAAGGCTCAAGCTGCTGCTGCTGCCCAAGCATAAGCTCAAACGCATCCATAGAATTTCTCCTACTCAACCCTAGACAATTGTCTAGGGTTTTTTGCTAAGTAATCAGAAAGGACATCCTATGCAATATCCGCAACGATACGCACGTGTTCACGTGCACTATGCTAAAAAATGGAAGGAGTCAAACCTTGAAAAATAAAACAGCGCTTAATATATTAACTGGTGCAATTATCTTGTTTCTCGCGGGTCTGCTCCTCAGACAAGCCGTAGTGAGACCTCTCCCCGCTTCCATAATCGAAATCATACGCTTGGACGTGTATGCCTATCAGCCTTTTGAGCAAACGAAACCTGGCGATTATCACTGGGCCTTCACTGCGAAAAAAGATACACTGAAACAAAAAGCTAACCGCTTGTCCTTCGTCGACCCCAAAGGACACGAGCACGTCATCGATACCTCAAAGATGAAAAACTTTGAAGTGTCTGTCTCAAATCTCCTCGATAACGAAGACATCCTCAACGTCCGCAGTGTCCACACACTCGGATAAGACATCTTGCACATCACACGGTCAGAAAGGAACCCACATGGAAACTCTCTTCAGATACATCGCTGCCTCTATTCCAGAAATCACGCGGCGCATCACGGAAGCCACCCTCCAAGGTCAAGCCTTCCAAACGTCCACCCCACTCCCCTATCACGACAATCGCTTGGAATTCTACATCCCACTCGAAAAGAAAGTTGAAATCAAAATCACACTGACACGAACTCGTGCAGGACGTCGTATCCAGTACCATCCAGACACCATCCTCGCTCACTACCGTCGAGCATCCATCACGATCGGAGAACGGGGCGCTAATCGGAACTACCACGTCAACGTGCGCTACTTCAAAGGCGAAATCGTGCCTCTCAAATGTGACCTCAAAATGGTCACCGCTATCGACCACGAACACCATGCCTTTCCCATGTTCGAATGGAAGTCCGTACACGACGCACTCCAACAAGCCCTCGCAAGCGCACCCGTCGTCTACGATCCATTCCCTACAGCATTCTACTTCTAATGTTCGACGTCTCGAACAACACATTCTGCTATAATATTATAGGAGGTTACCCCAAATGAATCATTTAAAATTTGCATGGAGAAGATACAAACAGCATCCTCGTGCCATGATTGCGGACGCGTTGCTTGCAACTTGGCTCATGTTCGCACTCTTCTCCAAGGTGCACTTTATCGTGCTCATTGTCGCATTCCTGCCGATTCTCGCATTCGGCAAATATGTGTACGATCACGACATCAAAAAATAAGACGCACTTGAGCCCGTTTCACCATATAAGACTCATTTGAGTCTTATTTTTTTTTACTCTAAATCCATACCCCTACGCCTACGCGTAGGCACTTTTTGTTGCGAAATTCACAATCAAAAAGGAGAAATCACATGAAAAAATATCTAGGACGCATCGTCTTCATCGCACTCATCATCGAGACGGCGAAACTCATCGGCATCGTGCCTGTCGGTCCACTCGCTATGGCACAATGGCTCATCGCAAATATCGATTGGGCCGAAATGGCTTTTCCACTCATCCTTTTCTCGCTGGTATTCCTCGCCATGCTGGTTTCCAGTATCCTCGATACCATCAAAACCAAAAAACGTATTAAACGCATGCGGGAACAAGCTCGTCTACAAGAAATTCGTGAACAACAAGAGCGCGAATATAGAGAGCGCGTGGCCTATAACCAAATGATTAGCTCACGTAAATAAAAGGAGAATCTCATGAAAAAATACTTGCTCAAATTCCGTCAGACAGACGGCAAGATCTTCGATTACAGTCTCTTTGCTGAATCGCTCGGTGACGCTGACCGTCGGGGTCAACATCTCGAACAAACCTTCGACGCCATCCTCATCGACGTCGCTCCCGTATAAAAAGGAGAACACATTATGATTGATATCTTACAACTCAAACGCGTCATACGTGGCGTAGATTCCGACAACGACGCCGTTCGAGACCATCTCGCAAGTGCCATCGAACCTCAAATCATCGACGCTGCTCGTGCGGGGCTCGATCGCATCACAATCCCAATCGACGAACTCGAACGCGATGGTCACTCCGGTGAATACTGGATGGCGACTTATATCTTAGAACAATTAGGCTACATCGTGATCGTGCATTATGATAATGGCCTCGCGAAAAAAGTTACGATTAAATGGTAAAGGAGAATCAATTATGTTTACATTCCTCATTATGGTCTCAGGAACCGCGTCCGTCCTTTGGACGCTTCTCTGGACCATCACTCTTGTCGGCGAGACCGCAACCGATGCTATAACAGATATTAAAAAGCATATCGAACACGGTGGCATCCTCCTGCTCGCTCACGCTATTATCATCCTGTTCATCGTCAACCATCAAGTCATTCTCGCGCAAATCGTCTACGGAGCTATCGCAGTCGATTTGTTACGAGATGCCCTAAAAAAGAAAAAAGGAGCCAACGCATGATTACCACTACAGAATTAATCAATCATACCAGTAAAAGTCTAGACAAAATCCTCGTCGAAAGACATCTCGAGCAAATGCTCGAGCCACTCATCATTCAAGCTACTCAAAGACAAGAGTACGCTATCAACGTGCATATGGACATGTTCGATTACATGAACATCGTATCCCCTCAAGACGTCGCTATCCAAGTCCTACACGACCGTGGATATAAAACCTCTATCGATAACGAACACGACATCGTCCACATCTATTGGTAAAACAACCTATAATATTATAGAAAGCCATTCGTGGAAAGTTCTCTCGCGTCTCTACGCGAGCGTTCTTTTCTACGAAAACTACGACGTTGAGTCTAGCTCAACGAAGTACGCGTACCAACACCAATTGCCTCGTGCATTGGTCAACAGCTTCCATTGCCACGTGCAGTGGAAGCTATTTTTTTAAATCATCTACGGTCAAACCTCCGTTTGACCACTCATGACTATAAAATAAAAAAATGTTTAATAGGAGAAACCACATGGACATTCAAATCACCAACAAAATCACTGCGACTATCCCTACCGATGGCAATTTGCCATACGTCCAAGCAAATGGCGTCATCGTCGTGCTCGATACCATCATCGTAAACGACAAAGGGGTCATCTTCCGCAATGACTATACCGGTCTACAGCTCGAAGTGACAGACACTATCGAGCTCGTATCCACCAAAATGGATACCTGCATCATGGTCGTCGCACCTGACGTTGTCGCGACCATCCATCAACTCTTCATTCATAATTGCACACTCTAGGCATCCGCCTAGAGTTCTTTTTTTACGTGCTGCGCTTCCGTGCACATCCACACACATCGTGCACGACATCCATGCAGAAATAGCTATCAAGATGCACTTGATTAGTGCACGATACAGGTATGTGCGGTGTGACGAGGGCATTCCTCTGTCGAGGAATCCATGCCGTGACATGCAACATTCGTTGCAAGTACGCATGGACGAGTCCTTGAACGTGCATGTTTCATGCACGTTCTCTGCACTTATTCTTCGACTCATGCGACCGCATTCGTCCTCGAAACCGTGCAGGTGTACTCCGTACACGAGGACTCGCAAGCCCTCGGTATCGCACTCCATCAAGATGAATCTTGATGAGATAGCTCTTACGAGCTATTCGTGCGATACACTAACCCCGCTCCTCTGCGCCCTATCCTCACGCAGGGGCGCTCGGATCGTATCTCGCATGCGAGATATGGGCGCATGTCTGCGCGTAAACGCGCGAGAAGTCGCGGGGAGACCTCTTTCTATTCCACTCAAACGAGCATCGCCCCCGTTGGTGTACAAGTGATACTTATGACGGTTAAGGGAGACACTTAATGCGATAAGAAAAATGTGTACGTGCGACGGGGGCACGGACGCGAGCATGACACGCACGCGGAACTACATGAGTGCACGATCGTGAAGCTTTTACGATGTCTCGTAAAAACGTCACGAACACACCATTCGCGCATCAAAAACGGATCGTGCATCTTGATAGATGGTGCGGGGCGTGCTCGGATGAGTGCTCCATACACGCATCTCTCACGAAGTCTCGTGATCGATGCTCAAACGTGCTACACATGCGTCATCGTTGCATTCGCAGCCGATGACTACACCGTGCGTCCACAGAATACGTGCGCGTGCTCTCATGCAAAAAACTCGTTGGCGTGCGAATGCATGCATGCAAGAGCTCTCTGACGAAGTCTCGTCATCGAGGCTCGTGTGCGTGCAAAACCATCGATGCTCGTGACGAGTATTCGTCGCAAGTGCTCGTAAAAGAGGTAAGAGCATAAGACAACGTGTACACCACTCGAAAAATTCCACAAAAAAAAAACGATACATTCGTATCGCTTTTAACCTAGAAAAATTCATCATCTAGAATCACGAGAATAATCACAACAATCAAGATCGCAACGCCCGCCGTCGAAAACAAAACACCCTTGTGCTCCATCACGAGACGAACGGCCCAATCCCACATACTAAGATACCAAGACTTAATCTTCTCAATACCCCCGTGCGCAATCCAGTAAACCACCCAGGCCATGACACCTAAACCAACCACCAAACGACCAATGTGAAAGACCATCTTCAAGATATCCTTCAAGTCAACCGTCACTAACATGCGATGATACCGTCTCATCCATCAATCCCCCGTACATCTATCATAAAATTCGATCCACTAACACTTGCGAGGTCACTTGTCCATTCCATTCGTTGACGCCAACAGAACCAACAACAGTCACGAGGGACCCCCGCACACCATCCAAAATCTTCTCAATGTTAAGCTTGTCCCGATAATTCCAAATAATCACCGAAAAAGCCTTGGTCTGCAACTTCAAATGCTGCTTCTCAGAGCCCATCAAACGAAGATCTAACAGCGTCCCCATCTCAATCACATACTCAACAGGAACACGCGTGAAGCCCGTACCAAAAGGCTCTAACGACTGTAAATAATCGCAATACTCGGGTACGAATCCTGCATCCTCATCCGTCAATTCAATCATGTCTTTCACCAACTGAACACTGGATTGCTTCAAAGACTCAATCACTTGTCCTACTTCATAGGCCAAAGCTACACGAAAAGCGTGCAGGTATCGTGCATGTATCGCACAACCAATCGCACCTTCATGTCCACCCCAAGAAACAAACCACTCAGGATTCCGTTCCTCGATCGCGCGCATGGCTCGATTAAAAGGGAACCATTCAGGTGCGCGACCCGACCCGTGAAGAACCATTTCATCAAACAAAGCATCGTCAGAGACCAACAAGCCTTCGCCTGTCACTTCCGCTGAAAAGACAATGGTCGGCAAATCAAACACAGACGTCAACTGTCCCGACACCAAACCAGCATACCCGACACCCGCATCAATCACTGTAACGAGTGTATCAAACCCCCGCCAATTCGAAATAGCCGCCTGACTCAATTCTTTAGAGCGCTTCTTACGGTATTCGTTAATCATCCACAATTCACGCACAACCTTCCGTGCTTGTAAGACATCGTCTTGCATAAACACTTGAAAAGCATACTTGGACGTCACCATGACCCGACGAGACGCATTCAGCATGGGACTAATATAAAACCCAATCGTATCCGCATCTAAGCCATACTTCAACTTTCCTTGGTCTTGCAATTCTTGCAAGAGTGCCCACAAACCCTTAAAGGGACGCAAATATTCTTGAGGAGCATCGTTATCCACATGGAACTGCGACAAAAATCGAACCGTTTCCTTGACCAAAAATCTGTTCTCATCTAACATCTCCATCATGTCCGCTACCGCCGAAATCCCAGCAAAAGGATACAAAGCGCGCACCAATTGAATCTGACGGGAAGAACCGTATGTTTCAGCATAAGTTACCATCAACTTATAGGCCACTTCTCCACCAGAAATCGATTTAAACGGATAACTATCGTCATAATACGAATTTGGATCCACAATCACATCCGCTTCAGGCTCTTCTTCCACTCCTGGATGATGATCTGTCACAAGCACCGTCAAACCCAATTCTTTCGCCTTCTTCACACCATCATACGCCTTAATGCCGTTATCTGTTGTGATGAGCACGGCTGTATCAGGATAAAGAGCTAAAGCCTCAGCTAAGCTATCTTCTGACAAGCCATACCCTGTCTCCATCGTCGGATAATAAACGTGGACCGTCGTCCACCCCAAAGCATACAGCGCAGCATACACCATCATCCCAGACATCACACCATCCGCATCATAATCAGGAATAATGGTCACAACCTTATCGCGCGACGCGTGCAAGACATCAATCCATTCTTTTGACCGATGGAGTAAAGAGCCATCATACCAATCTGCTACACTCGAACACGTCAATCGCTGATAATCTGTAGGAGTCATCCCTGTAATACGATTGAATTCTTCAATAAGTCTATTTCCCATACCATTCTTGCTTTCTAAATGTACGCTCAAAGCGTACAGTAACGCAGCATAAACCAAACAATCAAATCATAGAGGCTGCGTTCGTATTAAACTATAGTAATATTATATCACAAATGAAAAAGAAATGCCTATTTTATCTGCATTTTTCATCGATTTTTTAGGCCAAAAATGATATAATAGATCGATGAATACTTTGGTAAAAATCGAATAGAATCGCCATTCTATTCACGTTATTTCATAGAAAATAAATAAACAAACGAAATCTGTTCAAGACAGATTAGTTTAAAATCGATTTTAACCACTAAAAAGAGTATTCGTCAATGAATACTCTTTTTTTTATTTAGAAAGGACACTCGCCCTTCATGGAATATTTCAAATTAGATAATTTCTGGGATATCGAATCATTTGAAAACCTCTACACCGTAGCCTACTACTATCCCGCCACCAAATCATTAGAATTAGACTTCATCGACGATGATAACTTTGGATTAGCCAACCCCATGATCCAATACACCATCGCCAAACAATTAGTAGAATTCTTCAACATTCACAATGAACTCGAACTCCCCAACATCCGCTTCTTCAACTTAAAAACAGTCGCGGGAGCCATCAATTACATCAAACGATACGGTGTCGCCACCAATGAAACTCTCATCAATCGATACCATCTTCCCTCTCAAGAAGCCCTCATTGAAAACAGCCACCTCTATCGTATTCTAAGGCCTCTCGGTCAATTCGCACGTTGGGACGAACACTGGTTCTACCCCGTCAAAGACACAGATCCCGACTATGACCCAACCAAACACGGTCGCTTTTTCGGTTACAACTCCACCAACTATGACGAAACCGTCACCTCAGCGGTCATCCACGAACTGCTATCCCACCTCAAATCCATCTTCGCCATCAGTGGTGAAAAATCGATTGAGGAAATGATCGCCTACCATGCGCAAAATAACTTTGCCGACATCGAATTAGGAATCACAGCAAGCTACATCCGTAACGCAATCAATGACCCCCTCTTTGAAAAACACAAAGACCGTATGCCTGACTTCCTCCAATACGAAGAAGAAACCAACGCATACGGTAAAACCTTCATGCGCAGAAACTATCAATCAGACAGAAATGCGACCAAACGAGCATGGCGTCTGACCAATCGCTTCATCGACGTTTCTCGCCTCAATGAGAAAATGTCGAAGATCGCCTTGAAACGCGTCATGTCCTATTTAGGACTCACCATCAAAGAAGCCGACACCTCAAATAACGTAACAGTTCAAAACCTCGAAGACCTTATCGACCGTATCATCTACAATGCCTCTGACGTTGTCAATCTGCGTTATGTCTTCGAACACAAGGCCTACAGCGTCCCATTCGATCTGCACGGAAAACTACTAGAACGTTATCCACAAACCATCTACAATCACAACGGTGACGAAATCACTCCAAAAGTAGCTCCTGACAATATTCGAATGAACCGCCTGACCTACGACTCAACCTCTGCAAAATTCGTAGAGTTCATCGTATCACCATACAAGGCCTTAACCGACAACGAAACCGTCAGCTTCCTCTACCCATCTAAATCAGCCATCAAACGGATTAAGCGTCTAACTGGAAAAACCGTTAAACAAGTAGACGTCTTAGAAGAAACCCACAAATGGTTCTGTAAACACGTCACCAACGATCCAACAACGGAAGCCTACCAATCATGGATGCAAGTCTATAACTTCTACGCCTCTATTCGTGGGAAAAACTTCAACACGGGCAAGCAATACCAAGAAGATTACCCCCACATGGCAACGGACCCACGAACCGTACCGAGCGATTACATCACGCAACTCATGGAGAAATATAACACCAATATTTTCTACTACCATCGTGATCTAACCAAATCCTCTTGTTACGCGACCATGTCCATCGGCGGTATCCACGGAGCTGAAATTCATCAACGACGCTACCGATATGATTGCGACATCGTAGAACTCCACAATCATAAGGTTCGACAAATTCAGGAAATGACCAAAAACGGTACCGTTCAAGAAGCTCTAAACGACCTACCACCTCGTGTGACACTGGCATCGGGTCAAGAAGTCAAAGTACGCGACTATATTAAGAATCCAAAGAAAACACCGACAGGTAACGAGAAAAATCCAGAACACCCTTACGGTGAATGGAAATTCAAAGAAAAGCCACAACTCTTCTCGCTCAAGAAACGCCAAAACTCCGATCTCAAAAAGTGGGAGTTAGCCGACAAATACAAATACGTATCAGCAGGCATGGCCAACCACGAGGACTTCGCGTCTTACTACCCGCTTCTACTCTCTATGCTCTCGGCCTTTGAAAATGTCGCGCGTGGCCTAGACGAAAATGGCGAATACATCGATATCTATTACGAACTCTACCAAACCCGTCTAAACGAAAAAGACCGAGCTGGCGACACCAGTCTTCCAGACGACGTTCGTGAACTAGCCAACACCATCCAGCTCCTCATGAAACTCCTCATCAATGCCGCATCAGGTGTGGGTGACGGGAACTTCGATACCAATCTTCGTGTCAACAACAAAGTCATCGCTATGCGCATTATCGGACAACTCTTTAGTTTCCGTATCGGTCAAGCCGAAACTCTCGCGGGTGCCAAAGTACCATCCACCAACACAGACGGTCTCTACACCACCAACATCAGCCCTGAACTAAACAATAAAGTCTTGTTTGAAACCGTGGCCGACATGCACGTGGATATCGCACCAGAAGTATTGACCAACTTCATTTCCAAAGACTCCAACAACCGTCTTGAAATTCACATTAGCAAGAAAACCGGTCAAGAAGAAATTGCAGCGGCCAACGGCGGTTCTCTCACCGCATGGAAAGGCCCTGCTCCTGTCAACAACCTCGCTCACCCAGCTATTGTAGACCGGATTCTGGCCGAATACTTGTGGAAGAAAGACGACGCGCCAAATCAACATTTTGACAGAGAATTTGCTCGGAAGCTCTACATTGAATTCGTCAATGACCATTTAGAATCTGACGAAAAACGGTTTGAATTGACTCGTTTCTATCAATGGATTTTAGCATCTAGCCCAAGCACCCAACGCTATCTCTATCAAAAAGAAACGCAAATCGTAAACGGGGAAGAAAAGACCATTCTCATCCCTATGCAACACTACAACCGCGGTTTCCTCGTCAAACTCGATTATCTCAACACCATGCGTGACTTGAAAAACCAACCGCGCATTAAAAAGTTAGAAACCCTCATTGCAGCAAAGGATAAATCAAAACCAAAAGTCTTGGACGCGCCAGAAGTTTTAGATGCAGTTCGTATTCACAAACTCAACGGTTACTTCGCACATAAAGACAATCACTATTCGAAAACAGTCAAAGTAAACGGTCTTGACCCAAATATGACCATCTTGATTGACAACGAAACACAAATCAACAAGTGTAAAGAAAACCAATACAATGAATACAATGCAGACTTTATCAACCACGTGATCGACCACGAAGCCTATCTCGACCTCGTTCAAGATACCTTTGAAGCTTCATGGTACAACGTCCAAGAACACTTAGGCGAGTTTGAACGCAAACCAAAAACCCGTTTAGCTCTCCTACAAGCACAAGCTTAGAAAGGCAGAATCATGGCTAAAACCAAAAAAATCGACGTCGTTCCTCACAAACAAGAATTGACAACTTACAAAAACAACATTGCCGTGCCTTATATCAAGTTAAAACGCAAGCAGACAGCCCTATTTTTAGGGTTTTCTGCTTTACTTTTAATTAGCGCAGGCATTCTCATCTGGATTTTACTCAGTCTCACAGGTATTCTCCATAACCCAGACGTCTGGAAATTCTTTAACACCTGACCCAGAAAATTTTTCGTACCCACTTTTTGGGTCAAAAATCCAATTTTGGGTACAAAAACAGCCTTTTTGGGTCACATTTGGGTCATTTTGGGTACAGTGGTTTTCAGTCATACCAGGCGTTTACGCTTGTTTTGTACCCAAATACCCATTTTTCTAAAAAAATAATACGTAAGGGAAAATATAGCCTAAACTATAACATTTGGTGTGTTTCTAAAGAATACTCTTTAGAAATATAATAAATATTATATTTTTAGAACATCCTATATAGGGAAACTTTTTTCAGTGGGTCAACTGGGTATTTGGGTCACAAAAAGAGACGCAAGCGGTCGAATTCCGCGTCGGATAAGGGTTTCCGTCATACCCAAAACTGGGTCACGTGACCCAAAAACGCTAAAATCGTACCCAAAACACCCTGATTTGTACCCAGTTTTAAAAAATGAAAGGATTTACTCATGACAAATCAACCAACAACCTTTGTATCAGACAAACAAGAAACCCCATCCTACGAACCCATTTCCTTAGCTTTTAATAAAAATATTATCCGACAACCTTCTGTCTACATGCCCCTTCATATCTTTGGAACCGGTTCAGACGGAAACTCTGTCTTTTTAAAAGATTTAAAAATTCTCATCGATTTGGGTCTTCGTAAAAATAAATACCTCGACTACGACCCACTTTTCTTCGACAAAGTAAAATATATCGTCATCACCCACCACCACGGCGACCATCTAGAACCCAGCACTCTATTCTACATTCTCGAAAACTATCCCCATATCAGCGTCATCGTCTCTCCCTTTTTATTAAACTACGTCTTATCGCCCCTGTATAAACCAACTAAGAAAAATGATGTCCCCACCTATCCCTATCAACCCAAATTCCAAAAACACCTCAATCGTTTCATCGAAGCTAAACCTCAATGGATCCATCTCGACAACGCTCAACTCGTCATGCTCTCACCTCGTACGATCAAACACGGAGACATCATCAATATCGCTCTTGAGCTCTACCATCGTGAGTCAAACCTACGAATGCTCTACTGTACCGACATTGATAACCTCAAGGGACCAACCGTCTTCAAAACGGCTCTCAATCAAATCGAACACGTAGACGGCCTCAATCAAGACACGGCTTATAACGTTATGCTCTTAGAAGCCAACTACACCGAAGAAAAGATTAGCGCATGGTTAGACGAAACAAAAGAAGCTCTTGAAAAGAATCCAAATTTAAGCCTCGAAGAAAAACAAAAACACTGGCAAAATGCGGTCGTCCGCGCCAACAACAACCGACGCCATATCTCCGAACAAGAGGCCATAGCCTATGTCGAAAAAACACTAGACGCGACAGGAGTCTTCGTACCTCTCCATCCATCTAGCATGTTTGGGACGTTATTTCAAAAATAACGCCTTTTAATTAGCATCTAATCATTCGATTAGACGCTTTTTTATTTGACTTCTGATTCGGTTTATGTTATAATAAATCTTGTCAGTAAGACAAAAAATAATTTTTATAGAAAGGCACAACACTATGCCAGAAAATAAACGTATTGCAAACACAGGTCTGATCCCTGGAGATGAATTCATGCTTGAAGGTCTATTGGTGTACGCTCAAACAAAACGTCCACGTCAGAACAACTTCAACCCTCTGAACTTTGAATTCCCAATTACTCTCCAACAAGATCCAGCACATAAAATTCAAGTGCATGTACCACAAAACTTAGATCCCGCAACACAAGCTCGTATCAAAGCAGGTGCAGAACGTTACATCCAAAACGCATTGAAGATTGACAAGAACGATCCAACAGGTAACACTGGTCGTATCTACTTGTCTAAGAATGCACGCTTTACAACAACGCCTAATTTCCAAGACTTCAATGACGTTGCTGCTAAATTAGACCCACGTTCACTTATTCCAACCCTGATTGATACCGACAACGGTTACGAAATCTATGAAGGCAATGACCCCGCAACAGATTCAAACCCTGTATCAAAAGTAATTATCAACATTTATGAATACAAACAAGGTGTCAACCAAGGTGTGACTGACGGTATTCAGTACATCTTATATCCAAAAGATATGGTGCCATTCGCAGGTGGCGGCGGTGTGAAGAACGCCATCGAAAAATACGGTGAACGTTTCCACGGAGAAACCAAAGCACAATCAACAGGGCAACCCGCACCTGCTGCTGTAAACAACTACGCAGCCCCTGCGGCAAACAACTATGCAGCGCCTGTACAACCACAACCAGCACCAACGGTTGATCCAGCGCCTGCCTTTAATCCAAATCAACCTGTATTTGGAAACCCAGCTCAACCAAACAATGCGTCGCCTTTCGGTGCATCACCATTTGCATCAGCACAAGACTCGCCATTTGGCCAAGCTTAAAACATTGAAAACCTCAGACCTGACTTTCATTGGAGGTCAGGTTTTTTTATTACGATAATCACAAGAAAAGGATAAACGATGGTATTCGATGGACAACGAAATAACGTATTTGGCGACGTACCCCAACAGCCACCTCATATCTTTGCAGCCAATCCTTTAATCGCACAAATCGCAACAGACAAAGCCTGGTCTATTTCTGATAAAAACAAAGTACCCGTCAACTTTCGAGAATTCATGCAAACGGGTCAAATCCGAAATGCCAAACTGACCGAAGCTCCCTTCGTCACGCTGACTGACATCGACCAAGACCCTAACTTTGACATGGTCAACCGTATGTATCGACTATCTGCTCTTGAGAATCGTGTTATGATGATTGATATCGAACCCAAAGAACAAGACGAAACCCTCCTCTGGTGGTCTCGCTTTCCAGCCCACTACACCGAAGTCTCAAAAAACGGAGGATTGCATCTACTCATTCAAGTACCGGAAGAGTTCATCACAGAAGAAAATGCCTACATCTTCGACACCTTGGTGCAATTGAAAGAAAACAAGGAAGGGACATCTGAATATCTCTTTAATCGGCACAACATCACTTTCACAAAGAAAATGCTGAATAAAACACAACCTGATTTCACCAAAGGAACCAACGACGCCTCTTGGTTAGAATGGCTGTTAAATCACTTGGTCGAAATCGATAAAGAAGCTCGTGAAAAACGCCTCATCATCGAAAAAGCGCCCGAATTTCAAGAAGAAAATCTGCATATGGACTACATCAAGCAACAACTAGAAGCACCCGAAACCAAGTCCATGCGAGGTCACATCTTCTATGACGTGATTATGAACGAATCCTTTATCAACAACCTAGCAGATAAAGAGAAAAAACCAGACGACTCCGCCAGAGAATACACCATTCTCTTACAAATCATGCGTCAACTCATCAAAACCGGAAACTCTCTCGTTCGTCAAGATAAATCCATGAACACCGATTATTATGAAAAAAGCGATCACGCTCAAGAAATGACGGCGAATGACTTCATCTATCTAGCTTATTGTTACGGAAAAGAACTCATTCCCTATCGCGACAAACACGACGAATATCGACAAGGTATGCCTTGGTTACTCTACCAAAGCCACAATGTCTATTATTATATCAAAACAATGGATCAACAGAAAGAGGAACCCGAATATGACTACTTCTATTCCATCCAAACACATTAACCGTATGTTTCCATACGAGTTCTATGCTGATTTCTTTCATGCCTTTCAAGAATATATTCCTGATCTTGAAACCTTTAAAGTGAAATTGGCTATTTCCGATCTCCCCAATGAGAAAGAACGATACCTCGACGAAATCAATGAACCGCATCGCAAAAAACTACTTGAACAGATGCGAAAAATTAACGACATCGACATTGAGTTTCCTGTCTATTTTCTCATGCCCTATGTGTCAAAAACAAGTGTCGAAACAAATAACCCCAATAACGCATGGCTCTTCGTGCAATATTTCTATAACGACCAACCACTATTCACATTTGACCAATCCGTTCATCTTTATCGAAACTTTCCAACCATTCACTTGTCAGACCCCAATCTACTCATCGGTATTTACGATTTCGACCAACCACCATCGAGAGCCGTCGCTCTCTTAAAGGCTCCAGAGACCATTCTTGAAAAATTACACGAAGAAGGACAGTTTTATGACTCGTAAAGAAAAAATACTCAGTGCCTGCGCTGCAATTCTTGCCTTTTTTGCATCCCAATATACCTTGGTTACCCTCTCACTCTTTGGCCCCCTCACGAACAAAATGGTGCAATTCTGGATAGCTGGCTTTCTGACGATAGCCGGTGCCACTCTTAGTTATTGGTATATCAACAAAGACAACAAACAAGCGACCAAACCAAAGCCCTATCGTTATCGAGACACATGGATCGCCATTAGTTGCTACTATCTCTTTATCACCACCATAACGGTTCTCACCACATTACTCCATATCACCCCACAAACGCAAAGCAATCAATCAGCCCTAAATGAGCTCTTTAAAACCAACCCCATCCTCTTAGGTCTCTACATTGCGATACTGGCGCCTATCATTGAAGAACTCGTCTTTCGATACATCATTCCCAAATACTTGAGCTTCAATACACAAAAAGACTGGCTCGGCTACACCATTGGCTTGATCATCTTTATTTTCCTACACAGCCCTCAAGGCATTTTAGGCTTTATTTCTTACTCGGCTCTTGCGCTTATGTTCACTTACATGCGTATTCGCTACAATGACATTCGTGCAAGTATCTTGACACATATCACATGGAATAGTATCATATTACTAATCATGTTTTTACAACACTAAGGAAAAAGCACTATGAAGAAAAAAATCACACAAATCGCCCTTGTCCTCTTACTTCTGTCCGGAGCAATTGCGGGTATTTACTATAAAGTTCACTACGAACCTATTCAAGAAATTGTCTCAAAAACAGACTCACCGTACGACCATGCAGAAATCGTACAACCAACGGTTAAATTGACAGGTAAATCACAAAATACACCGAATAAAGACACTCAACAACTCACCAGTAAAGAAATCGGCAACAAACCGGTTGTCTACCTCTTATTCAAGCCGGGGTGTGAGAATTGTCAAAAACTATTTCCGACAGAAGAAAAAGTTCTGGCTCAATTGCCTGAGACACTCAAAGCACGTGTTTATTATGTCAACACCTTATCCCCTCTCGGTCGAGAATTGAAAAAGAAATACGGAATTAAAACAAGTGCCGCCGCTATTCTGGAGACCAACGACCCAACAGATTCTAAAATTTACTCTCTAAAACACGGTGATGGCAACGCTGAAGAATCTCTTCAAGAAATCTTTAACCTCTTGCGCGATCGCGCAACGGAGCAGTAAGCCAAAACAGAAGTCCCAAAGACTTCTGTTTTATCTTTTTCGACGAACTTTCAACGAACGTGACCAACAGTCGTCACGTTCGTGTTTTTCTATACATTCACTTATTATGTTAAATTACTAAAGGAGCCCTCATGTCTAATAACACTTATACATCCATCCCTTTCACTGCTTTATCAACCGCTATTAAATATTCTATTTTATCGGATACCGTGCCGATCATCTTAGGCGCACCCGGTATCGGTAAATCGTCTATGTTGCGTGAACTAGAAGAGTCACTTGACTCTAAAACCTTTACGCTTCAAATCAACCAGATTGCAGACCGTACAGACCTCATCGGTCAACGGAGCATTGAAGAAACCATCATCGCAACAGACGGCACAACAACAAAACGACCAAAACTGGCCTTTTTCCCACACTACATCATTCAAGACGCCATTGATTATGCCCTTGAACATCCAGACAAGCTAGCTATTCTCTTCTTCGACGAAATCAACCGCACCTCTAGCGACGTGACGTCAGCCTGTCTATCCATTATTACAGAACGAACCATCGGTGGCCAAACCCTGCCAGCAAATGTCCGTATTGTCGCTGCCGGAAACGATGAGGGAAATGTCATAGCTCTTGACTCAGCCTCTCGTACACGTTTTCGCTTCCTAAAAGCGCACCCTGATGCCGACACCATTCTCGTGAAGATTGACAACCTCAATCCCTTCGTCAAAGAAGTCATCACCGAGCACCCTCAACTCATTGAACGCTACGGCTCACTCGAAACCATCGTTCAAACCAATCCAGGTGCGGGCCAATCAGACCCTGACGATACAGAAACCTTTGAGTTGGACTTTGATATGGACGAAGACGGCTTCTCACAAATGTGTGTGCCACGTACCATCGAATATTTATCTAAATATTTAAACACAGCCCATCTCGATCAATCCAAATCACCCATCTCTCGTGCAAGTTTCATTCAACACATGGATATGTACGATGAGAAATCATTGCTTCAGATTATCGTGGAAGGTTCAATCGGTACCAATGACTTCACCAATAAACTCATGGACAAATTGAACATCTTCTATCGCGACCTCTTGCAATCCACAACGGTATCGCAACAAACCATGACCAACTTGCCAACTTTCGATCGCACAGCTTTCAGTCACATCACACAAACACAACAGGTCGATCAAGAACCAACCGTCATTGCCAACATGACACCTGACACACGTGTCAATTTACTTGTATCGTTGCTCTTACAAAACAACGTAAACAGTGTTAACGATAACGCCCTCGTTGGACGTACCCTCAACAACTTACTCGCGCACAACGATCCAATCCCATTTGAAATCCAAAGCGCTCTCTATCAAATTGCGACAACCAACCCAGGCTTATTATCGAAAACATCCATCAATCAAATGACAACAACAGGGAGCCTCAGCAACATCGCTCAATCGCTCAAAGACGCTGTCAACTTTTAGGAGACGAACCCCATGAAACTAACCGTACAAGGACAACCGAGCAACCCACAGTTTTATTCATGGGGCTCGGTTCAACCTGACTTAAACCAACCTTTCGATCAACTCATTCAAAGAGCCTATATCGACCCTATGCTACACAATCGAAAAATTTTCGATAAAGGCGTCGAAATCACAGCCTCTCAAATTTCAAACGTCATCCAAGACCTCTGGTTCTCAAATGTCATCAACCCAGACTTAGACGAGGAGTTAAAAGAAATCTATAACGCGCTGACGCCCTTCAACTTTCAAGACACCAACTTAATCGATGACCTCTATGGTCTTCAAGCTCTCAATGTCAATCAATTACCTCACCCGTCAACCAATAAAAAACAAATGGTAACCTACACCATTGAAGATGACATCATTCCATCTGCGACCAACTTGAACAGCAAATGGGGGAATGGCGCGCTCAGCCTCTTCTTTGCAAGTCTCTATGGTTTTACAAAAACAAGAAACTACGGAAATGTCCTCTTTGTCGGCATCCACACAGACACGGAATGGCAAGTCTACAAAGAACGCGTATCCGCCATCGCCGCACAAACAAACAATTCAAGCACCATTATGAAAGCCAATCAATTCCAAAGCTTTCCCTTTGCCGGTGAAATTTCTCAATCCGTGCTCTTACAAGAAAACACTAATGACACCTCTTTTGAATACTGTTTATTACAAGCCCTCCATGATTTAGAAGGGGTCCACCACATTGCACCCTTTCCAACAAACATTAAGGCGCAAATCATGCCCGCCATGGTTGTCTTCTTCAACATGGAGCAATTAGCTCAAGCTACCCCTGTTGATATTTCAAACGACTTACAAGCCATTAAAACAGCCAGCATCTTAAACAATTCTCTCAAAATGGTACCGTCCAATCGCTTAAAAACCGCTCAATCAGTCGCGCCTAAACAAAATACCCACTCGAAGCAAAGCAAAAAGAAAAGCGATCTCGTTCGTCGGCAAAACCGTAAAATTGCAAATAAACCGCTAACTGCAAAGAAACAACTGGAACGTATTCTCAAAATCACCAAACAATTCATCACCAACCGTGAATCGCAAAACACCTACAAAACCGTCCGAAAAACCTATATGCGTCCAAACAGACGAAACCCGATGGACTACTCCCTCAAAGGGAACTCTGTCAAAATCAGTTACCGACCAGACATTCACATCTACTTCGATACATCGGGTTCCATTACAGAAGACAATTACAAAACATCAGCCTTAAACATCATCAAACTAGCCATTAAAATGGACGTTGATATTTATGTGACCTTCTTCTCTAATCTAATTACACAACCCGTTCGACTCCGCATCAAAGGACGAACACCTCAACAAATTTTCAATGAATTCATCCACCTTCCAAAAGTAGGTGGCGGTACCGACTTCAATCAATTTTGGAATCAAATCAATCTCATTGACAGTCATAACCAGAAATCAGGTAAATCTTACAGGCTCAATTTTGTCATTACGGACTTCTGTGATAATGTGCCTCGTGATCGTGTCTTTACCGCTGAAGAAGCAGCTGTTAAGAATACCTTCTATATTCCCATCATGCCAACGGCTAACGATTACAACAACTACAACGACATCGTTCGCTATGCACAGAAATTCGCGCAGGCCATGTACCAAAAAGGAATTGACATCTACTCAAAACTCATCATGTAATTCCCCCTTAAAACGCCCTCTACGCGATTTTAAGGTGAAATAATACAATCATACCCCGAAGCTAAAAAACTCGCTTAGAAAGGCTGATAATGACCTTAAAATTGATTACAGACAAGTCATCTATCCACGACTTCTCTAAAACACCCCCAAATGACCCCAATAACGATCCAAATAGAAACGGCATCCAATTCGATCCCTCTCAATTTATCTTTGGCGGGATCCACGGAACACCCCTCAACCCAACACCCACAGACCCATCGAGCGACATTCCTGAAGAACTGATCGATTTAACACAAAAAGCACGTAATGGAGAGCTTCAAAAAGCTCTCTTCCGTGATGAAGAAACACTAGCTCTCATCAAAGCACTCGCCCGTAAAAAGAAATCAAATGCGCTCTTACTTGGTGATGCAGGTGTCGGCAAAACACAACTCGTCGAAAACCTCGCTCTTATGATGGCCAATAAAGACCCCCTCGTCATCGACATGATTGGCGAATATGACATTTACGAATTACCCCTATCCAACCTCGTAGCTGGAAAAGGCATCGTCGGTCAATTAGAACAATCCGTCAAAGACATTATCGAGTTTCTCGAAAATCAGCAAGCCATTGTCTTCATCGATGAAATTCACATGCTCTTTGACAACAAAGATGCGCAAACCTATTCAAAAATCGCGCAACTCTTAAAACCTGCCTTAGCGCGGAACTTAAAAACAATCGGTGCAACCACAACTTCAGAGGGTACCAACATTTTAAAAGACCCTGCCATCAACCGTCGTTTTTCCAGCATCCACGTGCCCGAGCTAACCATTGAGCAAACCGCTCAAATCATCGATAATTTAATGGCGGACTATGAACAACACCATAATGTTATCGTGAACAACGTCAATCGCGCAGCCATTATCGACGCCATCATCACACAATCAGAACTCTACAAAAAACCAAATAACCATCGACCTGACACGGCCATTACCCTTATGGACACGGCCTTTGCCGAAACGCGAATGCGTTATAACCAATTACAAGTTCCACAGGGCCTCCAAGCACCACCCCATTACGTGACCGTCAATGACATCAAAAAATCGGCTCTCTCCCAATTTCAAATGGTTGAGGTCACCCCATCCGTCATTCAGACATTGAAAACGCAACTCGATGAAAACATTGTCGGTCAAGATCTCGTCAAAGAAACCCTCGTCGAAGCCCTCAAACGTCAAAGTTTAGGACTGGTTCGACAAAAACGACCAAATGTCTTCCTCTTTGCAGGACCAACCGGAACAGGTAAAACACAAATCGCACGAGAACTCGCAAAATCGCTCTTTGGAACCGACGAGTCCCTCATTTACATCAACATGAGCGAATACTCCAACCATGGAGACTTAAACGCCATTGTCGGTTCACCAGCAGGCTACATCGGCTCAGACGATAACTCAGAGTTGCCTCTGCAACCGCTCAACAACAACCCCTTCTCCATTGTCTTATTAGACGAATTTGAGAAAGCCCATCCTGAAGTACAACTCTTCTTCATGCAAGCTTTTGACAATGGGAAGATCAAACTCAAGCGTCGCAACGAAGAAATTGATACGTCCCGAGCCATCTTCATCCTAACCACCAATGCCGGAGCCTCAGACTTCAATAAAAAGACTATCGGTTTTGGCGCCCCTCAGAGTTTCTCGAAAGTCGAAACATCCACGATTCTGGAACAATCCTTCAAACCAGAATTGCTCAACCGAATGACCCATAAATTAGTCTTTGACCCCATCACCAAAGAAGACTTCACCAAAATCTTACTCGTCAAATACAACAAAATCATTGCAGAAGCCTCTGACTTGCATCCCGAGTATACGCTAACGCCAGCCTCTCTCGACGTCAATAACCCTGACGACTTAGCCTTACTCGCAGACCTAGCCGATCAAGCTTACAATCCAAATGAAAATGGCCGTCCAGCCGAACGAACCATCCAACAATACATCGAGAATAAAATCCTCGACCAATTCAATCAAACCCAAATCTCATTATTCTAGGCAAAGAAACAGCTTGTCTAGAATAGCTTTTTAACAAGAAAGGAATTCTCAGACATGCCTGTAATCATGACCCAAAATAACGACGGTTCGGTAACCGTAACAGGACAAACAAACGCTCAGAAAAAAATCACACCCAAATTCTTCAATTCAGCTCTGACAGGAAGCCCTCAATCCTTATCTCGAGGCTACTTCAATCAAACATCTCACACCCTCGCAGACAAACAAGCTGAAAATGATGACATTCCAGATTCAGAAGTCCATCAATTAGACCGAATTTTCAGACGGGTGGACCCCGTATTCACAACCAACGACTACATTGAAGCCGCTTGGACATTCGCAAAAACTACTCCAACTCAACTCATCCCTACGCTCTATCAAACCGCTGTCAGCACAGGTCTATCTTTCACCAATACCAAACTGCCAAGAGACACCTATCAATCCAATCTTCACTACCTGGACACCTGGGCTAAGGTCTATACAACATCTGACTTGACCGTTCTCGGCACCTTCGACATTATCGCTCTTGCCGAATACCACAGTCGCAACCAGACAGACAACAAACTCGTCAAACGGCTTGATTTCGTTGAACAATACAATCTCGTCTTGTTCACCGGAACAATGGACGACATTCGTGAATTCAAATATGTAGCGGCCGACACCGTCACCATTACCCAGACAGGTGAATTGCGACACCCCCTGCATGCCAAATACACAGACAAGCACACCGCTCTTCTAATCAGTCATTCAGACGTCACTCGCTTCATGTCTCTCATGTCGGCGGCTCACCCTGATAAGACAGCCTTTAATCAAGCAGTTGAAGATCTACCATCCGCGCAAAGCGTGTATAATAACTTAACCCATCACGCAACCATGGTCGTCAACGCCAAAATGGACGCCATCAAAGAGCATTTTGCCTTGCTGAAACAATTAGCGCCAAACACCAACCATCACGAACTCGCACGCGCTCTCCGTCAAACCATTCACCACCTCAACTACTTTGACACAAAGGATAAAACCTTCTTCACCGTCAAAGACATTGCAACCATTCAACAACATATCCAAGAATTTGAACCGTACCTTGGTCATGAAACCATCGAAAATTTGCTCAAACAAAACGTTCGAATTCTGCTCGCATCCAATATCTCAAAATTAGAGCACAGTAAAGACCAACTCTATCGTCCAACCACCAATACAAAAGAATGGCAAGATACAAAAGCAACATGGAGCCAAAACGCAGATTACTCCGCCCAACAAAAAGCCATCATCTTATCCGAAGAACCCTTGTTGATTGCTCAAGCGGGCGCGGGTTCAGGTAAAAGTCACACGGTTGTCGGACGCTTGCAATACTTGCAAGACCAAAACGAAGATTTAAACAACGTCCTCGTACTCTCCTTCACCAATACCGCAGCAGACAACATTAAAGAACGCTTCCCCGCTATTCAATCGGAGACCATTGCGCGTATGTTTGACAACATCAACCGAGAAACCTATCCGAATCAAGAGCTCGTTTCAATTGAAACCTTCTACAACACCCTTCGCTTGATTGATTTGGACGCACCTGTCTTCCAAAACATTCCTCAAAACAATGATCCAACCCGAGTTTACTCTCAAGAAGCCTTGGAACAAATCATTACGTCCCTTAAAAACATTGCGAGAGACTTCTCATCCTCTCAAATCAGCTTCAAAAAAGTAGACCACAACAGCCTCATTGCCAAACTCGTGACCTTGGTTTCTCAGCACAATACAGCGATTGAAGCCATCATGAACGCCATTGGTCAGACCACCTTGGAACTAGAACCCATCTTGATCCACCACCACTTAGCAAAAGCGTCCAACGCCTTGACCATCCCTAAAAAGTATCAGCATATCCATTACATTATTACGGATGAAAGTCAGGATATTTCGACCTTTGAGTACAACCTCTTATTAGAGTTCGTTTACCAGAACAAAGCGCAATTCTTCATCGTCGGTGACGGCTCACAAACCCTCTACGAGTTTCGTTCAAGTGACCCTCGTTATATGAACGCTTTAGAAGCATCTGGTGTCTTCGCCACCTATAAATTGACAACAAACTATCGTTCCAAACAAGCCATTTTGTCTTACGCGAATGAATTCCTTAAAGTGATTTCCGCTAATGAAATCGCTCAGATTCAATTGCAATCGAATGATAAAACCCCACTGACCTTACAAGATTATAAAGACAGTGTCATCTTGCGAAATATCGCGTCAAATTCTACAAAAGACTACACCGAAGTCCTAAAAGAAATCTTCACCATTGATGACGTCGAAGCTTACGTTTTAGATAAGGTGCGCAAGAACGAGCAACTAGCTATTGTCGGGTATACGCGTATGGAACTGGGAATTATCCAACAAGCTTTAACGGATTTGTTCAAGAAACACAACATGACTGTTTCCATTGAAACACTCATCCCAGACAAAAACACCATTGCAGCTATCTGGACAACCTGTCTGGCACGCGTCAATCATGACTTAAAAGAATTAGGCGTGACCAAGGATATCAACCAAGAAATTCGAACCATGCTCACAGACGCCATTGACCAAGCCTATCGCTCACGAACACCAAAACAAAGAGCCTTCTTCCAAAGCAAAATCAATGAAACACTGGATCAACTGTATGTATCTCCACACTGGAACTACATGCGCAACCAATACTTGAACCGCACCATCAAAATCGGCGGCTTGCTGTCTTACTTGTATAACCACTTTGTACGAGTGGAGAAACGAGAAATTGCAGCCAACAACTATCTCAAATCACAAAAAGGTGTCGATTTAAAAGACGCACAAATCGTCCTCTCTACCATTCACCGTGTCAAAGGATATGAATTTGACCATGTCATGGTACTTCATAATGCTCACAAAACGAAAAGTGCGAATGGATCATCGCTCCAAGAGCTCTTTAGAATGTACTTCGTAGCCTTATCTCGGGCCCGAAAATCCGAAATGATTATCAACGTCGGCCCAGACCAAAAATTTATCTCGAATGAAACAATGTTTGATTATCCAATGGAAACAGCCAATTACTTACTTACAAATGAATTGACAGCTCAAACAACTTCGAATCAACAGTAGAAAGGGACTCCTTCATGACACAAAATGAAATCACAACGGACATTGCGACCTTAACCCTCAATGCCCAACTCACACCGTCACCCGAGTTGCAAAAGCAACTCGACACGGTGAAACAACGGGCCAGTTACACCCAACAACTCTTGGCGGACTATCGGTCCGATCCAGACAAGTTCATGGAAACCAATGATGAGAAATCCATTCAAGAACTCATCAAAGAAATTGATGAAGTCTTAAAGATTAAGAAAACCGTTGAAGACGATCAAAAAACACTCAACACTTTTCTAAAAGAACAAACGGATAGTATCAAAACCCTCATCACCGATACCTTTTCACAGAACGGCTTTGATGAACTCGTCCAAGCAAAACAAGACATTCAAACCATCAAAACCGAATTGCAATACCGTCGCAAAGCAAAACGATGGGCTGAAGTAGAACCGGTCTTCCATGAAAATATTAAAAACTATCCCAACATCGCCCAATACACCCCAGAGTTGACCGATTTCGCTAAATTCAAAGTCAACCATGCCAAACTCATTTCAGGAGCCGTCAAACAGTCCCCTGCTATGTCTACCGTCTTAAAAACAGTTCGTGCCATCATTGCAGATATGGACGCAGGACTCTCCATGATTATCGCAAACCCATGGCAACTAGAAGACGCGAAAAAATGGGCCTTACTGGAAGAGTTCAAAACCGACCCAACCAGTACCTGTGTCACAACAAATGGTCCAATTTACCAACAACGACAAAAAGATAAAGAAGACCAACGTCGTCTGCAAAAAGAACTTATTGAACAACAACAAGAACAAGCGCGACAGCAAGCGGAACTTCAAAAACAACACTTAAAACAACTCGAAGAAGAACAACGACTCGCTAAAATTCAACAAGACGCCCTCGCCCAACAAGCTCTGAATGAACAAATACGCCAAACCCAAGAAGCACAAAATCGTGCAGCGGAACAAGCCCGTCTCCTTCAAGAACAACTCAATCAGTTCAAACAAACAGTCGTGCCACAAAACATTAGCGCCAAATACCCGCACTATATTGACGATCTCTTCCGTCGAAACGTCAATGTGCAACTGCAAAACAACGACACGGCTAAAGCAAATGAATTGTGGTACTTCTTACAATCTGTCGTAACCGACCCTCAATCCCCCGCAGCCTTATCAACCAACAAACAACCCCACGCAATTCTTGAAATTGCAAAATTCATCATCAACTTATAACAGAAAAAGAGGCGCTAAACAGCGTCTCTTTTTTTATAAGCGTAACCACAAAAACAAGACAACTCTCAATAAAAAGACCCATAGCTTGAGAAACATCCTTGTTCTTTAATTACAGTATACCATAAATCATTTATTTGTCAACAAATGGAGGTAATTTCCGTGACACTTCATCACCTATTCTTCACCACTGTTCAAACAGCCATTCAACAAACAAGTACACAACAGACTTTTCGGACCAAACAATGGAAAAAGACAGAAAAAAACTTCTATGAAGCATTTGAGAAAGATCGCTTTCCCGCGCTCTCGACTATCGAGACCCTGAAACATCTCTTTCCCGAACCGACCTATTTGAAAATTCTTGACGCCTATCATAAAGAAAATCAAAGTTTATCCATCACTACTCCTATCCCGAGACGCATCATAGACTTCTATTACGACCGCATCCAACAACGAATCGGTCTCGATAAATTCAGCATTGCACCCATTCGTAAATACCTTAAAAACGAACTAGAATTACACCCTTATGACGCCTTAGCTACCGCAAGACATATCGTCGAGACCCATCGCCAATACAAATTGCCCGACATCGAAAAAATTATCCTGACAGCCGACTTCTTCACCAACGACGAAATCGGAGAAATCGTCCACTACGCCAATCGTGAGGACAACTCAAAGCTCAACTACACTGCAAAAGAAGCTCAATTGGATGCCGTCATCATCTACGCCAAATCTAAAACGAAAAAGAAACTCAAAAATGAAACGCGTCAGACAGCCATACTTGCTACCAAATTAGAACACAGTCTCCATACAAAGCCATAAAAATCCGACGCGAAAAATTTTGTACCCACTTTTTGGGTCAAAAATCCAATTTTGGGTACAAAAACAGCCTTTTTGGGTCACATTTGGGTCATTTTGGGTACAGTGGTTTTCAGTCATACCAGGCGTTTACGCTTGTTTTGTACCCAAATACCCATTTTTCTAAAAAAATAATACGTAAGGGAAAATATAGCCTAAACTATAACATTTGGTGTGTTTCTAAAGAATACTCTTTAGAAATATAATAAATATTATATTTTTAGAACATCCTATATAGGGAAACTTTTTTCAGTGGGTCAACTGGGTATTTGGGTCACAAAAAGAGACGCAAGCGGTCGAATTCCGCGTCGGATAAGGGTTTCCGTCATACCCAAAACTGGGTCACGTGACCCAAAAACGCTAAAATCGTACCCAAAACACCCTGATTTGTACCCAGTTTTAAAAAATAATAAAAAAAAGATTGACAAATCGCTCAGTTTGTGATATCATAGCGGTATCAATAAAATCTTATGAAAGAAAGAAAGTAGGTTTCTTATGCACCCACTTCGCAAAAATGATAAAGACATTCAACGATTTCTCCTACGAATCGGTTCGTCTTTAAAAACAAATCTCCAAGCTCTCAGCATAATTGAATCCCGCAGCCTAAATTATCTCATTAACGAGGCGATTGCTGAATATGTTGAACGCTATCTCGAAAATCATTCAGATTGAGGTATGAATCATGAGCGTTACCATTATACCCAATATGAACATTATCCATACAAGAAGTTCAAGATACAACAAAGAACTAGACCCATATATCTTTGAGTTTTTTGATTACATGTTATCGGATAAAGCAGACCCGTTCCAAGTAGCCAATCATAACGAGCTCATCAACTACATTACGGATGTCATTACCAACCTGCAACGCATTCATATTCTATCCGAAGCTCTTCGCACTAATAAAGACCCCGATTATTCACGAGCCTTGCACCTAAAGCCCCGCGTAGACGAAATCACTATGCTCTTTCACATCTACTTTCCGACAGTCCGTTTGTCTCTCACAAAAGACGCATCAGAAAGTGATATTGCGGTCTATGAATATTTCGGACCACGCGCAGGAACCTATACTTTTGACCCCCTGCGCATTGAAAGTCTCTTGTATGACCTTCAAGCCAACAGCACCCTGTCAGCTATTAAGTCCTACCACAATGCCATTCTCTCAACAGCGCCTTATGCATCGGAGACGCATAACCCCAATATTGTTCCTGTCGGAAATGGCCTTTACAATAAAGAGACAGGACTCTTAGAAGATTTCACGCCAAGCTTTATCACTACTACGAAAATCGCAACCAACTATAATCCCAATGCTCAAAAGGTTATCATTCAAAATCCAGATCAGACGACTTGGGACGTTGAAACTTGGTTAAAAGACATCGCTGGCGAACTCTCCCACGATTTCGACCAAGATACCTATGATCTTTTCTGGCAGATTATCGCGGGAGCTATCAACCCCAGTCAGATTAACGCCAAGGCCATCTTCTTCTACTCTGCTGTCGGAAATAACGGTAAAGGAACTTACGGACAGTTACTCAAAAACCTTGTTGGGAAGAACAACTATTCATCCTTGCCTATTCCGGCCTTCAAGCACGAGTTCATGAAAGCCAAACTCATCGGAAAAACCATCAACATCGCAGACGAAAACCCCGTCGATATCTATGTCGATGACGTTCAGGATTTCAAGGCCATGATTACAGGCGATGATATTCTGATTAACCGAAAACACAAGGATCCAATTACGGCTCAAATCAAAGCCATTAACATTCAAATGCTCAATGGTCTCCCCAAAACAAGAGACAAATCAGACTCCTTCTATCGCCGTCTGATTATTGTCCCTTTTGCCTATTCCTTTACAGGCAATGGCGAGCGAGCCTATATCAAACATGATTATATCCATAGGCAAGACGTCTTAGAATATGTCTTAAAGAAAGCTCTTGAATTACCAGCCTTTGATGAATTCGTCACGCCACAACGATCACGAATTGCCTTAGAACAATACAAAGAAGACAACAACTCCGCCATTGAATTTTGGAATGAATTCAGCCATCAATTCGCTTGGTCAATTCTTCCTCCAAATTTTCTGTACGACTTATATCTAGCTTGGTTCAATCAAGAACATGGCGGCGAACGCGGTAGTTACTTCTCTAAAAAGACTTTCTTGTATCAACTGCAAAATCACTTGTCTTCAAACGATGATTGGGACTTTAAAGCAACCCATGCAACAAGTCCGAGCACCTTTAACACCAATGGCGCCATGGACGCCGATGAACCCCTCATCACAGAATACAACCTCACAAACTTCATGGACAAATCCTATTCGGGATCTGATCCAAAACTAAAACGAGCCTTCACCCGTCCAACACGTGTCAGGGGTATCGTTCGAACAGCAACTAACCAAACACCTTAGCTAGAAAGATAAGACCGTTCTCTGTATGAAATTAAAGAAAACAACCCAAGATACCATCGAAAGTTCAATCGAACTCTTATCCGGTCAAACCTTCGACCAAAACCAATTTGAACGGATTAAAACACTTTATTATCAAGACAAACCACAAGATCCATCTAAAGCAAGTCTCACTGAAGAAGAATTCGTCCGTGTACTTGTTGAGTACACTGATGAAATCATCCACGCTTACGAAATTCGCTTAGCTTGGACTTACGATCAACACGGAAATGTCGTTCACGGTGAAATGAATCTAGCGGACTTGTATCAGCCGCCTATGATCAATGACAGTATGCTCATCTTCTACGCCAACGTCGAACAGATCACCATCGACCATTCTGTTTTTGATTTCCTAAAAAATAAACCACTCCTTAACATCCAACCTCAAGAAGAATTCTTTGAAATCGACCTCATTCCCGCCCTCTTTTTAGGGGCTTATGAGACCATCGAACAAAATCTCGAAAAAGTGATCGCAACCGGTCATTTAGAATGGATGCTCCTTATGAACTAATCTACCTATGACTATTATCCAAGCGCTCCTACTAATCTGGTATATCCTCAACATCTTCTTTTGTATTTATTTTGAGTTTGGCGATCAATACGGTCGCCCTTATCTCAAAATTCTCACAACCGTACTCCTTTGTATTTTTATCGTAACTGTTTTTCTCTGTTTCACCTTTATCTATCAAACCCCAACTCTTAGAAAGTAAGTAAGTAAGTAAGTAGGTACATCATATGTTAGAACAAACGCTCGCCTTATTCAAACCGGACGTTGCAAAGCGTCATTTAACAAACGATTTGCTAAACGAAATCAAACAAGCAGGCTTTACTATCAAAGCGACTAAAGAATGCCAACCATCCAAACACTTGTTAGAAGCTCACTATAACAACATCAGCGCCCAACCCTTTTTTCCAGGTGTCTTGGCCTACATGTCTAGCGGACCTATTACGGCTCTCATTCTCGAAAAAGAAAACGCCATTCAAGACTGGCGCGAACTCATGGGTGCGACCAATCCCATTGATGCAAAAGAAAACACCATCCGTGGTCAATACGGACACAAAATTCAAACCAGCGCCACCATTGAAAATCTCGTACACGGTTCCGATTCCCCTGAAAATGCAAAGCGTGAAATTCAACTATGGTTTCCAAAAACAAACAAAGCTATTGACGAGTATCTCAATACTTGATATACTGAAACAGAATGCACTAGAAAGGTTTCTCCATGACAATTTCTAACACCATTGACTGGTTTTTATCTCAAGAACAATTAGACGCCAAACGTCTAACGGCCTATCTTTATTTCTTTCATGCATGGGCCTATGCCTTACTTGAAAATTATGAAGATAAACTTGAGTTCAAAACAACAGCGTCAGGCATTACCGAGCCTTATTTGAAAAAGACATACGGCCTCTCAGATATAACCTATCCCACAGAAACCCCGTCTGTCAAACATGAATGGCTTTACCAGTCAATACTACAAACCTACGGGGGTAAATCAACGGACGAGCTCTACCAAATCATTTTGAATGATCCACCGTACCAGCTTGCCAAAAAAAGAAAAAAATTCAAAACTCTGATATTAAATAATGAATTACAAAAACACTATCGGTTTTTGTATCAAAACTCTCGGTAGGTGACTTCTCACCTACCACCTTTTTGGGTGAATTCAGTAAGATAAAAAATAATAAACAATACAAAGGATACAACAAAATATTATGAAAAAACCAATCGTACTAGGCGCAGCCCTTGCTGCAACAGCCACTATCGCACACACAACACACACAGCGCACGCTGATCAAACAGTCGAAACCCCTGTTACAGAAGCGCCACAAGCACAAACTGTCGAAGCGCCTACAGCAACCACTACTGCTACTAACCAAGTAACGCAGACACAAGTTGACAAAGCTCAAAAAGCGGTTGATACAACCACTCAATCAGTGACTTCTCAAGAAACAACCGTAACACAAGCCAAAGATTCTGTTTCAACAGCCGAACAATCCGTCGCTCAAGCGTCTGAAAAAGTCGCTCAAATCGAGAAAGCCGCTGAAAATGCAACTCCTGAAGGTATTGCGAAAGCGACCGACGATATCAAGGCAAAAGAAACAACCGTTACAAACCTTGAAAAAGAACTGGACGCAAACAAAGCAAAAGTTCAAGACGCTAAAACAGCTGAAACAAAAGCAAAAGAAACAGTAGATGCCGCTCACGCTAAAGTCAATCAAGAAGAATCTAAATTGACAGACGTAAAAGCAAACGTTACCGCTGCCGAACAAAGCCTCGCTGAAACAAACCCAGCCGCTGCTCAAAAAGCGGTCGACAACGCTGACAAAGAAGTCAAACGTTTAGAAGCGAAAGAAAAAGCAGCTCAAACAGACTTAACTCGTGCAACCAAAGCCGATGAAACTCGTCAAACAGCTATCGACAAAGCTAAAGCGACACTCGACAAAGAACGCACCGATCGAAACATTCCAAGCTTAGAATCAGCACTCGATCAAGCAAAAGCGGTCATGAAAGAAAAAGAAACAGCCTTGACTCAATTGAAGAATCAAGACGCTACCGCTCAAACAGAATTGAAACAAGCCGAACAAGCCTTGGCTGACGCGAAAGCCACTTATGAAACAGCTCTTGCGAAATTCAAACAAGATCAAAAGTTGCGTCAAATCGTTATCCCTAAAGATTATGCGCAACATGACATTAATGACATCACATGGTTCCAAAACAACAAGGACCGCTTCTTAGATGCACAACCAAAAAATGATGCGTCAGATTACGACATGAAAGCCATCGGCTCAAACGCTGATAAAGTTGATTTGACCAACATGACAGCCGCTCAACGTCGCGAAATCGCGGAATTCGTTGTCCAAATGATGAACAATATTCAATCTCAATATTGGGCACATCGTGATCCGAGCAAAACACTGTCGACCATCAAATTGACCGATGAAGCGCAAGCTTTAGCTAAGAAAGTTACGGACGACTACAGCGCTTACTACGCTACAAACGGTGGCACACCAGACAAATTCAACTTCGCTAAAAACTGGGGCCACCAATACGACATCTTGAACAAATACAGCGTCGGTGAATCCCTCGGTGGACTCTTGCCAACATGGCATCAAGAAAATCGTGGCGGTTACACCATGATGACCTTGAAACAAGACATCGCAGACAACATCCGTAAAATGATGCTGGAAGATGGTCCATCAAGTAACGGCCACGCCAAACACTTGATCGATCCAAATGCCAAAGGCGCTGGAACCGGGGTAAGTGTCAGCACAGGTTCTATCAACATCATCAAGATTCCAAAACACATCTTGAACACAGCTCCTCTTGCGTCTACTTACAAGAACACCGACCAAGATGCCCAACAAGCCTTGAAAGACAACACAGGTGTCGAACGAGCAGAAAAAGCTATCACAACAGCTCAAGCCAAGAAAACTCAAACAGCCGCCGCTGTCAAAAATGGTGAAAAAGCTGTAACAGACGCTCAAAAAGCACAAGAAACAGCTCAAACAAAACTCAACGCAGCAAACAACGCTATCGTAAAAGCCCAAAAAGCTTACGACGATGCTGTCGCTGTTAAGAAACAAGGTCCAGAAGCTCAAGCCTTCTTGAAGGACGTTCAAAATGAATTAGCAACTGCAAAAATTACTTTGACGTCTGTTCAAACAACTCTTGCAAACCTTGAAAAAGTTCACACCGAGCGTCAAGCCATTGTCAAAGAAGCGAAAACAAAATTAGTTGCTCAAGAAGAAGTCTTGAAACAAACGCTTCAAAATGCAATTAAGGCTGAAAACGACTTGAAAGAAAAAGGTCAATTGACCAAAGAAGCAAGCGCTACTGTTGAACAAACAAAAGCGTCTATCGACACAGCCAAACAAGCCGTAACGGATGCAAAAGAATACTTAGAAATTCTGAAAAACGCTCCTGCAAAATTAGCTGAAGCGAAAACAGCGCTCGACGAAGCGAAAGCTGCCCTCAATGAAGCCAAAGCGACTCTCGAAGCAGAAATCGCTAAATTGGACGCATTGAAACGCGACAACGAAGCCGCTCTCAAAGATTTCCGTAAAGTCTTCGAAGCTTACCAAAAATTGCTTGACGCCAAACGTGTCGAAGAAAGTCTTCGTGAAGCACAAGCTCGTCTTGAAAATGAAGCAAATGCAACAACGCAAGCTGAATCTCAAACGACAACTCTTGTACACACTCGTACAATCAGTCAAAACCCAACAACAGAACAATCTGCATCTACCAGCCACAATGCTCCAAAAGCACGTGTCTTGCCAGAAACAGGTGAACAAACAAACCAAACAAGCCTTGTTGGTGCAGCACTGTTGACTCTCGTTTCAGCTTTTGGTCTTACAAAACTGAAACGTAAAGAAAAATAATGAATGAAAGACTGAGGAAACTCAGTCTTTATTTTCTTACAAAAATCCTCTAGAAAGCAAGAAACCTCTCGTATGACAAATTCAAAAGCCTACATCGGCATCCTCGATAACTTAGGCTTCAACTACATCGAAGTCTATCAAAATACACTCCCGTCTATCGCCTATCCTATCCTAAAAAATCAATACCAAACAATTCCCCAAATTCTCCATCTATTCCAACAGCATCAATCAACCAATAAACTGGAGCCGATGGCGGACCGTCAATTAAACCATCACATGCGCTATTCCATCAAAAACTTTGTTCTATCTCAAAAAGAACCACCCGCCTACGTTTACGTTTACAACACGCGCGTCAGCAAATGGTACTGCTTTGATACAGAAAACCGTGGTTTTACCTCTTTTTCAAAATTAGAACAACTAGTGCAATCAGTATAGGAGAACACGTATGACTCTTCCAGACTATCATGACGTTACCGTCCAAGAACTAATGGATATTCTCAAAGAATTCGATCCAAACGACACCATCCGCGTTGTTAATCTTGTGGAAAACGGAAAAGACCGCTACGATGAATTCATAAACGCAGGCTATACCCTCGTCTATCAACCCGTCTCCACACCCGAAATGCGATTACAAGCTTATGGCCTGACCATCAACGATTATCTCATCACCCTCCGTAGCAAAGAGATATAATAAATGAGCACATCGTTAAAAGCCTCTAAAACGCTCTCTACGAGCGTTTAACTCAAAGCCATATAATTACACTCGACACCAATAAAAATCGCGTGACGGGCTTGCTAGACACATTAAAAGAGAAGCTATCGCTTCTCTTTCTTTTTTTATTCCAAAATAAAGGAATCTTTTCGACGAACAGGGCCACCTGCATGGTGCTGATCCAAAATACCGTCTAAAGCAATATTGATCCGACGTGGTAAGCGTAAGTCATCATCAACATTTAAAGGAACGACATCTTCATCAAGGACATCGTAATACCGACGATTAAAAGCTCGTTTGACATCGTTATAATTCTCCGTTGGTTGTAACTGATATGGTTCCAACGAATCCATTGCTTCTTCAAAGAGCAATTTGAGATTTTCGTTATGTTCGGCCACGGTGAGCGTCAAACCCTTATATTGAAAAGAGCGATACGAATAAACATTATCCTTAATATTCGCATAAGCTGCTTTTTCGTGCGAATTCAAATAATCATAAACTTCGAAATCATCCCACTTGATATCTCCAATCGGAATTAGATTAGGCTCAATGACTTTTTGAGCATCACTCATCAAATCAGAACTTCGAATATATCCCTTATCGAGACATTGCTCAATTTTCGTTGACAACAATTGATCGTACATCATATTAGAATAATGATAGTGTCCAACCAAAAACGGTTTAACGAGACCTTTTCGATTTAAAGACCCATCTTTTTCGTAAATACTCATATAGAGCTCATACTGAAAATTCGGATGATTTTTAAAACGATTGTAGAGCATGGTCATTTGTTCCGTATGCTCTTTCAACAATTCTTGATATTCGGCCACCGTCATCGTATCGCTATCATAATCAATAGAGGCAGCACGAGCAATATCGGAGGTCATCAAACGATAACCTCCATTGCCCTCAAAGACATGCTCATCACGAGCACGTTTGCTTTGACCTGCATAGGCCCACATATGCTTTGAAGCTAGTTCACGCTTATCATAAATCAAGCTCATAATCGACCTCCTTGACAGGTGCTTCTGTAACGACTGAGTGCGAAACAATCGGCTCAGACGGCTTAACCGTTTCAGGTGTAAGTGTCAATTTCCGTTCATTATCTTGTTCCAAAGCGACCAATCGTTCTTGAATTTCTTCAAACGTATTTTGCTTTTGAACCAGTACATCTTGACGAGCCATGACAACCGATTTATTCTTAATCGCATTTGGTACAACAGCGCGGTCAATATCATGTTCATCACGGAAGAGACATTGTTCTTGAATACCACCCTTGACTAAGGCTTGAATACCACCGTCTTTGCCACCTACTTTACCACCAAATGACAATTTATTAAAGTAAGACGCTTCATCGTTAAAGGCTCGTTCAAGAGAACGAATAATACCATTTTGACCCTCTAAAGCGGAGCCCAACACGTCCAAGTGCGTTGGATTGTAATCGAGACCCAAACTTTGCAATTCAGCATCCACAGCCTTAATCCACTGCGATTTCGTCAACAAACGCTCGTTGCGAGGCGTACCTTCAGGAGCATTTGGATCGAGCCCTTGCAAGAACAAGCAAGAAATATTCCCGTTTCCACTGAATTGTGTGTTGATATCGTAAGCCTGTACGGCGTTGTGCTTGATTTGAAGCGTCATTTGCGTTGGTTTATAGAAAATTTCCATGGCTTCACGCAAAGCTTCATTACGGAAGGTTGCGGTTGCATCTTGCAACATAGTGCCCGGACGACCAGTATTATCAAATTTCGTAGCCGTCGCATATTGCACAGCCAAACGATCCTTATCTGTTGCATGAGTCGATACAGGGTCTGGATTTAAGACATCCATCAATTGACCTTTTTCCACATCTTCGAGCAATCGTGAAATCGCGTCTACGTTCTGTTCATGATAAGTATCCGCTGATACGTAGTTAATCTTTTCTGACAGATTCACGGTACCAAACACGACACCTGGCAAATCTACACCTTCATACTTGGCACATTCCAACAGATTTCCAGCCTTACCTTTTGCCTTCTTATTAACAATTTTCGCAAGACTGGTCATCACCATTTGACTATCCGTCAAATCCACATAATCCGTTGCAAAGTTCTCATCACTACGCAAAGATTTTTCGACATATTCATTCAACACATCGACTACTTCGTCACGACTCACAGACGGGTCATTCGCCATAATCGTTGCTTTCTTACGCAACTCTTCAGGATCATCCTTGCCATTTTCCTTAAAAGCATGACTGCTTGAGGCCATATCCATTCCATCATTGACAAAAACTGGATAATAATCTTTCCCATCAATTTCAACCTGACCGTCCCCATAGTTCAAAATATTATGACCATGAGACATAACAGTTTCCAGTTCTTTCAGTGCTTCTTCTGATCGTACAACAATGAAACCGTATGCGTCTCCATCAAAGTCCCCATCGTGCGATTTATCCATCACGGGGTTCATAGCAAAACCTTGTACGGAATCATCAATCACAACTTCAAAACTACGAACGGCACCCGTACGCCATGTTGGGTCGCGCCAGCCTAAAACTTTTTGACCTTCAACGATACCCATTTTCTCAGCCGTTTCTTTTGAAATCGCCACTTGATTGATTTTCAAACGAGGATCGGCACAAGCAACGAGTGTTGCAGAATTACCCATTTTCTTAGACGTAATCTTGTCTCGAATATGTGAATATTTCCCATTCGCACCAGGACCATCAATCTTAGGCGCTAACGTTGCTTGAATGCGATCATATTTCTTCTGAGCGTCCTGATACAAAATCGCTTGACGCTTCCGTACTTCATCAATTTCTTTTTGAGGTGCACCTTTTTGTCTCAATTCATTCAATTGATCCATGGTTTCCAAGTATTCAGCCGCGCGTTTATAGATTTCGATATAGTGGTCGGTCACATCATGCAAGACCGCTTCATCACGCATCATATTAACAGACCTGCGAAGAGCCCCTGACAGAATTGGAATACCATACTCACCGTTTTCATCTCGGGTCAAAGCTCGAACGGCATGACCCTTTACCTTTTCTTCATTGCTATCCTGCAATAACTGACGATCCAATTCCTTATTGATCAACGGGAACGGCAAATTCAAGATACCACCATTATTTGCGATTTCTTTCATGAAATCATCAGCGGACTTATCTTTCGAAACTCGGAAGTGCATCCGCTCTTCACCTTCTTGTGGGTGATAACCGATTTTCATATTTCCATCGCGGTCAATATCCACACCTTGAATCAAAGCGTATTCGCGCAAGTCAGCCCACGCCGTTACATTGTTACCATAGACCTCATTGATAATCCCTTTTGCACCCATAGCTTGTAAGTTCAACAGCAACAAGGTTGAAACAGAACGACCTTTTCCTTTAGCTTGGTCTGACTTGTCATAAACGTGCGATTTCTTATCAACAGTCATGTCCGTTACCATCATCGGCATAAAACCAATGGCGTTTGGTTTCACATCCCCATGAATCGGGTCGACCAAATCAATGGTCTGCCGATCACGCGCCATCTTCAAGACAGACATATTATTCCGTGACAGCGTCGCATACGGCCCCATGACGACATCCAACTCAGGATTGGCTTTAAAGAATTGAACTTCTTTCCAAATACCTTGAGCGCGTGCTTCTTCTTCGCTCATATTTCGGTCAATAACGAGATTGGCTACCCCTTTATTCGATCCAAAATCTGACTGCTTATCGCCCTTCATCTGCGGACGCATCGCGCCATTTTCATCTTCATAAACCGGCACTTGGTACTTCTCAGCATATTCTTTCGAGATGACCATCCCGTCATCGTAAGTCCAACCACCAAAGTTCATAAAGGCTACACCCACGGGATCCGTAACTTGAAAGGCTACCAGAGCTTGTTTCGTTGCCATCATTTGACGGTCGCTCGGCATATAATCAATATACTTAAAGGCTTCTTGCTTAGTCATAGCGACACGATCACGTTCTGTCTTACCGCTATAAGGATTATCCCAACCGTCTGACATTTGAACCGTACCATCTGATTGAACAACAGCCCCGTCTACGAGATAACGTTCAACTCCTTGGTTCTTACCAGAACCGAGCATGTAAGGATCAAAAATGTTATCCCACTTGGTATCCACGACCCGTAAGTTTTCACCAACGAGTTTCGCTTCATTGAAGCCCTCTTGTTGAACATAATCATCAAAGTTGGTACCCGAAACCGTACCATATTCATTTGGAAAACGAACACGATTTCGAAGGGTTCGAATATTGGCCTTCAACTCATCTTCTGAACGCAATTCTAAGAAACGATCCACATAATCAGGCTCTAACTTGAACCCTTGCAATTGATTACGATAGACCTTATTCAAAGAGGATGCCCCCATCGTATCAACAAAGTTATCATAACGATCATCACCACGTCCGCCTAAATATGGAGCTTGTTTTTGTTCCACCATATTGCGGTCAATTTCAGCCATAATGGCTTGTTCATACGAACGCAAACGCAATCGAGAACGACGCTCCTCATCCGTTTCTAAACCTGCTTCGATTTTAGCAATATCCCCTGGAGTGAAATAGGCTTCATAACCCGGTACAAAACCAAAGGATTGCGAACCACCAAATTTCGTATGAATAATTCCATATTCATCTTCATTAAAGACTTGACCAATTTGGTTGGACATGCGCTGCATGACACCTTTTTTGCCCCGTACAAAGATATCTGGTCGATCATAAGCATAATTGATAATCCCATTCGCGTCGATTTGAATTTCAACATTTTCGATATTATCCACACTCAAATGATCCAACACACGAAGCATAGCCTTGGTTTGATATTGCTTACGCTCAGGATCTTCTGCTAATACTTCATCGAGCGACCGTGCTGTTTCTGAATCAAATTTAATGATACGATCGCGCAGACGATCCACCATCATGTTATTACCAATTAGTTTTGATTGATCATAGCCACTTCGTTTAATGGCCGCTTCTACCGCAAACATCAATCGAGGACGATCCTCGTCCGCTCCTAATTCAGAAACAATTGACGGGTCAAAACCTTGCTCGTACGATCCAACACGTGTTTCCACAAATTGACGATACAGCAAGTCAAATACTTCATCGGAAGACTCAACACCATTCGCAACCGTCTTAATATAGGTTTCCAATTCTCTTGCAACATCTTCATTTGGAATAGACGTTAACTGAATTAAACCACTTTCAGGATGAGCCATATACTGTTCAATTGCGACTAAATCTTTAAATAAGGCGTCTTGTGATGCACTATATCGATTATCATACAAATGTTCTACTTGCATCATCGCGTCATCATGTAAAGCCCGAGCTTCTTTTTGTTGTTCAACCGTATAGCGACGATTCACCATGACTTCTCGAGCTCGTGCAACAATTTTAGCAGCTTCGCTCAATTCCTCAAATTGAATACTATCTGTATACGCTTGTCGAGCCAATTCGATCTGAGTCTGCAAGAAATCTACCGCTTCTTGCTGCGTAATAAAGGAGATAGATTTTGCAGAATTCCCACGAGGTGTACTATACAAGTTATAACGATACGGTACCTTCTCACCATTTACTTCCCGCGTCATCGTTGGATGGTCTAACACAATATCTACAAAGCGATAATTTGAATAAGACGCTCCATTCGCATTTGTACGAGAATTAAATTCAGCCGACGCATCCGATTGTTTTCGATGAGCATATTGTTTTTGATCAAAGCGAGACACATCTTTACCCGTCACGGCACGAATCAATCGCATAGAATCCTCAACAGAAGGATTGAACTGCATATCAAAGGCTTCACGATCACGATGATAGCTATCGGATTGCCAATAATAAGAACGTGTACTCGTATGCACACGACCTACATACTGAGGTTCGTGCTCATCATACAAACGCAAGGTCATGTCATTACCGACAGCCACATTCAACTGACCATCCATATAAGTATTATCGACATCACTAATAGAAACCGCATAACCCTCTACACGTAATTGCGTCAACATATCGACAATGTATTGAGCTCTATCCGAACGAATTTCGCGATCCTTAAAAATCTCCGCCATGACTTCCGCATCTTCTTTTGACAAAAGCGACGTCATCATTGATTTCAACCCAGGCAACTCATCGCCCATTTCAGTCTTCTTACCATACCAACCATACACTGTATAGATTTCATTCTCAGCCGGAATATCAGGACGAGCAATCTTCACCGAACCATTTGCCGATTGTTCTCTGGTTGGTCGATTGTATTCATTATCTAAATTAACCGTTGCACGAGGGGCATAATTACGATACTCACCATTACTCGCATACACATCCATATATTGAAGCATATCGTCTCGATTGACATAAAAAACGGAAATATCTTTATTTCCATCATTCAAGAATCGACCCAATTCTTCATTGATAGCCGTCACTGGAATAGTCGTTGTATTGATGACCTGCCCATCAACACCCGTAATTTCGGTTCCTTGTTTACGAAACTCAATTAAAGCATTAGACCATAATTGTTGAAGATGATCGGGCGCAAAAACAGCTTGTAAAGACTTATCACTTTTAATAGTTTCCCCATAAATCAACATTTGCTGCACAACGGCATCATAAGCCTCTCGACTAAATTCAGAACCCTTGAGTTCACGAACTTCATTTGCGAACCGTCGCAATCGTGTTGGATCAAGTGGCTCCAAACCCAACTCTTTTCGAGCTTCTTGCATGGTTCGAACCCACATGTATTCCCGTTCTAACTGACGAATAACATCTTGATTTGCCATTAAAATCTCGCTTTCTGGCTCGATCTAAAATCGAGCTCGTTTTATTCTATACGTTTCTATTATATCAAAAAAGAAACCGCTTTTGCAAGACCTATCCGCAAATACTTGACAAACCTCATAAACCTGCTATAATAAATCGATTAAAAAATTCACAGAAAGGACTAAATCAATTATGAAACAAACAACCATTCAAATGAACGGTAACGTATTCCCTGTACGGATCATCAACAGTTACCGTGACGAAAACAACCAAACGCGCTACCGTGGCGTCTACCAAACCCAAAAAGGCGCTTTAACGCGTATCTTTGAATTTTACGATGCTGCTATCGTAGCAAACGCATAAAAAGAACACTCAATTGAGTGTTCTTTTATTTTTTTATTCTTCACGACCTTTACGAAGACCGAAGTATCCAAGAATAGAACCGAATCCCGCAAGACCTACCAAAGCAGTAATCACACCATTACGTGCTTTACCTTGCTCGCTAGTCTTAGGCAATTCTTTCTTAGGCGTTTCCTTCTTAGGTTCTTCTTTTTTCGGAGTTTCTTTCGGTTTCGCGTAAACCGCTTCGATAACCTGTTCTTTATCAGCTACCTTACCAGACACCTTACGTTCTGTTGAACCCGTATCTTTGATACCAACAAAAGCATACTTGACCTTATCTTTTTCGATAAACTCAGGCGCTTCTCCATTGAAATCAGTGTCAACTTCAGCATTTTCTTTCGTCAATACCTTCTGTTCAGCCAGTTCCTTACCAGACTCATCCACAAATTTCAATGTTACAGGTTTCCCGATCTTGACAGCCACGAATGTCACTAACACATCACGGTCCGCAACTTTACCACTTGCAGGCGTACCTTCTTTTTGAACTTCTAGGCGATAACCATCGAGTTTAGGCGTTTCAACCTTGTACTCTTCATCTTGGTAGGCTTCTGTGACAGGTGTTTCTTTAACGAGCTCTTGGCCTTTGCTATCCACTACGCGGTAAAGAACCTTGCGTTTCTCCATTGAGCCTTGCGCAACAACACGGTCAACCTTCTTCGTAATCACTTCTTCCGTTGATTTCTCAGATTTAGGAACTTTTACACCCTCTGACTCATCATAGGTTGTCGTAACCTTAATCAGACCTTCAACACCTTCCGTGATGACTTTTTCTTCACCTTTCTTCAGTGTTGGATCTGGTTTATAAATAGTCACAAACGGTACTTTCTTCTCAGTTGTTTCCACCTTCGATTCCTTCGTACCAACTGCAATGACCTCATCAATCGGTTCCTTAATGACGTTTTCTTTCACACTACCCTTAGTAGACACAATGTCGCCGTCACGTGATAAGATTTCTTTGCCGTTTTTCACAACCTTCACATTAACCTTACCGCTTGCACCAGAAACCTTGTAATTCAACACGTACTTACCATCAGGAATTTTAGCGCCCGTATAGGTTGCCACATTGTCCTTGACCGTCAACTTCACGACACCCGATGGTGTTGTCAATTCAGCTTGATCGAACTTAGCGCCTTGAGGAGCTGTAATCGTAATACTTGCGTTCACATCTTCTTTTGTGCGCTCAACTTTTTCAGTTGCAGTTGCTTCAAATTGTTTGATGATTTTTTGAACATCAATCGGTGTTTCAAATTCACTGTAAATATTCGGATGACCCGCTTTTTTCATTTTCTGAACAGAATAATCCGTACCCGGACCATTACCACCCTGGTCATCCTTAAACGCAACCGTCATAAAAGTCTTGGCATTCGCTTTCGCCCATGCTGCAAAATCAGTATCAATCTCTTCTTCCGGCATCCAACTATCCGTAAATTGAAGAACAGAAATCGTATGCGTCGCTTTGTGATTTTCCATGTAAATATCTTGATAATTCTTATTATCGTCTTTATGATATTTAACACCTTGGCCTTCCATTTCAGCCAAGAAATCTTGCAAATTGATACCGGCTTTTGTCACAGGATACTTCTTAGCCTTTTGGATATAATCAAGCGCTTGTTGCTTGTTCATCGGCTGAGACATAATACCCAGATAAATCTTATTCTGCACATAAGCACCCGGCGCTTCTGGACGAGGACCTGCGTTATAACTGTTGGTATTATTATAACCATAGTGTGCAAAGGTAATTTGATCATTATCCTGCATGGTCTTAATCAATTCAGTCAATGCATCAAGTGAACGTGTAAAATTCGTTGTAATAGACGGTGATGAATCCACAATAGCCAGCAAATCAACCGGTTTACGTTCAACAATCTTAGACGTATTCACCGTTGCCTTAGACTCAAATTCAACCTTACCCGTATAAGAACCGGCAATGTCTTCGGTCGTTACAATTTCTTTTTCACCTTCAACACCTTTACGAACGATTTTCTTTTCACCAGCTTTAAGTGTCTTATCTTTCGTAGTCGTTGTTTTAAACGGAATCTTTTTAATTTCACGAGTCACGCCATTTTGTTCCGCCGCATATACTGCAACAGGTTGCGCAATTGTTCCAACAATAGGAGCAACCGCTAAAGTCAACATAGATACATTAACTAAATGCTTTCCAATCTTACGCATAACAAACTTTTCTTTAAACATATTGAATGTCCTTTTCTAAAATTATTTTGTCACACAATAGTATACCTTAAAATTAAATAAAATGCAAGTATAACCCCACAATAAAAGAGCACTCAATCGAGCACTCTTTTAACGGTCTTATGAGCGTTTACGAAGACCGAAGTATCCAAGAATAGAACCGAATCCCGCAAGACCCACTAAAGCAGCAACCACACCATTACGTGTTTTATACTGTTCACTTGTCTTAGGCAATTCTTTCTTAGGCTTCGGTGTTTCTTTTGGTTTCGCATACACTGCGTGAATCACTTGTTCCTTATCAGTCACTTCACCACCAAGTTTGCGCTCAGTAGCACCCGTTTCCTTAATACCAACAAAAGCATATTTCACCTTATCTTTTTCAATCACATCAGGTGCTTCACCATTATAAACTGTACCAACATCCAAACCATCTTTCGCTAAGAAATTCTGTTCAGAAATTTCAGTACCAGCTTCATCAACGAATTTCAAGACTACAGGTTTCCCGATCTTCACAGCCACGAATGTCACCAAAACATCACGGTCAGCGACCTTACCACTTGCAGGCGTACCTTCTTTTTGAAGTTCTAAACGATAACCATCGAGTTTAGGCGTTTCAACCTTATATTCTTCATCTTGGTAAGCTTCAGTGACAGGTGTTTCTTTAACGAGTTCTTGGCCCTTGCTATCCACTACTCGATAAAGAACCTTACGTTTCTCCATCGAACCTTGTGCAATCACTTTATCGACTTTCTCACGCACAACTTCTTCCGTTGATTTCTCAGATTTAGGAACTTTCACACCTTTTTGAGTTTCATAAGTCGTTGTGACTTTAATCAAGCCTTCAACACCTTCAGTGATAACTTTTTCTTCACCTTTTTTGAGTGTTGAATCCAATTTATAAATCGTTTCATATGGTACCTTCTTCTCAGTCGTTTCAGACTTCATCCCTTTCGTACCACGCGCAACCACTTTATCAACTTTTGCCACTTTAACCGTTTCAACCGGTTTTCCAGAACCTGGAACTCGAACACCTTTATCCGTATCATAAACGGTTGTTACAGTGATAATACCTTCAACGCCTTCTGTAACGACACGTTCTTTACCTTCTTCAAGAGTTGGATCTTCTGTATACTTGGTCTCAAACGGTACTTTCTTCTCCGTTGTTTCTGTTTCAGAACCTTTCGTACCAATCGCTACGACTTCATCAATAGGCTCTTTCAACACGGTTTCCGTTGATTTACCATTCAGCGTTGAAACTTCTTTTTCACCTTCAACACCCGTCGTAACAACTTTCTTCTCACCCGCTTTAAGTGTCTTATCTTCAACCGTTGTTGTTTTAAACGGAATCTTTTCAGTACGTTTCACAGGCTTTTCTTCTGGTAAAACCATATCTTCCTTATGATCAACTTCTTTACCATCTACAGATACAGACCCAACAATCTTCTTCGCAGCGTCTACTTTACCATCAAAGCCATAATTTACCACATACTTACCATCTTCAAGATCGGCCGTATCCGCAACAACCTTATTATCTTTAATTGCAAGAGGTGTGGCTTTACCTTTAGTATCGACCAATTCAGCAGTTTTAAGCGTCACACCCGCTTCCGGCGTAATCGTAATATGCGCTTTTTGCTTCGTCGTCGTTACTTTTTCAACAACTTTTTCCGTCGCTGTATTCTTGAATTGTTCAAGCAATTCTTTCGTAACCGTTGCTTCGTCCTTGCCCGTCATATCATAAATATTCGGGTGGCCCAATTCAGCCATTGACTTCACAGAGTTCGGATCATTATTATCCGCATCAGATACCTTATTACGATTTACAACGGACATGAAGGTCTTGGCGTTTTTCTTAGCCCATGTCGCAAACGTACTATCCATACGCTCTGTATCAGCCCATCCATCCGTAAACTGAATCACAGACACAAGTGCGCTCTTATTTGGTTGTGCAGCATACACATCTTCAAACGGTGTAATCGTTACTTTACCACCATCCGTATCTGCGTTCTTATACGCCTTGTCGCCAAATGTTTTTGAGACAGCATTAAACAAATCAGAATAAGTTGGAAGACCACCTGGCGTGTTTGGATACTTGATTTCAAGCAACTTGTCAATCATTGCTAACGCTTCTTGTTTCGTCAACAAGGTTGTCGAAACACCTGTTTCCCAATTCGCATCTTTCAGTTTATTATAATCTAATTGCGCGCCATGTGCCGCATAAGATTCAGGCTTATTGTAAATATAAGCTTGCAACATGATATGGTCATCATTCGTTAAATCAGACTCAATCAGGGTCTTCAATTGTTATAATGACGCATTTCGTTTTGCTTGATAAGAGGAGCTGTAATCAAGAATCGCAACCAAATCCATTGGTTTATGTTGTGACACTTTGGTCTCACTCTTAGACGTTTTCGACGTTGCCGTAAATTCCAACTTGTTTGAACCAGCTTGACCTGATTTATACTCTGCCGCATAAACAGGCGTCACCACTAACACAGAGCTTGCTACAGGCGCAATCGCCAACCCAAGCATTGAAACATTAACCAAATGTTTTCCAATTTTGCGCTTCAAAAATTTTTGATTCATATTGAATATCCTTTTCTATTTAATTACTTTCTATTATACTTTAAACAATCTTAAAACACAAGCATTTTCTGTAAATTTTGATATAATAAGATAACGAGCCTTGCTCGTTATCACTTTTTACACCATTATTCAAGGGAAAACGGATATTATGCCTCTAACAAAAGAACTCGAACAAACCTTACGAGAACTACGATCTCAAAAGAAAACTCTCAAAGAAATCGCAGAAATAACCCAACTTTCACGCATCACAATTTCTCGTTACTTAAACGAATTAGGACTCCAACGAAAACCCATTAACCTGAATCCCAAAGAAATCATTGAATTATATGAAACCTATTCTATTAACGAAATCGCCAAACAATTCGGCGTCAGCCACAACGTCATCTCTCGAATTCTCAAGAAACAACAAATTGATTGCTCAAAAGAAACCAATATTAAAAAACACTTTAAACGCATCCATCAAGAACAATGGCCGGCTATCAAAAACGACCTCAACCAAGGTCTTTCTAAAATTGCTATCACTAAAAAATATAAAATGCGCATTCAACATGTAGCTGAACTCATCCATCAAAATAACTACCAAAAACAATTCCCAGATTCACTCGAACCCCTAACCCAAGCCTTTCAAGACGCAGAAGCCCTACAAGGCAAACAAAAAACCACTCGATTGAAATACCTAAACGCCATTCAAAACTACATCCAAACTCATCAAGAATGGCCGTCTAAGAGCAACCTTTCAAAAACACTCGGACTAGCCCCCATCACCGTGTCTCTGTATATTAACCACTATCACTTAAACCATCTCGTCAAACCCACAAGTACCTCTAACCGCGTCAAAACCACCATCGCTCTTTTAAAAGAACTCAACATTCCATACGAATTAAACAACCGTCAAGTACTTCACAACAAACAAGAAATCGACATTTGGCTGCCCCAATACAATCTTGGCCTCGAAGTAAATCCTGTTTCAACCCATACCATTGATGATTCAAAATGGGGTTTCACATCTAAAACTTATCATCAAGACAAAGCCCTTCAAGCCCGAAAACAAGACATCGGCCTCATCCACCTCTATGATGACGACTTTGAAGACCCTCGCAAATGGGCTGTCTTAAAAGAACAACTCTTCAGTCTCACACAAACCAAACAAAAAATAGGTGCACGTGAATGCACAATTAAAGAAATCACAAAACAAACAGCTCAAACCTTTCTCAATCAATATCACTTTCAAGGTGCTGACCAAAGTGCCGCTGTCCGTCTCGGTATCTACCACCATGACGAATTACTCGGTGTATTCACGTGTGGAAAATCGAGATTTACCCATCATGATTGGGAGCTATACCGTTACTGTGTGAATCCGCATTATATCGTACATGGCGTCTTCAATAAACTCCTGCAACACTTCATCACGCACTATACCACATCTGAACAGATCCTTGTCACTTACATGGACTTAAACAAACGATTCAGTGCCTCTAATATTTATGAGCGAACCCAATTCGATAATGACGGCTTAACAGTACCGAATTACATGTGGGTGCAACGAAACACCTTCAATTGTCTCAAACGCTACGAAACGACTAAGAAGCGCTTAATTACACAAGGTTACGATCCTTCTCAAACAGAAGTCGAAATTATGCGAAAGCGTGGCTTCTACCGCGTTTTCGATGCCGGTTCCTTACGATATACTAAAAAACTCTAGCCTTCGCTAGAGTTTTTCTTTTTAGAATTCTGTATCGACGTCTTCATCGGTATCTACATGATTCATCCGTCGGTTCATGATATCACGAACAGCCTTATCAAAAGCACCATTTGCGATCGACTCCCATGAATCCAACTTAGCCAAATATTCGTAGAACTCAGGTTCAACACGATAGCCTTCAAGCGCAAAACCACCTGTCGGCTCCATCAATACGCTTGAGTTTGCATCACGAGACGCATCTTCAAGTTCCTTAATTGATAGGTCATAAGTAAGATAACGTAAACCCGCACTATTTGACAATGTTTGCTTTTCATCATCCCAACGGAACTTGCTATCCGACATAAACTGTGCTTTTGTTTTCAATACAGCTTCAATAATGGTTGAATCCATACCTGTACCAGACGGCACAGCCTTACCATGTTCACTCACGAGCAACTGTCGAGATACAGTTCCACCTGCATAAATGGCTTTCCGATAATCGGGCACTAACTGAGCAACAGCTTTCGAAGCTTGTTCTTCATATTCCTGATTGACATGAACCGTTTTCTCACGATCCATAGCCATATCACGATACATACCAGACAAATCACCAGCCATCAAGGCTTCCATCTCCAAATCATGTTCCATCTGATAACTCAACTCGCGCTCATGCAATTCGTCATTGACCGCATCCATGATCTCACGCGCGTACACATCGGGGTCCATGATATCGATATCATGTTGACTGTAACCGTAAGCCGCTCGATATTTCTTCTCCATCGACTCAACCAAACGAGCTTGCTCCAACCGCTTCTCAAGCATAGCGTAGAAGTTCGGCTGGTTCTTCTCTGGATCAAATTCCAATACAGAAGACATGGTTGGAATCGTCTGAAGCGAATACTCCACACCTGGCTCTTGAATGGCGTCTTCTTGAATAGCAAATACCGGAGGGAAGGCTGAACGACCATAATTGTAAATAGGGTGTTCACCCGCCCGCATGACAATGGCTTCAAAACGCTTGATATACAAGAAAGCATTTCGTGGCAGAACGTCTTCTTCGAGAACGGTCTTGGTCTTCGATACCCGACCATCCATCTTCTGAACGCGCGCTTGCAGATTTTCAGACACCGTCAAACTATTCACGCGTTCGACGTGCTTCTTACCAGCAATTGATACTAACTTATCAATCATCGTTACATCATTTGATTTCAAGAAGACGAGATTATTTGAGTTACCATAAATAATTTCATTTTTATCCGCACCGTAAACAGCTTCTAACTGCTGCATAGTTTGAAGAATCAAGTGGAAACGTTGGTCCGCAGACAAACCGATAGACAAGAGTGTTTCCAAATCATTGATCCCGTGACCATCTGATTGCAAATTCCCAAGCTCATCCAGCATATAATTCGTACCGTACAAGGGTTTCTGCTCGGTCTTCGTCAAATAAGCACTTGAGAAAGCTGAGTCCGTTACTTGCTTGATCAAAATCAAAATTAAACGAGCATACGGTGTCAAATGCGGAGGCGTAATAAAGTTAACAAACTTCGGCTTATCCGTATACTTCAATTTCAAATCAGAAAAAGCGTGTACTTGAACTTCCTTATCCGGAATCGCCCGACCACCTTCAACGTAATCCGCAAAATTCTTGACTTTTTTTGTAATCATGGTATTTTGCGCGACGAATTTCTTACGACCATCCTTGTCTTTCACGGGGCGCAACTCCATCAAGGTACCATTTCGAAGAATTTTTTCTTTCGTTACGGGATTCTTGATAAAAGATTTTCCATCGAGTCGCGTCAGATAATCGAGACGGGCTTTAAAATAGAAAGTCTTCATCGGTACATTGTTATCTGGATTGATGATTTCCATCTTCACATAACCATCACGACCTTGAAATTTTCCATCAAAGACGTATTGCGCCCAACCATCACGACCAATATTAAAAGTATGACCGAACAAGGCAGGATCTAACTCTTCCGTAAAGGTATCATCTGACCAAGCAGACCACCGAACCATCTTCCCTGCATATTTATATCGGTTCATCCATTCAGACGTAAATCGAACCGCGATCCGACGAGGGAAGGAAAGCGACTCAATATCAAAGTTCTGAGAAGCTGTACCTGACGTCAAAGCAACAATCGTTGGGTCGGTGAAGAAACGCATAGATGCGGTGGCAATTCCGTATACGGAACTTAGCATTTTTTCACTTTGCATCATCGATTTCAACGTCTTATTCGACGCATCCAGCAAGTCCCTCATCCGATTTCGCGGAAGAGCTTCTGTCGCATCAAAGAACAAGTCCAGCAAAACTTTCTCAACAGGCTTCGTTGCAGGATCGGCCACTTCTTCACCCGTCCGTTCATCAATGACAGTCACGGGCTTATCTTTTTCTGAAATCCATGTCTTCAACGGATCCGTTTCCGTCTTAGAAACCAAACTCGAGAACATCTTGAAGACGTTAAAGAGTGTTACTTTCCCCCACATGTTATTGATTTCAGCGGCAAGCAAATGAACATTTCGCCCATCCAGTTCCGCCCGACGACGCATTTCCATTTCTTCTTCACAGTAGAAGTCAATCAAAGCCAAACACGTCCGTTCAAAGGCCGCTGACGCTGACTGTGGCCACACAGGATCTGTATCGCCATCTTTCGGGAAAAATACGGATGACAAGTTGGTCAAATATTCTCCGACCTTGGCCATACGACCTTCACGCGCGGCTTCAACCGCATACCCCAACGGATTGAAAATATCCGTCTTCATAGCATTGATTAAGTTAAACTGAACAATATCATATCCACGGACCGTGGCCCGTACGTAGAACTTCACCAACAACTCACCTTTCGGGTCATTGTTAACAATATTCCATTGGCGTTTCTCACGCGTCCACATATCCAACAAGGCTTCAATGTATGTTTGCAAATTTTTCACGAGGTTCGTAACGCCTCGCCGTTCATATTCACTATGAACTGCTATACCTTTCGATATAGTTAAGATTATTTCTTATTCTAATATGTATTTTCTTTTTTCCAATTCTTCGAATCAGGGCATCCCGCCTCAATCCATTCCCTAAAATCACTCAATCGAGCACGAATTCCTTTTTTCGATCCAGAATGGCGACCATCCCAAAAAACTAAGTAATTCAAATGATTCTGTCTCGCAACACTTCGCTTCAATAAATCGCGTTCCGTCCAAATCTTTAAATAATAACGATATGCTGATTCATGATCCTTACTTTTCTCAAAATCTTGTATCTTCTGCTTCCATTCAGAAACAATCATTAAATCTTCATCAGACTCAGGATCAAACCAATGATTATTATGAGCCACATGTCCATTTAACTCAATAAACAAATCACGAGATTTTACATAATAATCAACATGAAACGGATACCTCGAATCAACAACAACGTTATGACTAACATCATCAATTCCAAAAATATCAATCAATAATTGACCCATCTCAACTTCAGGAATCGATGACTTAGACGTTAATGCTTTTCGTTTGATATTAAAATCTTGCATTGGAAATTCAACTCCATACTTTTTAAGATTTGTTTCCTTTAAAGACTTTAACATTCTTTCTTTAAGCATCGTATTCTGTGTTGCATTCTCAACACCATATCTCTCAAGCATCGTTTGTTTATGTTTAAGATATGCCTTTCTACGTGTTTCATCAGAAATAAATCGATCTTGATCATGAAATGGATTTTCAACACCATACTTATCAACCATCGTCTTTTGCATCTTATTCGCCCATAATTCGTTTCGTAACTCCTTATAACGAACAATTCCAAGAATACCAATAAGTACATCCTTTATTTTTCCAAAACAACAACCTAAATCTTCAATCTGACGAGCATGACATACCTTTTCTAAATCATCAAACGATTCAGACCATCGAATATAAGCAGCTTCAACATCAGATTTTGAATATCGTTTCTGTATATATTCAATTTGATATGGAATAATCTGTTCCTTTTCTAACGAAATACCAAGTTTTGCTAAATCACTTTTTAATCCTTTAATAGCATAACCTGTATGATCTTTAATATATTTACCCTTAAAACCGCGTAAATATAAATCATGTGCTTCTTTTAACAATTTCATAATACATATTAGACGTAGATTTTTCTTCTGTCTTACACTTACAGCTCTACTCTCCGACAAGGAGATAATCGTTGAACCTACCGCATAATCTTTCAATCGTAGCGGTGTGGCTGCTAAACATCCATTATTCACAACTTAGGATTTAACCCTATTGCATCTTATCTATTTTTTCTACTTTCGTCACCATCACGCCTGACATTTCTATCTACGTTGTGGTTAGATAAGCTTTAGGACTTCAAAGCAATTAACCTACTAGCACTTGCAGCTCACGCTACAAGCGGGGCAATCCACCCTTTACCCGCGCGGGTTATGGCAAGTAACATGACATTAACCGGCGCAGTATCTACAAAATAAATACCTGTTGGACGTTGCGTTTCATAATCGGGAATCTCCCAATCTTCACGCATGAGTTCAATTAACTTTTTATACTCATTCTTATCGCGTTTAGCCGACTTCTGATCATCACTTCTTGCCGCATTCTGAGTATCAAAGGTTAACTTACGAGGATCTAAAAAGACACGCTCTGGATTTCCTTCAAAAAGAGCCATCTTATCAAAGACAATGCCACCCATTTCTTCATCGATAATAGGCTTCTTCTCCAGAATCAGATTTCCATCATCATCTAAGACAGGCTCACCCTTATAGAAGACCTCCACATCATCGGGGTCATCCCCCACTTGAATCGTGACATCGTCCTTGTAACGTTTGGGTACTAAAACAGTCGGCACTCCTTTTGCTTGCAACATCGCATGACTAATAATACCCGATGGCTTTACAGAGCTATGCGCCCCACGGTCAGGAAAGACGGGGAAGGACTCGATGATTTCTTCTTGAAAGCGTAAATGACCGTCGTAATCATAATCATTGAGTTGACCTTCCTCATCTAGAATCCGATCTGTTCCTTGTTTCCGTTTAAATTTATCATAGACAATCAAACCAATCAAAAGCGCTGATGCCGTCAAAATCAACCAAGCCCACCAGGGAGGTGCTCCTGAAACATTCGTTTCAGCGTTAACACCCTGTGTCGCACTATTCATCATCGCCATAGCGGCTCGCACCATATAGGTAACAATACTAAGTGCAATCGCCCCAAATAGGAGAACACCGAGACCTGCTCCTAACCCCCATAGCTTAGAAGAATCATAACCCTTCGTATTTCGAACCCGACGGCCCATCTGTTGACTATTAATACGGTCACGATAGCGACCATACTGATCTTCTGGCAAGGCGTTCATCTTATCAAAAGCAGACGGCGAGTTCATCTTTAATGGATTTTTAAATTTACCCATCCATAAAATCCTTTCTGTTTAATCAATCTATTATATCATATCTTCACGATTCCCGCCAGTCTCAGAAAAAAACCACCTCAATAGAGGTGGCTTCTTTTTTTATGGTTGACTTGTTTGCGTTTGTTCTTTACGTTCATTCAATACTTTCGTCAAACTATCGATTTGAGCTTGTTTCGTATTGTTTTCAGCTTTCACGTTGTTTGTTTCCGTCTTCGCTGATTGAACATCTTTCTTGGCATCGTCCAACTCACGCTTCAATTGTGTGATTTGCGCTTGCGTTACATTATTGGTTGTATTTTGACCCTGATTCATGACAAAGGCTGTCACTAACACACCCGCAATCGCTGCAACAAGCGTCAAGAGAGCGGCTACAATCCAACGATTGCGATTTGCTACGAGCACATCTTTTTCACGATCTTCTAAACGACGTTCCAAAGCCTGATTTCGATCATCCACAACTTTCAAACGATGCTTGTATTCAGCTTCTTTCTTCTCATCCAGCTTCTCGTACTTCTCAGTCATACGTTCAAGTGCTTTACGCAAATCAGCATTTGCCGTACGTTCTGCTTCAAGCTCCTTGTTCAACTCTTCTTTCAAGTTGACCAAATCAATATCTGATTTTTCTTTAAGAGCTGCGTAATCTGCTTCTGCTTTTTCACGAAGCAATTGGATTTCGTTATTCTTTTCAACCAACTGCGCATCAAACTTATCTTGCAGAGATTTCAGATCAGCCTGCATATCCAATTGCTTTTGAATCGCATTCGCACGCATGACTTCAGACGCAAAGTTTTGCTCAATATAACGATTGATTGACTTGCTTTCTTCAAGAGCTAACTCGCGAGCCTTCTTGTAGACTTTGGCCATTTCATCGCGATAGTGAACCAATAGGTCTGTAATCGCACGTTCCATGAAGACACGAGCAACATCACGACGACGGGTATGCAAGTCTTGAAGGTTTTTCGCTTCAAAATCATCCCCATCAAGCTCCAACTTAGCTGTATCGAGCGTTGTATCTTTTTCAAGCTGAGCACGATTTTCATCATCAAACTCACGTTCAGCTTGCAACATCCGTTCCTTGATGAATTTGTCCTTACGCGCTTCATAGTCTTGTTGAACATCTTGTTTCTTCAACTCATGCGCTTCAATCGCGGCATTTACTAATTCTTGACGACGTTCTTTGATTTCCTTGAATTTCTTACCAGCATCCGTACTTTCATCGTGATAATCCAAACGATTAGTCAACTTATCCGCAAAGGTACGAAGAGCCAATTGATATTCACTCGCAAGTGAATTCACACTTTCATCCAAGAAACGAAGAATTTTCGTATTGGCAACACTAGACATCTGCGCCACATGCACATCCAAATGATTATTTGGATCCGTTGGCGTTTCATTGAACAACTCAATTGGATGCTTATCTTGCGCGAACAAATCATAAAAATCATCGTCCGTCACCTTGATATCCAACGAATCAGAATTCAACTGCTTCAGAATCAATTCTTGGACATTGGTTAGGTGCTGCAATTCAACAGGTTGTTGAGCTTCTGATTGTGCCACTGTCGCTTCTTCAACGAATTCATCATCTGCTTCTGGCAAGTCTTCAAAGACCGACTCGTCATAGACCACATCATCATGCGGCTCATACAACTCTTCTTCGTTCAACTCACTCGGATCAAATTCAGGAACATCATCCTCATGGTTTTCATCGAATTCTGCCACAGGCTCAATTGGTTCTTCAACAGGTTCCTCAGCAGACGCTGCTACATCTTCGACAACTGGTTCTGGCTCAGGTGTCGGTTCAGCAGCTTTCAACTCGCTTGTCTTCACAACCTTAGCTTCATCAGGCTCACCGTTTTCATCATGGGTCACCACAATCGTCATGTGACCATTCTTAATATTCTTCAATTCATTGACCGTCACCGTATCACTCAGTAATACGACACCATCTTCCGCATTAAAATCAGGTGTAACAATCGCAATATGAAGCGGTGTTTTCTCGACGAAGGACCACTCCGTCATATCAGCGAGTGTATCAACCGTTGGAATCAACCCTAGCGTTCCTGATTGAAAATCACCCTCAACTAAAACAGCTTGAATCAAACCATCATTGATAGACGCTGAAAAGGCACCTACTTCTTCATTCTTTTTAAATTTCTTACCAAACGCATTCACTAAATCATCTGCAAGCATTGCAATAATCACATAGTTTTCTTTTCCGTTTGCATCATACTTTACAATCGCACCACGTCGTTCAGCGTCATTGTACAATTCACGAATGTTATCATAAACTGTTTCCGCGACAGTTTCATTAAACTGCAACTGTGTAAATAAGTTCTTTTTACCAAATACCGCCATGGGTTAATACCTTTCTGCTTTCCTTTTTTCTTCTTCTTCAATTCGAGTCAGCCACTCATCGATGGCTTTTTTATTACGATTAGACAATTCAACCGCCGTAACCGCATCTCCAACATAAATAGTAGACAAGTCTTTTAAATGACCCTTGTCTGTAAACGCCATATTCCGTTTACGAGCAATAACCGATTCATGTGGATCAGGATCTACCGCAATATAAATTGAATCACCATCCACTTGATTTCGGTTCACAACACGTGCAATCGCCGCTAAGAAGGACTCATTAATCGTATTGACGATTCCACGAGCACCACCCGCTTCGGTCGCTTCACCACCACCTTTTTGCCAAACTAACCAATAAACGACTTCACGACCAATCTGTAAGTTATATCCAAACTTATAACGAATTTCTCGTTGCAACTTCTTCAACTTGGTCTTTGCGATCTTGAATTTTGTCGTATTAGCCAAGGGCCCAAACGGAATAAATCCATTAAAGCGGTTAATCAACTCATTCGGAAACGACTTATCTGCTAATAAGGCCCGTAACAACAAGGGTTTATACTTCAAGAGAGCATCTTCTAAGGAATCACCCCGACCACTCAAATATGGTGCAATTTCAGAATAGACCGATGAACCGACGTTAGTCGTTCCAATGATGATCGTATTTTTAAATGATTTTGTTCGTCCATTTTGGTCTGACAAAATCCCATCATCCAACACTTGGAGAAGCAATCGCGTACATTCAGGGTGTCCTTTTTCAATCTCATCTAAGAGAATAATCGCAAAAGGCTTCACATCGACTTCTTGCGTCAATCGTTCCCTAAAAACCGATACCCGATCTTCATTTGAATACTCAGACATATCGAACCGAATCATAGCTTTTTCGTCACCGAAGAGCAAATAAGCCAGCGCTTTCGCTAATTCTGTCTTACCAACCCCACTCGGCCCTGAATAAAGGAAAGACGCCATCGGTTTTGATTTGTCATGCAAGTCCGCGATAATGATTTCCAAATAATCAGCAATCGCCATAATAGCTAAATCCTGATCGAATACCCGTGCAGATAACTCTTCATGCAAACGATCTACGTCCACGTTTAAGACGGTATTGACCCCAATCGTATCATAAATTTTTTCAGCCAAAAGCTTTCGCGTAATCGGAACATTTCGATAACGAGCAGCACCGATCATAGAGTCAAGCATCATCAATCCTTTACGTGGTTGTGACGAAGCTGGAATATAGCGATTGGTGTATTCCACAATTTGAGCGAAGACTTCACGATGCTTAAACTTGTCTTTCAAAGTCGGATCTTGCTTCATCGCATCTTCCGCAGAACCTTTCAAAATCTTCACCGTTTGTTCATCCATCGGTGCTTTTAATTGCAAGGTGACAAAACGTTCAATAAAAGGTACGTTATCATCAATGCGATACTTGTAATATTCATCATTGGTTGTCGCCCCAATCACCCGAATGTTTCGTTTAACTGAATCCGCCAGATCTGGCTTCATGGCTTCAACCGCAGACGGTGATAATTGAAAGAGCAAGTGAAACTCATCAATGAATAAAACAATATCAAGCGAGGCATCTGCAAGACTACGAGCACGACGTCCAAATTCTTTGACTTCATCAAGCATAGCCTGCATCCGTCGTGCAATGACAGAATCGACATTCTCACCACTTGACTCAACGGCTGTCATCTTTGGTAAATCCACTTCAAAATACAAACGATTGCGATCATCTTGAATCATGGAGCGAACAAGGGTCGTCTTACCAACCCCCGCTGGACCTCGTAAGAAAATATTCGACACAGACGCTCGCGCAAATGTTTCTTGAATCAGTTGCTTTTCATGATCACGACCTTCCACCGCAAAAGTTAAGGGTAACAAAGCCTTGGCGTAATCACGCAACATAGGAAACACATACACATCATGCGTTTCAGACGTACCTTTATCACTTGTAATAATCTTGGGTTCTTGTTGATCTAGTAAAGTTTCTTCTAATTTAAAACGATCCATGAGACCCCCTGTCTATTACAAGCCCAAGGTATCGGGCATATCCAAAGACGCACTCAATTTTTCTGCTTGCTGGCGTGAATTAAATTCTTCTTCCGTTTCACCGAACACATCCGCTAAGGCTTCCCCATCAACAGAGGGTTCTACACCATCACCTTCAGGTAAGCTGTCATAAACTTCTTGATCTTCAGCCGATAATGCTTCTGCTATTTCAGACGGTGAGTCTTCCTCAACAGAATCCTCTTCAACAGGCTCTTGGTATGCAAACTCTTCTTCCATACCATCATCTGTCGTTGACGCATCTTCAACCGTTTCTGCTTCTTCATCCACAAGGACAATCGGTTTGAATAACAGATAGCGTTCTTCATCGAGATCACCGGTTTCATCAAAGAAAGCATTAAGCAACTCACGTGCTTGATTGGCGCGTGCAATATCATCATACACGAAGGTCTTCAACAAATTCACAAGCGCTGTTTCAACCTCAGTCGATGCACGATCAGACAATTCTTCAACATTCGCTACAGCAGATAGCAAAGCTTCTGTCTCGTTAGCTGTAAAAGCGGTCATTTCTTGTAACAAAATATTCTTACGAACCGCGGGATTATATTTCATAATAGAATTCCCTTTCTGCTTCATTTTTAATCTATGCCCCCATTATATCAAACAAATAGCGAAAACACAAAGGTTTCCGCTAAATTCCACTAAAAATTTTATAAAGTCAGTTCATTCCGTAAGGAACCAAGCACATCAATATCCGTATCAAGCGTCATGGTTTCTTCCAATTGCTCTCGTTGAACCTCTAATTCAACCGCTAATGTTGGAACTTCAAATTGACCGTCAACCAACTGCTCCACGCATCGACGCATTCGATACAAGTCCCTTTCCGTTGCATCGACAAGCGTATCTGTTTGACCTGTTTCTTCCAAATAATCACGAGCCCCCACGTATGCGGTCAATCGCCGATTATACTGGTCAGCAAAGGCCTCAATAGTCTGTCGCGAAAATCCGACACGGGTCTGTCCATAATAATCCACATCTAAATCGTGTAAATCATGAGCTTTCACTTCTTCAAAATAATCTTTTGAATACAAATTGCTCGACATCTGCGGCGGATACGGCGCAGAAACCCCTTCTCGAAAAGCTTCGACCAACATCGGAGCGGATAACTGACCTTTTTCATAGGCTTTTTTCACATATTCTTGATTGGCGCGTTGATACTCCGCCTTAACCTGAGCGCGATGCTCTTGATAGACATTTCGACCCGAACCTGTCAACAACAAGGCTGCATCCGTTACGCCCGTATCTAGTAAAACACGAGCCTCAAAAACTTGTCGATTGCGTTCCGCCTCTTCAATAGACTCAAAACCATATTGTTCCAGTACCTCGTCTAAGGGTTTCGCAAGTAGAGCATCATACTGTACGACTTTCTCATGTAAGGACGCAACAGACTCATATTGATCGCGAACATCTTGGTCTTTTTCCATTCGCCATCCAAAAAAGGAACGATACTTATCACTGGTTTCCGCATGATACAGCAATTCCGTTTCATAATAAAGCGCCATCCGACTCGCATCTTCGGACGCAGCACTACTTTGGTACTCCATCAAAGCATCTGCCTGCTTCATCACATGTCCTGTATGACGAGCGATACGGCTCGTATAAGCGCGTGTTCGCAATTCAAACCCAAATGGATCAAACTCTTCCATTCGTGCGCCACGCTCCAAAATAGCCCGTTTCAGACCATCATCATCCATGGACTGAACCTTGAGCAAATCCGTTTTAACAGAAAGTTCCTCTTGATCGACCTGCTTGATTTGTTGATAAAGAGCATCAACGCCCCGATCAATCAATTCTTTTTGACCATTTCGAATAAACTCATCCGAATCCGCCACACGAATTACTTTCTGAAAAACTTCTTGATAGCCTGTCTGTTCAGGATAATCATGATACAATCGTTGTACGAAACCACGAGCCAACTCATTTGGATAACGCATAGCGCGATCCGTCGATTGACTACTCCATAAATCTCTATCGACAGGAAGTGACCCCATCACTAATTGCAATTCACGATTGTACGACGCTTCGTGAAAATCCAAATCTTTCATAAAAGCGACCACGTTTTCACGGTCTTTTTGATGGTTCTTCCGATAAAACGAATAACCCCTCATTAAATCTAACTCGCGCGCAATCCCGTGACGAAGAGCCTCTTTTTCACCCTCCCAGATTTTTCCCCGATCATCTCCATCTACTCGCGTCCGTACATCCGCAAATTCTTGATCACAAAGAGCCAAATGGCAATGTAAATGGGACGTATCCACCTGTAAAGTCGCGACCCATATAGGATCTTCATACCCACCAACATCCACTAAATCGCGAACGCCTCGATTAATGGCCATGCGTAACTTCATCTGGTCATAATGATTTTTATAGGAACCATCACCCGTAAAGACAAAATCATCATCTAAGACGCCGTAATCGCGTAAAAACTTCTCAGAAAAAGAAAGCACCATTAACTGAACCGCATGATTTTGATCAAAGGCGGCCTGCACCTTGGCGGACTCTTCTCGTAACTCCTGATCCGAAAGCGATAGATTTTTCGAACCAAAAGCCCGACCACCGAGACCATCAATCTTTTTAAACCGACGCTTGACGTCTAATTCATCGTATTGCAATTGCTCGGCTTTAACGTCTTCAATTTCTAATTCACGTGCTCGATATCGCAAAGTTTCTTTATTAAAAGGATCGCGTGAATCCAACATAAAAGGCGCTAACGGCTCTGTCGCTCCTTTCTCATCACGACTCATATACCGCATCACAAATTGCCCAGGCGTCGCGCCCCGCGTAGCAGAACCATCCGCACGTTTGGTTGTAAAATGATTTGAAATAACAATATCTTTTTTCATGTCTCTATTATATCAAAAAAGAACGCAAATGCGCTCTTTTTTCTTAGAAATCACCAAATTCTAAATCATCGTCTTTGGTTTCACGTGAAACAGGTTGCTCAGCCGCCAATTCTTTTTGACGTTCTTGGAGAGTTTTCTTCTTCTCTTCTTTTGGAGCTTCGTCCACAACGGTCTGTAAATCAACCGCCTCGTCTGGCAATTCTAAACCAGCACTCAAAGCTTCAATATTATCAGTTACAGGTTCATCTGCTAAATCTTCCGCTGCAACTTCTTCTACTTGCAGTTCTTCTACAAGAGAAGGATCCACTTCAAAATCTTTCGCGAAATCATCATGATCTAACACTTGCTCTAAAGCAACCGCACGAGTGCTTTCATACTCATCATCTTCTTCAAAACCAAAATTTCGATCCAAATGACTATTTGTCTTGAGCAACTCATCGGCTTTATCAATCGTCAACATAGCTTCATCCAAGGTCAATCCAAAACCACGACGATTTTGACCATCATTGCGATTATCCGCATAATCAACAGGTAAAGTTTCAAAGCTGTCTAACAAGACATACGGTACAGCTACACCTTCATAATTCACTTTCGCACTGTACACTTTTGAATTAGTCGCTTCAACAAAAGGTTGATTATAAAGTGCTTTTGCCAAATCACGTTCAAAGCCACGATCTCGATAAAATCCACGTGCAATCAAACCTTGTAACTCATAATCATCCAGCTCGTAACGATAACGCATACGCACGCGATCATCTTTCGCAAAACGCACCGTATCTTGACCGTCATTATCCACAATCATACCCGTAATTTCAACATCCATATCTAGATACGGACGACGAATACGACCTTCTCGGTCTTTTTGGTCTGGAATACGAACCTTGGTTGATTTAATCTGAAATTCGGTATCCGTGCGCGATTGATCCATATTCAATACATTTCCAAAGGTGCGTAAGATTTCACGACCCTTTTGCGTGTGTACATGGTGTCCAAATGTTTCCATCTTTTACCTGCTACATAAAATATACTAAAATGTATATTTTATGAACCTTTCTAAAAATAAATTTTAAAATAGTTTCCTGTTTCATCCCGTCCGATTTGGTCTAAAACCTTGTAATTTTAAACTACTTTCGTTTATATAACGATCCACAGGCTTAACTTCCCGTGTAGCCCACGGTAGTGACGCATATTTAAACTGCGGTCAACACAGTATAATCTTCACAACGCTCTAAATTGATCGCTGCATTTTGATCACGATCATGAACAATCTGACACTTTGGACAAGTCCATGTGCGATCTTTCAATTTTAGATCCACATGCTTATATCCACAAGCAGAACATAACTTACTTGACGGATAAAATCGAGCAGCCGCACGCAATTCAATCCCTAACTTTCCACATTGGTGTTGCAAAAAAAGACGGGATTGATACCATTGCGCATGAGCAATTGCTTTTGTTAAATGACGGTTTTTCATCAAACCTTTCACATTCAAATCTTCAATCGTGATAAACTTTGGCTTTTGGTTTAAAAGTGATTGAAGAGCTTTTTGATGATAATCGGTTCGAATACGAGTTAACCGTTCATAAAGTTTGTTCACTTCAAGCTGTCGCTTTTGCAGATTTTTACAATCTTGCAAAGGTCGTCGCCATTTGAAAGACCTCAATTGACCTTTCTTTTTTCCTGTCTTGTAATAGACTTTGTGAGTCATATTCGCTTCATAGCGACGCGACAAAGAACGTTGTTTTTGACGTAATTTCTTTTCCAATTTATGAATTTTTGAAGATTTATTAATTGACGGAATAGTTTGATCCTTTGTAATAAAAACATCCTTTAAACCAAAATCAATTCCCAAACCTTCATCTGACGTCGTAATTCGTTCATCTGTTTCAGTTTTCGATAAACATGATACATAATAACGTCCATTCTTAACGGAAACAGTAGCCGACGAAATATCTTTCGGAATGTAACCAAATTCTTTTAGTCGTACCCATTTTAACGTAGGTAAAAAAATGCGATGTCGTTCCACTTTAATCGGATCAATTAAATAAAAACTATTATCTTGCGATTTGTTCTTAAATCGTGGTTTTCCGTTATGTCCTTTTAAATAGTCTCGAAACGCGCGATCGGCATTCATAATCGCTTGTTTAATCGCTTTGCTTGAAACCAACTTTAACCATGACGGTGTTTCGGGGTCATGGTTAATCATTTTTGAATACTCATAACCAGAAACAATTCTTTCATGTTGCTTTAAACGACCAAAATTAAACGCAATAAATTGATTATAAATATACCTTACATTTCCGCAAGTTTGATGAATCAAATGGATCTGCTTTTTTGTCGGATAAATTTCCGTTTTATAAGATTTCATCTAAACTAATATCCTTCTTTAATAATAAAACCAGTATACCATATTTTCCTACAAAAAGCAAGAAATGCGTTAAAGTTCTAGCTCACCTTCCTTTGATTTCTCAACAGAAACGTCTCGTGTAGACTCAACAGAGCGTCCAAACCCTCGTTTTTCCATTAAAAACCGAGCTCGTTTCCAAAAAGCTTCTTCAACACGCTTCCATGGCTGAACCGCTCCGCTTCGACCCCTTGTCCAATCAGAATAAGACGTCTTCCATTCTTGTAGTTTTTCTTTTAAGGGCTTATTTTCAGGAGCTTCATCTCGCTCAAGCGACCACTCAGCATACTCTTCTTTTAAATTCTTCCGCCAATCGTTAGCTTTTTGACTCAAGCGATAAACTCGAAACATGGTTTCTTTGGCCGTCACTGATAAAGCTTTACCTGTAGACGTCAAAGCCTCCTTCCACAACTGATACACACCCTGAACTTCTTTGGTTGTCTTCACATGTTGTTCATAATCAAAATCAGAAACAGCTTTCAAAGTATGGGTATCAATCCGAACCTCACCTTTTTTATTCTGAATCAAATCCGACACAAAGGCTTTCTTATCAAAATCCTCCAATTGATAGTCAACCGGAACCTTGGTTGCATTCGCAACACGGTTCATTTCTCGCTGATTATACCATTGATTAGCCGTATTCAACTTCGGTTTCACATAAGCATCTAGTGGATGCAATTGGTCATTTGCCAGTGACAGAGATAAATGATAACGAGACTCACCTGTTTGTTGCGTCTTTACTTCTTTTGGAACACCATCGATAAAGACACGTTTTTCCTTACGATCAAAAGGTTCTAATTCACCTGTCTCCTTTAATAATTCATCATCAGTTGACTCAGCAACCACCTCTTCCTTAACAACCGGCAAATCCGACTTCTCCTGCAACATCTCTTGCGTTTCCTGCTTCTGTTCCTCACTCACCACAGGCGCTTCTTCTGTCAACGGTTCTAACAAAATCCCTTCTCGAATCGTATTCTCCATTTCTTCAACGTATTCTGGAATGACATCTGGTAAAGGTGCCGATGCCGCAAAAGGGTCAAACTCCCCTTTTTCGGGTTCTTCCACGATACCATACGGGAAGTCTTCAAAACCAAACGGACCCCTCACACGATCCCCTAAAAACTTACTTTCATTATCAAAGAACATGCGATACAAATTTTGATCACTGGGCTGTACTGTCATCTTATCTCCCAAGCGCTGCATGATTTCAAAGGGACGACCATCAGCGTAACCATAATCGCCATTATTCAAGGCTCGTTCCGCATAAAATAAAGCGTCCACATCATTCATATAATCAGGACCCTCATATTCATCTGTCGGAATCGACGCAAGCGCATTCATCGACGTCAAAGGGTCATTATACATGCGATTATACTCTTCATCCAATAAGCGTACATTCTCAAAATGCTGTTTATAATTTAAAGCGACATCACTCACCTCGACACTACCCGTATTCACATGATAGACATAGCGTTCATCTTCAGCAGATACATTTTCCACATGAGCCGTAAAAACTTTTTGCTTCATCTGCTCTTTAAAACTATCCAAATCATCAGGAGTAAAGGTCACACCCAGTCGTTCTGCTAAAATCTGCAATTCATCCAACTGATAGGTCATGGCTTTCTTCGCAAAATCCGATCCTAAAAACGACAGACTCGGATCGATAAATCGTGCTTCTAAATCATTCGCCAACACAAAATTGACCAAGTATTCATTTTCGATAAACTCACCCTTATCATTCGTTGACGGCTGAATCGAGCCGACATACATTCGCAAGACTTCTTTTTCTTGTTTCTTCGTTAAATAAACCATTTACATTCCTTTCGTATAAAAAACAAGAACGGTCAAAACCGTTCTCATTTTCAACAGACATCTTAGAACGGAAGATCCTCATCCGTAATATCCATCGGATGGCCCTGTGTTAACTCAGGAGCTTCTTGCTGCGCTTCTCTTGTGACTTCGGCTTCAGCCGCTTTAGCTTCTACCTCTTGATTACGAACATCGCGCAATTCTCGCGCACGTGCTGTATTTGCATCGTGTTTTTCTTTATCAAGCGGTTCAGCAGCAGCCAGACGACCAGCCGTATTCACACGTAAACCCTTATAAGACTTACTCTTGTTTGACATCAGATCACCTTCAAAAGTCTTACCTCGAAGATCATTGACATCAAAATTCGGATCATCTGGATCCAAACCAACTGCTCGAGCAATCTTCTTCACAGACGTTTCATGATAAGGAATCGAATGATCATAATCTGTCTGACCGTCACGAGTTGGATACTTCCGACCAAAACCAAGAGAAGGACGGTCTACAAAATCAGCTTCATTTTCGAATTTATCATTCGCAACAGAGATATTCATCCAAAACTGATTCGTATCTTTTCCGTCTTTATCCTTAATACGAAAAATCGGTTTATCTACAACGTACAAACGTACGCCTTTAAAATCACGACCACGCATATCTGCCATATTTTGTCCTTTCACTTACGACTAAGGGAGCCGTACGCTCGGTTTCCTTCAAACCGGCAAAGAATAATAAAATAGAGTAGTTTCTTACTACTCTATCATTGTATCTTTTTTCAACGAAAACTGTCAAGACCTATTTTGATTTTGACCTTGAAAAAGTTTTATGGTCTTTCGCAAAACGCCATTCATCCTTAAACGCTTGCACCATTCGATCCCCACGCTTCTTAATTCCGTGATAAGCAAAGAAAACCATCAACATTCCAAGAGGGAGTAGAGATACAAGCCCAAGCCCCATCGTTAAGGCTACATTTCCACCTGTTCCGATGATAAAAATATAGGACGTTGTCATCAGAGAAAAAATGGACGCAACCCACAATAAAATAGAGGCTAAAAAAGCAAGCGTATAATAAATGAGTTTCATACGAGGGTGCATGTTAAAAAAATGAGTCATTGATATTGAAATACCTTTCTTTAATTATTCTAGAGAGCCCGCATAAGCGGTCACATTTGTTACTCGACGATCCTTTGCGTTTTGGCCTGTCACCGTAAATTCTACAAGAGCTCTTGACTTAAGCAAACCAGATTTATCATTCAAATCGTCTTTGTCTTTATACACATAATATTGAATCACACCAATATAGGTGATCGTTCCATCAGCCTTCCAAGTCGTCGGATAAAGAACAATGTTATCAAAATTTGATTTCAACCCTTGAATGTCAATATCATTATTCCGAAGACTCTTGTTGGCTACATCAATTCGAATATTTTCTTTCAGATAGTTTTGAACGAATTGAGACTCCGCGCCTAATTCATCCATATAACGTTTCCGAACAAGATCGTATTCATCACCTGATTTCCACGAAAAGGCTGGTGAAAAATACAAACTTGCAAGTTTCTTATCCTGAACCAATTGTTGATTGGAAACACCTTGAATATTTTTCTCAACCTGTTCCACAATCTTCACATTACTCTTTCGATTTCGTTCGATTTCCGATTGCATATTCTGATAAGTTGTTTGCAATTCCTTATACTTGCTATCAACTTGAACATTTCGGTAGAGCATAAATCCACTAATACTAAACCCTACAAGAGCAATCACACCCAAAATCAAACCGTGTACTAAATTCTTTTTCACTACACACCTCCACGGTTATAAGATACAGCTTCACCAGCCACCGTATACGTCACACTAATATTGGAGAAACGACCCTTATCACTATCATAAATCGCAGTCACCATACCCATCAGTTCATCCTTATCATCCTTCAATAAGAACACGACAGGAATATCAGATCGTTCATAAGTCGCGACCGACTTAAACTCCATCTTCCAAGAAGGCACCTTAACCCATGTCGCTAAGGCTTCACTTGGATTAAAACCAGTCTTGGATTGAATCTTAGACGTTAAATCCTTAATTTTCTCCAAATCGAGCGGTTTATCAGCCCCGACAAGCGTATAGTCCATGGCCTTCATCAATTCGGTCTGCCACTGAATCATTTCATCGCCCGCTTCTTTTGCGCTATGAGTCTTAACATCAATGGTTTTCTTTACAATTTTTTCATTGTTTCCGCCCTTAGCATTTGACAGAGCCCCCTCTAAATCTGACACTTGACGTTCCACTTTAGCGATTTGCTCTGTCCGTGCCTGCACATGGGTTTGCGTCGTCAAAGCAATCGCACACGTAATCCCTAAGATCAACACACTTGGAATGATCGACCAATTGGACATCAACCACTCAGACGTTGCCTTACCCGACGTATTGCCTTTTTTCGTATGCGGTGTGAACTTGTTGTAACCTGCTTGATAGGCTTCTTTAAAAGACTTCTTCTTTTTCTTTTCTTTCGGCTTCTTTGCCATACACATATCAGCCCTTTCTAATCAATTTTCTCTATTATATCACAAGTCATCAAATAATGCGAATGATTTCGCTTAATCCTACAAGAAAAACCCGTGATTTCACGGGTTTTTCTATTATTTAGAATTCTTATCCCATTTCGCTTTACCATCTTTCGGTGCGGCAAAAGTCATCAATTCAGCTTCATATTCAGCCTTCTTGATATACCGATAATCCCATGTATTAAACTTTCCTGCATTTGCACCAGAATAAAACGCATAATTCTGTTCAATAACCAAAATATCTCTATTCTTAAAGATATGGGAGACAATCCCTGTATGACCAGCAGCCGTTGGTCCCGGTGTTGAAAATACAGCGCCCGCTTTAATCGGATCTCTTGAAACCTTCGTTCCAAAAATCTTAGCCCATTCACGAGCCTGATCCACACCGTTCCCAATAACTACACGAGAACCATCGCCCCAAATACATCCAGCTGCTGATTCTGTAAAGTCCACACACTGACCAGAACCTTCGGCCCAGCCCGTTCTTGTACCATAGGTCAAACCAAAAGACTTTGGATCTTTCGCATACGGTTTCAATTCTTTTGGCAACTCATTTGGTGACCAAACCGTACCGATAATGCCCGCTGGAAATTCACCCGTACCGTCTTCCGCATAATTAACAGCCCCAGAATCCTTCAAGGCAACGCCACAATCATCTTTTTTATTCAACTTGGCCTGTTTCGTATTCGCCGCTGCTGCTTTTACGTTTGCAAATGACAAAATGGATTTAGCATAATCTTTATCCTTATCCATCTTCTTAATCGCAACCAAACGTTCAGCCGCTGCTTGTTGGCGAGCCGCTAATTTATTACCAGGAACTCCTTCCCACATAGAAAGGAACAAAGCCGTCGCTTCATCGACAGATTTTCCTTTAGACGCTTGTAAATACGCATCTAATCGAGACTTCCCACTATCGTTGTCACTCACCATAAAGGCCAACTGCGTATCCATATCGAACATGGACTTGTTGATAGATTTGGCAAAATCCCACAACTGTTTCGCACGAATACCCGTCCATTGACCTAGACCAACCCCGATATAGTGCTTGCCTTCATGCAAATAGCCTTGTTCATTGAGACCACCACCATTATACATAGCGAGAAAGGCCACCCATCCACCGACAAGATTTTCAGCGGTCGGGCCATCTTTATCCAGCAAATCATACTTATCTTTTACAATATAATCCGTTTCATACCGCTTCGGCTGAATATGAGACTCCTCATTCCATGCGCCTAGTATGGCTGCAATCTGTGTATCATCCCCACCGTATTCAGACAAGACAGACAAGGTCTTTTTCGAATTTTCATCAATACGGGCTTGATCTTCTGCGGTTACTTCTCCCTTTTTAGCCTCCGAAATCTTCTGTTTAGCACGATCAGCTACATTGGTATCATTACAACGAAAGGCTTCATCCGCTGCTCTGGCCCGTTGCACTTGATCTGTCTGGAAAAAGACCATTCCAATCAAGGTGAAACCACCCACCACAACCGAGACAACAGCCGTCACAGCCCAAACTCCTAATGAGAAAATCCCCATTAAAAGACCACCGAGCGTCGCACCAATCGCAATAACCCCATCTACAATAGCGCCGATAATAGAAGCGAACAAACCAACCCCCGCAATCGCGGCTTGATTAACTGCGCCTGAGAAAATATTCCCACCTAAAACAGCACTACCAACTTTCGCTGCTGGCTTACTTGCTTGCTTAACAGCCTTCTTGCCGGCCTGCTTCACACGACTTTCTTTTGGTGAGCCACCTGTCTTTTTCAATCGACCCTTTGGCTGTGCCTTCTTGGTCGTAACCTTAAACGCATCCCCCAACGTTGGCTCTTTCATATCTTTATCTGACATATCTCACGTCCTTACTACTTAAATTCTGACGGATCAATCTGAATAGCTTTTACCATTCGTCTTCCATTCTCATCCGCCTCAATCGTCACCATCATCAGTCGCTTATAAGGCTTTTTCTCCATCTTATAAGTTACGATCCCGTCATAAACAATAGACCCATTCTCCTTCCATTCATGTGGAATCAACGATAAGGATTGAAACACAGGCGCTTTCTTAAATGAATCTTCCTTAAAGAATAGTTTAACAAAATCAGACCCATCTGTAAAATAATCCGTCGCATCTTTCTTATGCGTCTCATACTCAGCTTGCGACCCATGCACCAAATAAGACTCAAACAATCGCTTTGTGACATCCGTATCATCTTCTAGAATATCTAACGATACGCCCTTAATATTGCGCTTGACCTTTGTTTCTTTTGCTTGCGACTTCCCTTTTACATCCACAATCTGATTTCGAATCGACCCTTGCAGTGCCACTAATTCTTTATGTTCTTGACTAGGACCCGATAAAAACAAAGACGTTACCTTAAAACCACCCCAAGCAAGTCCAATGACAAAACAAGACAAAAAGGCATTCGCTAAAAAATTACGATACTTATTCATGCACATTCCCTTCTAAATAAACAACGCGTACATCTCGAAACTGATTTTCAATAACATCATACACAGCCGTCACATATCCGACCAGCTTACCAAACCCATCTTTCATTTCAAACAGAACATCCGTCTTCATTCCTTCAAAGGCCGCTTTCGAACGAAACTCCAACGACCAATCCGCCTGTTTCAACCAAGACTGAATCTTATTCCAATCATCCGGTGTCTTCTCTAACAACTTATGTACCACATTCGCTGCTTCAACGACATCTCCATCTTTAATCTCAACATTCTGCGGATCCCTCTGCTTTTTCGTAATCACCGTCATACTTTGCGCCAAAGCATCACCCGCCTCCGTTGCCGTATGCGTCTGTACCACAACGTCCTTATAGATGACTGACGGTTTCGCCTTCTTTTTCTCAGACGCTAACTCCGCCTTGTCCTTTTTAATCTGCGACACCAAAGCCTTATTCTCTATCGACAACCGATTATTAGTCATCACCAAATGCGTCACATTCAAAGCCAAAACCAACACCGTCACACTAATCGGAACAACTGCCCATCGCGGCAAGAGCCACTCGAAAAAAGGGCCTCCGATTTCTTTTCCAGACTTGGTCTTAATGGACACCAAATAATCCCGATCCCCATACTTTAATTTCTTCTGCTTCTCAAGCTTAACCATACGAAAAACCTTTCTATTTCAACGAATTACTGTCTCTATTATACCATAAAAAACCAAAAACGAAAAAGAATCGTCACCGATTCTTTTTCAAAAACCTTATTTTTGTTGCCATACTTGGAAGGACTTATCCCCTGTTGTCTGTGTATACAACTTCTTCTGAGCGAACAATCCTTCATCAAGAGCCACCCGTTTTCGATTAATGGTCGTTTGAATCTTTTGCAAGGATTGCGCCAACATCTGATAAGTTTGATTCAGTTGTTCAGCGTCTTTCGCCACCGCCATTTCCGTAGACGAATTCAAATCCGATTGTACAGACGATAACTCAAGCGTTTGATCGGAACCTGATTTCTTCAAAGTCTTAATCTGCAACTTATCTAACGCATCCATCGGAACCGTTGCAAGACCCTTCAACTTAGACTTATCAATCGTAACCGCTACTTCTTCATAGTTCCCTTCACTGTTTACAATCGTCTTGGTCTTCTTGCCATTTGTTTCTTGCGACTTCACAACTAAGAGATTGGATACATCATCATCTGTAATCTCGCCCGAAATCAATTGTTTCAAATAACCATCTTCTAGCGTAGACCCTGCTCGTAAATTGAAACCACCCGGCAATACGGTCGTTGTCTCAAGACCATCCGCCGTCACCTTCAAATCACGAAAAATCTCTGGCAATTCTGGCACATCATAACCACGATCCGCAATCCGTGTCTGATATTCTTCCACACGTTCCAAAAGCGTCTTCATTTGCTTCACTTCGGTATCATACTCATCCCGCAACTTCTTATCTTCATCCCGACCGACGAGAGTGTAATACATTTCTTCAGGTGTGGCATCCGCCTTCAAATCAACAATGGTCGCCTTCTTCGCACCAAAATTCGCATAAAAACGAATTTGATTGTACTTCTTGAAGGACTCACCATAGCCGTTTTCCATCGTGATTTGTTCATTATCTTGCTTTTGAACGGCCAAATCTTTATCAGAACGAATAGTCACATCCAAAATCTGATTAGGAATACCCGCTTCATCATGAATCCGAACTCCCATATAACCCGTTGAACCAAATACAAATAAGTTCCCAACAGGCTTGGTCTTCAAATGTTCTTGATAGGCCGATAAGAAGACTTTATAATTACGAGCATCTTGAGAGACATCATTGACATTATCAAACTGGAACAACAAATAAGCCGTCTTGCCATCTTTCGAACGACTAACTGAAACAACCTTCGCCTTAACGGCTGAGTTCTTCGAATACTCGGACTGCTTGGTATAAATCGCCTTTGTCGATAAGGTTTGGCTGTTCTTCTGAGCCATACCTACACCCGACATGGTCAAACCACCACCAATCAACACAACCGACAATCCTAAAATAAAAAGCTGCCGCTCAATGGCGTTGTGTTGCCCCATTTTAAATTTACGCAAACGCTCCTCACGAGCTAATTCTTTATCAAACTCAAGATCAATTTGATTTTTACGGCTATCTTCACCACCGTCTATTTCAGCATTTCGTTTCTTCCAAAAAGCCATATCTCGTCCTTTCTGTTACTAACATAGGATTATTATAACACAAAAAGACCAGAGAATCAACTCTAGCCTTTATCTTTCAGCGATCATGCTTAGAAACCAATCAATGATTTCACCGCATCAACAGAATTTGACAAGTTAAACAAGATAGCTCCACCGCCAAGATCTTGGAGGGTCTTCTGACCACCAGACGCGATATTGCTCAAGAGAGCCCAACCACCAGTAGCAAAAGCACCACCGATGATTAGCCCAAGGATAACCATACCCCATTTTGGATCGTGTTGTTGTTTTGTAGTTGCGAAGTTACGGAAAATCTTGTAACCGGAAATACAGATTAAGATAACCCCGAGCAACCCAAAGAATAAACCGCCCCAGAACTGGACTTTGTTCGTTGCATTTTGTAAAAACGCTGTCAAATCCCAAGCCCCAAGATAAATGTTAGATAAAAAATCCATTGGACTGTCAATCTATCATGAATCCACCCTGCCCGCTTTTTAGACTCATAATATTCTCCTTCATTAAATATTTTTGGGCAAGCTTATTATATGGATTATTATACTAAAAATCGAACCCTTTTGTCAAGACTCCATAGAAAAAAAGTGATAATTTTCATTATCACTTTTCATTTTTCTTACGTCGAACCACCCGTTCAGGTTTCCGTACCACTTTCGTTTCTTTCGGAGAAGACAAGGTATTCTTCTTAGAAGCCTTTCCAGAACCTTCAACCAAAGTCTGATCCGTAACCGCAGGGGCATCATAAGAACGACCCACTACAAAATCAGTTGTATTCGTGCTCAATGGAGGTACGGTCTTACGACCACCTTCTTGAACAGAACCCAATCGACGATTGACAATCGTCCGTTGTGGTTGTTTTGTGACGTCTCGATGCTGAACGCGAGCATTTTCGACAACATCTACATGATGAACGCCACCACCTGCTTCAGTCTCAACCGTCACATCTTGTTCCACCTGAACCGTACTACGTGTGACCGCTCCTGTAGAACCACCACCACTAATTGTCCGACTCGGCGCTTGCACCGTGCGAGAAACACCGCTAGAGCCAACGGGTCGAGAACCCAAAGCCGCAACCTGTTGTTGACCCGTATTCACATAGGACTCAGGCGCTACAGTTGACGGTGTTACCATCTGCGTCTGAATGTTGGCCATTTGCTCCGCATTTTGCATAACAGGACGAGAATAAACCGTTGACGCACGCGCATGACTATGACCCGATACAACCACGTTTCCTGCTTGACCAGAAGCTACTTGATTGAACTCGGCTTCAAAGGCTTGACCTACTTCATTTACATGATCTAAGGAATCCAATTTCATTGAATCAAACCCCATATTGGCTAAAGCTTGAACAGCGCCTTGCCGTTGTTGTTCATTCTGTTGAATCTGTTGATCGACCCGTTGCACCGCAATCATGTCTCCTTTAAGTTCAGCATCTGCGCGTTGGCCTTTCAAACCATCTGCTTCAACCATAGAATTTCGCAATACCGTTAAGTTGCTTGCAGCCTTATCAGGATCCGCCTTAAAGACACGAACCTGTGAGCCATCCGCCATGGTTTGCATTTCACCAGCCACATTGGACTCAAAACCATTCTTACGAGCTAAATGCTTAGCCGCACGACGAACCGTTACACGATTAGCTCGAATGCTATCCAATTGGGAATCATATCCAGCGAATTCGCCTTCAATCTCATTCAAGACAACATCTTTAGCTGTCACATTTTCTTGTGCCGCTTCAACCGCTTGGTTATCCGAATCAAGAGCCGACGTTAACGCTTCAATACCCTTATCCGCATTATTTAAACGTGCACGAGCCGCTTCAATCGTAGCCTCATGACCACCTTCAATGGCTTCATTATAGGCTGTCTGCGCCATATCATGCTCTTGACGAGCACGATTCAAACGACCTTCCGTCTTATCACGTTTGGCTTTCATCTTCTGAAGATTGGCCATCGCATCTTCTTGTTCAGCGAGGGCGCCCTTACGACGCTCACGATTAGCCGTCATTTTCTTCTTGAGAATATCCTCAGACGCGCTCAACTTAGTATTGGCGTCATACAAATCATCATAATCACCAATACCTGCAAGAACCGCAGCATCTTCATCGCTAGACGTGCGTGGATCGAGATCCTTACCGTCACCATCCACGTCACCAAATCCTTCATCAAGCGGTTTATAGCCTTTACGTTTCACGTTATTTCCGTAATCTGCAACTGCTTTTGCAATATTCTCATCACGAGACTGAAGCAATTCAGAATTCCGTTTCAATTCACGAGCATTACGACGATACTCATTCGTCTCATCCTTAACGAGAGACAACTGATCTTTGCGTTGATCTTTCAACTCTTTCTCAGCACTCAAGGCATGATTATCCGTACGCCCATGTGCCACGTCATTCATACGAGCCAATTTCGTTTGAAGAGCTTTAGCACGAGCCGCTGCACGCAACTCGGCATTGGAACGACCAGGGCCACCCTGACGACGTTCTTCCATATCCAAAGCTTTTTCTTGTTCTAAAGCGTCTTTATAATCAGACTGATCAGCATCTTTTCGGTGTTGCTCACCAGCGGCTTGCAACTTTTGTCCAACGGTTCCATCTCCACCACGAACTTGATCCAAACGATGCGTAAACTTGGTAATCAATTCTGTGAAAAACTCCATAATAGCACCCGCTACGTGTTTTTTATACACGTAACGAGAACTAACCGCTACTCCGAGCAAAAGAGCAATGGACAAAATACGAGACAAGGTAGACGTAATCGATACACCAGCATCAAGACCAATCGCGCCTAACGGAACAATTGCGGACGCCGCCATCGCACTCGCCATAGAAACAATACCAATCAAAATTTTCGTAACCATTAAATAAGCCACCAATGCTGTCACCAGTTGAACCAATCCAGCACCTGCATAGAGAACCGCCTTCATGAAGAAGTTCAAACTACCAAAGGCTGAACCAAAGACATTCGTTAAAATACCAAAGAAGTTAAAGAACACTTTTGTAATCAACTCATACCAGAACAACAAACCGACAACCACAAATACTAACAAGATGACAACGGTCTCAAGCCAAAGCATAAAGACGTCAAATCCACGACCAGGCATGACAACTGTTTGATACTGACCAAGTGACAAAATACTAGATGAATTCGATGGTGAATAGACCGTCATACCGGTCGCACCAAATTCCGTATTCAAGAAATTATACATAGCCAAGTCAGATAAACCAAAGGCTGTCGAACCTTCACCACCAGCCGCAATGTGCGACCGTTGAGCCGAACCATTCGTTGGCGTAGAATTACCCGAATTCAAATAATAGCTAACCATCGTATCAGAAAAGGCATTTCCTGTCGGTGTTACAGACAAGTAACCGTTGTTGTAGAAGTTATACGGTCGATCTTGATAACCCTGTGCGAATGCTTTCCCAGCATCCCCCTCAGCTTTATCGGGTGGTTTAATCCCACGACCATCATGCAAAATATAACCTGTTGAACCTTGGTCCACACCCGCACCATTATCATTCTTCCAGTCACCGACATTATTCAAAATGTCAAAGTTCAAGGACAAGAGCCCGTTTGCAGCCTTCAACCCAGATTTACTATGGATGGTACCCTTAACGAAGGAGTCATAAGTCGCTGCACTATACTTGCTAGACCCCATAAACTTGAAGAGTGTTTCTACAACCCATGAGACCGCACTTGTATTTCCATTTGGGCCTGCAATATCAGAGAAATCGACCTTAAACTGACCATCGTTGCTTGCCAATTTGGCCTGACGTTCGGTTTGTCCATATTCCGCTGCTGTTGTGACAGCTCCGATATTTCCCGTGTGATTTCCGTTACGAAGGTTGGCTTGAAGAACACTCACCCAACCATCACTACCACCGTTAGAGCCTAAGCCCGAGATAACATTGATAGACGTTGCGACACGACGCAAATCCGCTGTATCACGAGACACAGCATAGGTTCCTGTATGAAACTTAATCAATGTATCTCCTGATGAGGTTGCAAGCGTACCGTGTGAAGATGGCGGAGCGAGACGTGTGTTTTCAATCCATGAATCCGTCCGAATAAAGGATGACGCAATCACGTAATTGATATAACCGGCTGATCCCGCATCGAAAGCTTCGCTTTGAAGCCATTTTAAAGTAGCCGTATAAGAACCACCTAAAAGCGGAATACCGAGCACCATGATGAAAAAACGCAACACAATCTTCGTAAAGCGTTGTTTAATACCACCGGAACGTCCCCACGCAAAGATAGAAAAGACTAAACTTCCTAACATAATCGTGATAGACACCAGACCCGCCTTCGTCAAACCGTCATACAAGCCATTGAAAAGACCAAGCAAATCACCGAAGAAATTTGAACCCGGCGCATAATCAGATCCGACAGCCTTTTGTAAAAGTTGACCTGACGCGTCTCCTGCCGCACCAACTCCTCGGGCAATCCATTCAAACGGGTTCAAAATCAACATCATCTTCAAAACAATCGAGAACAAGACTGGAATAATCAAGTTAATCATGTAAAGAACAAGAATAATCATTCCGCCTAATACACGACCAAACTGAACGACGGTTCCCACGATCGTTGAATCGCCCATCTTCATATAGCCATTATCTACGAGAGCCTTCCCATAAAAAGCATACCCCGCAAAAGAAGAAGACTTAATCGTATTGTTATTCTCATCCGTATTGGGACTCAACGTAATATTTTGAAGTCCTCGATAACTATAAGCAGATGAGTTGGCTGATACTTTTGAAATGATCCAGTTCTTCAACTTGGTACCAAGTCCAACAAAGCCTGTTGGATTATCCGCATAACCAAGAGCACCCCCAGCATTTCCGACATTTGTCGCTGACGTCGGACTTTGACGAACAACGTCCAAAAGCTTATTGGCTTTTTGAACATCTTCTTCACTTTCCGAACCTAACGCAGAAAGCCCTTGGTTGAAAATATTCGCAATATCACTAGCTTTCGCATACAGTGAACTATCAATTGCATCCTTATCCTTGGCGTCATCTTCCGCATAAACCACAGACGTGAACGCCACCATCGTGCTATCTGGTACGACAGATTGGAGCACCTGATCACCAAATAACAAACAACCAACAAAGAACACAGGAAGCAACCATTTCGTTAATCGTTTCATGAATGACCCCCTTGAACAGATAATCCAATTCCGAAATCACAATCAAAAACTACATTTTCAAAGGTCCTTCGGATATACCACGTCTCATCACGATCAGCCGTAATATACTCATTCAAATTCGATGGAATATCCTGTTTAATAATCTCCTTGTATTGATCGATATCACTCAGACTCATCCGACCAAACAAAGTATAATCTGCCTCATCTAAATTATTAAATGACGCATCATCTAAAGCTTTTTCAATACTTCCATAACAATACACCACACGAACACCCTTATTAAACAAAATGTCAAATTGCTCTGTGATATATTTCTTCAATTCAGAATTGATATTCTCTGCACCATGAATGATGACGACATCCCCCGAACCAAGAGAGCGAACCGCATAAGACAAGACATTCACAAATTGCGCCATCGCGACACCTCGTCCCCGTTCGAGTGTGGATGAAAAATCATAAATCACGCGTGAATCATGATCCGCATCATCAATACGACTAGACGTAATAGTATCAAACAAGGAACCGTTAACCTTCAACATATCGTTAAAGACAGCTCGCAACGACCGCAAGGTTTCTTGAACCGTTGGCTCATTAGACTCCCCATTTGCTAATTTATCATATTCTTGACGCAAATAAGCAGCGAATTCAGGCAAGCGTGGATATTCATCGTGAGGCAATCCAACCAAACGAATACTTTCTCGATTGACCGCCTTGGACGTATCATCGGGCCACATCTTTCGATCCACATAAAACATAGTCAGAATATCCGTCAATTCATTTCGAATCCGATTCTTTTCCGACTCATCGCCACCCGACATCATGAGAGTCATCAACTTAATTTTCTCAAGAAGCGCTGGAAAAATGGTTAATTCATCCCGTGGATCCCCGAAAGCTTCAAAGGGGTTCAAAGCACCATCATCCATATCAACAACCGCCGTCAATGGTGATAGATCAAGACCAACCGACGCAATATCAGCATTGTTTAAGACAAAATGAACAACTCGATGGCGATTCATCAAAGCAACTTGACCAATCTTCACACCCCACAAATCACTTCCCTTGAGTGGTTTGAAAGGTGATAAATCTTCACGCAAATAACTTCGCGTACGAGCTTCTCGACCAGACGCAACCACTAAGTGATGCCGATACTTATCAATATCTAACAAGACCGCCGACGCATTGATATCACCTCGCATTTGACCGACATATTCACCCGTCAAATCTTCAATACCGTGCGTCACCAGATTATAAAACCCAGCGTACTCTTCTGACGTAAAACCAAACTGACGTTCATCCTTCATAACAGTTGAGCGAAGCAACATATTTAGTTTCTGACGTTGAGCCCCATCAAAGGCCTTAGCTGTCAACGTATCAAAGCTACTCCGCAAATGCTTATTCAATCGACGCACGACAGTATCTAAAATCTCAAGTGACGGCGCCTTGATTAAATAATTCATTCGAACATCTAAATAGGACGCACCCTTTCGAATTTCTTCCATGACCTCGTTCAAGGCCGCTTCATTTTCACTAACTGTCGCCTTATCGTTGGTCGAAAAACCTTTCGCTTCTTGCTTATCAGACGCTACAACGCGTTCAGATTGTAATTGTTTGGCATCAACCCAACCCTTTGGACGCTTCCGCGCCTGATTTAAAAAACGAATCCGAACATCTTTAAATTCTTCCGTGTCTAGCCAATTCATAACCGACACCAAGACGCCCCAAAAACGAGGCAAACGATTATCCGCACCATCATTATGAAGAAGCGTCAAAACCGTACCATAGGTATCATCATCAATCATGAAATAATCACTAAAGAAACAATACTTATTCTTCGGTTTCACCCGACTAAAGAAATCAGAATGACGAATCAACTTCGTTGACTCAGTCTTTTTGCCCGTTTGAACAACTTCTTTTTCGGGTTTCTTAGCAGATTCTTGCGTCTTTTTCTTTTTGAATTTCTTTAAAACCACAATGTTATCCTTTCTATGATTTAAGCATAGTCTATTATAACATAAAAAACAAGAAAGCGCACGACTTTCCTGCTTTTTTTTCTAAAACTAAGTGAACAATTCCTTATAATACTTGACAACTTCATCGTATTCTAACGGTTTCACATACTTAAAAATATAACCAGATCGGTTCATATCATCAAAGGCAGCTGCTTCCGCTTCATACAAATCTTGCTTGGTATCCCCAATAATCATCATATATTGATGAATCGCAATATTGCCTTCTTTAGTCTTATCGACATCTTCTTCAATCATCGCATTTTCATCCACATACCCACCGATTTCCGTTTTCAAAATCTGCTCAGACTCATCAAACAAAGCAACCAGTAAATCATCATAGACGAGAGACCGACGATAATCACATTCCGCTAATTGTTCATCTACTCGTTGGGGTTCTGCTGCCGTATCAAATAAAATATCAACGCCCTCTGGCAGATTCCGATAGAACCGCTCATTTTGCTCTAAAATCTTAGACGCATCTTCATCAAACAACATAAGGGACGCGTTTCCAACAACCTGATAAACACGCGCCCAACGATCATCAATCATACGAATGACACCAGACTCAACGCCCTCTTTTTCATTGGTTTTCACCCCAAAGAAACGACGAGCCTTATCCAAAGACGTATTTCGAATTAAAACCAATTCACGCGCTTTTTTCAACACGTATTGCACGTATTGAGCAACCACTTGAAAACCATAACGGTGCGTATCATCTTGCCGGCCCATCCAAAAAGCAAATAAGAGAAAACCAAGAGCGAAAAAGATACCACCCACAATGGAGCCTCTTCCCACAAAAGAGCTCATTTCAAGATAACACAAAATAACAATCGCAACAACCCAAATCACCAAGGTCATCATGGTCATCGGGCGTTTCGTAAATCGAATTCCATTTTTCTTTGACTGCAACTGAAACTGCCTATCTAATTGCGTCTTATTCAAATCAAACGGAATGCTATAAACCTTTTTAGCCATACCTATCCTTTCCTACATCCATTCATCGACATAATAGCCATAATACTTGACCGTTTTGCCTGTATCTTTGGCCTTAAAAGACGTTAATCCCCACTTCACAAAAGCTTTCTTACCAGACTTAAATGTAATCGGTGTCGAACCCCCTGCATACAAGTGATCCTTCTCATCTTCATCAAATTTATAACCCGAAAACTCAGCCTTCATTTCAGATCGAGCTGGTTTTCCTTTTGCTTTCGGCGCCGCTTTCTTATAGGAAATAGTCCAACCCCACTGAGAATCCTTCACAATTTCTAAGCTCGGCTCCCAATCATCGCCTTTAGACGTTTTCGTTTTAATTCGAACTTCTTCTTTTCGAGCCAAGCGTTCCAACTCATCCGCCGACAATACATAAGACCCGAACGCAGGTTTAATTTCAATGGTCTGACCCTCAAAAACAATCTCTACTTTCGCAGGACCATTCTGAACAGGGCCTAAATATTTGAAACCATAACCGTACTTCTCATCATAACCAAATCCAATGCGACCCTTATATTTCTTCTTGGTCTTTTTCGACACCAAATCAATAACGAATTCACCACCAGACAGAGCAATCGCACGTTCTTCTTCGGTTGGCACATACACACCCATGACAGAATTGTAGAATTCAACTTCTTTTCCCTGAAAGACACCTTTGACCTTCTGAACAGGCGCTTTGGCCTTCAATCGTTCAAAGGTTGTCGCCTCAGAACCACCTTTCACGAGCACACCATCGATATACTTCTGTGCAAGACCTTCATTCGCCAGCATCACGTCCATGTCATGTTTCACCAACTTGACACTGGTCACCAAAACATCATCAATAGTCTTCTGCAATTGACCAACCAATTCCATATTCTGGAAAAGTTCTTCCGTGATATCTGGCGACGCAATCCATGTATCTTTCAACAAGACGGCATTGATTTTACCAACTAAGGTTGTAAACAAACGACCTCGTTTTTCATTAATCAATCGACGTTCTTCTTTATCCGTTGTCATTTCCGCAATCGTAGAGGTACGTGTTGCACCTGTACCGACATCATATTTCTTCAGCTGGTTCTTCAACCACTTAATCGTTGGTGTTGCCGGTTTCGGATTGACACCTTCTGCGACAAACGGATCAGCAGATTGACCGATACCTTTTGCTTGTGTGTCATCGTCCTCGTCATCGTTGGTTTCATCCTGATAGACAGCCTTCCATCCTTGTGAAACAGGAAGAGAGAACCGTGTCTTAAAATCAGGATAATCCACCACATGGCCCGACACACTGTCATAGACATAATTCTCAGCAAACATGGCCAAAAAGTTCTTGGCTAAGGTTTCATAAATCGCTGCCGCAATCCCTTTGCTTCCATTATCAAACACAGATAAGTCCGCTAAACTCTTGGGTACGACTTCACCCGGACGGTTCGCCCCGTGGCTACCACCATCTTTTACGTGCGTAGACCGTTGCTTGCGGTGTGTCAATAAACTCGTATCGACGCCGACGACTTTTGCAATCGAATCCACCAACGGAAGCATATCTTTAAATTGTTCAACAGAAATCACCACGTCTTCGGTACGCGGATATGACACGATTTTTGCGTCATACATCTTCTGATACACATCTTGTACCTTCTTAGGCGCATAGCCTTTCGGCGCTAAGATAGACGCCAATTCCATCAAGTCAAGAAGTTTCGGCGGAGCTGTCTCCTTACGCGCTCGACCGTCTTCCACAACAGCCGACGTGTGATAATCGCCAATGGGTACATCATTTTGATTCGCAAAACGCCACGTATCACCTTCATTAAACTTCCGCTTATAGACATGGCCATTATCATCTTTGAACTGCGCTTCATAATAGGGCGTTCGTTTGTATTTTCGAATGGCTTCTTCTTGTAAAAAGACCAAGCGATTGATCACCGATTTCAAGCGACCATTTCGCAACAAAGCCTTAATGCCGAGACGTCTCGCAATCCCTGTCGCAATTCGAACAACCTGCATAGACATGAAATCCCAACGAGAACGAGCTTCTGCCTTTAAATAATCCCCGTTCTGAGACGCTTTTGAGACATCCCTGCGAGACTTAAAGGCTTTCTGAATCTGCTTGACCGATTCATCCACAAAATACATCCGCTCAATCGGACCCTTCCACCCAATTTCTTGGAAGGCTTCCATAGCAATCAATTCCCCTTCACCTGACGGATCCACATCAGTTGCAATGACTAGCACATCTGCCCTCTTTGAAGCAGCTTTTAAACCAGACAGCAAACGAGACTTATTCGGTGCGACTTCTCGCTCAAACGACAAATCTTTCGGGTTCCATGGTAAATACTTCATATCCCATGATTTATATTCTTCTGACTTACTGTCAGACACCATATTCTCAGGCGAAACGTATTGCATGACGTGCCCTGCGAGCGCGATAATCTCATACTGCTCGCCGTTAAAGGTTCCGCTCTTTCCACCAAGCGCTTTCGCAAAATTTTGAGCCGCACTCGGTTTTTCCGTTACAATCAATAACATTTATTCATTCCTTTTCGTTTTACTGAATCTAGTATACCATAAAGTCCACTTATTTACCTGCTTTTGTATCACGTCTCGCTACTTCTTCGGCATAAGACTGTGCTTCATGCATGACCGTTCGTGCGATTTCGACTTCTGTATCCGGTACTCGTGACGCCAAGTATTCTTTCAAATCTTTCGGCAACAAACCACTGCGAAGAGGATGATTGTGAATCCCTAATTCGCGACCAACCAAGAGGGACGTTAACAATTCATCCGTTAAGACCCGTCTTTGAATATCGCGTGACAAATCCGTATGTTTCTCTACACGATCTCGTAAATCATACAATTGCGTCATCAACTCATTCTCGCTGAGTTCATGCTTCCTACGTTCCTTACACAAATCACGATAAGCCAAAGCCAACAAATAAAAATCATAAGCCTTGGAGCCTAACTTATCATCACCCTGTACCAATTCACGTACAGCGGACGGTTTTGCCGCTAATTCAGTATGTTTAGCCCGCACCCAATACCAACCAAATTGCACTAATTTGTCTAAATCAAACTGATAAGCAAAAGCCATCATCACAAAAAAAGACAAGCCTCGTGCGCTAAATTCTTCATTAGGGCCGCGCAAGATTAAATTGTTCGGTTGAATGGTCACTCGATAACCAGAACTATCAACCGTCACCTGCCGACCGGTTAAATGATGAACAAGATCAAAGGCCGGTAAAAAAGCAAAAGGCTGAATATCAATCCGACGAGCCGTCTTTGCCATATTGGTCAAAGGTTCTTCCCAAGCAGAACCAAACATGACATTATTGCCTGCAAATTTAAAACGATTGGCAAAAGTATCCTTATCAAAATCAAATTCATCGCGAACTTCCACTTGTTTCTTCCAGAACTCAATTTCCTGATTTAACTTTTCAATCGACGTCCGCGACGCCAAAGATTGATCCGCTGCATTTTTACGAGCACTCGCAATTTGGCGATCATACGCTTCCTGTTGACGAAGCATTTTTTGTTCTAAGGCTTGATACTTAGCTTCCCATTCATCAAAAGAAGACTCGTCTACAACTTCTTCAACAGGTTCAACCGTGGTCTCTGTTACAAGCTTTTCTTTAGACGCAACAGACTGTGACTCTTTTTCGACTTGTCCTTGCTGCTGCTCTGCTTTTTGTCGGGCCTTTCGAACAGCCTCCATCATTTCTAAACTCATACGCCTACCTCATATTCACTTTCGTTTCAGGCAAAAGACCATCGTCCAACTCATCAATCAAATACGAAGCCCCTGCACTGATTCGTGCAAAGGAACTAAATCCGTTCATAGCAATGTTTGTCTGTGTATCAATCTTCGTTTCAACAGAATCCAACTGAGACGAAATGGTTCGTAAGAGTGTATTCAGCGTCACCATGCTCATGGTATCGGGCTGACCGTCTGTTAAGACTAAGGTATCTAGATAAAAATTCAAAGCATCCAGATAGAAATCCGACATGGTAATCCCTAATCGTTGACACCAGAGTCGAATCTTCTCAGACCGATGACGAATGGCGCTCATCTGAGCGAGATGATCGACATAGCCTTCTTTAGCCAAATGACGAAACTCATCATAAAAATCGAGAGCGCGTAACGTATAATCTTTCTGCGAAATTCCTTCAGCCTGAGCCTGATATTTAATGTAATCAGCCCGATCCTTTGGTACACGAATCGCTAAACGTGCATCATTTTCTTTCCGCATAACATCTACCTTTCTATGTGCTATCTAATATAATAACACTTTTGGTGTACAAAAGCAACCACTTTATGGTATAATACCAAGAGAAAATGCAGCAGAAAGGACTTTCTATGGAACTCTCCAATTTGAAAAGACGGAGCTTAATGGGGCTCATCGTCTTAAACTTAATACTTGTACTAGGCATCGCGGTTGCTCTCTACATGAACAAACCCATCGCCCATTCTAAAATGGCGGCTCGGACCAATCAATACATTGTCTCGAATGTCTCAAAAGAAACCTTACAGAAAAACAATGAAAAAGCCCCTGCCACCTATAACTGGGACGACATCAAACCCCTTGACCCCGATACCGTCATCAGCACACCACCTCCTGCGCCTGAAGACTTACCCGTCATCGCAGGAATTGCCATCCCTGAACTTGGTGTCAACATGCCTATTGTCAAAGGACTCGACAACATGGGCTTGTACTATGGTGCGGGAACCATGTCCGATACACAAGTCATGGGCCAAGGCAACTATGCTCTCGCCAGTCACCATGTCTTTGGGATTCAAGGCGCGACCGACCTCTTATTCTCCCCATTAGAACGAGCAAAAGAAGGCCAAGAAATCTATCTGACCGATAAAGACACCGTTTACACGTACACGATTACTCGTGTCGAAAAAGTAGACCCTTATCGGACAGACGTCTTAAATGAACCAGCGCCCGAAGGTGAGCCCATTGTAACCCTCATCACCTGCACCGACAACTATGCACGTGGACGAATCATCGTTCAAGGAAGGCTAACCGATAAAACCTCTTACAAAGAGGCCCCGCAATCCATTAAAAACGCCTTCGCAAAAGAATACAATACATGGCAAAGCTAAAAAGACTAGAAATTCTAGTCTTTTTTAATATATTCTGTAACGTCTAAATGCGTAGACAAGGTACCCTCTAACTCATACTCCATCACATGCACATAGGAATCAGCCGTCTCAAAAGCATTATGACTGAACAACTTAAACAAGGAACGTTTATTGATAAAAAGCCAACGAAGATACGCCTGCGACGCGATCGATAAACTGACGGCGAAAAAGAGACTCATGACAAAGTAAACACCAGCATCTTCATAGCTCATACGAGCCATCCATGGAAGAACCCAATAGGAGAGACCCAGACAAAGAATATTGACCATCACATTCCACGTCTTCACATTGAAACCCGTCTGAAACGCAAAAGCAATCGTATCCCATAAAAAACCAATGACCACACAGACGAGACCCATGTAAATATCCATGGTGCTCCATCCTGTCAAGTGCTTCACAAAGGAACCCACTAACAACATGGACACATAGGCGCAAGACCATCGCGCAACAATCAAGGCGCTCATTAGACAAAAATCAATAAACTTAAACATACCATTCCTTACTGGTGATCTAAATTATAAAGTCCTTTGGCAAGACTGTAAAGCCCATGTTCATTCAAGAAGCGAGAATAAGCGGCATTGAGATAAATAATTGGTGTAGAGCCACTATTAAATTCATTGAGCAATTCAACAATTTGATCGTACAAATGCTTCTCAAGTCCGCCTGAACCACCACCATAAACGAAGATGACTTCATTGGTCGCACCGATCTTCACATAAATTTTCGAAATCTCATTGCGCAACTGTTTGGCAAACTGATAAGCTTCTTCATCCACGATTGACAAAACATGGTTATACTTGCCACGGCTCAACTTACTTGGTTCTTTGTTGATGAACTCAGACAATTCCTTACGTGTTTTATAGGTATACCCTTCTTCGATCAAGCGATCCAGTGCAGCTTCTAAAACATTTCCGTATCCTTTTAAGAAAGACGTAGACGCATCCGAATTAAAACGACCATTCGTGAAGACCGCAAAATCGACAGTTCCTTCCCCAATATCAATACCGAGAGTGTTTTCTGCATGAACGAGATCTTCGCCCGTGACATCATCCAACTCACCATTAAGAGCCCGTTTCTTGGCATCTTCTTCAATCAAGGCTAAGAAATTAGATTGAGCATGTTGCAAACCGTATTGCGCAGCTTCTCCTTCGTTAGCAATATAAACATTCTTGACGGTAATCGCAACAGTGACCGTTTGTCCAAAGTTATGAATCGTCACCAAATGCGCAGACCCACTATTTTTTAGTTTGTGCGCATAATCCGTGTGACGTTTTTCATACTCCGCGATCGGCAGCGCTGTTGACAACCATACATCTACATGCAAAATATCCGTCGGCAACGCTTTGTTTTCAGCGTAATAGTCACGAATGGCTCGACTGGTAATCGCTCCTAAAATAAGAGCACCTGAGAGATCATCGTCCGCCTTTGACTTACGAGAAAACACATCAAACTCTTCTAGCGGTTCGCCACTAGCGAGAGCGCGTGCACCAAAAATACGACGAGCTGTATCATTAACAAGCGGTGATGAAAAAGAAACGTCCATCTGATTAAAAGCGTCACTCGCGAATGCCGCAACGTCATCCGCTGTCAATTTCAAATCATTATGTAAAGAGTAACGATTCACTGCAATGGATGGATATACTTCAACTTTATCGTTGATGCCCAATTTCAAGTAGCCGTTTCCGACATCTACTCCTGCAATATATTCTAACATATCAAAGTCCTTTCTGAGAGACTAATTATTTTCATTCATACGGCTATTATATCACAAAGATAGCATCTTCGCAACAATTGTCTTCAGACCGTGCTCTTTGCACGGTCGTTTATTTCTAAAGTTCCCTGTTAGGACATCCAATGATAAAAAAGATTATAACAAAAAGAAAGAAAGCCTATGAAAAAGAAAAACTTAGACTTGCCAGATATGACAGCCGCTCAATATAAATTAAAGTATTATGCTTTTAACACTAAGGGTGATCCTATGGATCCACTCACTCTAAAAGAAATTCACGATCCTATTTACGAGGCCCTGAAAAAAAGAGACGCCAGATCTAAACTAACCTTCCTCACAAAAAGACATCAAAAGCGACCACGACTCATTAGCTCCATTTCAGACAGAACAAACGGCAGTAGACGAACCCTTATTTTAAAAAGTATCATAGGCATCCTCTTACTGCTTGGGTTGACAAAACTCATTACACTACTCATTCAATTCTATCTTCAATAAGGAAATTCTATGCAATCACCATTTACTATTGTTAAATTAAACCGCGTCCTCAAAAACGTAAACGAAGACTACTCTATTTCGCTTCGCGTCTATGACATCGAAAACCGTAGTTTTCATAACGCATCTATGTACATCCCTAAAACACAAATGCCCTTGCTCAACTTCATTCATACGCTCAAAAAAGGCGATCGTGTGTTGTTGACGCATTATCCCTCTCAAAATAAAAAATACGCCTCAAACCTTGACGTCAAACACATTTCTCGAATGTGAAATCGCTTTGTTCCACTTTTTCATTTGTTCCACTTTTTAAGTACACTTTTTTTAAGAATGTGGAATTAAAAAAAAGCAATAATATCAAGGGGTTAACTTATCTAATCCCACAATTCCACTTTATTATTAATTTAAACGTATGAAAAAAAGAAACATAATATATAACATAATAAGCAAAAATAAAAAATATTATATATGATTAAAAAATAAAACAAAATAGTTTTACCCTCTCAAGAGTGTAATGAGGTTTGCAATGAATCTACAGCTCCCACCACGTCTGGGTTTATGACCATTCCACATTTTCGAAAAAAAGTGGGATAAAGTGGATTTTTTTGAAACCAAAAACATATATAAAAAAGTCTTTAAAAAAATCACAAATAATGATATGAAAAAAATATCAAAATTGCCACCCTAAAAGACTTGACATTAAACGCTACATCTGCTATACTATATTTAACCTCATCGAAAGGAGACATTACATGTCCGAAACTACACCAAAAACATTAACCTCTAACCAATTCGCTAAAATCGTTGGCGTCACCTATCAAACACTTCAGCGTTATGATAAAGAAGGCATCTTTAGCCCCGCCATCAAAACCAAAGGTGGTTGGCGGAAATACACTTACGACCAAGTTGCCACCTTTCACGACCTCCGTCGTAAACGACGCAACGCTGCCAAAAATACCATTGTAGGCTACATACACGCACCCATTAGTAATCCTACGTCAAACTTAAAATCAAGGGCTTATATTGGTTACTCTATACTTTCCTCTTACGTACAAAAAGAAGCAAAAGCTGAAAACTTCGAATCAAAAATGATTTTAAACGACGAAGAACTCCACTCCTTCAACGGTCAAGGTTTCCAAGAATTGCTCTCACTAGTTCAATCAGGCATTGTCAGCCGTGTCATTCTCGCTTTTGACAATCAATTCAATCCATCAGAACAATCTTTGATCGGCCATCTCTGTAAGCTTAATAATGTATCCTTAGAAATCATGCCTGACGCTCAACGTTTCAATCTCGTCTCAGCACAATCATTCGATGAATGGAAGGAACAAATCCTTCACCTGTTAGAACAATCAAAAGATGCCACCATTCCAGAATCCATCTTATTGGCAGACCACTTAATGTCCATTCTCCAACCACCCTCAATTCAATAGAAAGGCTGACGTACTTTACGTTAACGGTGAATAGACGTGCAATTATCAACAAATCCTATTCAGTTAACGGCTGAAGATCCAACGTTAGCGAACCTTATCGACTATCTAGATCAAAACAGTCGTACTTTCAATATCACTTCTGAAAAAGACCTCGATGGAGAACTACGAAATACTTATCGAGCCGTCTTAGGATGTAAACAATTATTTGCAAGCACAAAAGGTTTAAAAGAACCTACTCATCTAACAGATTTTGAACTCGCCTTCGTCCTTGTTCACACACTGCCCCTTGTTCGTATTTCTTATTCAGCGCTCGCATCTAAAGCCGATACCAAATTATACATGTTTGTTCCTTATGAAAACCATCCACATCAGGGCCTCTACAAAGAATGTGATGAATTCATTGAAATTCACGTATCTCTATTACAACAACCCCTCAGCATGACCTCTCGTAAGAATATCCTAGCCTATGTCGCTATGATGACTCCTGTTGTTCACGAATCCTTAGACTCTACACATGTCGTCGTCAACAATGGTATCTTTAATAAAGAAACCAAAGAACTAGAACCCTTTCGACCGTCATTTGTCGCAACATCCAAAATTCAAACAAACTATGTTCCCGTCACAACATCACCCCGCTTAACCGAACCGGATGGCTCTCTCTGGACGATTGATGATTGGATCATGGAACTAGCTGACAATGACCCTGAAAAAAATGAACTCTTATGGCAAGTCTTAGCCGCTTCATTCAATCCAGGTCATGCTTACAACAAAGCCATCCTTTTCGTGTCTCGAAGGGGAAACAACGGAAAAGGAACTTACGGGCAACTCATTAAAAACATTGTCGGTGTCGGTAACTACTCTTCTCTTAAAATTCATGATTACAGCAAACGTTTTGAAAAGAAAAACTTAATCGGAAAAGTTGTTAACATCGCAGACGAAAATCCTGTCGGTGTCTATATTGATAACGTAGATGATTTCAAAGCTGTCGTAACAGGCGATGATATCTCTATCGAACCCAAGCACAAAGACTCCTTTCCCGCTGTCATTAAACACGTCACGATTCAAATGATCAACGGAATGCCTAAATTTCGAGATAAAACGAATTCCTTTTATCGACGTCTGGTCATGGTTCCCTTTGAACATACCTTTGAAGGCGTAGAAAAGAAATACATCAAGAACGAATTTATTCGCGATAAATCGATTAAAGAATACGTTCTATCAAAAGCTCTTGAAATGGATTCTTTTGATACCTTTGTTGTACCACAAGTGACAAAAACACTCTTATCAGAATATAAATCCGAAAATAATACCGTCTTCGAATTTTGGGATGACATGTATAATGAATTTCAATGGAACGTCATCCCTACAAAACTAGCCTATCCTGTCTATAAAGAATGGATGCGTGAATTTAACAGCAACAGTATTACCTATGGTCGCAATCAATTCATTCAATACACTCGTGATTGGGGCGACGAAACCGGACTTCTCCTTGATAAATCTAAAAGAACCGACAACATCAAAATTACAAATCAATTGGACGCTGATGAACCACTCATTACAAAATACAATATCACTGAATTCTTTGAACCATCCTACAAAGGTGCAGACCCTGTTCAAAAACGAGCCTTTGATCGTTCAGCTATTAAAACAATTCGCGGCTTTATCAAAATCACACCTCAATAGAAAGGATATCTATGCAACACGTTTACGCTTTATACGGTAAAATGGGTTCTGGGAAAGACTACCTAGCGTCTCTCCTCCAAACCCATCTACCCAATAACACCATCTGTATCTCTTTTGCAGAAACTCTAAAAGACGAAATCGAAGACCTCATCATCTACCGATTAGAAGACCATCTTTCATTCAAACGATTATCCGATTTATATCGTATTCCTGAAGAAGACATTAAAACCATCTTTACAGAAATGCTCCCACAAGATTTAACGGGGGTCTCTGCCTTTAAGAAAACACCTTATATGCGAAAACTCTTCCAATTCTATGGGGATTTGCGTCGAAATCAACACCCCAACTACTTCATCGACAAAACTTTCGAGCGCATTACAAAGCGCTTAACCTATTTCCAGAACATCATTATTACAGACGTCCGCTTCCCAAATGAATATCAAGCCTGTCACGATCACGGTGCAACCCTCATCCATTTAAATATTTCTAACGAGATCCGCCATCAGCGACTACTCGCTCGCGACGGCTTCATCCCCTCAACAGAAGCAGAAAACCATCCGTCTGAAACAGCCCTAGATGATATTCCTAAATACGAAACCGACATCGTCATCGATGAATCCATGTCGGATGACAATATGCTCCAAGCAATTCTGCGAGAAAAATAACCTATGAAACAAGATCGAGATACCTATTACAAAAATAAGCTATCCCCTCTTAAATACGAATATTTGAGAGAAATAGCCAAAACAATCATTGATCTACAGGATACATCGATTAAGAGCTTCATCCAAGGACTCATCATTGCCGAATATCACGAATACGATCAAAATATTCTGGATGAACTCTATCGGAAATACGTCAAAGAAGCGGATTTCACAGGCGTCTTGCATCCCCAATTCAAGGAGTGGCTTGACGAACTGCATCAAAAAGAAACAGCCTCAACATCTGGAAATCAAGCTCTCGCTGAAGCTATTTTACAAAAAACAGCGGAAAATCAAGCAAAATTGAAGAAAAAAGTTTGACAATCTAGAATTCTATGTTATAATAGACGCATGAGGTTGAGAAAACCCCTAAAAAAACAATACTTTACAGAAAGGCTCGACAGACCTGTCGAGAAATATTCAACATTATGGCAAACAAACAAGATTTGATCGAAAAAGTTCAAAGCACAACTGGTCTTTCAAAAAAAGATGCGGCTAACGCAGTAAACGCAACGTTTGAAACCATTCGTGGCTTCCTTGCTGACTCTGAAAAAGTTCAACTCGTTGGTTTCGGTAGCTTTGAAGTTCGTGACCGTGCCGCACGTAAAGGTCGCAACCCACAAACTGGTAAAGAAATCACAATCGCAGCTTCTAAAGTTCCAGCTTTCAAAGCAGGTAAAGCTCTTAAAGACGCTGT